GCCATATATATGAAATAAAAGACCATGATATGTAGTGTGTACGAACTTGAAGATTAAAATTTAAGCATCATAGGTTGATGCTTAAAAATCCATAACTTAAGCATCGGAGGGGGGGGAGACACACCCATTTCCAAAGACTTTTTAGAAACATTAAAAATCTAAAAGATGAAACAAAAATATATTACTTTTTGTTTTTTACTCAAGGAAAAAGAACCGACTCTTTGGCTTTGAATACATTGTAAAAAACCCATGTGATGATGATGGCAAGGATTGCTACAATCGAAAACATGATGAATAAGAAAAGACCCCTCATTCCACTGGACATTTTTATTGTATAACTACACAAATAATCGAGCAGCTTGTTACACCCTCTTTTTTCTTCATGGACAGTAGATGTATTTAATTGATAGAAGACGTCTTGCAGTACATGTTTACTCTCTGTTTAAAAGCCTTAGAAAAACAGCAGCGATTCTCAGAGTGAGCCACAGCTCTATTGGAAGGTGGCTCAAGTCTCCGAAGCAAAAAAAGTACACATTGCGAAACAAAATGTATCTTCTGTGACGAAACCACGAAGATCGGGTGCAACGCCTCGTACTTGGAGTGTCCCATAACAATATTGGAACGACTCTAATCCCGATCAATGTACAAAATAATAAAAGAATTATCACATTCTATCATCAAACCCCTGTAGACCCAAATCCCCCGGATCCCCTCTCTGTCTTTGACAATTCCGCAACTTCGATAACTTCAGGTGTTTCGATCTTTTCGAGAATCAGCTGAGCAACCCGTGCACCGGCCTCCACTACAAAGTCGTATGAGTGGTGGTTGTACATCACGACGCCTACAATACCGCCGTAGTCACGGTCAATCACGCCGGCTCCGATACATATACCTTTCAGACTGAGTCCGGAGCGCGGGGCAACACGGCCGTAGGTTCCCTTGGGTACCCGTATCGAAATCCCAGTGTTGATGAGAGTCCATCCATGAGCTGGCACGATCTTATCTTCACAACTGGCCAAGTCGTATCCGGCCGCTTCAGCAGATCCCCTCACTGGCATCTTGGCGAGAGGATGGCAACGCTTGACTTGAAGTGCCATTGTGATATTCTAATAGATTATCGGTAATTGGATGTCTTGGATACTCTTTTGAATCTTTATGAATCAATTTTTTACAAGCAAACTTTGTAGAGCGATGGCGATATCGTTGTAAACAGTGGGATGACCTCGTTTATCAACGACGATGCACGACTTGCCAGTTTTCTTTTGCGAGATGACCTCGAATTCAGGGTTATAATATTTTACCAAAGTGTCATTTTCTTCTTTTTCGAAGTTGTTGTGCATCACATGCTTCAGAAATCTCTCCAAGCTTGCCATTGTTGCTCTTGGATTCATTAAATAAATTATTTGGTCAATTAAAACACATTTAAGGAATTCGACGTTTAATGTTCGTATGGATAAAAACAATTCCAAGCCAAAAGGGTCCAAAATCATCAATTCAAAGGATCTTTTGATGATTTCCCTTTCCAAATTCTATAATCAAAAGCATAATATGAATAAGCTCCTTGCGATCATCGAACCTTCTCTGATATCTAAGGTAGAATCTCGAGTATCCCTTCGATTGATCGATTGGTTCGTTACCAATTATTCGAAAAAAAACAACATTATAATCACCAAGGAGCGAAATAACAACATCGTGCACTTCAATGTATATTTGAGCTATCGTGCACAACTGAAAGCATATTCAAAGCAACTTTTTGATCCATTTCGCAGACGAGACAGGATCACTTTTGTTTTTGATACGGGCAAGAGCATCGAGACCACAATTGGACAATTGAATATGTTTCGTTGGATCATTCAGAATGAAATTCTGGATTACATAAATAACAACATTAACGAAATCGAAGCGGACATGATTTCGACTCAAAAGACGAACATGAACAAAAAGCAAAATGAAGATAATATCAAAGTCAAGGCCATTCACACTGAGAATGGCATTGTTTATCAAAAAAGGAAAAAGAGAAATCAGCTTTCGAAGAATGCCGTCAAGAACATGAATCTTTTTACGGGCGAGTCGAGGGTCGTGAGGTTTGATTGATGAAATCGATGACCTTTTGTTCGAGAATGGCCAATGATTCATTGTTTTCGATGATGACATCAGCAGGTATTGAGAGGAATTCTTGTTCGGAAACATGTGCATCACACATTGTATTATTTTTCCTCGTGACTCTTATGACAAGAGCACCGTATTGCACTAGCTCTTCGTATTCGTGCATGAATCTCAGATCCGATATCACGATAGGCGGAAACTCTCTGCTCATCGAACCTAGATGTTTCTGGATAAAGCTATGTATCCAAAACTTCTTGCCGATGTTTGGCAAGAGTTCTTGGATCTTGTATTGCATGACCTCTGTACCGATGAATTGCATGGCTTGTCTTGGAGTTATGCCCCAATTTGTGTCGACAACTTCCTTGCTTTCGTTTTCAAGCTGATCAGCCGTAAAAGAGAACAAGATCCGCAACAGCTCTTTGAGTGTTTCCGATATCTTTTTGTTTTCGTATCCAAAGTGTTCGTGTAGAATATTTGCTACTGTATCTTTGCCAGATCTCTTTTGACCACAGACACAGACGATGTTTGGAATAAGCATTTTGATATAAAGGATATAAGGTATAACATATACAAAATGTTTAATCAATTTCAATTTTTGCACAAGTACTTAACAGCAACAAGTGCAGTTAGATTATTCTGTCTTTACAAATCGGATGACATGAAAGAACTCACGAAAAAAAGACTAGGTTATGTTCCAGTAGACCTTTCTGGAATGATAAGCCATGGCGAGCAATCTTTGTCAATAGGTTCGGATTTAACTGTCCATTACGATGGCGAAAATCTCCATGTGTATTCCGCCAAGGAAGCTGTGCACTTTAAGATTATTCAGAAAGAGGACATGATAGAGCTTTGTACATATGTAACAGAGTTGCATAATGTACAAAATTTTAGAAGAATGATGACTTGTGTGAAGAAAAGCTTCGAGGAATTCTATACAGACAAGTGTTGCATCACGCATTGCCAGGACTTGCAAGTGGTGATGAAGCTATCATGCGGAGTCGTTGTGATTCCACCCTATATAAATTGCACGATAATAGAAGGTAGAGATTACCTTACGGTGCCGTAAAGGTTTTCATGAGTTTGAAGTGCACGGTGTGAATATAGTCGGATCCGACGACCACGAATGGGTACGTTTCTAAAGGTGCATCGTCGGGGAACGAATCGATTTGTCCGACGTTCACGCTGCACGGTATTTTTGGAACGTTTGGGTTTAGACTCAAGATTACCTCAACTCCTGCGAGAGCCATTTTCTTTTTAACTAGGAGGAAGTCGTCCTGAGTGAGGGAATCCACTTCCACCCTGTTCTCGTGACCAAACATGAGTACGAGTCCCTTACACAGAAGATCCACCAAAAAACAAAACAAATCCTTGGTATTTTCCACTCCTCCTAGAGTGAGCTCAATAATACTGTCGTTGACGTTCCTTTTAAACATGAAATCGGCAAAGTCACTGACGTCCATATCCACGAAAAGAGACGTGGTTTGGTCGTGATCTCCACAATGCATTTCATTTGGAATAAGAAAATAAAATGTCTTATTTGACACCTTATGAAGAAAAGAAGCAATGAAATTCAAACAAGACTACCTATACACCTTATTTTACGCTTACGCTCACTTCTTCTTGGGCGTAATCTTCTTCGCCACCTTGGGCGGCTCGGGCTTCTTGGTCTCGAGCTCATCCTCGCTCGACTCAATAAGATCATCCTCCTTCTCTGAGGCGGTGGCGTTTTCCACCTGGGCAGGTTGCGGAACATCATCCCCATCCACCTTCTCATCATCGCTATCGTCCTCCTCATCTTCCTCCACGGTATCATTCTCGACTTCCTTGAAAGCATATCCCTTGATCGAAGGGGGTGGTGCAACCCTCATCTGCAGAACTTTCCACGTGCAACCGAACTTGCCAGCGGCAACCCAAACACCCAAGCACTGGATGATTGCGGTGACCCTAGCTCCCTTCGTCTCAACCACATTGAGATCCACTTCGGACCTCTTGGTGTCGAAGACCTTGCATTGGAAAGCACCGTCCTTCCAGGGCAGCGTGAGCTTGAAGGTGGGGGGATACTTGTTCGAAATCTCGCCGGTGTTGCGATCAACGGGATAGCGAACCAACTTGGTGTACAGCTCCTTGACCACATCCCTTGAGACGCCCTTCTTCTTGAGCCACTCGAATGCATTGGCGTGCGCATCATCAACGAGCTTCTCATCGAGAGCTGACATCTTTTCGAAGAAGACACGAAGTTGTTCCCTTGCCTCCATACCCTTGAAAGACAGGTCGATCGTGTACTTGGCTACTCCCTTGTCGTTCTCCCACTTTTGCTTGCCAAAAGGGGCGTACATCTCAGGAGTTTGTAGAACGATGGGCGACCTATTGAAGGAAAGGTAAATCGACTTGCCACCATTGTCGTTCGTCTTGGGAACACCGTAGTGAACCGCGTTCACATCAAAGTTAGCGGGCAGAATGATAGACTCCATATTTGATTTGAATAGATTGATTAATTCGCTTGAGGTTTGCTTGGTATTGGCTTGGTATTGGCTTGGGATTAGGAATTGGTGTGGAGAGAGGATAGGCTTTTACACCTGTACTTATGATTGTGTTGTTCTTCTTTAAATAGTTTTCAAATTTTTTGTATTGGGACGCCTTCGCTACCATCGCCTTCGTTCCTAATCGTGCTTGTAACGATTTCAATGACGATGTCCCAGATAACTTTAAGTTTCCGTCGGATCCTATCGACAGTTTCTTCAATGTTCTTTTTCAAGCCTGGACTATCGAGATCATCTATATACTCTTCGATTGATAGAATGAAGTTTTCGTACTCCCTCATATAGCATATGAGGCACATGGCTTCATTGATGTTCAAGTCAGTGCCTTCGTCCATTTGAAAATGTTGGACTTCTTGATCTCGGATCCATAATGATTGTCCAAAATACACCTTCGTCAAATCAAAACCATCGTCTTCTATAAAGAACTTGTCATAATCGGACACTTCTTTAAATATTAACTCGTCCATGAAGTGCATCAACGTGCAATATAGTCGTGGTGTCAACTTTTTGACGTTGAGAACATCCACCAAGTTTGTATATATTCTGTGGATGTTCTCACTAAACGATTTCTTTTTTTTATTGAGAGCTTTTCTCTCTTCGAGCTCGGACAATATATGTTGCCCTTTCTTATCCAAGATGAAGAACGTTCTGCTAAAATCTAGGTGAGCTTCGATTTTTTCGTAATCTGTGTATTGCGAAAATGGGTTGATATTGTCGTTGTCATTGACGCGAACATTACCTAGTTTGCTTGGCACTGTATTGACTTCATGGTCCGTCATTGTTTCTAGGGAACTCATACATACTATATTGATTATAGATTATTTTTGAAAGTGCATCTTCATTGCACATGAAGTAGTCAAAAAAAGACGGGCTAGTGATCTTGTTATATTCTAAGTCTAATCTTTCTTGAAGTGTTGCTTGATGTAAGTCTGTAGATTAAAGTATGTAAGCTTCTCACCATCCTTGATAGAAAGAATGGAGAGCAGCTTGGCATCCGGAAGAATGTGCCTCTTGTCAGTCACATCTTGCAGGGTATTGCTCTTAATGTACTCGTTGATGTGCTTGGTCACGATGGTGCGAGCCATGGCACTACCCCTGGGTACACCAAGGAAGTCACACAGCTCATCCGACAGCTTTGTCGGCTTGGCAAAGCCACTCGGAGACCTCTTAGCCCCATCGGCACCACCACTTGACCGCTTCACCTTTTTGGAAGATTGCTTCTGCATCTTGACGTGCTCCTTCTGAAGGGTCTTGACAACAACAGCGAGTTCCTTGACATCGTTGAGAACAGATGCTAGCTTGTCCAGGATGACAACAAACCTATCTGGGGCATCACCCTCGACAACAGGGGCAGGAGGGACAGGGGATTTCTCCTCAACAGGGGGGGGGACCACGACTGGGACAGTTGGCTCTGCAACTGGCTCGACAGGCTTGGGTGCTAGAGTTGCTTGTGTTGTCTTTTTCGGGGCCATTGTATTGGTTGATATTCAATGGTTTTGACATTAGCTTTATATGCTTTTAAAGTGAGACCGTAAATTCATGATGTCGAGCATGCTCATCCTCATGGTGCTTATATGCTTATTGACTTTATTGTACTGATTGAGTCCATTTAAAGCCAAATTCGTATCGCGCAGTCTTTCTGTTAGGAATGTTTTAAAATCTTCGACACTTGAAAGCACGTAGTGATGACCTTGCAAAAATCTGACAAACATTTCTGGAACGGAGAGCAATACAGACTTCAATACGTAATAAGAGATTGCAGAAGTCGTTTCGCGATTCGTGTGAGAGCAATGTGCATCGTATTTCACAACGTGCAATAGTTTGTAAGCTTGGCCGTGTATGAAGTCGAGCTCCTTTTTCAGGTTTCTAGCAAACCTCTTTCGAATGTTTTTCCCCGTCGTGTCCTCCAAGATGGTGTACATTACCACATTCAACAAACAGGCGAAAGCGTCTGTATATGACTCATTCATGCGAATCGTTCGTAAGAGACAAAACTTGTGTGTTAAGTCTTTTTCTTCTTGGGGACCTATGTACGATGCATCCAACTCGAATGCGTGAATGAGCTCGTGTGTGAGGACTTTGAGCATTTCCTCTTTTCGGAACACAATAACCTCAACGTAACCGGGAGAGTGCAATATTGTGACACCGGAATTGACCTGCAAAGGTGTCAAAATGGCATTGGAAGGAACATATTTTTTTCCGGGAAAATTTATCAATGTCAATTTAATATATTTTCTAAAAGTTCTTATTTTATTGAAGAGATACATCAGAAAGCAAGCATACTTTATGAAAAATCCAAAGTCTTTATCATTGTGACAGCTGTCGCAGAATTGCATATTCCCTTTTATATGTCCCATAGCAAAATGTGCGTCATGGCACATCGTCATTGTTTTTGTGATAATTGCAGAGATGTTCGTATCGATAAAAGAAGTGTCGGTTATACGAGGTGAGTCAAATGATACTCCCTTGTCTTTTATTTCAAGAAGTTTACCTTGTTCTTTCAAAAACTCAGTGAAGGTGGACAAAATGAATTCGAGGAGGTCATCCATTAAAATAAGCGCTCAAAAAAGTTCGGATGGGTTCCTTATCTTCCTTTTCATCTAGATGTGGCAATTGCAAACGGAAATATATGAACAAATCACCATGGCATTCACATTGTTGTTCTTCATCGAAGAAGGGTAGGCCTTTGCCTTTGGCAACATACACATAGGAACCATGTTCGTTCAAAAATGAATCTTTCTTAATCCGCACTTTTTGTTCGAAAAAGGGAACTTCCAAATCGATACCAAAGTACACTTGATAGAGATTGATGTCTTTTTCTATGTATAGGTCGTATTTACATATGGTCCTATCTACCTTTATGATGTCATCGTCCAATACATTCACACGTACGATAATGTCTCCCTTTTTAACAGTGCCGTCATCGTCGATAAACTCATCACCCACACTTTCATACAAGTATTCATCGCGGTAGTTCAGCAAAGACAAGTATAACGGTACAGTCTCTTCTTCACCATGGATTCGTTTTCTTTTCACTTGAATTCTCTTTATTGCTTTCTTGTATATTTCATGCAAGGCAACATCTATAGATAATTGAATAGTCCTTATTCTATGTACGTTTTCCTTCATTTCTTTAGGTTTTTCTTCGGCAACAAATTTGCAAAACATGGCAAACATCTTCAAGACAAGCGAGTTAAAGTCATGTTCCTTGCTTGCACACTGATAAGATTCATCGAGCAATTTCCTCTTTTCAGGGTCTTTTAAAATTTGATAAGCCATGTTAATCTGCTTAAAGCTATCAGGATTCTCTGGGTTCTTATCTGGGTGATACTTGAGCGCCAAGGATTTATACCTTTGACGAATATCTTCAACGCTTGCATCTCTAGAAACACCAAGCACAGAATATGGATCCATCGAATATATTGATGTGTTCTAGTTTTGCGAGCATGTTCTTAAATGATATCGAACAAAACTTGCAATGCCTTGTGAAACCATCCTGTGTCAAGCTATTGGCCGATCCGGTGAATACATGTGGAGACTTAAGGTCAATCGTACTTTATGGCAACGAACAAATCTTCCTAAAAGTGATTGCATACAAAATCATCAAGGCTTTCTTTGGTGCTTCGAATATACAAAAGCGATCGAGTGTGTTCTCTTATGTCGGGGCGAATTCGACTCAGCACGACATTGAGTATATGCATTCGGATTATCATTTCGAATTTGACTACTCCGAAAAGCACGTGAAACTCATGAAATCGATATTAACCAACAGACCCTTTGGGAATCGTAAGTTTGTGTTCCTCATAACAGGGATCGTGGGAAACGTCGAAGCATCCCAATTGCCTTTGAAGCAAATGATCGACATTGAGAACAACAGCATCTTCATCTTTATAACGAGGTCTATAGGGCGTTTGCATGAATCGATTCGCAGTCGAAGTGTCGAGTTCAATGCAAGTTTCCCTTTGGCAAAATTGCACAAGTACCTATTGGAGAAGGTCCCGGACGCAGACCTGGATCTCAAGACATTCACGAGTTTGTACCACGAGTCTAATCGAAGCATGATGGCAGTGCTCATCAAGTTGGAACATCAAGAGAACTCAATAAGGCTGTTTGACTATTTGGACAAATTGTTGACTAGCCTGAAAAAGGACAAGAATCAGTTACAAGTGATTAATAATATACGGGAGTTTGTTTACAAAGTGTACCATCTCGCCATTCCTTTCAAGATTATTGCTGAATATGTCGTCCAAAAGTGTGCAAAGAGCACCAAAGCAACAGACATATATGATGTCGTGCAAATTGCAGCAAATTGTGAAAGAGAGGCGGCAATATCAAACAAGGACATACTTTTATACGAAAAGTTTTTCGTCAATTTGCGTCAATTGTGGTACAAATCGAAGGCCTGAATGTTTTTATCTTTTTATTATTTATAATACTTTGCCATGAAACAATGTGTTTATAGCGCTCAAGGATTCCTAGTATGTCCAAAGCAAGAGGCACAGGCGAAGGTCATTGAGGGTTTTGCTCAGGCCGCCAAGCAAGGTCCTAAACCTTGTTTTACCGCCATTAATCCGAGGACTCAATATATAATAAAGGACCCACGGCAACTTCCCAACATCAACAATTGCCAAAATTGCCAAGCGTTGTGTGAGAAGACAGGAACACCAAATAAGGATCCTTGTATTATCAAGTGTAATTGTAACATATGCAATAGGCAAGTCCCTTGTGTTGCATCTACAAGTAAAGTGCAAAAAGGACAGTTGTTGGGAGCCAATTTCTATGCATGCGCGAAACCAAGTCAAGGATTGTATCAAGGAGATAGTGTGGATCAAGAAATGTGCGGAGATTGTTCTAGATAATAGCACATAAGAACAAAATACATTATTTTTCTGAGAAATGTCACTGTACAACGAATACGAAGCCTACGTTCAGCAAGCCATAGCAGACTACGGTAAAGACATTGTAGTATTGTATCGTTGTGGTGGATTTTATGAAATATACAGCATCGATGATGGTCTCGTGGACATGAAAAAGATATGTGAGCTTTTGAACATTCAAATGAGCCGAAGAAACAAAGCTATTTTGGAGGTGAATCGTTCGAACACATGGATGGCTGGATTTCCGATGTACGCCTTGCAAAAGTTTATCAATATCTTGGTCGACGAGAATTTCACGGTAGTGGTGGTAGATCAAGTTACGGATCCACCAAAACCCAAGAGGGCAATCACATCCGTTATCAGTCCGGGGACTGATATTCAAAATATCCACACGGTGGACGCAAACAACTTGATGGCACTTTATTTTGAGGAAAATATCGATTTTAAGACGAAAAAACCACTGTTATCAATGGGTATAGCAATTATCGACATTTCTACTGGAAAGTCAAAAGTTTATGAAGCATCCTCCAACTCAGCCGATGCGTATTTGGCCCTCGACGAAGCCTATCGTTTGATACAAGTCGAAAATCCGAGGGAAATCATCTTCTTAGGTTGTCATGTTCCTGGCGTCATATCTTATCTTGAAGTTGGGAATCGATGTATCCATGAGAAGTGGTCTTCGTTTGACCCGGAGATCTTGAAGCTAGCATACCAAAAACAATTGTTACAGAAAGTCTTCCCAAAACATGGCCTGCTTTCTGTCATAGAATACCTTGACCTTGAACGTCACCCAACAGCATTGATCAGCTTTGTTTATCTGTTACAATTTAGCTATAGGCATAACGATACCATTTTGCAAAAGATTCACAAGCCGGATATAGTGGAAGCTGACAAGCATCTCGTTTTGTCATTTAATTGTGTCAAGCATCTGAACATCGTATCGGCAGATTCGCGTGTGAACAATTTACTTTCTTTGTTGAATAAAACCCAAACATCCATAGGGAGAAGATACTTTCGTGAGCAATTTATGAATCCTATTATAGATACAACAGAGTTAGAGAATAGGTATGATATAGTGGATAAACTTATGCATGATTCAGATGATGGTCTTCTCGATGACATTCAAAAGTTGCTCTCTAGGGTTTATGATGTCGAACGTCTTGCTAGGCGCATCCATTTAAATTTATTAAATCCTTGTGAACTCGTTCAGTTGAATGCATCTCTGCAAGCAATGCTCGACATAAAGCAGGTCATGCCAACACCATTGTATACGAGACTATGCCAATCGGATGTACGCCCCCATGTCACATTGTCTGCCCTCAACCAACTGCTCGAGGACCATATTGATTGGGACGAAGTGGCAAAATACAATTTGGACAATATATCACGTTCTTTTTTTAAGAAAGGCAGGTTTATCGACGTTGATAATGAGCAAAAAGAGCTCGACAAAAATATATCATATTTCACGGAGTTGGTTTCCAAAGTAAATGCTTTTGTAGAGTTTGAGTTTTTCAAGCTAGATTGTAATCAAGTGGATGGATACCATCTTGTGATTACTTCAAAACGATATAGTGATTGTAAAAAGAAGCTCGAATCTTTTTTATACAAAGATGAGTACATATTTAGAAATGTGAGTACCAAGGCATCAACCAATGCATTGAAGGTCTTGCATCCACAATTTTACAAAATAAACGAGGCAATCACTTATAGTCAAAACGAGTTGTGTGCTCGTATAAAGTCTTGCTTTGCCGAGTTCTTGACAGTGCTTTCCAACACCCATAAAGAGACCATGGACAATCTCGTTTCATCCATTGCTTGTATCGATTTTTATTCGACTGTGGCGAAGGTGTCACGACAGTATAGGTATTGTAAACCTATCATAACAGATCGTTATGATGGGAGGTCTTTCATAGAGGCTCATGATCTTCGACACCCAATCATCGAGCGTTTATGTACAGACACCGAGTATGTTCCGAATGACGTCATTTTAGGAACTCCCGACGTGAATGGCATCCTTTTGTATGGCACAAACATGGTAGGCAAGTCGGCCTATATGAAATCGATCGGGATAGCTACCATCATGGCACAGTGTGGTATGTATGTACCAGCCAGCGATTTCGCCTATTTCCCGTATACAAAGATTTTCACGAGGATCCCCTCTGGTGACGATTTATTCAAAGGATGTTCGACATTTGCCGTCGAAATTAGTGAGCTTCGGAGCATACTTAAAAGAGCCGACGCCAATAGTTTAGTGATAGGGGACGAATTGGCAAGCGGTACAGAGTCTATATCTGCCATTTCGATTGTTGGTGCGGGTATTTCTTCGTTGTATGAAAGAGGTTCATCTTTTATATTTGCCACGCACTTGCATGACTTGACGTCCCTTGAGAAGATCAAGGGAATGCAGAGGCTCAAAGTGTATCATTTGAGCGTGTTGTATGATGAGCAGACGCGAAAGCTGGTATTTAATAGAAAGTTGCAACTTGGTCAAGGGCACACACTTTACGGCCTTGAAGTTTGTAGGGCATTGGATTTAGGCAGCGACTTTCTTAGAACTGCAAATGAGTTAAGGCACGAACTCTTGGACATGCATGAAGACCTCTTGCCCACCAAAACATCGAGATATAACAAAAAGTTGTATGTCGATGCTTGCGCAGTGTGTGGTGAAAAGGCTTCGGAAGTCCATCACGTAAAACATCAGGCATCCGCTGATTCAGACGGATTTGTAGGCTCAGTGCATAAGAATACCAAGACAAATTTGGTGAACTTGTGCGAACAATGCCATGACAAAGTACACAAGCAAGTGCTTAGGATAAATGGGTACATTCAAACAACGAATGGCATAGAATTGGACTTAGAACATACATTGGAAATCGACACAATGGATGTTTGCAAAAAAAGAATCCAAGAATTGCGGGACAGTAAATCATCTGTTTCGAAGATAAGAAAGACGTTACAGAGTGAGGGTCACGAAATATCCGAATACAAAATTCGTAAACTATTGAGTTCAATGAGTGTAAATAAATAATATGTTATCATAAGTAACCATGCTCTTTGTGTTGGAAGACGTGGGCGCCCGAGATTATCAAGAAGATCGCCATGCTATTTTTTTCAATATATTCAATGACATTAACTATTATGGTGTTTTCGACGGACATGGAGACGAAAAAGTCGCAGTCTTTATGAAACTATATTTCAAAGACATTTTAGTAAGTGAGTTGTCCAAGGGCGATGTCAATGGCAAATCTATCCCTGAATGTTTGTTTTTGTCTTTTCAAAGACTACAGACACTTCTGCCTAAAAGTATTGCCACGTATGCCGGCACCACAGCACTTGTTCTTTTGCATCACAAGGATATGTTATATGTAGCAAACGTAGGTGATTCTCGTGCTATTCTTTGCAATGGAAAGCGAGCGATAGGTATCACAGAAGATCACAAGCCGTCGGCGAAGAAAGAGCTCGAAAGGATTCAAAGTGTGGGTGGGTCGGTTACAATAGATCCCTATGGAGTTCCCCGAGTGAATGGATCGTTGGCTCTTTCACGAGCTATAGGGGATTTGTATCTCGCACCTGCAGTTTCGTGGGTTCCCGACATTTATACCATAAAGCTAGAAAGTATGAGCAAGTATGTAGTTGCTGCATCGGATGGTTTGTGGGATGTTTTCGACAATCAAGAAGTGGTGAATCACTTGAATGGCTTTTTGTCTGATGTGAAACTTCAAGCGAACCCAAAGAGTGTGTTGAGTTCAGCTTGCATATCTTTGTTGAAAAAGGCAAGAGAGAGACGATCAGGGGACAACATCACGATCTTGATGTTGGTAATAATATGATGTGTAATAGGATATAAATTTATATATGAGTACACATCAATAAATGAGCAATAATACTGTCCAATGCGACATGTGTGCGCAATACATACCCATTAATTCGTATCCTTCTCATTTGCTAACGTGTCTCCAAGCCAACTCCTTTGGCCAAGATAATGTATTTTCATCTAATGAACAGCTATTTACAGATTTTTTTGCTTTGGGAAGTCATCCGTCTAGAAATTTGCGGGCGACTATTGCACAATTCTTTAATTCTGTCGATGCGAGTAGTGCCCAGTATTCGTCTCCAGAAAGGCAATTCGAATCTTCATTTAATGCGATTGATCCGATTGATGCTGGGGAAATAGCGCCATTTGTTATTTTTCAGGTGTCTGCCATGGCCATTCCGGCCATGTTCCAAAATGAGTACAACTTTAACACTATGCTCGAGGACATGATAGGAAACGTAGAGATTGGACTAACAGAAGACGAAATCGAAAGAGTCAGCATCCTTGTTCCATTCAATGTTTATGGAGAAGAAGTGTGCTCTATATGTCTGGATAAGTTGGAAGAGAGTCAACGCAATGCCCGAAGGTTGATGTGCAATCATGTTTATTGTGACGAATGTATCAAAACTTGGTGGAAGAAGAGCAAGAAATGTCCATGTTGCAAAGTTGATCTCAAGGACACGTACGCTAATTCGGACTAGCACAAAAAAATTGAAGAAGATCAGGTTGAAGCTATTTAAGGACATAAATATACACTCTAATAGATGGCCGTCAACAACAAGATGGATCCTCTTTCAAAAGAAGAGTTTGAGACGTACACCTGGAAAGTGGTTGACAGTTATTATAGGGTCAACAAGGGATACCAGCTCGTCAAGCATCAGCTCGAGTCTTTCAACGACTTTGTTTTGCGAAAGTTGGAGCAAATCATTGAGGGTTTTAACAAAATCGAGATCCATCACAGCTTTATCCCGGAGATAAACAAGTTCAAATACGTTCTGATCATAGAGATCAAGAGCCCTGTGCTCAGCAAACCCATAATTTATGAAAAGGATGGAAGCACCAAGCTCATGACTCCGAATGATGCACGTCAAAGGAACTTTACATACTCTTCAGTTGTGTCTGTTGATGTGCATGTCACAACAAAAACATACAATGGGGCCACTAATGGCCCGAAAGCAGATGATACAAATGAAACAGGAATTGATGACAATGCAGTGGTTCCACCCAATGGACCAACCGTGGCAACAGAGCAAGATTACCTGATTGAAAGGAAGGTCATCAACAATGTGCTCCTGGGGAAGATCCCCATCATGGCACGATCCAATTATTGCTTGCTGAAAAATCCCCAACATGCGCAGGGAGAATGCAAGTATGACTATGGTTCATACTTCATCGTCAATGGCAACGAGAAGGTGGTCATTTCTCAAGATCGCATTTCTGAAAACAAGACCTTTGTGTTCGTCAACAACAAAGTGTCAACCTACTCGCATCTTGCAGAAATACGTTCGGTCCAAGAGAACAAGTTGGGAGTGCCCAAGATTACTACGCTCAAGATGTCGGCTAAAGCCAATCAATTTGGTCGTTACATCCGTGCAAACATCCACCACATCAAGAATGATATTCCTCTCTTTATCTTGTTCAAGGCATTGGGTCTCACGAGCGATAAGGAGATTCTCAAGTACATTGTGTATGACCTTGATGACAAGATGAACACGTTTTTGATCAACGAGCTCATCGGTTGCATCGAAGAAGCAAACCAAGTGAATTGTCCCAAGGCAGCTTTGGAATACCTGTCGAAATTTCTCAACATCACGGGATATCCCAAAGAGATCTTGAACAACAGGTTTAATAGGATCAACATCATTCGATCGATCCTCGAAAAAGAGTTCCTTCCGCATGTCGGAAAGAACTTTACGAAAAAAGCGCTGTATCTGGGATACATGGTGAACAAGCTGCTCAAGTGCTATCTTGGATTGTTGCCATTCGATGACAGAGACTCGTATATCAACAAGAGGGTGGATACACCTGGAGTGTTGATGGCAAACTTGTTTCGCCAGTATTATGGAAAGGTCATCAAGGATTTCAAGAACATGGTTCAAAAGGAGATCAATGGGGGTGCATGGAAGGCGACTGGCAAATTCATCAATGTGGTGAACAAAGTAAATATCAGCAAGTTGGTAAAGGCGACCATAATCGATGGGGGTATGCGATATGCTTTAGCAACCGGTAACTGGGGTATCAAGAGTAACAAGAACAAGCAGGGAGTTGCCCAAGTCCTCAATCGCATGACGTACAATGCTACGTTGTCTCACTTGCGAAGGGTCAATACGCCCATTGAAAAATCGGGCAAGTTGGTCCAACCTCGCAAACTCCACAGCACCCAATGGGGCATCATATGTCCCGCTGAGTGTTTTGATCCCAATACACCTATCCTACTATGGAATGGACTCATCAAGAAAGCAGCAGATATTGTAGTTGGTGATTATCTCATTGATGACAAGGGAAATCCCACGAAAGTCAAAAGTACTTGTTCAGGATACAAAGCCATGTACGAAATCACTCCAAAGAAACCAAATTTCACGAGTCATACAGTGACGGACAATCATATCCTAACTTTAAAGGTTAAAAAGTTCAAACAGGTTCGGAACCACAGGGGCAAGAAGGAATTAATGTGGTTTGACAAGACGGCATTGAAATACAGGTACAAGGACTTTGATAATGACAACGATTTGGAGAAGTTTCAATCGACAATCACCGATGATGATGTGATTGACATAACAATCGAGATATACTTGTCCTTACCAAGACACGTTCAGAAAGAGTTGTATCTATTCAAATCCGATGGAATCAACTGGCCAAAGAAGGAAGTTGCACTTGATCCATACATGCTGGGTATGTGGCTCGGGGATGGATTATCCGTTGGATATGGATTTGCTACAGCTGATAAAGAGTTACTGGATCAATGGGGAAAGGATAATTATGCTACAATCAAGAAAGGGCACATGTACAAGTATGGCATTAGTTCTACGATAAATAATTCCCAAACAGGAATCAGTTGCAATAAAACAGAAAAGGCACCATTGAAGGAGCTATTAGCCAAATACAACTTGGTGAACAACAAGCACATACCCATAGACTATCTAGTAAATGACCGGGAAACTAGGTTGGCTGTACTAGCAGGACTTATAGATACGGATGGTAATGTGAGGGCAAACGGACGTGAAGTTCGAATTCCACAAGGAGAAGACAATTATCAGATAATCTATGATGCTGAGTTTCTGGCGAGAAGCTTGGGATTCTCGTGTCATGTGAACGATGGCATATGCACTTACACAATGAATGGGGAGAAAAGGCAAAGACCTTTCAAGGAACTAACAATCACCGGAAAATATCTGTATGAAATCCCAACAGTTCTCCCAAGGAAAAAATTCAGCAAGTTTGAAAATCCCACGTATGAAAAAAGGTTTGCGAGTTTCCTACAAAGCCCTTTCGGACTAGTTAAGAAGGATATCCAACCATTTGTTGGATGGCAACTTGAAGGCAATGGTCGGTTCTTGCTTGGCGATATGATTGTTAGTCACAATACCCCTGAAGGTGCTTCGGTTGGACTCGTAAAAAACATGGCCATGATGGCCAGCATCACGATTTCTTCCAACTCTACCAATGTGAGGGAGCTTGTCACGGAGCTAGGGACCGACCTCTTTACTACGGAGAATATCGGAAGGTTGCACAAGTACACGAAGATCATCGTCAATGGAGATATTGTCGGGACGCATGAGAATCCTGTGGAGTTCTACCGGCAGCTCAAGTTGCTCAAACGCAAGGGATGCATCAATATTTACACGGGGATTGTTTGGAACCTGCGTCAGAACGAGATCGATATTTGCACAGAAGGCGGAAGGTGCATTCGGCCAATGTACATCGTCGACGATGGCAACATGATGCGTGTCGAACGGGACACCAACTCCATGGCTTGGCAAGATTTGGTGATAGGTAAGTCGTGCTCTTTCGACAAGGATGACAGCATCATCGAATTCATGGATGTGGAGGAGGTGAATTCGGCCATGGTTGCCGTCAAATACACGGATTTACTCAAGGGGGCAAAAGGCAGCTTGCTGCCGATCAAGTACTCCCACCTGGAGATCCACCCATCACTTATCTTGGGAGTGTTGGCCAGCATGATACCCTTCTCCGATCACAACCAGGCACCAAGAAATTGTTATCAGTCGGCCCAAGCTAAGCAGGCCATTGGTGTCTATGCAATGAACTACAGAGATCGCTATGACACACTAGGTCATGTGCTGAACTACCCTCAACACCCCCTGGTGAAGACAAGGATGTCATCAATCCTCAACAATGATCACATGCCAAATGGGATCAATGCTATCGTGGCAATTGCCACGTATACGGGCTTTAATCAGGAAGACTCGGTTATCCTCAACAAATCGGCTGTCGACAGAGGACTCTTCGTCTCGACCTATTACAAAACCTACAAAGAGCAAAACAATAAAAACCATTCGAATGGCGAGGAGGAGTTCTTCACCAAGCCGGATGTCAAAAACATCAAGCCCTATAATTACGACAAGTTGGAAGATGATGGCTTCGTCAAAGAGAACACGTTTGTGAAAGCCGGCGATGTCATAATCGGCAAGTGCATGCCCAATAAGAATGGCACGACGATAACCTACAAAGACAACAGCGTATCTTTGAAAAACAACGAAAAGGGATTTATCGATCGAAATGCATACAACGACAAGTACTTCAACAACGTGAATGGGGACGGTTATAATTTCTGCAAGGTGCGGGTGAGGAGCGAGAGAGTTCCCACGATAGGAGACAAGTTTAGTTCGAGGGCAGCACAAAAAGGTACATGTGGTATCTTGTACAGCCAAGAGGACATGCCATTCACCAAGGATGGGATTGTTCCTGACCTCATCATGAATCCCCATGCTATTCCTAGCCGTATGACCATCGGACAGCTTTTGGAGTGTATCATGGGAAAGGCATGCACATCCCTGGGAACCTATGGAGATGCTACTCCGTTCTCTGATTTGTCCGTAGAAGAAATCGCTGCTGTATTGGAGAAGTGTGGCATGGAAAGGTATGGCAACGAGGTCATGTACAACAGTCGGACCGGTGAACAAATGCCAACGGACATATTCATTGGGCCTACATTTTACCAGAGGCTTAAGCATATGACTGCAGACAAGGTCCATTGCTTGCGTGAAGATCACGAGGTGCTCACGGATCGAGGATGGGTACCTATTGCTGAGGTGACAAAGTTGGACAAGGTTGCAACATTATCAAATGGAGAGCTGATGTATGACAACCCAATTAATGTGTTGAAATTCCCAACATACAAAGGCAAGATGTACAAGGTCAGCAACTCATCAATCGATCTCGATGTTACATACAACCACAGGATGTGGGTTTCGAAGTACAAGAACCATGGTTGGATGCCATTTAGCATGGCCAAGGCCGAAGATGTATGTGGAAAGCATGTTCGGTATCAAAAGAATGCAATTTGGCATAAGGAGCCTTACCAGTTTACTCTTCCGAGCATCGAAGGATTTGATGAAGTCAATGTTGATATGAAGGCATGGGTCACATTCTTTGGAATTTGGATGGCGGAAGGCTGGGCAGACAACGGCATCAATGTTTCATATAGGACTACTATGTGCATTAATAAGCAAAGTGTAAAGGATGTCATTTTCGATGCAGTCAAAGCGTTAGGGTTCAACTTCTATACCACAAAAGACGAAAAAATGTCTATTGCCAACAAACAACTGCATGCCTACATGAGCACCCTAAGTGTCGGTGCGCCTAATAAGAGCCTACCTGATTGGGTGTGGAGCCTTGATGCCGAACAATGCCAGCAGCTCATCCACAGTATGTGCCTTGGTGATGGAACCTTTGGGAAAGATCGGTCAGATGGGTATATGTATTACACTAGCTCCACAAAATTGGCAGACGACTTTGTGAGATTGTGTCTACATGCTGGTTGGTCGAGCACAAAAGCGGTGCATGTACCAAAAGGGACGGTGACAGTCTTCAAAGAGCATGATGGAGAACGCACAGTGGTCAATCAACATGACATCTGGAGACTTCCAGTCATCAAATCAAAGAACTATCCATCTGTTAACCATGGTCACCATGAAGAGCATCTCATTCAAACAGAGGAGGTATATGACTACGAAGGTCCAGTGTATTGCTTACAAGTTCCTTCGGAAGTGTTCTACGTCAGAAGGAATGGGAAATGTTGTTGGACAGGTAACTCGAGGGCATCCAATGGTCCAATCGTGTTATTGACGCGCCAACCTGCAGAGGGTAGGCAGCGTGACGGTGGGTTGAGGATTGGAGAGATGGAGGTGGAATGCAATTGGGCTCATGGCATATTCCAGTTCTTGAAAGAAAGGATGATGGAGTGTTCAGACAACTATCGTGTGTTTACATGCAAGCAATGTGGCATGATGGGGGTCGTCAACCCAGAAAAGAATATCTATTGTTGCAAGGCATGCAAGAACAACACACATTTCGCAGAGGTGCGCATTCCATATGCCGCCAAACTACTCCTCCAAGAGGTGATGACCATGGGCATTGGCACCCGGTTCATCACAAAGTAAAAAATCAGTAAAAAGTCTTTCACGGTACCCTAGTACATCTCCCCCTCTGTTCTTGAGACGAAAAATAGTATTCCAATGTATGACATCACATGCACCCTTTCTGTTTTTGCGTGCTTGCATGATGCAACATTTATTGTACATTTTGATTATATACCCAAACGATGTGCTTCCTTTTATTATTCAAGGGGCTTCGAACAACAAAAACAAGCTTTTTATCCAGACACTTGGAAGCATAATAGAGTGAGGCTCGAGCAACCTTACGTGTGACGCCGAGCTTTTTGGAAATTGCAAAGCAACTCAAAGGGTACAAAGCATCTTTGCATATCTGAAGGACTTCTTCTGAGTACAGCATTTTCTTTTCCTCTTTGACTACTATACCAAGTCTAATCTTTATATAGTAAAAACCATCTATGCATTATGGCACCTCACTCACAAAAAAGTATCGGTATAAAATAATAATGGTGTTTGACATCGAAAAGGTTGCAAGACTTTTATTTCTAATATTCATTGTCGGACTATCTGTATACTTCATGTATATCAATGGAACAACTGTCGAACGTTTCGAGGACCAAGCAAGTGCCATGGATAAGGAAACAAATATTCCAACAGATAAAGACAAAGTGATCGAGCTCATCAAGCAAATATACGCAAAAATATTTGCTGGGGACGTGGCAATGTCACAACCTTCTCCGAAAGCAATCGACTTTTATCTTACGTTCATTTCACAACGCAAGATGTCTATCGGAGATCTCGAAGATATCATCAAATTGGGGGCTCCCACACTCGAAAAGTCCTTGAACTCTGACAAAGTTGTGTTGCAAGAGATCCCAACAGAAGCATATGGGAGCGAAGATGATGTGACAGAAATTTACAACGACATCCTGTTGAGGAACCCAGATGAGGCCGAGCTTTACAGCTTTGCAAAACTGCTCAAAACGGACAGTACGTTTACTCTAGATAAATTGAAGCAAGTCCTCTATACTTCCGAAGAGTACAAGCGACTCGAAAAAACCCAAACGAACACAGCCTATGCCGGTCTCATGGGTGGAGTGACGGAGAGACAACTCGAATTCATCGTCAATAAAATCTACAAAGATATCACCGGACTCGAGGATCTTGACCTAGATACGTTAAAGTTCCTTAAAAAGAAGTTTGTGTCTCTGAATCTTGATGACAAACAATTCAAGAGTTTCTTGGAGAAATACCTTAAAAATGAACCATTTGTCAGGGTGAGTGCCGAACAAATTCCGACACCAAGCAAACCTCAACCGTCACGACAATCTCAATCCCAAACATCAAGCGAGAATAGCGTGACAAAGGACGATTTTCAAAAGTTCAGGGACGAGGTCTTGCAAGAAGTTAAAGCGAGTTTCGTAAATAAACCAAAGCCACCATCCTCTGCAGATCTCGTCCAAGCAAACCCCAACAGACAAGTCATCGAAGTACTTCTTCGAACTGCGGAAGACTCTCAAAGAGATACGTATCTAGACTCCCAAAACGTTATGGACCGCATCAAGGATGAGGCGAAATGTGTGTTCGACAAGAACAGTGTTGGTGCATTCAAGAACAAAACTGATGATGAAACCCTATCAGACCGTCAAGACAAACGGAACACAGACGAGCTAAGAAGCACTTGTCTGCGCAATAAAAATTTCTTGGGTGTCGATGAGAATATGGTTCTGGATCCGTCCCTCGAATGGAGTGTACCACAAAAGTATCCACCCGTATGTGTTGGTGGTGCCAATGACTACAAACCTATCGTGGATCAAACCGCATTGATCGGAACATTGCTGGAAGATGCCAAGCACACGAATGTCGGTTCGGTGCTTCCTTCTGTGCCTCCACGTTGATAAATATGTTTCTTTTGTACCGTGGATTCTCCATTATTTCCCTTAAGTACTGACCAAATATGTTGGTTTTTTTCTTGGTATCTGGTCAAAATACCTACATACCATTTAAGATGTTCGTGTTCGACAAACAGTTCATCTCTATCAATGTAATGGTTGGCATAGAGATCCGCTAGCTGACCCCTTTGCCACTCCCAGTAAATATCAATGCTTTTTGGATTCATGTTGCACTTTGATAAGAAATAATAAAATAAGACTTAAGTGTTTTCAAATTTACTTTGGTTCAAAGCAAGCCGTGCTGCCTCGTTTTCTGCCTCTTTCTTGTTTGGGCCTTTGCCAATGCCCAGAATGATGTCGCCGTCTTTGATGCATACCGTATACGTCTTGTTGTTGGAATTATTTGTATTTACATTCATCTCGAAAAACTTCGGGACAACACTATAGTTTTGCTGATAGTACTTGAGAAACATGTCTTTGTAATTGTTGTTTTGCTTGATGAGCTCTGAAAAATCAAGGTTCGTCTCGATGACCGAAATGATCCATTCTTGTGCCATTTCGAAACCCTTCCGACCAAAATCAAGATACAAAGCAGCTATGAATGCCTCGAATGTGTCCTCGAGAATGTTTAAGTTCTTGCGGCCATCATTTTCTTCTATTTGTTTCGAGATGAGTATATAACTGGACAGGCCGACCTTGTCAGCAAGCCATGCAAGCATTTTGCCATTCACCAACTTTGTCCGCATCCTTGTCAGAAATCCCTCATTTTCATTGGGATACCTTTCGTATAAGTATCCGGCCACCGTCATGTTGAGTATCGCATCTCCTAGAAACTCCAATCGTTCGTTGGATTCTTCTTGTAGGGGCAAACAATCCGCTGGACATTTTGTGTTGCCGTTCAAGAAGTTCTCATTTTTCCTAGTGCAATATGATTTGTGGACTAAAGCCTTTCGATACATATTGATGTCTTTGAATGGTTCTTTCACATCAAATTGCGTCAAGATGCGATACACATCTTTTTCCCCGATCAACGTGTTTTTGTTGTTATATGGAAGAGTCTCTAGCTGCATAGAGAGAGGCAAGTTGCTTGTGGATGCCATTATCTAGAAGATGTATCTAGAAGATGTATTCAATGAGGTTTTTCAAAGCGCGTTCCGAAATTCGGCGATCTTTACCTTTGCTGTCTTGAATGGTCAAATCCTTAAGTGATTTCAATTTTTCAGCGTCATCTTTGACATTTAGGGAACTGTATAGCTCGCGAAAGGATGGATACGATTTCATGATGGCTTGGGCGGTCTTCCTCGAAATATCCGGTATTTGGCATAGCTGATATTCAAAACATTCGCTCTTGCTCAATACACCGCCGCTGCCGCTCTTTGGTTTGGATACGACCCTAGTATCTTCTATCTCGTCTGTGTCCCTCGGTGTGTATTTCTCTGGACACTCTTGTACTCGTGTAAACAATCCTTTGATCATTGATGTCGTTTCGTGCAAGTTCCTTGTCACCATGACTTTTATATTATCACGGATCATGGTGTTTATCACAGCACTCACCAAGGCTTTCTTGCTTATACCATAGATCATCCCTTCCATATCGAAATAATCAAAAGGACCTTCGACGATGTAGTATATCACACTCGAATCTTTGCAAGACTCCAGTAATTTGACCTTTTGATTTTTATACCTTCCATCTTTGATGGATGCAGCAAGGTCAGCCAATGTTTTTCTTTCCATAACAACGAGAGCTTCCCCGTTGACCTCAACAATGATATCACCATACACGAGATTTGAAAACTCTGCAACATCCTTAAAGGCTTCTTTCAACAGGCATTCCCTATGGTCAATTTTCAATAAAACGGTACTCGCCATGTTCGTTGTGCTTGCAGGACTCATTACTGATATTGTATTAGTTTTCTTTATATCAAAGAACGAGACGAGCATTGGCAATATTACCTTACGGCTTTTGGGAAAAAACATCAAAATTTGTAAAAGTACCAATAATATTGCTGGTCGTAAGGCAAACATTAGCTGCCATGTGTTCCCTCATAAGCACTTCAGGATAATAACAAAATATCTTTTTCGAAATATGGTTTTCGTCGATGACCTTTCCATGAAATATGTCTGGCAAACGGATATATATAAAGTTCCCATGAATTGCTTTAACAGTGTGAGGAACATTATTGATGTTGGTCAAATTTGTTGAATGATGATTTTGATATATTTCCACAGCTGACAAGTAGAGTTCACATGCTTTCTTCCCTATCGTCCTGTTTGCATAAAAGGTGTATGTGGAAACATCATTAAGGTGATTTGCGTGACGTGGAGTGAAGTTGAAGCCTGCATAACCAACTTCTTTGTCGCACTTCCAACAGCCTCCAGCTTTTGCAGCCATAGGATACGGATTAGGAGGACAATACATGGCATTTTTCGTGATACCAAAGACATTCTGCCCAATGTCCTGTATGATCCCACGGAAATCGAACGTGGTCACACTTAGATTAAAGTTCAACTTGATGATTCCATCATAACTCAAAGAGTTTTCCGCTTCGTATGTTTCCATGAGCGTCAATGCCTTCCACAAAGAGTAGAGCTTGGAGTTGACGTATCTTGATGCGTCGTCGCCTTGTTGCTCCCAAGTCAAGAATAAGGGCCTAAATCTGTCACGTAAAGAAAATGTATTTTTCAAAGGATTTTCGTCTTCGACCAACATACGTTTGGGCTGATACAAGCTCGAAAGTAGTGCTGCATTGCACTCTGCCTGTTCATATTCGTACCTCGGTCCTTTTTTGGTCCATGTATGTATAAATATGTCGATGTACGGATTGTTCACGAATACTTTGTGAGATGTGTATTGTGCCATGAAATCTCGGCTGTGACCACTTAGCAATAACGCAAACTTTGGGAACGTCAAAGGAAGGATCGTCTTCAATGGTCGGAACGCATTCGCCCACGGCATGTCTCCGCCATTCGTCCTAGATTCTTGGCCGAAATACAAGATGTGAAGCCAGGTGAAAAAGTTAGTGAATCGAACGTCATCAACACTCCATAGTCCCAAGGCATTTTTAATGTAAACGTCTTGCACTTCGGCGTCTGTCGGATCTCTGTTCAATACGGTCCTTATGCTCCATTGAATCGAGTTTCGATATGCATCAAAATCCGTTTCGTATTTATCAAGGTCAGTCACCACGGCAGCTTGGACGAGAAGTTTATAAAAGTACAATTCTGTTTCCTTGATTGTTGAATAGGATATGGACATATCGATATCAATGCCTCCTTCGCTTCCAACGTCATAAAGTGTGAACTGATTTATAACGAACCATTCAAACAAGGCAACCTCGTAGTAAGCGTCCGTGCGTTCAGCAAGAATATTCAGCATTCTTTGGTAATATGCCTGATAACCATCGAAAGATTTGCTCGACAAAGACACGAGTCTAAAATCTAGCTTTAGCAGAAAGGCCACATATGCAATGTGACAAGCGAATGGACCTTCGATATGTATGTTGAATGTCTCCATAATGTGGTGTTTTTTTGTAAGGGTATAATAAAAACGCAATGAGCAATACATCAAGACAACTATTCAATTATCCAAAGGGTCTTACTATGATAAGTCCATCACGTTATTACAAATTTGAGGGGGACAGCCGTTGCATCACTCGAGGAGACTGTGGAGAGATTTACAAAGGAGAAGGTGGTGTCGGTGGACTTTTCAAATTGTACGTGAGCGATTGGTTGCAATATTGTCAACTTCCGGAAAGAGAGCGTTTTCAACAGAACAGCTTGGACCCAAAGTGGATCCAGGAATCTCAGAACATTCGAACGATTGCAGAACTGCCTCCAAAATTGAAAGTCCTTATCTACTTGGATGCATTGGAAGATTACAGTGGCGATCGAAAAGGATATTATAATCGTCGCCGAATCGAGGAAGATCCTGTCTACATAGACATGGTCATGAATTCCATTCGAGATAGCATGCATCCAATGCCACTTTATCCTTCAGCTGTCCCGGTGACAGCATACAAGAATGTACGAGTTTCCAGTTCTCCAAACGTAAATCTAGACAACATCTTTGAGGCCTTTATCGACATGCTTAACGTCGAAATATCAAAATGTCAAAAGTGCCCCTTTACTCATGCGCAGGTGAACGGTATTGAAGATGCGTTGTTCTCCAAAACTTCCTTGCTGAGAGAGCAAAAGACAAGTCTGAGCTTACTGATGCTTTTGTACATGATGAACAATCAAGGAGGGGATACATTCAAAATCCCAGGAGAAGGCGGCTATCGCATTGGATCGAAATTGTTTTTGATAAATAAGATTATTTCGTACCTCAATTCTCTTCCTTCTAAGCCGTCAATAGAAGCAGTAGTGGATCCATATGCAAACAACAATACTGGAAGCTTTGTTTCCAATGGTGGCTTCAAGAACAGAGAGAAATTTTAAAAATTGATTTATAACTTTTATTATATAACGACGATTTGTGACTGTGACATAGAGTAATGTTTGAATCACTACCAGAAACTGCAGTGTTCAGTATACTATCCTCTAACGTATGTGATTCGTGTTCGATAGGTAACCTCGCATGCACATGTTCACACCTGCGCAATATCGTCAACAAACATTTCGAATTTATAGTCACCCAGAAGATATCTGAAAGGTTAACCGTGACACAAGAAGAGTTATTCAGCACAGTGTTGAATATCGGCACAATGCATGATTTGTTGGTTACTTTCGAGAAAATCGCCAATCTTAAAAAAGGAGCAAAATATCAGCATTTGCTTGTCAAAACATATAATGGAAGTATATTTTCTGAAAAGGCCAAACGTCCACATGATAAAGACATGGAACTAGCAACGGTTGGCATTCTCTTGAAATTGTTTGATTATGTGAAATCGAGCTTTGATATTACAAAACAACGGTATCAAAAGACGAATTTACTGCCATGGGCGTTGTACATGTTGTTAGAATACATCTGTGTGAGAGTGTCTGACGGAAACAAAGAAACATTATTTTGGGATGCATATATGCAAGACTTATTAAGAAATCGTCTCCGAAATTTCAAGAGAGACTTGAAGTCCACGAAAGATTGCGCAGTTGAGATCAAGTTCAGGGTGAACAAGCTGATTTCATTTCTATCTGACGTTTATGGGATGGAGTACTAATGTCCACAAGAGTATATTCTTCCTCCAACAAGTGCGGGCATTGCCGTTTTTTTGTTTTGTCATTTTTACTTGTCCGTCACAAGACGTCATGTGAATCAAATTTGTAGATTGGATCTTGGAATGCCCTTGTGATATATATTATTCATCTTTTTCATCCAAGTGTTGCCTACAACAAAATATATTATAAAATAAACAAATGCCAGGCAAGAAGAAGCAGGTAAAAAAAGTGGAGGAACCAACATATGAAAATAATACCATCACCAAAGAAGAGCTTACTAACCTGATTCGACATGCAAGGTTGCCATCCTTCGATATTGACGTGTCAAGAAAGACATGGGTGCCAACGAATCGCGTAAAGTTTACACAATGGCTCGATGCTTCTTTCAAGTATCCAGGTCCAAAACAAAAAGCACGCTGCCATGAATGCTCACCGGATGGTGCATGTCCTTCTCTCAAGCCCGATTCTATTAGTTTGTTCCCGCACCAAAAACTTATCAAAGACTACATGCAATTTTCGAGTCCATACCGTGGACTTCTCTTGTACCATGGATTGGGTGTCGGAAAAAGTTGCAGTGCCATCGCCGCAGCAGAACTGCTGATGAACCACATGGATGTCGTCGTAATGCTTCCTGCATCACTCCGTGGGAACTTTATCAACGAAGTAAAGAAATGCGGCCGCCGCTTCTATGGAATGAAGCAACATTGGGTCTTTGTGCCTAGCAGCGTTTTTGATGCACCTGAGATCACCAAGATCGCAAGGATCTCATCATCAATCCTCAATGAGAACAAAGGAGTATGGGTCCCCAAGAATTCACCTGGGTCCCATCCCAACTTCCATCAGCTATCAGCAGAATCACAGCTACAAATCAATACTCAAATTGACTCCATGATCAATAATCGATACAAGTTTATCAATTACAACGGTCTCAAACTGACGACCATCATAGAAATGAGCAAGGATGGTAATCCTTTCGATGACAAATGCATCGTCGTAGATGAAATACACAATCTCATTTCGAGGATTGTCAACGGAGGGAAAATCGGTTCTGCGCTTTATAAGCTTTTGATGTCCGCCACAAACTGCAAACTCATTCTTCTCTCGGGTACGCCCATCATTAACTACCCATACGAGATTGCATACATGATGAATTTGGTAACGGGTCCTAGGAAACAATATACTCTGCAAGTTTCCAAAGGTTCTGAATTCGATGTGGACAAGATAACCTCTCTTGTATTAGAGAATGTCCGCGTGGATGTGTTTTCATGCGATCCAAATATGAAAACTATAAATTTTACGATGCTACCCGAAGGATTCAAGTACACTAACAGAAACGCTTCTTTGGTTGAAAGGGATATGACCGTGAGCGAAAAGACGGATTCACAACAAGTGGAGGAGCTCGTTGAATTGCTCAAGGGTAAGAAAATCAACGTCCTTAAAAAAATCACGACAAAAGAGTATAGGACGCTTCCAGAAGACGAAAAGGAATTCAACCGGTACTTTGTCAATATGGAAAAGGGCACCATTGTGAATCCAAAGATGTTTGCCCGTAGAATCCTCGGGGCAGTTTCGTATTATAGCACATATTCGCCTGAACTGTATCCAAAATTAAAGGTCGAAGAATCTTTTGAGCCTATGACCGATGTGCAGTTCCAAGCCTACGAAAAATCGAGGCTCGAAGAGAGGAAAAAAGAACGCAATTCCAAGTTCAATAAAGGGACCGGAGGTAATATTTTCAAGGACGGTGGGCAAGTCTACCGTTTCTATTCCAGGGCCAATTGCAATTTCGTCTTTCCTGAGACGATAAAGAGGCCATTGCCGAGTATGAAACAACTCGTTAATGAAATAGATGACGATGAGGGCGGCATGAATCAGTTGGCGAAAGTCGTCAAGGATGATACCTCGAGCGACGAATCTGCCGCAAATGCCAAGAAACTCAAACTGAAACAATATGACAAGGAGTTGCAACAGGCTCTCGAAAAACTTGCAACGCACCCAAACAACTATTTGCATGTGAGCAAGATAGGAACCTACTCTCCAAAGTTTTTGAAGACTCTGCAAAGACTGAACGACCTCCACGGCACTGCAATGATATATTCGCAGTTCCGCCGTGTTGAAGGCTTGGGCATCCTCGCGATGGCTTTGGATGCAAATGGTTATTGTGAGTTCAAGATCAAAAAGGTGGGAGGTGAGTGGGTCATGGACATCAAAGAGGAAGACATGGCCAAACCAAAATATATTATTTTCACGGGCAACAATGAAGAGACTCAAGTCCTTCTAAAGGTGTTTAATTCAGACATGGATAATGTTCCCCCGCGGATACGGGAAGCCTTGATGAACAATTCGAACCACGCAAAGCACACGAACACATTTGGGGATATCATTAAAGTGCTCATGATTACCCAATCTGGTGCAGAAGGCATTTCTTTGAAAAATGTAAGACAAGTGCATATTATGGAGCCGTATTGGAACTATGTTCGAATCGATCAAGTGATAGGTCGCGCTGTTAGAACGTGTTCTCATGTGGACCTTCCACCCGAGGCAAGAAACGTGACGGTTTTTATATATAATCTTAAATTTACAAAAGAGCAACTTGATAAATCTTTTACGATCAGGGTACAAGACAATTCCATGACATCAGATGAGTATATTTATGGGCTGGCTAAGAAGAAAGCGTCAATCGTTAATATGTTTTTGGATACATTGAAACAAGCCTCCGTAGATTGTGCATTGAATAACAAAGGTAACACGGAAGAGGGTGACACCAAACCGAACCTCAAGTGCTTTTCCTTCCCGGTTAATCTCAAGGATTCGAATATTGCATATATGCATGAGCTCAAGGATGAGCTCATGGATGAACAAAAAGAAAAGGAGGTCGAACGGAGAGAGTGGAAGGGAGAAGTGTTAGTGACAAAGAAAGGAAATTTTTTGGTCCGTCCAGGGACAAATGAAGTATATGATTATGACATTTATCTTGCAAGCAAGAAGCTCGTTAAAGTTGGAGTTTTGAAAGTCGTCGACAATAAAAGACATATAGTTAGGGATGAGTAGGCAAAATTTATTATATCTTATTATACTATAAAATGGCTTGCACTTCATGTGGAATTATGGGAGGTTTCGAACATTATACAAATGCCGCAGAATCTGTCCCGAAAGCACCTGGACAATCAGGATCATGTCCAGCCAAGGACCTGATGAATACTTGTCTCTACACTGCCCAAGGTGTTCTCATTTGTGATGCTCCTAAACAAGCTCAAGCTCCGACAAAAGAGGCATTCCAAAGTGGTCCACACCCGATGGGTACGCTCCGCCTACCCAAGTAAACGTCAAGTATACTTGGCAAAAATCGTATGTTGATGAGACAGATTGATGACGCGACCATTGGTCCTTTGATTATTTTGGTTCGAGTTGTTCAAGCAATTTATCAGGTTTACGTTTACTTGATACTTGCCCAACTTGTTCAGGCTTCCTGGCGCTTGTATGTAAAAAAAGTTGTTGGACACCTCGACCACTTCAAATCCTTCTTCCCTATTAAAATACTCGTCTATTGCTTTCACATCCTGATTCTTTTGCTGTACATTCTGTTGTCTAGGAAGGGCAAATCCTCGCAAGATCACTATATCCCCTGTCAAGAGCTCATTCCCGTCAAATTGTTGGCAATCGCATACAACCTTGACAAGATGAGGTCTGGAACTGTCGTACTCTATCTTTGTTACATTTACGTTATCAGATGCAGAACTATAAAGCAATCCTGTCGGTGTGAAGAGACATACATATAATTCTTTTGCGGATCGAATTGCAGGATATTCTTCGTCAGCACTCGGTTCTAACAAGTGGTATCCCCTGCCGTTGGGAACTTTGTACGAGCGTTGGTAGAAGATGGGTATTTTGATCTTGCCGTTAATTTCGATGACCAAGAAAGGTGACGACGAAGATGAGTTTTCCTCTTCCGGAATAAGTACTTTTGCTACAGCAAATGATTGAAAGGATTGTATTCCAGTAACGGTTGTGTATTTGTATCTGAGTGAGGCAGAGTTGGATGGAGCAAACACCCTATTCGAGCTGCTCAAAATTAAACTGTTATCTTGTTGAACAGTTTTGAAAATGGGTGGAGGGCTTGTTGTTTCTTTTTGCAAATAACGAATATCTGAGTTCACACCAGTGGGACCTGGATTGGGAATGAGAGCAGCAGTGGCAGCGGCAATTGGAAGCTTTGTCAATTCGGACTTTATGGTGATCTCTTGCTCTTTCGTTTGTGGTCTCTTTGATTCCAAGTCCTCTATGATCGCTCCTCTTTGAGACTCCAACTCTTGCAACCTTTTGATGAATTCATCGGCATTTTCAGCCTTTTCGGTATGAGGCTTGATCACATGTACCGCGTCGGGAAGCCTGGCCTTTTCGATTCCGACATCCCGATCTCTTTCGAGTATCATACGTTCGATCGTTTCTTCTTTTGGAGGTGGAGTTGCTTGTGAAAGCTGTCTTTTAACATATGGATCCATTTCAGGAATGATCATCGTCGATTTTGTTACCTGGCGATCTCCATACACAGACTTCTCACGAGATAGACTTTGAACATTCGGTTTTCTGTTGGAAGACGAATCAACCTTTTTGAGGTAGGCATCTCTGGCAGATTGCATGACATACGCATTGAGATTCTTGATGGGGACCCCTTGAGATTTGGGGTCGCTGTTGACTGTTTGCATGATATCGTATAGTAGCTTGCGCAAGGAACCCTCGTTGTCGATAGCATCGACATTTACATTATGTTTCTCGCTCATGAAGTCCTTGAACATAGTGACCAAAAACTTGAGATTCTCTATGGTGTAGAATTGGTTTGACATTCGCAAATAATTTAGAAATTATTATATAATAAATCTTAAATACAAACATGCAAACTGCAAACCATGTCATCATTCACGACGTTAGCGAAGAAGAATACAATAGGTATGCAGTAGTCAAACCTCCATCCGAATGGATGGGAGATCACGAGAAATTTACGAGAGTGATCGTAGACAGTCGAACGAGGAACCTCACCCTCTTTCCGAACCCGAACGACTACGAAATTCTCTTTGACGACGATATCAATGATGTGATATCAGCTCAGCTAATCTATATAGATGTGCCTTTTTCTAACTACCTCGTCAATACCAATTTTAACACGTTGGCGGTCACTTACAACGGCTCAAACTACACTATCGTTTTGGATACAGGGGACTACGACCTCGACAGTTTCAAAACTCACCTTCAAGCCAAGCTGGATACGAGCTTGGGAAGTGGTGCCATTACAGTCGCTTCCATTACAAAATTGGATGCCTTTACTTTTACAGGACTAGCACCATTCACATTCAAGTTTGTCAACCAAACAAACACGTTGGCGATGCTTTTGGGGTTCCGCACTAACAAGGATTACACAGCAACAGGCACAGGTCCATATGTTCTTCAAGCGGACTTCCGTCGGAATTTTGAGTACAATAACTATCTCATCCTAGACATTGATCAGTTCGATATTCTAAAAAGCTCGGATAAGGACTTGAACAAGTCTTTTGCCATCATTCCCCAAAAATATGCAGACATGAACATTGCCGACTACTTCAACTATATCAAGAACTTCTCGCCACCCATCCCAAGAGTGACAAAGCTGAGAATTCGTTTCTATGACAGGTTTGGTAATTTGTACGACTTTCAGAATAGAGACCATCACTTTGAGATGCTTCTGAAGAGCCATAGGCAAAGGAGAAAATATGGTAATATTTTTGCCAATTAGCGTCATCCATTAGATCGTATGGAGAATTGGATTGCACGTAATTGTTCTTCTATGTTTGGGTTATAAGTGAGAGAATAGGCGTATTTTGGTTTGTATGGTGGTATTGGCGCTCTCACGACGACATCACGTCTACAGATAGGACATGTAGACTGTCCCTTTGCTTCGAACCAAGTATAATAACAGACTTTGCAAAAGGCGTGAGAGCAACTAGTTGTTGATGTTGGGATCCCATCATAACATATTGGACATATTGTTTCCATGAATTATTTGTTATACATTTCTTTTTCTTAAATTATATTATATAACATGTTGCCCGCTCTGCTCGCCGAGATTATTGGAACTTTTGTGTTCTTAAGCGCCATTCTTGCTTGGGGCGAACCTATTCCCATCGTCGTCGGTCTTTTGGCCGCTATTTATGCCTTTGGCAAGGTGTCGGGTGGTCACTTCAACTCTGCAATCAGTTTTATGATGTATCTGAAGGGCGATATTAATGCGACAAAATTTGTTGCCTACGTAATTGCTCAGCTCCTCGGCGCAACGATTGCTCTTCTTTGGTGGAAGAACACTATTGCCAGCAACAAGAAAGTATGAATGTGCAAGATATGATATAAAGACAAAGCGAGCATCTTGCTCAGGAGAATGCTTGCATCTGGGACCATGGAAGACAAAACGATTGTGTCACAAGGAATTGCAGCAACCGATGATGCTATTTGGGAAGGGATTCCAAGGGGAATATGTACCATCTATACAAACGATTGTGTGGCACATGCTCTTTTGTACTTTTGTCAACTCTTGAAAGGAGTAACAGACCGTGTAGAGATTATGCCATTGCAATGGCTTCAAGATAGTCGTTTTGTCGACTTTGATGATGTCGACAAAATTCAGGATATATACTTTGTTCTTGGTGAGGGCATCCACAAGGTCGAATATGAGGGCGCCCAGTTTAGGATAACAGTTGATAACTTTATCAACTGCCGAGAGTTGTTGGCAAATAGGATGTCTTCTGACATTATCAAGCAAGTTTATATCGAGTTCATGAAAGGAAATGACATGAAGGCTGACTTTATGAAATTAATCAATGATTCCAAGATTGTATGGAAAGGCCTTTGCGAACGACTAAAAACGAAGCGAAAGGACGTTATCAAAAAGTACATATTCGATGCAGAAGGGTATTGGGAGTTCATGAGCACTACAGAGCTTCGTCCCCCAGAAAGTTTGTTCTTAAGAGAAGGACAAAGGGACAAGCTTCTAGAGTACGTTAAGAACTTCTTAAATCCCGAAACCAAAAAAGAGTACATGAAGTTCAATGTACCATACAAATGCAATATACTTTTGCATGGTTCGCCTGGGAGCGGTAAAACGAGTACGTGTCTGGTCGTCGCGTCGTATGTTAACACGAATATCGGTATCATTCCTGTGTCTCGGGGACTTGATGATGCCAAGCTCATTCGCGCTATTAATAATGTAACGCAAAATGATTGCAAGATTATCATTATTGAAGACGTTGACTGTTTATTCGAAGATCGCAAGGCTCTTGACACCACTCGTAATTCGCTCACCTTGAGCGGGATCCTCAATTGCCTCGATGGCCTTTGCAGAAATGACGGAATCATCGTGTTTTTAACGACCAACAACGTGAATGCTCTAGACCGTGCCATGGTTCGATCTTCGCGCATCGATTTTCGCATGGAGTACTCGTCAGCAGACGAGCATCAGACCAAGGAGTGTTTTCGGTACTTCTGCCCCAACCACATGCACGAGTTCGAGTCCTTTTGGGAAAGAGTTCGTCACAAGAAATACACAATTTCCAACTTGCAAGAGTTCTTGTGGCAATACAGAAAAGAAAATTCCATTAATAAGCACGTCAAGGCTTTCTTTGACATTATAGAAGAGACGAAAACAGGATCTAATGATGCGGATGATTCTATGCAGAAGCTGTATTGCTAGCCGTCGATGGTTCTTTTACTTTTGGATGTCTCCAACAACAAATGGCCTTTTCGGTTGTGGTTGCAATGTTGTTGATTGTTTTTCTTACTGACACAAGCTCAATGGTGTCACAAACATTATGAAGACTTTGTGCGACGTTTTTGAGTTCATTGATAAGTTGTGCCGCTCTTTCGCCACTCTCTTGGACGGGGCCTTCGAGTTTTGTCGTGAGTGACTGAATCTCCTTGGCAATATTGTTGGCCTTGTCTAACAACGCTTCTAGCTTTTCGACGGGGCCTTGCATGGCCGTTGCCACCCGATTCAGCTCATCTACAAAAGCCACGATTTTCTCACCAGTTGTTTTCACTGGAGCTTCCAAGTCTGCAAATAATACATTGAGTTCCTTTATAGTTGACGTGATCTCCTTCATTGCTTCGACGGAATTCTGGACAGGGTTTTCAATCGACAGTGTGAGATCACTAATGCGAGACGTTAGCGTTTCGATTTTGGCAAGGATGGAAAGGATTGGCTCGTGAACATCACGAGCGAGCTTGTTTACGCGTTTGAATACCATAAACAACGGAACTGCTAGTGTCATCGTCACTACCATGTAAAATAATTGTTGCATGATCTCATATAAAGGCGGGATAAAAATAACACATGGGATAAACACGGCGGGCCCTACGACTCCCTTCTCAAATTTGGACTGTAGAGGACATCCCTCAACTTGTTAATTTCATCGTCCGTTCTCATGTGGCGACAAATATAGTCAAATGGAATATTCTTGAGGCATTGTGTTAAAAAGATTATGCTGAATGCACCGCATTCGGTATTCTTGAACTGCTTTTGTATACGATTTTGCTTCTTTTCGAATGGCTTACCTCCTTTCGGTACTTGAGCCGCTACTTTATCCATAAATGCCACGACCTCTCTCTGTGGCTCACTTGCTACAGAATCGTAGTAGTATATACCATAATTTGGCTTTTTCGGATTGAAGTTGCAGTATATTGAAACCCAATGGCTTCCAGGCTCGTCGTGATAATCGGTGTTTAGGACAATCGCGAATCGTTTATTTTTGTAATCTTTGATTTTAAAGTCACAAAGGCTGTCCCCGATGCATTTGCCATAATCATCATAAGCGGCAAAGTCTATGGGGTATACTCCGATAAAGACAAAATCCTTGTAAAGAAGCTCGTATTGTTGCATCACAAAGAGAATGTCGTACGTATTCAACCATGTCCTTCGATTATTGTACCATTCCATGGGCTTTTCTGGTCGAAATGTCTGTTTCAACTTTTGCATGGTGTCCTCAGTCAAATGAACCTTGTCATTTGACATCCAACATAACTCGCTTTTGCATACGTCAGCAAAAGCATTTTCAAGTGCCTCTTTCAATTCTTGCTTGGAAAGGTCCAAGGATATTTTATTTTTGGACAAGTTGTTGTATTCTTTGGCAATAATCTTCAGAGCTTCCATAGAATAACATGTACCATCTTTGTGTCCATATCTTGTATAATTGAGGGGTGAGCAATGGAGCTGTTCCATTTTATAATAAAATCAGATGATTTTCAAGACTTTCTATTAATCTATTTTTCCTGACAAAGTCTTTTCGATCTCGGGAGCAATTGTTTCTAGATGCTTGTTAAAAAGTTTGACAAAGTGGTCAAAGTTGCATTGCACGTACGGTTTGTTCATAAAGGCCGCAACGTGTCTTTCGATGCACTGCTGTAAAATTTGACGCTCTTGTATGGTCACGTCTTTCCACTGATCTCTTTGTTGCTGCTGCTGGGGAATCTCCTTTGTCACCTTTTGTTTGGAACTGTTGATTAAGAGACTTAAACAAAGACGATCATCATCGTTTGATGGCATCGATGTAGCTGTACAATCTTCATCAGACGTCTTCCTTAAGTATTAAATTTTGAAAGAACCCGCCCAGAAAAGGAATTAAAAAAGATTTGTATTATAATTATAATGGAATACCGCAAGGGAGATATTTGCTCGTTCTTGTTACGTTATCAGGTCGAGAAAGGCAGCGAATATACTCACACTAGCATAGTTAAACCGGCCGGGTCCTTCTATATACCGTCCGACAAGCTCGACGATTTCTATGCCAAGTATGCGCTTGCTGTAAAGCATGGTGATGACCTGTACGTGACGGAAAAGCATCGAGATATTTCCCCAATCGTCGTGGACCTCGACTTCAGATTCGAAAAGAACGAAAACCTCGAACGGAAAATTACGAAAGATGATATCATCGATATTGTTCGGCTGTACACGAAGCATATCGGTTATTTTTTGGATGTTCCCGAGTATGATGTTTATCTCATGCAAAAACCGATGCCTGTCATCGACAAAAATATCATGAAAGATGGAATCCATTTCGTGTTTCCTGGACTTGTCACGTCCCCCTCTGTGCAATACTTGATTCGTCAACGAGTTTTGTCAGAATGCAATGAGATCTTTGATAGGTTCGGACTCAAAAATGCTTACGAAGATGTCATCGATGAAGCCGTGATTCAAAGGAACAATTGGATGATGTTCGGAAGTCGCAAGCCAAATTGCGAAAAGTACGACATTACCGACATCATTCGCGTTCACGACGAGACGTTCATGAATGTAAACGTGGACCGTGAAGGTCCAGAGGCCGTGACCAAGTATATTGAGCTGTTGTCTATTCGTAACAAGTATGACAAATCGCCATTAAAATTTGAAGCACAAAAAGTTGTGCAAGAATACGACAACGAAGAGAAGAAGAAGAAAAAGAAAAAAATGGATACTAGCGTCCTTCAGACGTCCCAGAATACGAAAAAAAACACTTGTGAAAACCTGGACATCGTCAAGAAGCTCGTGGACATCCTGAGCCCTGCGAGAGCCGACAAGTACACTGATTGGATTCGCGTGGGATGGTGTCTTCGTACCATCGATCATCGCTTGCTCCACGAGTGGGTTATTTTTAGCAAGAAATCTTCAAAATACAACGACGGGGAGTGCGAAAAGTTGTGGAACTACATGAAAGAGGATGGACTGGGCATCGGCACGCTCCACATGTGGGCCAAACAAGACAACCCTGAGCAATACAAGGAATGTGCCAAGAAGGATCTTGCTAGTCTCATTTTCCGCAGCAAGAACGAAACTCACCATGATGTTGCCAACGTCGTCTTCTGCATGTACAAGTACGATTTTGTATGCGTGTCCATCAAGCAGAATTATTGGTATGAGTTCAAGAATCACCGTTGGGTCAGTTGCGATTCTGGTCACGCTCTGCGGGCCAAGATATCCACCGAAGTATGCAAAGAGTACCTCAACTCGGCTGCTTTTTGGAACCAAAAGGGATCTTCCGAGGATGATGAGGGGGAACAACAGCGATGTGGGGAGATCGCCAAGAAGCTGAACGGCATTGCATTGAAGCTCAAGCAGACCGCCTACAAGGACAACATAATGAAAGAGTGCAAGGAGCTTTTCTACGTCAACAAGTTCGAGGAGAAGTTGGATAGTCGCACTCATCTAATCGGATTCGAAAACGGGGTGTATGATTTAGAAAGCATGGAGTTCCGCGAGGGAAGACCCGAAGATTACATTTCGTTCACGACAAATATCGAGTACGACGCCTATAATCCAAACAATCCGGTGGCCAAAGAAGTTGAGGGATTCCTTTCGACGGTTTACACCAAGCGTCACATGAAGGAATACGTTTTGACGCTCTTGGCGAGTTTCCTGAATGGTGGTGTCAAGGAAGAGCGTTTCCATATTTGGACAGGGACAGGATGCTTTGCCAAAGGCACAAAGGTGATGATGTATGACGGAACGACCAAGAATATCGAAGATATCACAGAGGGAGAGTTGTTGATGGGAGATGATTCGACACCAAGGAAAGTTCAAGAGCTATTCCGTGGGTACAGTGACATGTACGATATAATTCCAGTTAAAGGTGAGTCATTCCGTGTCAACGGAGATCATGACCTTATTGTCAAGACTGGAAACTACTTCACGGTTAAACCGAGAGAGTATGGTCACTATAGGGCAGCTTGGGTGGAGCATGACGATAAAAAGATTATGAGAAACGTGTCGCGAAGCGTTCCTACCAAGGAAGAAGCAATTGAGATCCTTTCCCATGCTCAACAGAATGCGAAATCGGTCAAGAAGGACGAAATTGTTAAGATGACCGTACACCAATACCTAGCACTTCCAAAATCGATAAAGGAGCTCTTGTCAGTTTACCGACCTGACTTTGTGCAGTTCGAAAGCAAAGCAGTCGACTTGGATCCATACTTCCTTGGTGTCTGGCTTGGCGATGGCAATCTGCATGATACGGCTTACACCAATGCCGACATTGAAGTCGTTCAAGAAATGGAGAAGATTTGTGCCGACAACGGCTGCAAGACAAAGATATATGATGACAAAGGAGCTGCTAAGACGTACGGCATAAGCGGAATAGTGAGACGCGACAACAAAATCAAAAGGGCATTACAAAAATACAAACTGATCAAGAATGAGAAGCGGATCCCTGAAGACTACAAGGTGAATTCAAAGGAGGTAAGAATGCAAGTGCTTGCAGGACTTATTGATACGGATGGTCATTATCAACCCCGTAGCAAGCAAATTGAGATAACATTGGCGAGTGAGCGTTTGATCGACGATACAATTTGGATTGCTCGCTCTCTTGGCATGTCGTGCTACAAATCAAAGATCTTCAAGAAGTGCTGCAATAATGGGAAGGTTGGTACATACTATCAGACGTGCATCGTTGGAGAAACCATTCATGAGATTCCGGTCCGAATTCCAAGGAAGAAGCCTACAACACGTTCATGTCCTCGTGATCCATTGAAGCTAAGTTTCAAAGTCAAACGAGTGCAAGACGATGACTTTTATGGATTCGAGCTGGACGGCAATCGTCGGTTCTTGCTCGGCAATTTTATCGTACAAAAAAATAGTAACGGCAAGAGCAAAGTAATCGACCTCTTCGAACAGTCATTCGGGGAATATTGTTGCAAGCTGCCAATCACATTGCTCACCCAAAAGCGTGCCGCGTCCAATGCTGCAACATCAGAGTTGGCAAGAACCAAGGGAAAGCGATTTGCATGTCTTCAAGAACCTAGCGAGGATGAGAAACTCAATGTGGGTCTCATGAAGGAACTCACGGGAGGAGACAAGATTATGGCCCGCTTGATTTACAAGGAGCCCATAGAATTCAAGCCACAATTCAAGATGATCCTCACTTGCAACAATCTTCCCAACGTCCCATCTGACGATGGCGGCACTTGGCGTCGTATTCGCGTGGTGGAGTTCACATCTCGCTTCTGTGACAATCCAGATCCTGATAGAGAAAATGAGTTCCTCATTGATCCTGAGCTATCGGACAAGTTCCATCATTGGAAGGAATACTTCATGTCTTTGTTGATAGAGTACTACAAGAAATACATGGAAACTGGGATTACGGAGCCGGACGAGGTCTTGCAATGTACAAAGGAATACCAGAAAAACAACGACACGTTCTTGGAGTTTGTGGAACAAGAGTGCGAGAGATCCGACGAAGACTTTGTATCATATGTCGATATATATGCTGCGTTCCGGTTGTGGTGCAAGGAAAACAATATGCAGGTCATTTGCAGCAAGAAACGTGACTTTATCAAATCGATCAGCAAAATCTTAGGGAGGAATGTGATGATCAATAAGTTGGAGGGTTGGAAGGGATGGCGCTTCAAGAGTAATGGCGGAGATATGATCGATGTTCTGGACCAATAAAAAGCATATAAGAATTAAAGTTCTTTTCTTTTCATCAGATGTCAAAAACCATCGAATTGAGCAAGGAAGCCGTTGACGCTTGGGATTTAACAGGCGTGGTAAAGTATGCGTCGTGGTGCAAGAATGCCCAATATTTCAATCGCGAAGGCGGAAAAGAGCACTACCGCTTGATCGGCTATTTGGCACATCAAATAGGAGGTGAGTTTTTCGTCGATATCGGTACGTACATGGGTCTGTCGGCTCTCGCCTTGTCCACTGTCGGCAAAAAGGTCGTGACGTACGATGTGTGCGATTGGATCCCGGATCCTGATGTGGAAAAACTCACTGTGAAGACCAAGGACAATGTCGAGTTCCGCATTGCAAACTGTCTGCATGACATGGACGAACTGGCAAAGAGCGATTTTATTGTACTCGACATCGATCCACATGATGGTGGACTCGAGCCTGTCATCATGGATGCTTTGGACAAGCATGGTTTCAAAGGAGTCCTCTTTCTAGATGATATCGGTCTCAATGCAGATATGAAGCTATTTTGGAATGGGATCACGCAGAAAAAATATGATGCAACAAAGTACGGTCATTGGTCGGGTTCAGGTGTCGTTGTTTACGATCCATCTAGGTTTGACTTTACGTTCGAATAAAAATTGAATCCATATAAGAAATTCACTTCAATTATAAATAACAACTTTGCTTTATCATGAAGTACTGCGTGACTTGGAAGGCGAGTTTGGAATCCTTGCCGGCACAGCTTCGATCTTCTTGTATTCCCTACAAGGAATGGAAGAAGCTATCAAAGGGCAAGGACAATAACGAAAAACAACTCCTAGAATTGCTCCAGCGCCAATGCAAAACAGTGAACGACACTTTCAAGCGCTTTGCAAAGATGATTTTTCGCAATCACAACTTTACGGGATTCTTTCATGTCCGTTCTCCAAAGCCGTGCGTATCTGCCGATGATTTGCTCATGTATGCCAAAGTCAACAAGACAACATTATACAAAATATGTAAGCGTTTGGACAAGAGAAATCATGTGAAGACATTTCGACCGTGGTTGAATAACCATTATCCAGAGTTTCTATTTAACAATGGGGTTTACTTGACCCGATTAAACATTGCCACAAATCATTGCTCGACAACAGAATGTCCAATATGTTTCGCTGAGTTTGACAACGAAGAAACCCCACGCATAATCACGAATTGTGGGCACATCATGTGCATGGAATGTATGAGCAATCTCTTTCATATCAAAGGCCGCCGCGGCACCCTCAACAACTTGATTGCTGCTGCCGACGTTGCTGAACAAATCCAATGTCCCATGTGCAGACACCAGCATCCGTGCATGGGAATATCTACAGCAAATGTATGGCCGTCTCATTATGCAAATGTCCTATATTCAATCGACCATTAGTAAAAATTGAAAACGTACTTAAAATTATTATGTCTTCATGTTTTAAACAATGAACAACAAAGAGTACATCTCACGGAGTCTTCAGACGATCTTTGAGATGCTAAAAGATCGGAAAATGGATTTAGAAGGTGTCGATCACTCCGGTCTGGTGCAATTGATCGATGTGAACACAAATAAACCGACCATAGATATCGTCGTCAACAACATCAAGATAATATACTACTTGCCTAGCAAATTTCGATGGCCCGAAATTAAGAAAGCATTGGAAGAAGACGAAAACACATATACACTACTCATTTTGGTAGTAAAAGAGGCAGTCTCACAAAACAATGTCAAACTGTTGAACGGACTAGGATTTAACATGCAAATCTTCGACATCAAAGAACTACAGTTCAACATTTCCAAGCACACTCTCGTTCCGAAGCATGAAGTCGTGACAGACGATAAAGAAGTAAAGGACATCCTTACTAAATATAGTCTAAAAACCAAGTACCAGCTCCCACACATTCTGAAAACCGATGCCATGAGTAAATATCTTGGCCTAACGAGTGGTGACATCGTTCGGATCACACGACCAAGTCAAACAGCCGCAGAGTATGTAGCGTACAGGTGTTGTTTATAATTGTTACGACTATTTTATTCTTTTTTCTTATTTGATAATAAATGTCCTTTGACAATAGCTATTACCAAAACAATCTGAGTTACCTATTCGAAAATAATAATGCTGTGTACAATATCGATGGAGCACTCTTGAAATATATTACTTTTCAAGGTGACGGAACAGCTAGGAAAAACGTAGGATTCGAAAGCGATGTGTCACCTGCTAGCTTTTTTAAAGAAGTAGCTAGTGTGGCCCTGTATAAAGAGAGTCCCGCTGACGTCGCTGCAAGGATGAGTGCCGCGGATTCGCCGTCATTGCCAAATCTCCCGCACTCGTCGACATTCGACCAAAAAGACCCTGCTAAAGATGAAGTAATGGTCGGCATTACCAATGGTGAAGTCATGGATAGCACCCTATTGACGGCCATCAGTGCGGCTATTCCAGAAGTCACTACTTCATCGTATCACAGCAGCATGAACGCATACATGAGAAGCATTATCAATACTGTGTGCAGCAAACGTTTTAAAAAATCCATTAATTTGCTATCAAGGTGCCGTGACTACGTCGTGAACGCAAACAAAGCTATCAACATCAAAACACCGACGAATCTCGTAGATGCTCTGCACCTTTTGACAAGTCTCAGTGAAACGCGTATTGACATGGTGATGCTAGCAATCGATAACCAATGTGCCAAGTCATTGAAAAATATCTTGACAGCAGCGAAAGATATTCCAGTTGATATCATGAGCGATTTTAATAGCAGCGAAACAAAGACGACATTCAAACGTCCTCTGTATTACCTCTTGCGAACTGATATTGTATCTAACCTTGTTCTCCCACCTGGCATCCTTCCGGATTTTGATGACAACCAAGTCCTCGAGTTATATTATATATATAAGATCCTTGCTGATATCTATATCAAGACATGTTACCCTCTCCTTCACTACAACTTCATGGATTACTTGATGACGACCTACATGAATGCAGGCGACTTTGTCAATACAAGGATCGCACTGTTGGCAAAGGTATTGTTCTCATATGCGTTCGTCGATTACATCCAAGGACATATCACAAGTACAGACAACAACGCGTACCTCGCAACCATCACGAGCAAGCTATCAAACTATCTAACAGACCTCAACAATATCGATGTCAACAGCACCCCAGGAGTGAACCAAATGAGCAATATCATTAAAGAAGTGCATCAGATTTCTACGGATGTGGCAGACAAAGCACAAACCCTGCAGAGCGTCAAAGTCGACATCGAGAACAATCAAGCCGTACTTCGCAACCTAATCGTTAATTTTGAAACGGCAAAGAGAAATTACTATAGAACTGTGCGTTGGTTTTGGGTTCAGTTTTACATTATCCTGACGGTGGTCATCGTGTGCGGTGTACTTTTGCTATTGAACAAGCCAAAGATTGCGATGAATGTAGCGATGGGTTTGGCAGGTGTAACGGGTCTCTTGGTCGTTATTGTCATTATCATTGCAGTAATAAAATTGTTTTCTACAAATTAACTTCTTTCTTACTAATAAATAAATATGACGGATCAGATCGAGTCCAACAAAAATCAATATTTAGACACTACGCACAAGCTCAACGATTACAATGAGATCTATAACTTGAACACATATTTGTTGCGATCGAACACTCAAGAGCTCGACAAACTCGAGGGCACAAACAACTTGCTAAAGACAAGAATTCTAAAAATGAAACAAGAGTACATGCTGTTCGAAAGGGACCAGCGCATGTATGGTTTTCGCAGGAACCTACTTTATCTGTCAACCCTTGTCGTTTCCGGCTTGCTCGTCGTCGCAGCTTTGTTTGTGCAAGGTACCTTGCAATCCAAGATGGCCGTCATCATTTGTGCTGGAGTAGGCATCGTCTATCTCATCATCTTGGTCCTCATGGTTCTGTACAATTCTCGCAGGACGACATACTCGTATGACCACATTTATTGGAAACCTATTAAAAAGTAATGTTTAGATAATTCTATTCCACCGAGTTGGATTGGATTTGGTCGAGGGAGGAAGATGGTGCCAAGAGTCGCATGTATTCTTCGTAAGGCTTTGTCCTCTCGTCGATGCTATGCAAGAAGGCGCTGTCAGAAATTTGCGTACGGTCAAATTGAGGTCCTGGGCAATAGGGGGATGGAAAATTGGCAATTGTTTGTTCAACGGAACGTTCTTGTTGTTTTTCCTGTTCGAGGGAAGGTTCAGGAGCTAGATAATGTTCCTTGACCTCTTGGATGGGTATAGTATCAGATGGCCGTGGGAACAAGGATTCTCCTCGTGGGAACTCTTCTTTGACCACATATTGAGCTTCGTTTTGTCGTACCTTGACGATGCTTGATTTGTTTAGACAAATCAAGAAGACAAGGAACGCAATGACGGCCAGAATGGCAATTTGAAGGTCTACGAAGGAAACCAATACGATAAGCACCAGGATAACGATCTTGATCGTCGTGTTGTTTAGCCACTGCATGGATTTGTAATCCAACAGAGGTGCTACAAAGATAAAAATCAGGAGGGCGACTTTTACAATAAGAGCGGTCAAATTACTATCAACCATGATGCTCGGCATTTTTATATAAACTAAAGAAAGAAAATCTATGAATCATGCTTCAATTGGGCTTGCAACTTGGCTATTTTTGCCTTTAAAGAAGCGACTTGAAAAGAAGGATTGTCTCTGATCAATCTTTTGAGAAGTTTGCAAACATATTCGAGGGAATAATCTTCGGTTGTGGCGAAAAGTTCAGTTTGTTTTTTCGATTTGATCGTCAAAGTTCTATGCATGTCGCGAATTTGCAGTTCTTTCTCCAGCAAGTCTTCAATCACATCCTTGTTATCCGTGATCTTGACGCACCTCATCTCAAAGGTATCGAAATTTCTACGGTGCGCATTGTATTCTCGTTCGAAAAGCTTTGCACTCTTGCCGTACTTGAAAACATCTTCATTGTTGATGTTGCCGACATACGCCACATATATAACGTTCTTATTGTCGAATTTGTAAAGATCGTTATTCTTGTAAAAATGAACAGATCTCCTCTTATTAATTAAAGGAACGGCTCCTGTCGCACAAGTACACTTTATTGTCAACATTTCTGTGTTTTTATGGCACTTCTCGTTTTTCATCTATTACGTGCCAAGCTTAATAAATAGGACATTCAATTTTTATCTGTAGTATACCACCTCGTACCAGCCATGGTATACAACTGCGTACCCAAGTTCGCGCAACACAAAAGAAAGGTAATCACGCTCGTCGTCTGTAAGTGTGAAACTCTCATCTGTTTGCATGATGCGCTTCTTACCTTGGGTTATATCGAACCAACGCCTCTCGCTATCATGGTAATACTGAGACACAACCAATCGTTCATCCGTCGCCTTTGTGTTGGCAATCACAATCAACCCAGCTGGATCCCAATGCGGTTGTTTTTTATGTGCTGCGATATACTTCGAAAGGGCAGGATAAAAATCAAAGGTACCGTCAAATTCTACGTGATATTCAATTCCATGATCGATTGTCATCATGGCTGATATATACTATGAACTTGACAGAATTTCCTTATATATTGCAACGGAACTACTCGTCGATAAAGCACGCCTTATCACCCAAACTGATGTTTTTGTTGACTTTAGTGAACACTTTATCTGGATCTTCCACATCGTACTTGCACGACTTGTAGTACGTCATCCGTCGCTTACCTTGGTTTGGAAATACGCTAAAAGCATCGACGATATCTATAACGAGGGGTGTATGAGCCCTCTCTTCGGGTTTTTCCCTGAGAATGCGTCCAACGATTTGTACGACATCCGTTTTGGGAGATGCAAGCAATAACGTGTTCAACGCTTTAACATCAAAGCCCTCCGATACATAGGAATACGAGCCAACAATGACTCTTTTGGTTTCCGATTCTTTCAAGTCCTTATCCTTCATGCCACCGTAATAAAGACCTACTTCTATGCTGCGCCCTTTCAACTTGGCAGCCAAATTCTCCACTTGATCCCGTCGATCTGTGAGTACAAGACACTTTCTGTCAGGCTCATCTTTCAGTATATCGCATAAAATATCTACAATAAAGTCCGTACGTGGTTGATAATCGCATATGTTTGTCAGCATTCTGGCTATGTTTGGTTTCTTGCTGTACAAAAGATACTCTTTGCTATAAAGTGGATCGATAGAATAGAACTCTTTGAATATCACCCTCATGTTATCTTTGCGTTTTCCTGAAGAGTATTCGATGTCACCAAGATGGTGAAGGAACACTTTCGTAAGACCATCCTTCCTTTTAGGGGTGGCAGTCAAACCCAGTGTGTATTTGATACACAGCTTTCGAAGAGCTTGGGAGAACACCTCGGCAGACGTGTGGTGACACTCGTCAAAAATAGCAAAGCCAAAATCATTAAACAAGTCTTCTGAGTATTCCTTCATGCTTAGACTCTGCAGAGAAGCTATCACTACATCTTTATCTTGCACGTCAATTGTTTTCGCCTTTATCGTTCCGACCTTGGTGCCAGGAAGGAACTCGCCTATCCTCTCTTTCCATTGCTGGAGCAGAAAGTCTTTGTGTACGACCACCAAGGTCTTTTTCCGAATGAGGCTCATGATTTTGATGGCCACGACAGTTTTCCCAAAGCCGCATCCAAGACACAGAATGGCGCCTGTTTTACATGGATCCCGTAGAGCTTTCATTACACATTTGATAGCCTCTTCTTGGATCGGCCGCAGTTCCCCGTCAAAGTTGACATCGATATCTTGCCCATCCGGTAGTTTAGAGTGGGTTGGCAAACCGAAGGTTTTTAGTCCGTAACACTTTGGCAAATAGTACTTTGTTGTGCTCTCTTGGTAGCACTTGAAGGTTATTTGAGAATCGTTCCCGTAACCGGATATGACAATAGGGGAAACAATGAGGTCTTTATGCAATGCGGCTACTTGTTCGATTGATAATGTCTCCTTGGGAATGACATACCCTCGGGGGGATAGGTACATGGCCATTTCTAAGTATAACAAAGTGAATGTTGTTTAAGTACATACACAAGTTCAAATTTTGCAATAATGTGCTTGTTTTTTTCTTGACATAGTATAATATATCACATAGGATGTTGGCCATCGTCATCAAAAATACGATATTGTTCATTCTTATCGTTTTGATCTTCCACTTCTTGCTCAAGAATGTATTGCTTGAGAGGGCCAAAGTCGAACGTTATGTCCCTCTCGATCCATCATCACGAGTGACACCGAGTGCAACAAAGCCGTCTGAATCATCATTCTTTCGCGCACTAAACGCCGCATGTCCAAAAGAAGCAGAAGTCACTGTAAGACCTTCGGAAGAAGATGAAATGGAAAAATACGTTGCCTTTGGCGGCGCAAGCCAAGCAGATAACGGCAAGGCCCTCGATGATTATTTCAAAGAAGAGGGGCTAAAGGAACAAGCTTGCAAAGTCAAGCCCGACAACAATCAACTTCCACTCACTAGAACATGTGACGCAGACATCCAAAAGCTAGGGAACGATTCCGATATGAAAATCGTCAAAGAGTGTGATCTCAAACAAGACAAAAGGGACGTCATGATGCTTAAATATTATGCGGACGAAAAGTCCATGAATGGGGGATCTCTCTATGACGGTCTAGACTTGAGTGCATTTGATGCGCTCGACTTGAACTATGAGAATTTATCGTGATATGCAAAAATTGAAGAAACTATTTAAGCAATTTTGCTGTATAAACTTCAAAATGGTACACATCGGGGAAATCAGCTTTTGTGGCAAGAAGGCTTTCAATATTCGATCAGATGACACGAAGAAGTATATTTTGGATAGAATTGAAAGGCAATACGGTATCAAGATCATCACAAAGCATTACGAAAAGTTTGATCCCAAGTACGTTGCAAACTTGAACACAAACCCCCATATGTTGTGCTTACGGAGCAACGGTAATCCGTACTTTTTGTATTTAACAAAGCTGAACTTTGTTAACTATTGCATATTTATCGACAAAAAAATACAACAAGGCTACTTTTTCCCAAGGATGATCATTACAGGCTATCATTTTGATGATTCTCTTTTCAATGATACGATTTTGGATGGAGAAATGATAAAGATGCCAAATGAGAAATGGATGTTCATCATTAATGACATGCTCGTTTACCAAGGCAGTCACCTTAAAGACCAGAACTTCGTCAAGCGCATCAACCTATGTTACGAGATGCTAAAGAAGTACTACAAGGCCGATTCAATGGATGTGAGTCGTGTGCAAGTTAAAAAATACTTCCGTTATGATGAGCTCGACAAATTATTCAATGAGCATCTCCCAAAGCTCCAATACACATGCCGTGGGATATATTTTAAACCGTTGTTCATGAGATTCAAGGACGTGCTCATGAATTTTGATGATACATTGGTCAAAAAGGTAGAAAGGAACAAGTACAAAAACGTGAAGAACTTCCTCTTGATGGACGATAAGGAAGACATAGAGACTAATGGGCTACATGATGATGCAAATGCTGCAGGTATTGCAAAGGTACCATCGAGCATTTCGGTTTGTTCTGCAAGTTCTGCAGAGCACACGCCATGTAGTGGGCCAACGCCGACTCCCCAGGTCAATACCAAGGTATTCAGTGTACGCAAGAAAAATACGCCGGATAGCTACGATCTATTTGATGAAAGTGGAACATGCATAGGTGATGCATGCATACCCACACTCAAGATAAGCAAATACATGAGGGATCTATTTGCACAGAAAAATGTGGTGGATACCATTAGTTTACCTTTTGAATTTTTTGAAAGGTTCAACAAGTGGAAGCCAATAATTCAATGACACGCTTCAGCTGAGAGTGAATCACCGTAGAATCAACATTTTCTTCATGGTTGTAATTGACAAAGATCATGTGGGACATGACTTTAGTGGATTCATTGATGCACACTTTGAAGTTCACGTATATTCTATTCGAAACACGAAATATCAATTGTTTCACGTAATATACGTCGTCAATGTTCATGGTGGACGGGAAATTAAGCAACGTCATCTTTGTGCGGTGGCTTCCTATAACAACGAATCTGTTGTCATGGAGAAAATCGACCTTGGATACATTTGTGCGATAGACGCGAAAGTCATCGTTGACGAATGACTGTCGACACATATCGTTCTTGATATATTCTTTGTATTCTCTCTGAAAATACTTGTACTCTGTATCTTTCATTTTTGACAATAGGTCAAAGAAGGTACGTTCGCTTAGACTGACATTGACCCTATGGAATGCATTTGACCCCTCTTGGTCACTTGGCTTGGTTGTTTCCAACAAGAACATTTCAAAGTAGTTAGTGTTGGGATCCAAGAAGAACGTGTCCAGAGCCATTTCGTTTGTTGTCATTGCCACCCTCTTAACAATGTATTCATCTGTCAAATTTTCCTTATATGTACAACACTTCGATGCCTGCCTCGTGTATCATCTCGAGGGAGTACTTGAACTCTTCGCCCCATTTTGGGCACGACAAGTTCGGCTCTTTCGTCACCAACATGCTAATTCCTGCTTGGATCATGAGTTTGGTGCATGACGTACATGGGAACATGGTGACGACAGCGATAGAGTTTTCCAAGGGTGTCCCATGCCTACACGCATTCGCTACACAGTTTGCTTCAGCATGACTGATATACATGAGCTTTTGAGGTCGTTGCCACCTTTCTTCTTTCGTTTCGTCGATGTTACGGGGAAATCCGTTGTATCCTTGGCAAAGAAGCTGCAAGGAGTTTGGGGCGAGAAAGAGAGCACCCACTTTTGTCGAGGGATCTTTTGAGAAAAGCTGAGCTTGAAACTCGGCAAGTTGCAAGTACTTTTCGGCCTTGTCTCGTCTCATGATTATGTAATGATATGCACAATTCTTTAAGTAGCAATGATTTCATTCATGTTGTCATTTTCTTCTTCCATTAGCAAGACCACGTTGTTCAGGATTAACGCATACAACCGTTTCGATATCTTTCCGATAAGACGATCGTTATCTCGCGGGAGGAGGTTGAGGAGCCACGTTTGGATCCGTGATTCTGACGAATCTTCTTCGACGAGTTTGTCCCTGTCGACATTTGTCAAAAAGGTCTGATTGATTACCCGAGCTCCGTGCATGACCATTTCTTCGAGGGTCCACTTCCCGTCACATATCTCCCATGCGTTGTTTTGGTACACATAGAGAGTTTTATCTCGCTTGACGTGGAGTTTCACGTTCATGTTTTCCGGATGTTCTGGGTTGAATCGAATCGTCTTGATGAGGTCGAAAAGACCATTCTCTAACCGCTTTGCACATTTCATGATAAAGTCTTCGCTGATGTAGGAAATGTCCTCATGCAAGAAATTTTGGATGGAACCGATATTGATGTTGATGTTATTGGTATTGTGACTGTTGGTGTTATTAGTTGTATTGTTGTTGGTGATGTTGTTGTTATTCACGGTGATCGCCTGGATGGTGTCTTGTTTCGCTCTTTCATCCAAACGCGACAGAATTGTATTGATCTGATCAATCGCTTCAGTGTTTGCATTGTTGTTTGTTGGAACTTGCTTGCACACCCTTGTATGGGATCCTAGGTTTCCCCGTGTTTTAAAGCGCTTGTTGCATCTTGGACAAACGTGATCGTATTGTTCTCGTCGAGACTCTATTTGCTTCCAAGCATCTTCCGGTTCGATATTTTCATATATCGGTGGACATGGGAGTTGTCTAGATAGGTGATGTTGTATGCATGACAACCGATCCGTTGTGTACTGGCATCTTGGACATTCGTACTTCATTTGCAATTGTATCTTCCTTTTTCTTTAAGCTTGTTTTATTTTGTTTATAAAATTTTATTCTGAACACTTATTTCGAACACACACACCAGTTTGCATAATTGCACAATTAGCGAATTATATCAAGGAAAGACCATAAATCAGTCTTTTTATCTGTTTATCAACGATTGTGCAAAATGTAACTTTCAGTTTGCACAATGGTTTCGTATGGTTATACAACATCTTGCAAGACCATATCCTGTGGTAACTTGAATACTAGTTTGTATTGTAAAGACTAGTTGACCCAATTGTGTCAATACTACATATCCTTTTTCTTGTCTTGTTCAAGAACAATGTTACAAAAGTATTTCTAGAATGAATTTCGAACACACACAATAGTTTGCATAATTGCACAATTAGCGAACTTTATCAAAGAAAGACCATAGTTCAGTCTTTGGATCTATTTATCATCGATTATGCAAATTGAATGTTTCAGTTTGCATAATATTTCAATATAACTGATTATCTTAAAAGTAGACTAAAGCTAGTCTTGTTGGTTGTTTTGTACATTGTCTCTTATCCACTTATTCCCATAACATCTAAAACATCTTGCATAATTCATCTAGGACGATTGACGAGTAAAGACCATTCATGCTCATATGTATTTCACGGTTATATTGTAACATCAATTATGCAAACTGAAAGATTCATTTTGCACAATCGATGATAAAGAGATCTAAAGACTGAACTATGGTGGTTCCTTGATATGGTTCACTATTTGTGCAATTATGCAAACTGGTGTGTGTGTTCAAAATATGTTTTGAAAATACTCTTGTTGCAACAATTGCAACACACTTTACATAAAAAGTACATTCAAAGAATATTTCGAACACACACCAGTTTGCATAATTGCATAATGTGATATATTCTCCTAGGTAAAGACCATGTTTCAGTCTCTTGGTTAGAATATTCATAATTATGCAAAATGAAACTGTCAGTTTGCATAATGATTTACTAGAAGTTCTTGAAATGATACAAGACCATCTTATCGTCTTTAATATAGATAGTTGTCATAGTCCATATCTTCAAGCACATGTTCCCAAAAGAGGTAGGAAGGATGCGATCCATGTAACAACAATCAACAAATTGCGCACCAAAAGTATTTCCAAAAAATATTTGTAACACACGCACCAGTTTGCATAATTGCATAATGTACCGAGTATTCTTTGTCCAAGACCATAAGTCAGTCTTATTGTCCAATTATCCACGTTTATGCAAAATGAAAGTTAATAAGAGTTTCAGTTTGCATAATTGTATCATATAGCCACATTTTTGACCTATAGACCATAATACAGTCTAAGCATGTTATATTTTAATATGCATGGCAGCATAGCATTCATGAATGCGCATGAATATATCCTTCTATGTGTCATTTATATAATCACAAACATAATAGTTAATACCATATCCAGTCTTACGTTCTTATAAGATGGTGACTTATATAATGATGCAAACTGAAACTTCTACTAACTTTCATTTTGCATCATTATTGAGAATTGAATCACAAGACTGATATATGGTCTATCTTTGATATAATTCGCTAATTATGTAATTATGCAAACTGGTGTGTGTGTTCAAAATAATTTGTGGAACTAGTTTTGGATTATGGTTTACAAAACATAAAACATGTGATCATTTTTCAGTTTGCTGAATGCTAATATCATCTATATAGTATTTCTTGTCACCTGAATGTTGCTTGACGATTTTGTATGATTTTGGAATGTCTTCTCTTAGGTATTGTGGCAACATGGAAGGCATTCCGAAGGAGTTTGTGTATGCTCCATCTTCTAACTTTACCATATTAGGCAATGGGTGTCCTTTGTGTTCATATGATCGAATTGCCTTGTAGGTTAAAATATCGAATCCAAGTTTAGCGGCGGCCTCTACCCATCGACTGTCTAACAACGGTCCCGATGCAATTCCTAGAAGAGATGCAGCCTGGTGTGTACCAAGAAATGGTTTGAGTTCAGTGTCACCCCTAAATGCAGTGTGTTGCAGGAAAGTTTGTGGCCCATTGACGATGTTGTCATACCAACTTTTAGTGAAGTCGTACATTTACAAAATAACACGTAATTATTTATAATATATCACGCACAAATACACTTTTTCCCTCCCTCTTTGCCATTAAATATGTTTTGATTTATAATAATGAAACTTGTCACAGTGGCAACAAAGTCTGACAGATATTTCCCTTATCTGGTTCAATCTTGTGAAAGGTATGGTGCAAATTTGGTTGTTCTAGGATGGGGGATGCCTTGGCAAGGTTTCATGATGAAGTTCAAACTCACCATTGATTATCTCAAAACACTACCCGAGGATGAAGTCGTCTGTGTCATTGATGCATATGATGTAATCCTACTAAAGCCTTTGGAAGAAATTGACGAAATGTTCCGAGGATCCGGGCAACGTATCATTGGTGCATTAGAGGGTTGCAACGGTGGTCTATACAATATTATCACATCCTTGTATTTTGGTTTATGCAAAGGGAGACCCATCAATGCGGGAACTTACATTGGATACAAAGAAGATTTGTTGGCCATGATGGAGGGTATATGTAACATATTCAATTGCAGTGACAAGACATTGGATGATCAAAAAATACTAATCAATTATTGCAAGAAAGAAAACCTTTTCATTGATGTTGAAAGGAAGTATTTCATGGTGATATGTGCGTTTTCGAAACCTCCCTTGCTAAGTGACATAACAAAGTCATGCATCTTGCACGGTCCTGGTAACGCAAATATGGATTCCATTATCACGAATTTGGGATATACAATTACGGATGAACTCGACCACAAAAAGGGAGAATATTTTTTATCTCTTATGAGACATCACCTAAAGACTACAATCATACTGTTGTTTGTTGCAATTACATTGCTAGTGCTGTTTGTATTAACAATCAGATATTGCTTGAAATTAGTCAAACGGCCGATCAATACTCATTTACACTAGACCGTATGAAACGTGATATTCACATGGACTAGAACATTTTCTTATTTAAGAATTACATTGTATGTGTAATAAAAGATGAGGAGATCCGTGTCGATGCCCAAAATTTCCATGTACCCACATATCTCTTCTATGAGACCAAGCGTATCAACAAATGCTTTAATGCCAACACTTCCATCGATTGATGCTATCATCCTCACAAATACATCGATAGATCAGACTTTTTCTTGTGTGATGGAATCCTTTCCATCCACATTGCTTGGAAAAACGACATTGGATAAAGATACGGTGTCTTGTATGATGTGTCCGTCCAATCCATGCCATACAAATGCTACGGACGAATTGTACAAATGTTCTGATGAAAACAGTGAAGAAGAAACGCGATCGTCGCGAAGACAACCACGGAAGAAACCTAATTAAGTCATTTCCTATTTCTATTTAAAACTTGGTAATGTTAGCAGAGTAATCAAGGATCAATGGCAAAGTTGGTTTACCTGGATGTATTTAGTGGCATCGGTGGCATAAGCCTTGCTATCCACGATATTGTGACGACGCAGCTTTATTGTGAGTTGGACCCATACTGTCAGAGCGTGTTGGTTGATAGGATGGAGGATGGGTCATTGGACAAGGCTCCTATACACTCGGATATCACCACGTTGCATCTGCACCCTTGCAACACTGTAAAGATGATCGGCGGCGGATTTCCTTGTCAGGATATAAGTTCGATTGGTCTTCAAAAAGGAATCAAGGAAGGTCATCGTTCCTCTCTATTTCTCGAAATCATGAGATTGGTGGACGAGAATCCAGGTATCGAACACGTATTTCTCGAGAATGTTGGGAATATTTGCAAGTGTGGGTTGAAGGAGGTGGTCAACGAATGCACGAAGCGTGGATTCAACATGCAATGGACCATGCGATCTGCAGGACAGCTAGGTGCGCCGCATCTTCGCACTCGTTGGTTTTGTTTCGCTTCAAAGTCTCCGTTGAGGAAGGAACTCGTTGAGGGAATGACCGAAGAGCCCCTCTTTGATTGGCCGCAAGGAGCCCAGATCATTCCTAGGGTGATTGCAAAGGATTCGGATGCCATGGACAAGGTGTGGGCCCGACGCTGTCAGTGCCTTGGAAACACGGTGGTCCCTTGTGTAGTTCGTTCGGCGTTCAAAGAGTTGGCAGAAGGTAATCTTAGATGGGAGTCCATTCACGAAAGCCTCAACGGTTACGGTGTGCCCGTCGAAGAGCTGAAGTATCCATACCCTGACTCAGGTGTCATAATCCGTGGGCAATTTTATAGTTTGCCTCACAAGCGTTTGCCGCCGAGTTTACCTCACACGCTCAAGACAACGTTGGTTTATAACAACAAAACCTTCAATCTTCCGAACTTGCCGACTCCGAGACGGGGCATCGTCCATGCTTCGACGCTCACCGAGCGCTCCATGCATGATCTTCCAACGATTCTGCTGAATTGCGAGGAGTCGGGAATTCGGGCTGCGGACAAAGGCCATGTCGTCAACGTGAACTTCATCGAATGGATGATGGGATATACGAAAGATTGGACCAAGGTTCGAACGAAGAGTATGTCGGGTTCCAAACGAAGCGAAGTTGTCGAAGCAGGTGAAGACGATGTGTCGGAGGGATTGGAATTGTCCACGGATACTCAAGAAGCATCTATCGAACCATCTCTTGTGCCAACTCCAAAACCGAAACCCGTATGTGAGAAGAAACCGTTCAAGTACAACGGAATGCACGTCTTTATGAAAGAGCATCCAAGCATGGACATTCGAAAGGTGGCGAGTTTGTGGAAGGAATTGAATGTTGAACAGAAAGCCGTGTATAGCCAAAGGGCCCATACAGAGCTTAATAATAAAAATTGATTTAAAGGATCAATTTGAGTTTATGATTTTTGATGAAGCAAAGAGACTGGTTTCAGTGGGAGAATTCTAACAATCAGTTGCCTCTAAACCCCGGCGCTGTCCGTCATACTCGATAGTTGAGTTCATAATTGGCCACGATCCCCTGGGGTTTGGTGGTTCGGACCGGAGCTGTAGGTTGGCATTCCTGAGGGTGCTACCCACAGTGTTGATGCCAACAGCCCAACCGGAGGTGAGGAAGTTTTGATTGGACACGTCGCCTTGTCCGGCAGGGTTTACCTGGGCCCACTTGCTGTTGGCAGCGGCGTCCCCTGGGAGGAGATCCTCAGCCGTGAGGCGGTCCCGCGGGAAGCAATCCGAAGGCAGCTTGTTGCCGGTGTATTCAACGGCACGATAGTCGGAGTTCGTTTTTTCTTCTGAGGGATCGACATTGTCGGCCTCGGCTTTGGCCTTGTCTTGTTCATTGATGAGCAGGGGATTCTTGTCGTTGGCGAGAGCGGGTGACTGTTTATGAGATGCTGGAGTTGGAAACGGTGGCTGTGCCTGGGCTAGGTCCTGGTAGAACTTTTCAGTTGAGGACTTCAAACTGGTTTGTTTGGAGTTGTAATAGTTAATAAGTGCAAAGAGAACAAAGGCGGCCAGAACAATTGCCACGATTCTGAAGATCATATAGGAATCCAACTTAGTAGCCATTTATTATAATGTAATATAAATTTTTGTAAGAAAAAAAATAGGACGCAATGTCTTGGTTCTCATGCAAAACTCATTGTGGAGCGAGTTTTTCTATTTTGTCACAAATGGAAATGATGGCGTCCACATCTTTTGCCTCTTCTAATTCTTTGAGAACTTCTCTGGCTCCGATTATTTTCGTGGCAATAGCCTCGTGTTTCTGTTCGAGTTCTTCAAGGTATGCTTGAGTTGTGCACATAAACTCTTCTCTCATAGCCTTGACATCATCGGGAGTCGGATGAGGACTCTCTTCGTATTCTGTATCGTGAACGATGTCATCTTCGAGGTCGGCGAATTGAAGGGCAGGTTCCTCTGTGACATCTGTTATGGAACATTCTAGAACAAACTTTTGTTTATAAAACCGAATCTGGTCGAATACGACGGTAATATCTGATGGTTTGTCGATGTAGGTCTTAAGTTTGTCGTCGTCTCCGATGCATTTTAGCCTAATCACATCTCCATGACCTTTTTCGTAAACGAGGGTGCTGGTGAAATAGTCATCGATGAGTTCTAGGTTCATGTTATTATTGAACCATTCGAGACTGTTCTTTTTGACGGTATCCACAATGGCATTGTTGAGATCGTACATAAAGTTGTTGGCAGACCGACATTTGATGAAGATGAAGTTTTCATCGCGTTGTTGCAAGGGTTTGATGCTTGTGATGACGGCATTGTGAAAGGTGTACGAAAACTTTTGTTTCTTTTGTGGGTAGTACATGTGACAAACGTAGCTACCAGACGATTTGTGGGGCTTTGAAATGACTAGTGAGTCACCATCGAAAACATTTTCGTGACACGACATATTCTTATAAAGTTTTGAGCATAAAAAACATTGATTCCAAACGAGAAACCGTGCATCACAAGTGCTTCAAGTTTTTTTCTAGTATCTCTCGGTCATCTTTGCGAAGTTTTACAAGGTCGGTATGTACTTTGCCTTGTAAAATATCCGTCACTGCTTTATCCGAGTCCCAACCGTTTTGTACCAAAAACAGAAATGGTCCATCTTCGGCTTTCTTGAAAGCCATTTTTTGTGTCGGGTAATGCTCAACTTGCATGACATATTGTGCGGCCATATGGATGGCCAAGTAGGTTTGCATGTCAATGCTAATACGTTGTGGATCGACCCCACTAGACTTCAGCGCTTCAATGTAGTCTTCCACGCTTTCATACGAGTTCATCTTCATAAAAGCGTCTCTCCAAGATTTAACGAATTTGCTCTTTGGGATGCAGGCGAAGAACCAGCTTTCGATTACAGGATATTGTGGATTTGTAGTGAATTCATCGAGGTAATACCCGAAAAACTCTTTTCCTCGTAACAATTCTTGATGAACCCATTCTAATGGTTTGTTGCAGATAATGCTAGCATCCATCCAGATGCCTCCGTATTGTGAAAGGATGTTGAGTCGTATGCAATCAGAAACTCTGGCAGGTGAATCTGCATGCCGGAACTGTGAGGGTTCAAATCCGGGCAAATAACGCTTGATGTTTGCGTCTGTCAACAAGACAATGTCATGATCCTTGTTGTGAGTCTTCCATGTCGAAATGCAATACTTGATCACATAAGGGAGCTCTTCTGAATTCCAATAAGTCCATATTGTGCGAGGAAGGCGAGAGGGTTGCTGAGCAATAAAAACACAAGCAGTGACAACAAGCGCAACGACAAGGATCAAACACATGGCAAGAAATAAAGCCATTGTCTTTTTAAGTTTAGATAACATATATTAATAATGTTGTACGGCTTGGTGTTTGTTGCATTGGTGATCTTGCTTTTGGTAGCATTGTTGTTGTGGAAACAAAGGTCCCACCAGCCACGTGAGCCAACCGTAGACGTGGTTATTGCCCGCTACGAGGAGGATTTGGACTGGATACAAAGGCTAGACATGACACCTTTCCGATGGATTATCATATATAACAAAGGCCGCAGTCTAACCAAGCCCCTTCCGGCAAACGGAAAAATTCGTGTCGTTTCCTTGCCCAATGTCGGACGTTGTGACCATACCTATATGTATCATATCGTCAACAACTACGATAGATTGGCGACCAACACGATATTCGTGCCTGCATCCTGTGCTATGGAATACAAATGGAAGAACGCAATGAAAACAATAGGTTTGACTCTGTCTACAAAAGATAGTGTATTTGTGGGGGATCTATATAACGATGTTGCAAAGGACCTCGGAGATTTTAAGCTAGATGAATGGAAGGCTAGTAATGGCCAAAATGTATCATTGAACCCGGAAACGAAGTTGCTTCCTTGTCCTGAGAGACCTTTTGGTGTCTGGTTTAAAAATAATTTTGGAGATATTCACATTAGGGGCGTAGTTTTCTATGGTATATTCAGCGTCCATCGGGATCATATCCATAACAGGACTCTAGACTTTTACAAGCAATTGATCCGATATTTGGATCATCATTCGAACCCCGAGGCTGGCCATTACTTCGAACGGGCTTGGCTTGCAATATTCAATCCGGTACCCTTGTCGTGTGTGTATCCATCCGCGCGTTGACAGGGTCATAACTTTTGTAAATAACTTGTAAGTAACTAAGCATGCTTCCTGTGATGCCACAGAACAAAGCAGCAGCGAATGGCGGAGTGATCCGATTGATCGTGAACAAGGTGTTCGACTTGATCATACTCGAAATAAGCAAGGACGATATGAAGGATAACATCAAATGTAAGATCATAAATCCGATCATGTACATGATATACAGTCAGTTGTATCCCTACATATACACGTTCATTATCGTCATGTCTTTGATGTTTGTGCTTTTGGTGGTAATTCTTGTATTCTTTATTTTGTATTTAAAGAAATAAAGCATACTAATATTAGATGGACCTGCAACACATTAAGAAAGTTCAAGAGTGGGTCGAGCTGGACAATAAAGTCCTTCGAAATAAGGAACAAATGAAGGAACATGTTGAGCGGAAAAAAGAGTTGGAAGATGACATATTGCAATATGTAGAGTCGAACAAGATCGACAATTTGTCTTTGAATATATCGGACGGAACTATTAAGTTTTCTAAAAAGACGAATACTCAGCCTTTGAGTATAAAAGTAATCAAGGCGTGTCTCGAGAAATACTCGAGCAAAAACAATGTAGATATTGATGTCGATGACATTTGCAATTTTATCAATGCAAGTTTGGAAAAAAGGAGTTCTTCGTACATGAAGAGGGATTTCAAATGAAATACTTGTTCGAGCTATACGATGTGTCGTACATTTTTCTGACGAATTCTTTTTTGATAGTATTTATGTCGACGTGACATACATAATTGTCTGACTTCAACTGCAGGATATTGTCTGTGAGTTCGTCGACAATGGTTTTAATTTCATGCTCATAATTTGAGCACCATCGATGGAATGGTATTTTATTAGGATTTGGGACTTTTGGAGGTGGAGGCATCTTTACTTTGTCATCGTTTGGCTTAACGTGCTTGTCTTCGAGAACGTAATATGTTTCGTTGCCCTTAATTTTCAACATCTTGGTTCACTACATAAGGGGAAGCATCTTATACTTAAGTATTGTGCAATGAACTAAAAAATGACGGAACTTACAGAGCGATCATACAAAGATGTTGTTGACCACGAGGAAGAAAAGGTGGAAGAAGTAGTGAAAGAGACTCGTTATACATATGAAGAATTGCAGGTATTGTTGAACGAAAGGCGTCGCATGCATCGCAAATTGTGTGATGCCAAGGTATTAGATTATGTTACCGAGCAACACGAACATATTTGCGACATGTTTTCGATGTTGAAGGAAAAATATACCCCGGATGGTTTTTTGAGCGTGATGACGTTGGATGAGTTTGTGGATCTCTTTAAGAGAAACATTAAAGTGGATGAGATGGAAAGATCAGTAGAAGACGAATGCAATGTGTCCATAGAAGATGAAGATAATTAGCAAACCAAAGTAAAAAAAATATTGTAATAAAATATAAACGATAAATATGAATAGTAGTCAATTCACGCAAAAGCCTGTGGCACCGTTTCAGTCCCCAATTCAACCGGTTGCCAAACCTATTTCGCCACCACCAGTGCTTCCTTCTAAATCCGATATGCCTCCTGCACAACCAATGACCGGTGGAAAGAAGGCGCGCCGTGTTACTAAGAAACCATGCAAGAAGGGTGGAGCTCTGTTGGATGATGTCAAGAATCTTGCCGTTCCCTTTGCCATTCTGCTTGCCAAGCAAGGTCTAACCCAAATGTTTGAGAAGAACAGGAAAAAAGCCGCTGCCACTCCAGCGGTCCGCCGTCCGGCTGTCGAGCTTAAGGCTTCTGTGCCTTCGAGGCGTCGCACCGTGGCAGGTGGCAGTTGCGGCTCTCAATGTGCCCGTGCTGTACAGAATGCACAACGTGGAGGCCAACAAGAACGTCAACAGCAACAACGTGGAGGCCAACAAGAGCGACAGGAACAAGAACGTCAACAGCAACAACGTGAAGAACAACAATGTGAACAGCAACGGCAGCAAGAGCAAGAGAAGGAGCAACAGGGTGGTAAGAAAAAGGGGGCCAAGAAAGCCCCCAAGAAAGTTCTACAGCAAAAGGCTGGACAACAAGAGCAACAACAGCAGCAGCAGAGCAAGTTGCGTCAAAAGTGCCAGAACAAGCAAGAGCAGATCAAGAGCCGTTTTGAGATGCTTTCGAAGGAGATCGACCAATTCCTACAAAAGTACTAGATATCAAGTTTTGATATCTCATCCATGACGCTTTGGTCGTATTCCACGTGAAGGAAATGTATATTAGTCCATATATACGATAAGTTTTCTAAATATGCAGAGTTGTTTTCATACCTGTGCATATTTTTGGTAATAAAGAGACATCTTGCTATGAAGATGTGATCGTTTTCACCTCGTGTGTTACGGAATATATACAGCTGTCCGTCGTGAATAATTGTATGCATTTTCATTGAAAAATTATCTTAGGCTTAAGTAATAATATGGAGAGCTTGTATGTAATCAATGTATCGAACAAAGAATACGTGGACTTAGTGAATGATGTTGTGCGAATGATGACAATTCAGTTTGTGATTCAAATTTTGTACTGTGTAAACAGCGATGATGTACCGTTCTTTTCGCTCGATTTTGTTCTGTTGCTATTGTATGTTGCACTGGGTGTATGTGTTTATTGGATGGTAATAAAAAAATTGGTAAGCTTTAAATGATACACTGTATTGCCAAGAAGGTGAAGGATTTCGTTCTCGACAAGGAAGTGCTAGAGAGGAGTATGTATATTTCCAATTGCCAGCAACAATCACAAGACACTACATGTATAGTTGAGAATATTGTTTCAAAGCTTGAGATAATACCGTCAGATGTGGTGGTTGGCAACGACGTTTACAATGACGTCGAGTTTTTTACAAAGTTTACCACCACTTCACACTCAAAAACCGTGTTTGACATGTTTGACGGTTTCGAAACGAAGGGTGGCAAACTATTTGGAAAAGCCATATTATCAACACCGTTATTGAACATGGACGTATTGGCAAGACGTATGGCTATTTTAAAAGGGTTCGAGGAGTCATATGATATGGCTGACGAAAGTGTGTTCAAAATGTTGCACGACAACGAGGATGATGTATTGTGGCTTTTTTCGTCAAAGGAACAACACATCGAGGACTTGTTCAACATAATGTATTTTCGTTCTTGGGTGTTGCGCAATATGAATAGGAGCCCAATGGCTCTCACATTCAACAATTTTTACAAGATCATTGTATCTCCTTTGATAGGTTTCTTGTCTCCAATAATATACTACATTGTGCCCTACATGATCATACGATACAAGTTCGGGATAAAAATTCCATTTATCATGTTCTTAAAGTTATTCGTGCGGAGTTTATTGAGTGGGACGGACATGATATTTGGCACTAATAGCTACATGACCACTCTTCAGTTTGTCAGCATGCTATTCACCGTTTTCTTTTACTTCCAAGGCCTCTCCAATAGTGTAGAGATTTCGAGGACGATCTACAAAGTGTGCGCGTACATCATCGGTCGCTTTAATGGGGCCACAAGGTATCTGAAGGCCGCCCAAGAGGTTGTTTCAAAGTATTGGAATCCCGAAATTGTTGGGGGACTTGTCGTAAAAAATGACTTGCTGAAAGCCGAGGATGTGGAGTGCGCTTACGTAAATAGTTTAAGAGACCGTGCTTTTAGCGTTTTTGGAAACTTTGGAAAGCAACTTTGTGATTACAAGTATTTGGACAAGGCATGTATTTTATCTATAATATCAAAGTCGTATATCATAGACTTTGTACGAGCGAGCATATGTTTTAAGCGTAACCAAGCTGCATCTTTTGTCGAATATGTGACTGAGCAAAAAGTTCCAGTCTTAGAAGTTGCAAACCTACGCCACCCATGTTTGCCTTTTGACAAGACTGTCTCGAACGACTTCAAATATGGAGAAAAGAATATCATTATCACTGGCCCGAATGCAGGAGGCAAGTCAACTTTCATAAAAGCGTTGCTAATAAATGTATTATTGTCGCAGACCATCTGTGTTCCAGTAGGTTTGTACTGCAAGCTTTCACCGTTTCTAAACATCCATAGTCAAATCAATATTCCAGATTGTAAAGGATGCGAATCTTTGTTCGAAGCCGAGATGCACAGATGTCATAAGAACCTGAAAACACTGGCTGATACGCAAGGGTTGTCGTTCATTGTCATGGATGAGATTTTCAATTCGACAAATCCTGTGGAAGGAATATCAGGAGCGTACGCTATCGCAAAAAGGATATCCGACTATAGCTCTTGTTTGCTGATATTTACAACACATTACGTGTATTTGACGAAATTGGCCAAGACGACTCAGCGGTTTGTGAACATGAGAATGAATGTTCGTATGGATGGAGAGAATATTGTTTTCCCATACAGGTTAGAACGAGGTGTTTCGAAGCAATACATTGCTTTAGAACTGCTCAAGAAGAATGGTTTTGAGGAGAGCATCGTAGATGAAGCACTTGCAATAAAGAGAAAACTATGTTGTGTTTGAATGTTACAAAAATATATATAACAGGTAACTAAAAATGAGGCTCAACAAATCGACCCATCTAATGATTTTGCTGACCTTTGTATTGATATTTATCGTGTTCTATCTGTACTACACCATTGTGGATGTGAAAAAGATGAACCAGGAGCTCCTCAAGCTGGGCAAGGAGGTGCAGTCCCTGTCGAGTGGGTTTGCAACTCTATCGAAAGAGGTGTTGTCGTTGCGCAATGCCGCCTTGCCTGCTCCTGCATGTTGCTTTCGGCCGGGAGCAGTACCAGCTGAGCAAAACCTAGTCATTGACGACGAGGACGAGGACGAGGACGAAGTAAGCAGTGAGGACCTGAAGAAGATTATTAATGATGCCGATTCGGAAGATGAGGGTGATGCTGCTGCATCTGTACAAGACGAAGATGTCGAAAGTGATGTTCCAATTGACAAGGTACACAATGATGCCGATGCCCCTGTAGAAGAGACCGAATCTACGCTTGAGAAGCCGCTTTCTGCGGAGGATCTTAAAAAAATGAAGTACGATGAGATCAAGGAGCTGTGCAAGCAAAAAGGTGTTACCGTAAAGGGATCCAAGGACGTTTTGGTTGAGAAGCTTGAGAAGCTTTTGCTTTCATCGGCATGATTAGTCAATCTTATGTATCTTTATACATGGTAAAGTGACCATGTGTACTTGACCTCTGATGTATCCAAAACATTGATATTTTGTACTTTGGAAATGGTATATTTATGTTCGTGGTTTTTGATTTTTCTGATTGGAAGTTTTACTACATCAAAAAAAGGTGATGTGTACTTGTATACTTGAATATTGCTGAGATCGTTTTGTTTTGCTTTTAGCATCATCCTACTTGATGCTATGTACACCTTTTCGTATGGGAATTCGTTGGTGTTGGCTTTTTCTACCAAAGAGATCCAAGGAATAAGAGTGGATGAGACTTCATCAAAGTTACTCACGACTATGATGTCCCAATCGTTGTTACTGAGCATGAATGTTTTGAGTTCATTGTTGTTTATGTCATTTAAAGGGCGTGTCACGAAGAGTTCGTTTTCAAAAATAGAAGCAGCTGCATAGTTTTCATCGTAGAGCTTGGCAAGTACCCTTTTATGAACGTCGATTTTATTTACCGCCGTGATGGAGTTGCTAGGTACTAAGGGGGTGAATTCGTCTTGTCGTATGGCAATGACTATCGGGATATAGGTAAATAGGTCCATGTGTGTTTTATTATATAGAACATTATTTGTAAAATTATATCTTATATATTAAAACAATAATGTCAGCAGATTTTAAAGGTTGCACGAGCTGTACACGTGAGAACAATAATGCAAATTTCAATTGCCCCGTGAAAGGAGACTATCGCCTGTTTACGGATTGGCGGCCGAGGTGCGCCACCCAATACACGAACATGATCGGCAATAAGCTGCCGAGTGCTCTGGATTACAGGATGTTTCTGACTCACAATGCAGATGAACTGATTCAAAAGAACGCTCTAGACGCTTATCTGAAAGCGCGTTGTGGCCCGTGTGTGGATGATCCTTCTTGGAACGATGGTACCATGCTTCGTCAATTCGATACGCAGAGGTGTGATGCCCGCACTTGCACCTTCCGTCCCAACGATCCTTGGGGTCTAGGTCGCGAAAGGAAGTATTATGATGACGACCTCGACCAAAAGATGAACAAAGAGTTCATTGCCCAAAAAGAAAAGGAAAACGGGTTCTTCAACCAGACGTCACAATGCTGTGGCACAGTCAAAGATGACATGTACTATTATCCCATTGATGGTGGTGTACAGAAGGATTATGGCCGTCAAGCCGTTCCAAGCGGCGGCGTCCTCATGCAAGGAGGTGATCGTCTGAAGACGTCATCCTTTGACTCGTAAAAAATTATGTTTGAGAAATATAAATAATGGAGCAATCAAAGTTTTCCAATCCATATTGTTCCGGAGAAGTTAAAAGAGTCGGTGCTTCCGATTTGAAAGTGAGTGGACGCATCAATGAGACAGTCAAGAACAATAAAATATATTATGTGGCGGCATCACCAGCAGATCACCGTGCATCGTACACAGGGTCAGGGTTGCCATTTGCAAATCAACTCCAAGCTTTCGACAACACGCCTAATCAAGGAGTTGTATCTCTTGGGACAACGACTGCTTTTGAAATCAACATAATGGTGCCAAACAGTTACCAGGTTGGTCTTGGAAGCGTAATTGTTCCTCCAACGTTATACATCGAATACATCAATGAACAAGGCGAAGATAGAATCATTTCAGTTAAAGTGTCCGATGGCATTCCTTACAGGACGTTGACGTACCCAGTGTATCCAAGGGCACGCAAAGATGTTTCATTTTATGACTCTCAGTTTTATCTACAAGTGAGGGGGCAAGAGCGCATTCTTCGAGAAGCAGGATATCCTCAAGTCAATTACATGCCCGAAAACCATTGGGGGACCAAACCTCCTATGTAATAGGATTTCTAAGAGTTCGGTAGCACGACTTTCATGAATTTCGTGAAAAAAGTGTCAGGAGGTGGAAGGATCTTATCGGCTTCCGCTCCCATTTTGGCGTTTCTATCCAAGTAAGCTTGTTGCATGATTTTGTTGGGAAGGGTGGCAATATCTTTGTTTAGGTTTGGATCATTTTTAATGTAGTTGGTGACAGACACACCATCTTTCATTGTTTTTTTAGGGATCACTTCATCATCTGGGTAAGCAGATTGTAGTTTGTCATGGACACCATCAGTAGATACCTTAAGCTTGTTCCAATCATAATTAGGATATGTATTTGTTAGATATTCAGCCTTTGTGATCTGTGTAGGACATTCTGTTGGGTAGATTAGTCCGTATTTGTTTTTAATATAGCCAATATTATCATCCGTCATCGAATCTAATGTTGCAGACTTATCGTTTGTGAAGATGTTTCTATACAGACGACATGCATCCGATGCATACATGGAATCGTTGGTATCCCAACACTTGCATGCAGGATGTGTCGGATTTGCAGAGCAGAATTGATGAATCGACTTCTTACATGTGTTTGGTGTATTGAGCAATTGATTCACATCTGCCCAGTTTTTAACCGAAGGACAAGTTTTGCACGTGGATCCATCGAATGGGCATTTTGTCATATTTTGAATAGCTGCTAGAATATCGTTGTACTTTTGCATCATGCTTGAATAAGCTTGGTCTTTATACAAATAATAATTGTTCATGACGTGTGTATATAACTTAGATACATTATCATCAGAAAGGGCTGTATCATAAATTGCAAAGTTGAATAGGTTACCGTTCCAGTTCTTGAGTCGATTGATCACCATTTCTTTGTTGCTAAACGTAGTCGTTGTGTTGGATACGGTAAACTTTAGGATGGTGGATATTGTGGCCTGATTTGATCCTTCTCTCATTGCAAGAACCCTTACATTGTCTGTGTCTTTGATTATAAAGTAGAATGTGAGAATGTCTTTGTCGAGATTGATGAGCTTGTCCGTGGTAGATGCGAGGCATGGGCGTGGTTCGTCATTTCCGTATTGCATTAACAAGTTACCAACTTGACTATTGTTGCTGTTGAGGATTGAACCAGCTTGAATGAACAACGACACTCCATTATTATTAGGGCTGTTTGCATAAAGTTTGAGGAGTTCCATTTCTGAGTTTGTGTTGTTCACCATTAGATTTCCGTGTTTGCATGCAATAACGATAGTGTATGTGTTGGTGAATTGGATTTTGAGGTCGCTTGAGAAAGGTCCGGTAACTGAGTTTTGTCCAAGGTAAACGCCGTTTTTCTTATCATAAACAGCGTCTGTAAAGAACGTAAAAGATTGTTGGACTGAAGTCGACGGTGCAATGTTTTTCCACACGCGAGTGGTTCCGTTGATTGATGAGGAGTTGAATATAGTGAGGTACGTTTTAAGGCGATCACTAATGTCGGTAACATCTTCGTTCAAGATTTCTTGTTTGTAGTCTAAAACGTTTTTGCTCGTCGTTGTGTCTATAAACCTTTCTACCAAGTATGTTTTGCAAAATGAGTATTGAAGCGTAACGACGACTGCAACGATCACTGCCAAAGCAAGAAGGGAGCATTCGAGCCTTGGCATGCCTTTCAGATTGATGATGATATACATTGAAACAAGTACCAAGAACACATACATGAAAACATCCAAGTAATACATATTTAATAATTTGAGAGATATTTTTGCACTTATTTAAAGAAAATATTATATCGTAGTCTATAAAATGACAGGAGAAACACTCGAACGAAAAGCACCTAACGTAAAGGTTGTCAATGTAACAAAGCCTTCCCAGTCCTCTAAAAGTTCGTCCGTTACCGAGCGTCCTTTTGAGCCTTTTCCAAAGCCATCGAGTGATAGTAGCAACAGCGAACCACCCAGTGATAATGAAAGCACAGCTTCATCCGTTTCTTCTTCCTCTTCCGCCTTTTCCCAAGTGTCAGGAGTGTCCAACGTGTCTAAAGTGCCTTCGAACGCTTCATCAAAGGCAGTCTCGACGTCCAATGCATCCTCTAAGGCTTCCTCCAAGCTATCAAAAAAATCAAAAAGATCCAAAAAACCAAAGTCGGATTCAGGTTACGATTCCGATTCCGATGCAAGTGTTCAATCAAAGATGTCCATGTCATCATCGCATTGTTCGAATGACACAGTTGAAAAACTAAGTTGCGATCCTTTGTTCTTGGTGTTGAGTCAGTTCTTGATGAACGAAAATGGAGAGAATATTGTGACCGTCATGTCAAACATACAAAAAGAACTAGAATCACTTAAAGAGACGATATCAAAACTCACCAAGGAGTCGCGAGCATAGTTATTGCAAGCAACCTTGCTTTACTTTGCCTTTGTACTCCCCTACGATCAAAAGGTTTAGGAAAAGATCGCACACTTTGTTGACGATTTCTGAGGAGAATTTATAGGATGCTCCATTTCCTTTGATCGAAAAGCAACTAGATTCTGAAACGAATTGCCCCTCGACTTGTTTGTTTTCATTCACATGGAAAAACGTAACAAAGTTTTTGGATGTCACAGTTCCACCCATGGCACTGAATGAGAAAGATCCCGTTGCACGAAATACGTCTTGAAACCTCTTTGCATGAAGAGTTATGATTTCAGCATCGTGTATGGGTTCGAATTCTTCTTCGTGATCTGGAACACATGGAATGAGCAAGCATTCGAATTCGTTTTTGCGATCATCTTTTGGTTTCAGAAGCATCTTAAAGCCTTGTGCATCTGTGGCAGCCGGAATATAGGTGTCCAAAACAGTTGGTTCATGAATGTAAAAGTCAGCGAGATCCATTTCTGAAATGGAACATTGGCCATTTTTGGGAGTATGTGTCGTGATAGACACTGTGTCAGTAAAAGATCCCTCCTCGCTTGTAAATCTATCCTTCATCCAATTGTCCGTTTGCAAGTAGTAGCGACCGCTTATATGAATGTTGAACTCTCTGCCGAGATAATCCCACGACTTCGGGATCAAGTTGATAAATTTGCCGTCTGCCGAAACTTTAACATCGAATGGAACTGGTGGATTTATTTTCACGGTGTTATAAACGATGCTCGCATTCTTCTTTCCCGGCACGACAAGTTCACATGTGAAGATGTGCCCGAAATGGTTGTTCATACGCAAGTATGCATGTTTTTTGATGATATTGGATATATTGGCTGTGGACGTGTCGGTGTAATGTTCGAAGAAATTCCAAGGGATGTGATAGAAGAATCCATCATAGGCTCCAAAAACCAGATATCCGTGAGGATCTATGGCAATGGATGCATTAATGTTTTGTTTTTCTGTGAGCCGTGACGTGCAGGTCATGGCACCGATTGGCTTTCCGCTTTCACAATCAATCGCAATAAGCTTACCTATGTTGTTTCCGATAAAGAGAATATCATTCACTACAATCGGCGAACAACATATATCAGTGTATGTTTGGAACTCCCAGATTCTTGCTCCACTTGATGCATCCAAACAAACGATAATCCCATCAAAGCATGCATAAATAATATGATTGTTGAATACCACAGGTGATGCATAAATATTCGTTCCGATATCTTTTTCCCACAAGATCCCATCTCTTCCAATGCAGTAGGCTTTTCCGTTGGTTGTTCCGACATGGATATAACCTTTGTAGAGCAAGGGGGTGGATTTGATTTCGGCTCCAAGATTGTATTTGAAAGCGAGAGCTCCTGTATTTTTATCGACGCCATAAAGGTTGAAATCCAGGCTGCCAAATACACACAACTCTTTGGTCAATAATGGGCAAGTCCATATCATCATTCCTGTTTTGTACTTCCAAAGAATGTTTCCAGTAGGCTTTAAGCAATACATATACTGATTGTCACAGCCACAATAGATAAGTCCTTGCTCGCTCACTTGAACATTTCCCTCGAATGAGTTTACGACGACACCGGAGTTTTCGGTTTCACTGGAAACCTCGGTCATTTCCTTTTTCCAAGCTAATTTGCCTGTTGACATGTGAACTGCGTGGATGCATCCATCCCCACCAGGAATGATAACATAGCCGTACGGATGCAAGGCAGCTGCAGAGTCAACGAGCGAGTCCGTTTTCATTTTCAGTTTGTAAACCCATTTTATGTGTCCCATGGAATCCAAGCAAAAAAATTTCTTGTTTGTGGAGCCGACATATGTGTTTCCCGTTGCATCTATGACAGCAGTTCCCCATATGATACCTCCAAGGTACGTTCGAAATGCTGACGCGGGGTCCAATCTTCGTGGGAACTTTACGGGTTGCGGACAGTTTTCTCTGGTCTGACGGAAGGAAAACCACATGATACCTTTATATATATAAATGTTTCACGCAAGACGAAGAAAAAACAATTTTGATTTAGACATGAATATTTGATTTTAGAATGCGTACTATTTTTCTTGGTTTTTGTTCCTGGTTTATTGGAACCATGACTTTCTTTTCAATTCGGTCGATATTCGAATACAGAACACCGTTTATGAATTCGTAGCACTCCTCTATTTGTTCTCTCGTTTGTGATCCAGTTATGATGATGCATCCGCTTTGAAAAACGGCAATCGTAATTTTCTTACAGTTCCCGTCTCCAATGCCCTCCCCGCCCTTGTTGTCCTGACATTTTTTAGACTTGCATTTACATCTTCCATCGTGACATCTATTACTCTTGTTAAAAAAGTAGTGAAGCTTTACTCCTGGATAAATCACAGGCTCATAATTGCACACCATCCCGTATTCGTTTTTAAGAATCTTGTGAAGAATGTCCCGTTTGATAGGGAACCCGACTTTGTAATCCGTGTTGATCAATCGTATTTTGTATTCAGTGTTTTTCAGTTCGTTGACATCTTCTATGACATTGGCATCCTTATTCAAGTAAATGTCCCTGAGGATGTCGATCATTTTATCAACGACAATATGTCCTTGCTCGATGTCTTTGACACCTGTGACTTGTATGTTGCCGTTCCTGAACGTCTTAATGTTTAAATTATTAATGCCCTGATTTCGATAGACGATGGTTACCTGGTTGTCGAATCGTCTATTCGGTTTCACCTTTCTTCGATTGATGGTGTACTTTTTTGCATGTCCTTTGAAGATCATTTCCGACTTGCGTTTCCCGTATTCGACATAGACAATTCCATCCACTGCATTCACATCGCAACTTGTTTCGAGGCAACTGTACAAGACATCCAAGTTGATGGATGTACCGACCGAACCGGTCGCCGTGATTGTGCTTATCCTGTAAGGTGTGGGTGGATCGTACCTTTGTTCCATAATAATAAAACCGAATGCTATATGATATATTTAAGGCTTTCCTTAAGTAATATCTATTTATCTTTCAAATTTTTCGTCAATCAGGGATAGCTTGATTGTTTTCTTTACTGCATGTTTACTGCACGGGATGCACTCGGTAAAGGCATAGGACATTTCATATCTAAATTGCCAACCGTACATAAGCTATGGATAGCTGCATCATAAAAGCTATATTTCAGAATATTTTTTTCTGTAATGCATTGATCTACCTTGATTATATTTGGGTTATATTCAATACATAATGAATAGTTATTTAGGGATGGATCTTGATCGCGTTTTATGTTCTTTCCATTATTTATTACAACTTGCACTGAACTAGAAATTATATTGTCTGGGGCATTTTCTACTTTAAAAAGGTTCAACAGACCCGTCGCATGAGGTGTGGTACTGTTCGGAGCATATATTTTATAATGTGCAGCTGGTAAGCCATTTGATGATTTCCACACAAATTGGGACTGTGATCGGTAAGCAACTGTCAGTTCATTTCCACAATCGTATGTTTGCGAATACCAAAATGCAATTTTTTGCACATTTTCCAGCATGTAAGCACATTCATTGTATTTTCTTATAGTATTGCATAGTTTTTCCCAATTTGAATTTAAAATTATGTCTAAACATATCCAACCGGCATGTGGCCTAGAGTGCTGATTGCATTGGAACATATAAGGGAGTGATGGACTACCCATTTTGCACTTTCCCAGTGGAAAGGAAGTTGTCATCATTGCGTCTGACATGCGATTGATGAATGAAAATGCAAACAAATACATAATACCACGGATAGTTGTCATTTTGTATGATCTTGTATTCTGATTGTCTGATTTTCAATGTACTATCTATTTCTTATTCAATTTTTTCTTTAGTCCGGGCTTGCTTGATTGAGAGGAAGCAGAGCCCTTGCCGGAAAGACCGGGTGTAGAGCTGATGAAGACATCATACACCCTCTCAAACTCGTCAAGTTCCTCCATCCAAATGTCTACCTCTTTTTTGTTTTTGAGAGCTTCGATATCAGCCATGGCATTTGCAATATCTGCCTCCAAATCCGTTACCTTGTCTGTCGTTAGGTTATAGATGGGTATCTTGACGATGTAGTCATACGAAGCCTCGTGCTTCATGAAGTCGTTGTCGGAAAGGTAGGATTCGAGCTCGACCTTCTTCATCTTATGGACATGGATGCGCTCCGCCACAACTTCTTTGATAAACCGAATCTTGTTGGCCATCAAGTCCGCATCATATTGCAGCTTGCGAAGGATGTGTTGCTTACGTTCTTTGTAGAACTTGAGTCGGATGTCATAAAACTCATTCACAATATCGAAAGCCGTATCATACTTTGTGATTTGGCACTGCCCATTGAAAGCATACATGTTTGTTGTCGAGAGACCCTTGGTGGATACGAGCTTGAAGGTGTTTTCGAACTTGGTAAACCCATTGGATTCAATTTCTAGGAAACTATCCACAACAGCCTGTGTCGAAAAGTGCAAGATGAAGTGCACGTGATTGCCCGCTGACATATTCTCGTACTTTTTGAACTCGGGGAATTTGTCGTAGAGCGATTCGAGGTCGCTTTTGAAATCAAATGTAGCATAACCGATGGGAAGTTCCGTCACCTCGATCTTTGTGGCACTGGTCTTGGCAAACTTTCCGATGCTGTGCCATTTGCCATTGACCTTGCGGATATCACCTTTGAAGCCGCGGTACCAAGGAACGAGATCGTCTTGTTCTGATGCCACTTCTTCACCCACCAACATGCGCTTCAAAAGCCGTGAGATGTCAACGGGATTGTAAGATGGAATGGTGGTGCTAAAACCTGTACCGATGCCCATGGCCCCATTCACAAGAATCATTGGCAATATGGGCACATAATATTCCGGTTCCACTTGTTGACCATCGTCCTCGAGGTACTTGAGGATGAAAATGTCTTGTTTCTTAAATATGGTTGTGGCAATATTGGTGAGAAGGGTAAAGATATATCTTGGCTGAGCAGAGTCGTGACCTGAGTTCATTCTTGTCCCAAATTGGCCATTTGGTTTGAGGAGGTTGATGTTGTTGGCGCCGACGTAATCTTGTGCCATATTCACAATGGCTCCTTGTAAACTCACTTCACCATGATGATAGGCTGAATGCTCAGCCACATATGCAGCAAGTTGCGCAACCTTTATTTCTTTCTCAACCAGATTTCTTTTGAAGCATGAGAATAGGATCTTGCGCTGCGAAATCTTGAGTCCATCGATTACGTTGGGTATGCTCCTTTCGATGTCATAGTTGCTGAAATGAATGAGTTCTTTATGGATAAAGTCTTCATATGCAATTTCCGGAATGTTATAGTTCAATGTGATCTGTCGATCATAGTTACCGAGCCAGTCCTTCCTCTCATCGGCCTTTTTCTTGTTGAATGCAAGATCGATGCTCGAATCACTATTCTCCGTGTATTTGAAGGTTGTCATTTTCATGTTCTTAAACCATTCCTTTGCTTCTTGCTCGGTGGAAGTACCCAAACCTTTGTAATACTTCACTTCCCATCCTTTGTCATCGTTGTTCTTCCGCCAATCTTCAAAGTCTGCTATAGTGTAGAATGATACGACTTCATCCCTTTTTTTCATCTTGATGATAGGTGTCTGCAGACAATGGATGAACTTGAATTCTTGGACAAGCGATGGCCACATGGATTGGAACAAGTTTATGACAAGGCCTTTGATATGAGAACCATCGTGGTCACTATCGGCAAGAATCATGATTCCGCCATACCTGAGATCATCGAGTTTAGTGTATTTTTTTCCGGTCTCTAGACCGAGGATCTTTTTGATATTTGAAATCTCTTCGTTATCGGCAATCTTTTGGACGGCCGCATCCTTCACATTCATCACCTTGCCCTTGAGGGGGAAGATACCAAATCTATCACGGCCAACCTCAGAGACTCCCGCAATGGCGCTAGTGCATGCACTGTCTCCTTCGGTTAACACTAATAGACACTCTTTACTCTTTGCCGTGCCTGCCCAATTGGCATCTTCCAATTTTGGGAGTCCTCTAATGATATCTCGTTTTTTTCCATCCGATTTTTGAAGAGTCTTTGTGTCGAATACATGTGATAGTTCGAGAACCCTCTCGACGATGCCTGATTTGTATAGTTTTTCGACGAACTTTTCGCCCAATTCCGCTTTGCTTCCAAACTTGGTAGCAGGCGTTGTCAAGGTTTCTTTGGACTGGCTATCGAACTTTGGATTGACGATGGTGGATTTGACAAAGAGGATGAGATTGTCTTTGATGGATTGTGGCTTGATGGTCGCATTCTTGTTTTTCTTGACGATGAGTTCGGAAAGCTTCTTGACGATCTGATTGGTGATGTACTCAACGTGCTTGCCGCCACGCAATGTCCACACACCGTTGACGAATGATACCTGCTCGAAGCCGTTCGATTCGTTGTAGCTAGCAATCACTTCCCACCTTTCATTGACGCACTCGTACACACGCGAGTGATCTCCTTTGACTCCCAGATATAAGTCAGCATACTTTTCAAAGTTCTTGATCTCCAGCTTTTGCTCGTTCAAGAAGACATTGACATCGTTGTCCGTGACGGCACATGCATCATACACCCTTTTGACAATGATAGAGTGCATGTCGTCTGTAAGTCCTTTTGGCATGTTGAGTTTCGGATAGTCGGGAAGAAAGCGAATGATGGTGTATGGTTTTTTGGTATATTTGGTAATGGTAGGCGGGTTAATGATGCTCATGTTCTTTTCGAACCGTTGTGTGTACAGTAGCTTTCGCACATGGTCCACCGTTTCGATTTCGAATACCGAACTGAAAATGTTGCAGGCCTTGGCACCAATTCCATTCATCCCTCCCAGGGTCTTCTCTTCTTCATCATCGTAATTCGTAGACGTCAAGAGGTTCCCAAAAATGAGTTCGGGAATGTAGATGTTATGCACGGGGTGCTGGGCAACTTCGATCCCATTCCCGTCGTTCGTCACTTCGAACAACCCCTTTTCGCGGTCGATGGCGACTTTTATATTTTTGACGAGGCATACATCCTCGTTCGTTAGTTTTTCCTTCTTCATACGGATTGAATGATCGATGGCATTGACGAGAATCTCATCGAAGATTTTGAAAAGACCCGGTACGTATCTAATGGTCTTCTTGACCATCTTCTGGCTCTCCGAATCAAACACCCAAGTCTGGCATGCATCCTCATCGATGGACCCGATGTACATACCCGGCCGAGTGAGGACATGTTCCCTCGCTTCCAACTTTTTGTACTTCTTGGAAATAATGCTATCGGATTTGTTAGCCATTTTTATCGTGGTGTAACTAGTAAGTAGTATACACATATGTTTTAAGTAGCTTTCATTCAAATTTTATTTTGTCCTGAATTGCCTATAATTTTGTTGGTCAGCTACTTTTTGGACCATGGCCTTGGTGAGTTGATCGGCATTACGATTCTGTTTTTGTACCTTGGCAAACAGCTTTGTGAATTGCTCTTCAGCCTGTGAACGGACCTTCTCTGCAAGCCTTTTTGGGATTTTCTCCTGTAGTTGAAGATCCTCCTTTACTTGACAAAGGGCCTTTTGGAATGCCGACTTTGAAAGGTTGAAGCGGGACTGTTGCGCTCCACCCTTGATGGCACCTGTAAGATCTTGCGTAAGCACAGCAGGGCGGACGAGGGTATCCGTAACGGATGCGTCTGTGAATTTTACGGAGTCAGCATAGCTACCCGAAGCGGTTCCAAAATACTCGCTTGGGAGCACGATGCGACCGCCTTTTTGTACTTTGCGGAGGTCATTTTGAACAAAGTTTTGGAGGAAGTTGTTCAATTGATCGGTGACCTCTTGCTCACATGACTGGAATCCAAACTTTCGGATGTTTTGCCGTATGGATTTCTCTGGAAGAAATATCATTTATAATAATAAGATAAAAAAAATGAGTCAAAATGGCAGAGTGGATACTTTGTATAATGAAAATTATAACATATATGATTTGTTCAGGGAAGAACGGAAGCCGGATATCAATTTTAATGAAGAAGCCATAAGAGGAACTCATACAAACAATGACTTGAGCAAGGTTTTTTTTAGTCGCTTGAATATTGATGCCCTTCAATCAGGCATCCGATATCTTGTCTTTAAAAACTCGTGCGAAAGGTTTGTCATCGATAGACAGTCGGACACAGATCTTAAAGTAATCATGCGCGCAATTTATTTGGAACACGGACACCATGGTGTGAAAGACGTGATAGAAGAGGTAAAGCGTTTGAATGGCCTCGTACTCGATTTCTGTGTGCCTAGAATCGTACAAGAGATCAACATGAATATGCGTTATAAATCTGACATCAGCAAACTTCCAATACCATTGGATAGAGGAGAATTCTCTTCAGCAAAAGGCCAGAAGACTTTGGTAATTAAAGATTTATAAAATATTTCTCACCTAAATATAAACTTTGAGAATGAACAGCACCAAGACACGATCTTATTTGAATACATTGGTGTTCGCCATCATTGCTGGCATCATATCAGTTTTGTTACTGTTTGTGCTCATGTTCAAAAAACTGCGTGAGTTTACGCCTTTTGTGATCACGCTCGAGGTCGGCATTTTCCTTGTTTTGTTTTCGTGCATTGGGCACATTTGGATTATTGAATCGAGGCTTGGTCGCCTCCGCAATCAAGGGATATCTTCCATCGGTTTCGACTCTTGCCCTGATTACTACGTAAAGCGTCTCGATGGTAGTAAAGAATTTTGTTCGAACGAATATGTCCTGCAAGATGAATATGGAAAGAGCTTTATCATGAAAGTTTACCCAGCAAACACGGACAAGGTCAAAATACCGCTGCCAACAAGTCATGAACAGAGCATGTCGACCAACACCGACAAACCTTATGATAAGTTCTACCTCCGAGAAATAGAGTCTGACATGAACCTCAAGACCCCAGCAGACAAATGTGCTCCTCTATTTTCTCAACCGAGCGACCCCAAGCTTGCCTATTTGAATGGCTTTAATCGCTTGCCGTGGAGTACGATGAGGTCAAAATGCGAAGCGGTAGCTGCTTAAAAATTGATTTAAGATCACACTACTAATATAATATACTGTACTATCAAGCGGCAACCATGGAGATATTAGAAAAGCTCAAGCCCACGAAGCTGAAGGATGTGGTGGGCAACAGGATACAGATAAAGAGAATAGTGGAAGTGCTTAAGAATGAGGCATTCGAATCTAAAATAGTATTGATCATTGGACCGGATGGTTGTGGCAAGTCGCTCATAAGCAAACTAATATTTGATGATTTGAACTTCAATGTCCTCCATGTCTCTGCCAACATCAAAGATATTCAAGCAATAATAACGTCCTTTGTGTCTAATAAGACCATCATGTCATTTTTTGATAAAAAGAGAAAAATCGTTTTTATGGACAACATTGACATCTTGCTGACTACTGAACGGAATGTCATGTCGATTATCAAGGATATATACTCGCTTTTGGAGAAGCACAATGTCTTTCTTGTTGCTACTTGCAAGAATAACGAAGAGAAAAAGCTATTGGAGCTCAAGAATAAAGTGGAACCAATAAAGATCAATTATCCGAGCATCAAAGATACCTTCGCATTCTTGTCTCAGGCAAATGACGTATATTCTCTTGGGTTCGATGAGGATGAGCTGTTGTCTTTGGTGAACAAGTACCGAGGAAGCATCAGAGATGTTGTGATAAGCATAGGTTTAAAAGACAACGAATATGATGGGACGTTCAAAGATCTCACGCAATTCGAGATTATTAAGAGCATCATGCGGCATAACCGCAACATGTCGGAGATTATGAATTTATTGCGCGAGGATGTGAGCATGGTATCCTTTCTTTTGTATGAGAACCTGCCCGATGAGGTGTGGGCAAACTTCTCAAAGCCAGAGTTGATAGAAGTATATAAAAGAATGAATGAATGGTTTGTAATTGCTGACGTCTTGGAAACTTTTATGTACCAATCATCTGATTGGAGTCTATATGATTACGTGCACTTGCTCAAATTATTTGGGACAAGCAGTCTGTTGGAACCACTTATTCGCAACCCTGTGGCAAAAGATGTCAAGTACAGGTTTTCACAGATTATATCGAAGGTTTCTCACAAGAACATCATGAATAAGAAGGCAAAAGGTATATGCAACGATGCGATGTTAAATAGGTATGAGCTCATGTTGTTGGCAAATGTAACTTCGGCTAGTACGGCCAAGAAACTAGGGCAGGATGAGAATAATTATGTGTCCACATACCTCAAATATTTCGAATAGAATTTTATTTCTTCTGATATATAAAACCAAATATGCCATTGTCGCTGGGAAATCTCGCAAGTTCACTACCACCAGTTGTGTCTCCTAGTGTGATTACGGGGACAGCAGCCAATGCTGCCAAGAAAGTTGCGGCAAAAAGTGGTGATAAAATGCCCTTTACGATTGCCCTCATTGTGATCGTGCTGCTCTTCATGTTTGTGATTATCTACATTCTTTTCATGATTAAAAGCCCGCGGTTGTCAGGCAAGCAACTCATTTCGGACCCGGTGAGGCTGAACCAAATGGATACACCTACTGAGATTGCGAGTTCCCTTTTGCCACCATCTTCGGTTGGCAGGGAGTATTCGTTTTCTTTCTGGATCTATCTGGACTCGTATGACCAAACATACACAGCATCCGATGGCAAGATGCTAATGCCTATCGATAAAATGGTATTCTATCGTGGTGTATCTGGCAGTGTGATGGGAGCTAACCCGGTCGTGTTCATGGATGGCTTGAGCAACAAGCTTTACATAGCGATTAAGACGCAGAATTCATCACCGGATAACAAGCCTGAATTGGGTGTAGACTACAATGCCAATCTGTACAACTTCAGGTCGATGAACTACTTTACAAATCCCAAACTGAAGCTGAGGGATCAATCTGCGTTGCAAGGAGCAATCAACAAATATATGCTTGTAGGTGTGGACTATGTGCCCCTGCAACGTTGGGTGCACATTGCCTTTGTGGTAGATAACAAACTTCTGACGGTGTTTGTCGATGGAGAAATCTACAGCGTAAAGAGCACCGATGAGTACAAAACTATGAGGGAGTCAGAACTCGACATTCGTGGCCGTCCAATCGACGTGAATGTCATTGCAGACAAGACGGACGGTAATGTGTATGTTGGTAAGAATGGCGCTGTTGGCAGTGGTACAGCAGCTCCTGGCTACTTGAGCCGGCTGCAATACTTTAACTATGCGCTACCATTGACGGATGTGAAGAGACAGTATGGACAAGGACCCACCAAGACTGGCCTCTTTGGCATAAATGGCGTATGGTCTTATGGGATACGTTCGCCATTGTATAAGCTGGACGATCAATCTACTTAATGACTGTATGCTATATATATTTCAGAACATTTTGAAGATACAATGGCAACTAAGGCAACCAAGACATTTACAACTTGCCTAATTGAAAAGAACATTAGCAATTTTAAAGTGGTTCTTGTGCATGATCTAAAATGGACATGTAAGGACATGTAAGTGATGTTTACAGGTCTAAATGATTGCCATCAGATATAGTGAAAACTGATGGTGCTTTAGGAACTACGAATTATATAATATTTTTTCTAATGGTATCATAAACAAGATGGCATCAAAATCGGGCACGGCTCTTCAAGTAATTCTAGCTATCATCATTGTGATCATCCTGTACATTATCACCTTGGTGGTATTGAAAATTGATACGATCGTAGTAGTTTCGTCGAACCGTGTGAAACCTCGCGAGACGGTCGATATTGTGGATGGTTATGCACCTGTGACTTATCTTGCAGGAAAGACGTACAACACAAATAATACGTATGTAGACAATTTCAGGAAAATCGGTCGATCTGTCAACTCGATGGGCGGTGCCCAATTCACTTATCAATTTTGGATGAAGATCGAAGATCCCAACGATGCATTTTTCAAAGATCTCGTTGTTTTACTAAAGGGTGATAACCGCAAATATAAGATTGGTCTATATGACCCAACCGATGGTTCCAAACTGAGTGAGAAACCCGACGACTATGTGATCGCATGCCCTATGATCAAGTTTGTGGATTCATACCGTCACATGCGGATACAATTCAACACGATGAAGAATCCCATTACTGCTATGGACATCAACATGAATCCTAATGATCCTGGCATGGGCAGGCGTAATGTACTGAGCTTGCTTCCATTGTCGTGGTATCTATTGACCTTTGTGTTTGAGGACAATGTGTCGAGTCAGAGCTTTACAGAGAATGGTATCAACGTCAAGTTTTGGCTAAACGACTTCCCTTACCAAGAGATGTCGGCATCCACGGCTTCGACCCTGAAATCGACGACTTTCAAGCAAAACAATGGGAATTTGTTCTTGTTCCCTGAGATGGTTCAATCCAATAACTTCATGAAGGTTGGGAACCTAAAGTATTTCAATTACTCTTTGACTGAGCAAGATATTCGCAATGCTTTCAAAGCTGGCCCTCCCACCCGTGCCTCTGTGGAAGCAACATCCCCTCGCAATGATTCGAAGCCTGCGTACTTGACTGCCTACAACAAAATCGATCTATACAATTATTAGCCGCATACACTCAATACATTCTTTTTTAATCATCTTGCAATCCCAGCGTCACATCTATATAAAAAGAAATTATGAAATATAAATAAACATGGGTGCTGGAATCATGCAATTGTTGTTTTTTGGGCAACAGGATATATATCTCAAATCGAACCCAAGCATCACCTTTTTTAAAAAAGTGTTTAAAACACACACGAATTTTGCCATGGAGCCGATGAAGGTAGAGTTGAACAAGACTGATACAAATATCTACCAAACGACAATCTTGAAGGCAAAGATACCAAGGCATGCTGATTTGATTGGGCAGATGTACTTTGTTTTTGATATTCCTGAGATCATTTCGGACAGCGTCATGGGGTTTCGATGGATCCCGAATTTGGGAGAGGCGATCATTAAAAACTATTCCATCTCTGTGGGTGGTAGCGTAATTGACAAGCAATGTGGGGAATACTTGCACATTCTGAACAACATCTCGCAGTCGAGTGACAAGAGAGGGATGCTAGACAAAATGAGCGGAAATACGTTACAATTGACAGACCCTGATGCATTTGCCTTGCAAGCGAACAACTTGTCGCATCCACCATTGCGATATAGGATTGGAAGCGCGTATCCGACCTACACACCTCACGATCCAAACAATCCTACAGGCTACAAGCCTTCAATTGCCACACGGAAAATCTATGTGCCATTGAAGTTTTGGTTTAATAGGGATATGGGAAATGCATTGCCTCTCGTCAGTTTACAATACAGCGAAGTGGAATTGACGATCGAGTTGCGTCCTTGGGTAGAGTTGTACAGACTGTTTTATAATAAATCTGGTGTTCAAGATTTTTATGCCCCTAACCTGTATATTGAGGCGCATCAGCTCAAGAACTTTGTCTCTAATGTGAAGCAAAAGTTTTTGGTATCCGATACAGTGATAGATTGTAGGTGCTATTTAGAATGTAATTACATCTACCTGGATACCTTGGAGAGGCAATATTTTGCCTACAAACCGTTGGATTATCTTATAGAACAGGTGACACAAATACCCAAATACAACGTTCAAGAGACGACAGTCCTCGATATGATATTGCAGAATCCTGTCAAAGAGATATTTTGGGTGATGAGGCGGAGCGATACAAACTTGAAGAACGATTGGTTCAACTTTATGGACAACTTCGAAAAGATCATGCTCACGGCCAAGATGATGTTCAATGGAATAGACCGAATGGATGAGAAAGACGCAGAATATTACAATTATGTGCAGCCCTATCAACATCACACTTGTAATTCCAAAGATGGCCTGTACATGTATAGTTTTTCTTTGTTTCCTGAGAAGTACCAGCCGAGTGGAAGTGTGAATTGCAGCCGAATCAACAATGTTCAGTTTTATTTGACGACGAGAAAGCCGCGTGATTCTAGTTACACATATGATGTTACGTTTTATGCTATTAATTACAACTTTTTGAGAATATCATCGGGGTTGGCTGGAGTTGTATACAATTCTTAGCATTGATGCTAAATAATTATGTTACAGAAAAATATAAACAATGTTTAGCTTTAGCGGAAAAGGAACGAATAGCAAGTCATTTGGTGTAAACCTCCCTGTTGGTACTGGGAGTAAGGCACTGTCGGAGGAAATTTCGAGCGTGAGCAAAAAGTTTGTGGATGTCAATGAGAAATACCGCAGTGAAATGAGCAAGTACAAGAAGATTGCAGACTTCAACAAGAAGTTGTCTGCCAGTTACATCTCCAACATCCATGCCATGGTGGACATCAGCAAGCTCCTCAACGATTATGCCGGATTCTTTTCGATGTTGAAGGAGGAGATTAATAAAACGGATGGCAACATTGGATCTCTGACAGCGGACGAGATTCAGTATATTGAGTCTATTACGAAGGCCAAGATCGAAGCGTTCAGCTCGAGTTTCATGCAGCAATCTGACAAGGTAAAGGATCTCTACAAGAAGTACGGTCAAGAATCGGAGGCAAAGAACCTTTCCAATGCACAAGAGCAACTTCAAGAGGCTATCCAGGCGGCCGGTCTGACATACGATGATGTCTCAAAGGTTGTGGCTCGTGGTGGTGCTTCGAAAAAGGGTGCAAAAAAGGGAAAGGGCAAAGCAAAACCGAAGCATTAAAAATGATATAAGAACTGGGTTGAACATTTAAGTAATGGACGTGGATACATTGAGTAAGAAGAAACGTGGAAGGAAACCCAAGACCCCCGAAAAAGATGTTTCGGATGAAGATGTGCAGCCAGCTTCTGTTGTTCCGGATCCAGTGAAGAAAAAAAGGGGAAGAAAGCCAAAGTTCGTATACAGCACCCAAGATGTCGTCAATGTACAGCAGCCGTCGTCTTTGAGCGACGACGAAAACGTCATAGTGAAGCTGAACGTGACGGCTCTTGACGAGGATCAAGAGGCTTGTGATGATGATGAAGAGCATCCCTATGCTTACAATAGGGATGTATACAACAATATATCGAATGCTTTTGATGGAACATCGTCACCACAAGAAAAAAATGTGGTTTTGGTGGAGGAGAGACCTTTGAAGGTAGTGGATATCTTGAACGATTTCAAAGAAAAGAACAAGATACACGAGTGGCCTTCGAATACGTCCACTGCGTGTTATTGGTGTTGTCACAAATTTAACAATGCCCCATTTGGGATTCCTATCAATAGCTCGGAAAAGAGCTTCGATGTGTTTGGATGTTTTTGCAGCTTGGAGTGTGCGGCGGCGTACAACTTCAAGATGCATGACAATATTGATGAGATGTGGGAGAGGAACAACCTTATCAACCTTTTGCATAGGAAGCTAGGACTAGGACGTCTTGTTCGTCCGGCTCCGGACCGATTATCGCTTAAAATGTTTGGTGGCTACATGGACATAGATGAGTTTCGATCCTTCTTCAAATCAAATAAGGTAATCAACGTAAACTTCCCTCCCATGGTATCAATGACACAACAAATCGAAGAGGTCAATGAGCATGAGATCAACAGTGACTTCAAATACATTCCTTTGGATCAAGATCGCATCGATAAATACAAAGCAAAGACTTTGTTCAAAAGAAATAAACCATTGATGAACAAGAGCACACTAGAGTCTTCGATGAACTTAAAGTATTCCTAATTAGTATGCCACGTGACTTTGTTTTTATTATCCTTTTTTTCAATGTGTCCGACATTGGCACCAACTGATCCATCTTCGTTTTTAATGTACAAAGTAAATTGATTATCGCTATTAGGGTTCACCGAGACATAATAAACAACTCCTTTTATCTTCTTTTCAACTACCTCTTCTTCCTCTTCTTCCGGCGTTTCGTCATCCTCTTTAGCCTCTTCTTCAATATCGGCTCCATTTGTATGCTCCTCACATGGGTTATTCATTTCCACTGAGCATTTCAATAGCTTGATCCTCTCTTGTAAGGCCGAGTTCTCTAGCTTGAGTTTGGCATTTTCCTTCTCCATCGCTATAACATGTGATACTTTTGTAAATTCCTTTTTATCGTTTTCTAAAGCTTCGATTTGTTGGGTTAGCAATGCAACTTGTCCTTGGAGATTTTCAATCGTAGTATCTTTAACTTGAAGATCGCGTGCGAGTCTTTTATTATCTTCATCTAATACTTCCGCTTTGCGATAAACCTTTTCGTTGCTGTTATTCATCCTGTCCATCTCATTCTGGAGAGAGTCGATGGTCTCCATGTACCGACGTGCATCATTGATGGCCTTTCGAAGTTTGAGGTTCAGGGATGTCACTGTAGAATCATACTTTGTTTGAACGGACTGGATGTCATTGATTATATGGTTGAAAATGTTCACACTCTCCAGCTGAGGAAGTTCCATTATAGTCTTTCTATATGTTTTTGCTTAAGTGCTTTGTTTAGATTTCTTAAAATAAATCCATGCGTTAATAAATGGACGAAACGATCCAAGCAATATCCAGCCAGACGGGAATCGACGACAAGATCTTGATAGAGAAGACTTATTATGAATGCGGGTCTGATGTGGTAGCAACAATTTGTAAGCTGTTGGATATAAAGACGGTGCCGCGTAACGATGCTTGCAAAACGACTCCTAGTGTGTTTGATACTATTCGAAATATTTGTGATGAGAAAGATACAATATTTCAAGAATTAATGCAAAAAGCGAAAAGTACTTAAGACACTCCTCCTTAGAGTTTATCATAAAATGAAGGAAGATGTGTGTTCGTACACTTTGGAAATCAAGACTGTACAAAGTCAAGCATTCAAGATCCTTATCGAAGCTTTGAAAGAGCTGTTGACAGATACAGCCATCGAGTTTGACGAGAATGGTCTTAAGATTGTATCCATTGATACATCGCATTGCGTGTTGGTGCATTTGAAACTCGATGCTTGTAAGTTTGAGTATTATCAGTGCGAAGGCAAGATTACGATTGGTGTGAATATGCTCAACTTCTACAAATTGATTCGGACCATCAACAGCAATGACACATTGACTCTTTTTATCGAGTCATCAGACATTAATCACTTGGGCATCAAAATTGAGAATGGCGACAAGAATAGCAAGACAACATACAAGTTGAATCTTCTAGATCTGGATAACCAAAAAATCACTATCGATAATGCAGAGTTCAACACTGTGATTAACCTTCCGAGCACGGACTTTCAGAAGATTTGCCGTGATATGAATAACATTGCCGAGTTTGTGGACATCAAGAACATTGGCAACCAGCTCATTTTGAGTTGCAAGGGTGACTTTTGCAGCCAAGAAACGATCATTGTTGATAATGATAGTGGGGTAAACATGATCAACAGTAAAAAGAATGAAATCGTCCAGGGGATGTTCAGTCTCAAGTATCTTGTACTCTTTACCAAGTGCACCAATTTGTGCAGCACAGTCGAAATTCTCCTAAAGAATGATTATCCTCTAGTCATTCGTTATATGGTGGCCTCTCTTGGAGATCTCAAGATTTGCTTGTCTCCTTCTTCTCAAGAGCATTAATTATTTCACCTTTTTTGTGCATGTAAGTAAAATGAAACGTTTACAAGCAATTTTACTCGGCGTGATCTTATTGGCAATGTTGGTGCTTGTATTCATGAAAATAGGACCATGCAAAGAGGCATTTGCAAACGATAAAAACTGCAAGAGTTTTGAACCGAAGAATCCAAGTGTCATGTCATGCGAAGATGGGAGTTTTGTGAAAGGTTATAACAAAACAAAGTGGACATGTTGCAAGCTGCCAGTTGATCCCGCCATAATAAATGAGCTCAGAGATCGTGTGACTGCACTCGAAGCACGATTGGCTAGCGCTGGTGCGGCTGGAGGAGGTCCACCTGCTCGATAATCAAGGCAGAGTCGCAATAGCAAAAATGTCGTCTCCACGATCTTTTGTTGAGCATTTGTTTTCTTGCATGCACTTTTGAATAGACTCAATGATATGGTGTGGGAGTCCATGATTATTCCATACCGTCTCGGTTGCGAGTACAGTTATTTCAAATCCGTTGTTTTCTATGTAATTTTTGACATTAACGGGAGAGAGCTCCCGTGTATGTAGAGCATAAAAGTAGGGGTGAGCCCCGTACATCAGATTGAATATGTTTTTGTAGCTAATAACGTTAGGTGTAGTGAGAAACACCTTTCCGGTTCTTTTTAAGAGTGTGCGTGCATTATCAAAGAATCCTTTGATGCCCGAACCTGTGTATGTGCTGACGATTTCAATGTCGTTGCTGTCCAAATCTGCCAAGTGCTCCATAACTTCCATGAATATGATCAAATCCACATTTCCCTTTAAATTTTCAGGCACGGTTTGCAATGGCTTTCGAACATCACCTTTTATATGAAAGACTTCGACGTGTGGCATGTACTGTTTCAATACTTTTGTAAATGTGGTGGGATATCCTATTTCTACTGCAGTTTTACAATCGTGGCAGTATCTCAAGATATAATCGATGCTTTTGGCATATCGCAAATTGTGTCCGTCGTTTGGCATCAATCGTTGAAGAGAAATTAGAATATTGTCTATGGATATGGCCTCCATGAATACTATAAGAGATACTTTTTACATGCCACAAATACTCGCAAAGTTTTTGATGATGTGGTGTGTGCTGCTTTTTGATTCCGGATGAAATAGAACTCCATATTTATGATTTGGGTACTCAAAGGCACATGGTTGGGATGTGCCATTTAATTGGAAGTTGGCGATGGTCTTGGCGTTTGGGTTGTGAGAAGAAGGAACGATGGGAAGGTCCGAGAAGCAATAAAAGCATGGTTGCAAGGCTGCAATATTTCCTTGGAACAGGGCGTGGTTTGTATCTAGAGATGTGTCCAAAGCTAAACAATTGTACTGTCCGACATTTCGCACTTTGCAACCGTGGATGATGTGCAAAAGCTGACAGCCGAAACAGATGCCCAATGTTGGGACGTCGAATGAAGAAAGTGCTAGTAGATTCAAATGCATGTCGGTTACATTGTTCTTTTCGGATACTTTGATTGGGCTCCCGCTGATGACGAGTCCCTTTACGACCTTTTGTAAGGCTGGCAAGGAGTCGTGTTTGTGGAGGATGTGGAATGGGATGCTGTGTAGCTTTAGAGTACGGAGTAGTTTACCGATCTGAGATAGTCTGCGGCTAGTCTTACTATTATCCACGATGAGCAACATTTACATAATGTAATAAAAAAATTATACCTGTGCTTGGTCCATGATCACAACATCATCCGGCACTCTAGGGTCCCTTGGAACCAATACGGCTTGTGCAGCATCTTGCACTTGATTATGGGAAGAAGCAAGCAAGTTCAATGTCGTGTTCATTGCAAGGGTGACATTGTATAACATCAGCCTCCTTTGATCCGATGGCAGCGAATAGATCAAGAAAGCCAGATAATCAATGGTACCCTTGTTGACGGTGATGAGGCTATGGGTATCCATGGGCTGCCTACACAATGGGCACGTGTCCTTTTCTTGCTCTGCCCAACTCACTAGACATTTAGTGTGAAAGAAGTGGCCGCAAGCAAGCTTCATGGAGTTCCCTTTGCCCATCTCGTCCATGCAAATGCTGCAAGGATCCTCTTTCATCTTCACTTGGTTGTAGTGGAGCATACACATCCGCTTCCCTTCGTATTCGGCCCGTGCCATAAAGCTACATACTTTGCCGGATTTGCATCGAACTTGGCAGTGGGAGGATGCGAACGCAGCAACAGCATCTACTTCCATTGTGCTTGGCGTGAGAGAGCTGCATGGATGCCGCTGATGTTAGTGGTGTCGATCCTGTGTTTTCACTCCTCTATATAATTATGTAGTTAACTGCACTATGCTTGGACCTGTGATTGGACTTGTGCCTGGACTTGGACTAGTGTTTGTGAGTTTATATTCAAACTTGTGCCTGGACCTGTGATTGTACTTGTACTTGTACTTGTACTTGTAATCATGATTGGTCTGACTGGCCTGGACTTGTTTTATTCCACTTGAATAAAACGATAAAAATCACGTTGTGTTTGAGTCCTGGTGTATGTTATCGAGATTTGATTTGAAGAATATATCACCATAGTATGTCGGTAACAAATTGAAATACTCTTTGTTGGAAAGAGTGTCATCTTTAAGCCATATCTTGATGATGCAAAAATGCTTCTTGGGGCTGGTTGATATGCCATTTACCAAATTCCAAGAACTCATTTTGTCTTCTCTGAGGAGAGTCTCTCCAAGCATTTTGATACACAGATCGTCCCAAAATGTCGCCAGCTGATCTTTTAGTATTTTAATGGACAAACATCCCCCATTTATATTGTTCGGATCATCCCAACATGGAAAGACGTACTCTCTCATTACGAAGAATATGCCCTTGTGTAGTTTATCCTTCAAAGGACCGTGCATATTTGTCCAATATTCAGGCACACTGCCGATGCTGCATAGAAGCTTGTAGCTCGGTGTCGTCCAATCGACATCAACAGGATCGTGGAAGTAGACATTCCAAATATCATTCAGATACACCTCTTCTGCATTATCGTCCATTATGGATATTTACAATGTCATTTCCTTTAAATAGTAATTCTTCAAAGGTATCATCAAACATTATCTTCATGGAATAATCGTCCTCCTCTTTCTCGCAATGTTTTTTAAAGAATGATGTCAAGATAATTGCCAAATCATTGCACGTCAACAATCTGTTGTTCTCGAATATGCTGTTGAGAAATACATTGAACTCGTGTGTCAAGTCTAGTGTGTTGTTCAACAAGCAATAAACACATTTGAATGGTAAGACAATATTCTCCACGGGAAGATCGTTTATAATGTAAAACTTTTCGTTATCTTTGATATATGATCCTACGTCTACGCAGCTCGTACCTGTGCCATCCGTGTGTATGGGTACAATATATAGGGACTTTAGTAAGAATCTAAATAAAAATACGAGGCATCCAGAGTAACCATCGTAGTCATACAATCGATGGTAACGCTGTGTTTTTTTGTCGTATATGCTGTAGCTTATGAAACAACCATCGAGTGCAAGACTTTGGACCTTTAGTAACGTTTCATCGCAGTACTCTTTTGCGCTTTCAAGCTTTAACACGAAAAAATCGAATACTGCAAGAAAGTAACACCACACGTTAAAATTTCGAACGGCAAGCAGATATCCTTTCATTTTGAACATTAAAAGTACTTAAATCTTATATAGTATAATTTAGCAAGGTGTTGGAAATGGTTAAGCTAACGGTATCGTTCCTCAACAAACTTAAAAAGGAGCCTTTGGTGGTTCTGAAGACGTTGTCACAAGACGAAGTTGCATCCATCATTCAACATGCAAATTTCAGCTATTACAATACGAAAACTCCATTGATCTCAGACAATCTCTTCGATATGATCAAGGACTATTTGGAGGAATTAAATCCACAGCATCCAATTTTGAAAAATATCGGAAGCACAGTTGGTGATGCTGAAAAGAAGGAAGAACTGCCATACTTTATGGGCAGCCTCGACAAGATCAAAAGCGACGAAAAAGCGCTGACAAAGTTCAAGGAACAGTTTTCCAGGACGTACGTAGTGAGCGACAAGTTAGATGGCAACTCTGCTTTGTTTTATGCAAAAAATGACGAAGTCAAATTGTTTTCACGGGGTGATGGTGCCGTCGGCCAGAATATTTCGCATTTGCTTCCCTTTTTGAAGCATGTCCCCATTGTCAAGAAAAAGGAAGAATTGGCTGTTCGCGGAGAACTCATCATTTCAAAGAGTGATTTCGAAAAGGTGAAGGACAAGGGGGCAAATGCACGCAACATGGTGGCCGGCCTCGTCAATGCAAAGGTACCCGACCTTTCCTTGGTGCAATTCGTTCAATTCGTTGCATATGAAGTAATCGAACCCAAGTATGTACCAGTCGAACAATACGCCACTCTGGCCACCTTAGGCTTCAAGAGTGCATGGAAGGATGACGTGACGGAACAACAGCTCACGACGGACTTTTTGAGCGATATCTTGCTCAAAAGGAGAACGCTCAGCGATTACGAGATCGATGGCATCGTCGTGATCCACAATGACGTTCACAAGAGGACAAAAGGAAATCCCAAATATGGATTCGCTTTCAAGTCTGTGCTGACCATGGAAAAAGCAGAGGTCATCGTTTCGGAAGTTGAATGGAATCTGTCAAAAGATGGTTACCTGATTCCAGTCGTGCACTTCAACCCAGTCGCTCTTGCCGGAGTCACCATCCGACGTGCGCACGGCTTTAATGGGAAGTTCATCAGCGACAATAAAATAGGCCCGGGATCTCGCATCGTCATCATGCGTTCAGGTGATGTCATTCCCTATATTTCCGAGATTTTAAGTGATTCCGAGACGGGACAACCACAGCTTCCAAAGGATGTTCAGTTCACCTGGTCTGAATCCGGCGTGGATATCGTCATGGACAAAAAAATGCATGCTGAATCTGACGAGCTGCGATTTAAGAACTTGGACTACTTTTTCCAAAAGATTGATGTCAAGGGATTGAGCTCTGGTAACTTGAAGAAGATTTACGATTCAGGGCTTAAGACAGTTCGTGACATATTTGCGGCTTCGAAGACAGACTTGCTGAAAGTCGAAGGGTTCAAGGACAAGATGGCAGATAAAATCGTGGCGGCAATCAAAGAAAAGGTGGCAACACTTGACTGTGCCAATGTGATGGATGCTTCGAATGCATTGGGGAGGGGAATCGGTGCCAAAAAGATTGCTCTGGTGCTTTCCCAACACCCGGGCATCATCAAGACTCGCAATATTCCAACCAAGGATGAGCTATTGGCAATAAAGGGTATCGAAGAAAAGACGGCAGCTTTATTCATCGAGAACTTGCCAGCCTATTTCAAGTTCGTCGATGACAATGACATGAGATGCTTGTTCGATGTTACGGACGGGTCCTCGGGCCCGCCAGATCAAGCAGTGGATGCCACGGTCAATCCTTTGGATTATTACAAGAAGAGCGAGAGCGACTTCCAGGGAATGAAGCTCGTCTTCACCGGGTTCCGTAACAAGGATTTGGAGAGCTACATCACGGAGCACGGAGGCGAGGTGGTAGGCAATGTGAGCAAGAAGACGACCATGGTCATTTGCAAAGACAAGGACGAATCGTCTTCCAAGCTGGAAAAAGCAGAGACATTGGGGGTTCCCATCAAGACTGTGGACGAATTCGTAAAACAATATAACATAAAATGCTGGTCAAAGTGAGATATTATCTTTCCAATAAATAAAATGGTGAAGGATTCAAAATGTTTTGGTAATTTCTTTCTTGTTCTAGTCTTGATCGTTTTCTTTATGCTCGTCTATGTGTATGTGGGCGATGTGCAAAAAAACAAGTTGGTAGCGGCAAAGGAATTCTTTAGTCCTTTTGACAAGAATACGCTGTTGCCCATGGACAAAGTCGTCTACATCCAAGGAAATGGAGTGCCGGACAAGCCTCCGAGCGGGAAAATTGAGTTCGATTTGGAAGATCCATCGACCACGTCGGTAGATGGCACAGAAAAAACGCCAAAGTCAATGTTCATGTTCGCCTATAACAAGTGCGATCCCAAATGTTGTGGCCAGTCATCATATAGTTGCAACGGCGGCTGCGTGTGTCCCACGAAGGAACAAATGCGTTTTGTATCAAATCGTGGGTACAACAACAAGTTTGATAAGTGTTCATATGATGAATATTGAATTTCTTTTCTTACAAAATATTATATACTCAACATGGGATCTTCAGATTTTGCTACTCAAGCATACGGCGAGAAATATTACGCTCCAGCAGACCTCAAGGCGGTGTCTCTCGAAATCCAGCAAGCTCTTCAAAAGGGTGGCAGCAAGCGCGGCTATCTTGGATGGACTAAAGAAAAGCTGTTGAAAAGGGCAAAAACGATCAAACTTAAAGGCGTCGACAAGCTCACGAAAGCAGAACTCATTGCTGTTCTGAGGAAACACTAAAAAAGTGTTTAGCAATAAAAAATGATGTGATGATTAGACGTACATCATAGAGGTGCTCGTATTCACAGTCTTTTTAAGTGCAAATTTGTCTACAATTTCCTTTGTTATCGTCAATGGAAAGGACAAATCTTCTTTTGAGAGTATGTTTTTCTTTAGCAAGCGGTGAAGGTTCACCTGACTCATGATCTCTTCAAGGGATCGTTTCAAGTTGCGCACCCCTTGTTCATCATCTATCACATTGATAATGTGGCTGATTACCTCATTCGAAAATACGACATCTTCCGAAGCAAACGAAAACTCTTTATAGATCTCCGGAAGCAAGTAACCCGAAGCAATTTTGAGTTTATTTTTGTGTGTGTATCCATCCGTTTTGATAGTTATCATCCGATCTCTCAAGATCGGACTGACGGTTTCCGCATTATTGTAAGAAAATACGATCACGCATCGGGAGAGGTCCAATTCAATATCGCTGAAGTATTTATCATGAAATTTGGAATTTTGTGCGCCGTCCGTGAGGTGGATGAGAATATTGACAATTTCTTCACCGTGTCGAGTGGTGCTAATTTTGTCCAGCTCGTCGAAATACAAGACGGGATTCATGCATCCGACTCGCATGAGAATCTCTGCGATGCGCCCCCATTTAGATCCTTCATAGGTGTATGAGTGACCCACTAGATAGCTTCCATCACTGATACCTCCCAATTGAATGAATCCAAAAGGCAGACCAATCGATTCGCACACGGCATTGCAAAGGCTCGTCTTTCCCGTTCCCATTGCACCTTCGATGCCGATGATGAGCCCTTTTGAGTCCGGATTGGCAATCCATTTTGCCAGAAGACGTGTGAAATGGTCCTTTGCTTGCACGTGTCCATACACTTTAGCATCGATGGCATCGTGTGCCCTGCTCAAAAAAGCAGAAATGTTATCTACGGAGTGCGTATAATCAACAGGCAATTTGACAAATTTGCCAATGGGAAGTTTACAAAAATGATCGATAAAGTTCATCATTTTACTGTACTCTCCAGAGGAAGGATCCATGCTGTTCAACACGTTTATTTTACCTATGGCCATCGCCTTCATATACATGTCCATTTCTGATTCCAGGACACGAAATCGCATTGGTATTTTGACCAAATTTATGTCCAAGACTTGCTTTTCGGCATCATCGATTACCTTCTGTCTCTTTGCAGGAAGGGATGTGTAATAAACCTTTTCTTCGGGGTGATATCGCATGACTGATTTTTTCTTCTTATTCTTGCTTGACCGTTTGTCATAAGTTGGTTCCTCATCGTCACCAAGTTGGTAGTCTTCATCGTCTTCGTCATCGTCCGAGTCTTCGCAAGTATCTTCGTCATCGTCCTCTTCTGTATCTTCTTCTTCATACTCGTCATCATCATATTCCCCATAGCGTTTGCCTCGTGTGGGCACGGGCACTTGAACAGGAACAAGTATCAAATGCTGTTGGTTGATGGGATCGAGCTCGGTGTCTTCTGTTTGGACGCCTTTGTCATGTGTGAGGATTTCGTTTTTAATTCTCATGTATGTCCTAAGATCTTCTCTGGTAATCATTTTTGAAAAATGGACACACTTTAAATATTATTTCTAGGACGTCCTAAAATATGCTTAAATGGTATTATATTTTGAGAGAGTGTACGTGTGTGAACACAATAACAAAACGCCAAATTTGGACAAACTCGTTGATTGTGAAAAAATTGACATCTAACGAGGTCTAAGTTACACATACTTAAGAACAATAATTATATGAACAATAATTAAATGTCGATCTACAAGGAACTCTCGTACGACCACGACATCGAAAGCATAAAAGGGATTCGATTTTGCATATTGAGTCCCGATGAAATTCGTCGTATGTCGGTGGCGGAGATCTTCAAGACGGATACATTTGTGTCTACGGAGCCGGTCGTGAATGGACTATTCGATCCGCGAATGGGTGTGTTGGACCACAACAAAGTGTGTCAGACGTGTGAGCAAAAAAATACGTTTTGTCCGGGTCACTTCGGACACATTCACTTGGCGAAGCCGATGTTCTACATCCAGTTCTTTGATACGGTCAAGAAGCTACTGAAGTGTTGTTGTTTCCAGTGTTCGAAGCTGTTGGTGAATCCGGAGAGTCCGCAAGTACAGGCGATCTTGAACAAGAAGTATTCAAGGCAAAAGAGGTGGGAGCTGATGTACAAGCTCTGTTCCAAAGTGAAGAGATGTGGCCAAGATCGCTTGGACGGATGCGGTGCCAAGCAACCCGACAAAATTTCGCGAGAGCCGATCGTAAAGATTGTCATGGAATGGAAGGATCTTCCGGAGGATCAACGGAAGCAAGTATTGAATGCCGAAGAGGTCATGAAGATACTGAGTAGGATTACCGACAAAGAGGCTGAGATTCTTGGCATATCACGTCTGTACACCGATTCCCAAGGGGTCACCAAAGTGTACAACAGGCCAGAGTGGATGATTTGTTCGGTGTTGGGAGTCCCTCCTCCTGCTGTTCGTCCTTCCGTGCGGACTGACACAGGGCAGAGGAGCGAGGATGACCTAACACACAAGCTGTGCGACATCGTGAAGAGCAACAATGCCCTGAAGGCCAAGATCGAAAAAGGTGCATCGAAGGAGCAAGTCGACATCGCGTCACAAGTTCTGCAATATCACATAGCTACCTTTATCGATAACAAGATTCCAGGGATTAATCCGGCACAGCAAAGGACGGGTCGTTTGCTCAAGTCTCTAACAGAAAGGCTCAAGTCGAAGGACGGTCGCATCCGTGGGAACCTCATGGGGAAGCGCGTTGACTTTTCGGCGCGCAGCGTCATCACACCTGATCCGAACATCTCGATCGATGAGCTGGGCGTCCCTATGAAGATTGCCATGAATTTGACCTTTCCCGAGATCGTCAACAAACACAATCGGGAGAAGCTCCTGCAATATGTGGTGAATGGTCCGGACGTGTATCCTGGCGCCAAGTTCATTCGAAAGGGGAACTGGACCAAAGCCTTGAAGAACATGCCGAATCGCGGGAGCATCGTGTTGGACGATGGCGATATCGTGGACAGGCACCTCGTCGACGGAGATGCCGTTCTATTCAATCGTCAACCATCCCTCCACAAATACTCCATGTTGTGCCACAGAGTCAAGGTGATGCCGTTCAATACCTTCCGACTCAATGTTTGTGTCTGCCCCGGATACAACTCAGATAGCCAAGTTGTCTGAAACAGGCAAACACACTCAAGGATGTGAGAGTCTCCTTGAGTGAAAAATGTTGTAACTCTCACCATCGTTTTAAAAACGATGATATAATTGCCTAGTACTTAAGAATCAAGTTTGAACTTAAGTGCAACACGACCAAATTGCGGGAATCCCCTTAGAGCTTTGACTACCACTTCATGGAGGAAACTGCAAGAAGGAACACGGTTAATTGCCGTACCCAATGGTAAAAAGGTCAAAGATTGGGCAATCCGCAGCCAAGCCCCTAAAGCCGTTATGGTAAGGCCATGGGGAAGGTTCAGAGACTAGATGGTTGTGGGTCCGAGGGATCTAACCAATCCCAGTGAGGGCTTAAGGTATAGTCCGGCTGGTGGCGAAAGTCATCAGACCCCGGCCGTTCGACGGGGACGAAATATTCATTAAAGCTTAACTCTTTTAAGCTTCAAGTTTGTTTCGAATAGTCAGCTGCTTTCAAGGTTGCTGAAGACACCTTGAAAGGAAAACAGTATAACTTCAGCCGTGATATAACTGGCTAGTAATTGGTATGTAAGAACCAATTGCAACACGACCAAATTGCGGGAACCCCCTGAGAGCTTTGACTACCACTTCATGGAAGAAACTCCAAGAAGGAACACGGTTAATTGCCGTACCCAATGGTAAAAAGGTCAAAGATTGGGCAATCCGCAGCCAAGCCCCTAATGCCGTTATGGTAAGGCTATGGGGAAGGTTCAGAGACTAGATGGTTGTGGGCCCGAGGGATCTAACCAATTCCTGTGAGGGCTTAAGGTATAGTCCGACCCCTTTGGAAACAAGGGGGAGTGCATCGGAACATGCACGTACCACAATCTATAACAACTGCTACTGAGCTTATCGAGCTTGCAGCTGTGCCGAATCAGATCATCAGTGCGAGAGAGTGCAAGCCACTGGTGGCAATCGTCCAGGATGTGGCTCTGGGCGTCTACAGGATTACGAAGAGCAATGTGATGATTTCCCAAAAACAGTTCTTCAATTTGATGGCGAGCAACCTCAAGTTTACTGGCCAGATCCCACGGCCAATCTTCGAAAAAGGAAAAATACAAAAGTGGTCGGGCAGGCAGATCATGTCGACGATCATCCCCAAAAACATTAACATCCGGTGTCCCAACAAGTCGTATGATGAGAACCCAACTCCAGATAATATGGTGGTAATAGAGAATGGAGAGCACAAACAAGGCATTATCGACAAGGTGATTTATCAGAGTCGTTCAAAGGGGTTGATCCACTCCATCTTCAATGAGTGTGGTCCCCACGAAACCCGCATCTTTTTCGACAACACGCAGAAGCTCATTTGTGATTGGCTAGTCATGTCGGGCTTCAGTGTTGGTATTTCAGATCTTACCGTGGACGAATCCACCACAGTGAAGCTCAAGAAGACAATTCATGACATGAAGGTGAAGGTGTACGACATGATCAGGGACATCCACATGGGGACCTTCGAAAACAAGTCTATCAGCAACAACAATGAGTATTTTGAGACGGAGGTAAACAAGATTCTGAACCAGACCATTTCGCAGCTGGGTAAGATGGCATTGTCTCAGATCAATGATCTTGAGAACAGGATGATCAACATGGTCAAGTCAGGTTCGAAAGGTAGCATCATCAACGTTTCGCAGATGGTTGCTTGCTTAGGTCAGCAAAATGTGGATGGCAAGCGCATTGCCTATGGTTTCGATGATCGTACCTTGCCACACTATACAAAGTACGATGATGGACCCGAAAGCAGGGGTTTTGTAGAGAATTCTTTCATCAGCGGCCTGTCTCCTCAAGAATTCTTCTTCCATGCTATGGGTGGTAGGGAGGGTTTGATAGACACTGCGGTGAAGTCAGTGACTGGCGATACTCCTATCATTATCATTGAAAATGGTGTTTCGAAGTATGTCAAGATTGGAGAGTGGATTGATGCCCACCTCAAAAAGGATCCCAAAGGTATTCAACACTACCCAGAAGATCGAAATATGGAATTCCTACCACTCAAAACAAATGTGTATATTCCAACGACCGATGAAAAAGGAACTGTCACATGGGGTGAACTCACTGCGGTCACACGACACGATCCAGGTGAGAGAGTATACAAGGTAAGGACGCTTGGTGGAAGGGAAGTAACAGTAGCCGATTCAGAGTCGCTATTGATCTGGAACAAGAGCACCAAGGAATTTAGGAAGATGCATTCAAGGGATGTGAAGGTTGGACTCTTCGTTCCGATGACAGCGTCTCTTGCAAAGCCTCCTGTTATCGTCACTCATGTGGATATGACACAATATTTCCCAATGACAGAGTATGTATATGGGACTGAGTATAATAAAGCAGTTCGTATGATGAAAGAATCTCAAGGAGAGAAGTACCTTATCCCCAAAGGATGGTGGGAACAACACAATGGAACTTCGTTCATCACACCATACCCATCAAAGGCACGACTACAAAGAGCAACAGTTAGGTCAAACAACGAGAACATTCAAGATGGTTGCATCTATCCATTCCATGCAAAGAGGGATTCATGCCTAATGCCAGACAAGTTTGCTCTTGAGAAGGAATTTGGAATCTTCATTGGTCTGTATCTTGCAGAAGGAAGTTCTCACGAGAAGAGTGGCAAGGTATCTATTGCAAATGTGGATTCCAAGGTGCTCGACTTCTTGAGATCTTGGTTTGACAAGTATAAAATCGTGCATGCCACGTATGAACGTGACATGGAGTTGATGAATGCTGATAAAGAGGTGGTTAGCAATGGACATACCAGTTCTATTCAAGGAAGCTCTACACTACTTGCACGGTTCTTGGATAAGTTTGTTGGACATGGTTCATCCCACAAGTATGTCCCTGATGTGGCATTTGCAGCACCAGAAGAGTTTGTGATCGGCATACTAAATGGGTACTTTGCAGGAGATGGTAGCGTTGACCAGAAATGTTGTGGCGTGTCCTCATCGTCGACATCTGCACGGCTGACTGAGGGGATTTCAATGTTATGTACTAGGATAGGTGTGTTTGGCAAAATATCTATCATTAAGACCAAGAAGAACATCTTGCCGGCTCACAGGCTGTACATCGGTGGACATTGGGCCCGGATGTTTGCTGATAAAGTTGATTGCATCTTGGAAGCAAAGAATGAGCGGCTGAAAAAGATTAAAAGCAGAGCTTGCCATAGGAATTTCCCTCACCAGAATGATGTAGTGTTGGACAAGATTACCGGTATCGATGTAGAAAGTGGAGAAAGTATGAAGAAGTATCCAAAACTTTATGACGTAACTGTGCCGTCAACTTTGAATTTCACGATTGCAAATGGTCTCAGCTGTAATGACACCTCGGAAACAGGTTATTTGCAGCGCAAGTTGGTCAAGGCCATGGAAGATTGCAAGATCAATTATGACTATACGGTGAGAAATGCATCCGGATCAATTGTGCAGTTCCTGTACGGTGAAGATGGCATGGACGCTTCCAAGATCGAATCGCAACCTCTTCCTTTCATCGATATGGACTATGCCAAGCTCTGCAAGGAGTACCGCATCACAGAAGCCGACACGTTTGACTACCTTCTCGAGCCGGGCACCGTCAAGCAGCTAAAAGAGAGCGACAAGTGGCTCAAGCGGATGGAGGCACATTTCCAAATGGTGTTGGCCGATAGGGAATACCTGATCTACAAGATCTTTGGGAAGAAGAAAGAAACTTCGGTCATGTACCCGGTCAATTTCCTGAGGGCCATCAACAACATGAAGGCATTGTATAACAAATACGAAAAGGAATGCATGCTTGACCTGAGTCCAGTATATGTCCTCGATACAATCGAGAAGCTTTGTGATGAGCTGTACATCAGCAAGAGCAACCGGGGCAACAAGCTGATGAACATCCTCATCCGATGCTATCTGTCACCCAAGAAGGTCATCTTTGACTACAAGTTCAGCAAGATGGCCTTTGATAACCTTGTGCAACAAGTGAAGCTCAAGTTCTATGATGCCATTGCTCACCCATCAGAGATGGTGGGTGTGGTGGCAGCACAGTCCATTGGTGAGCCTTGCACTCAAATGTCAGCCTCTAAAGACACGATCATCAGGGTTACGGGAGAGAACAACTTCACATACTATGGCAATATTGCTGGATTCATAGACAGACTCTTGGAAGAGAAAAAGGAAAATGTTGTCACAATCGACAACGATAGTGTCGTGCTTGATCTCGAGAACAACTACAATATCCTCGGCGTATCCAATGATGAAAAGACGTCTTGGAAGCGCATCAGTCAAGTCAGCCGTCACCCGGCGAATGGCGGTCTTGTCAAGGTATATACTCGTAGTGGAAAGGCCACCACGGCAACACTGTCGCACTCCTTCCTGAAGAGAACCGAAAAAGGTATCGATCCAATTCTAGGATCAGATCTTAAGATAGGTGACAGAATTCCGGTAGCCAAATACATTGCGGAGGTGGCAAATCCAGCCAAGTCTGTAAAGATTGGAGATTATGGAGATGTCACTCTCGATAAGGATCTAGGTTGGCTATGCGGAGCATACATTGCTGATGGAAATGTGAATTACTTTACAGTTTCCATATCAAAGTGTATTCCTGATTACTACAACAAGGTAATTGAAGTGGTCAAGGGAAAATTTGGAAAGGATACTCATCAAAAAGTCCAAACACGAAGCAACTTCAAGGGATACAAGGAATACACATCTGTAGAAAACATGTTCACATGCAAGCATTTGGCCTGCTTTTTTGAGACTCACTTTGGCAACGGCTCTAACAAGAAGCACATCCCTGCATGGGTTTATGGAGCAAACAAAGAATTCATTTCGGGATTGGTACAAGGATACTTTGACGGTGATGGAAATGTGGCTACAGGAAAGGGCAAAGGTATGATTCGTGCAGGATCGATCTCGGAAGCACTTATCAACGACATGATCGTCCTTCTTGCATACTTTGGCATCTTTGCAAGCAAGTGTCTCGAATCAAGCAACACAGGGGCGGTCAAGAAACCATTCCACACTATCCAAATTTCACGAAAGTACGCTGGCATATTCAAAGCGGAAATTGGATTTGTAGTAAAAGAAAAACTGCAGAATTTGGAGAGTGTTATCGAATATGTTAACAGGGATGACAAGCAGCATGACAAAGAATACATAGACAAGGTACCAGAAGTCACAGATCTTCTGGTCAAGGCAGGGAAAGCACTGAAACAAAACAAGATTGTTTATGGGGTGAAAGGTCTTGCATCCATCGGCAGATTGACCTTGCAAAAACATGTCAGGACATTACAACATCTTAATGATAACATCAAGTCATCAGTTGCTCAATCATGCCTGGATCAATTGCATCAAGCTGCTTTCAGTGATGTTGTTTGGGATGAGATTGTTGAACTAGAGTATCTTGATGATCCCAAAGAGTATGTGTATGATTTCACTGTGCCGGGCAATGATAGTTTCATGGTTGACACATGCATTCTAGTGCATAACACATTAAATACCTCAAATGGAGGGGTTGAAAAGCAGGCGAGATATAGCAACGAAGATAGCTATATCACAAAATCGTTAGTGGACTTCAACGATACTCCACTCCTGCTAGTAAGGTAGAAATACCTTGCGACGTTTCCAAATTGCGGGAACACCCTTAGAGCTTTGACTACCACTCCTTTGAAGAAATTCATTGGAGGAACACGGCTAATTGCCGTATCCAATGGTAAAAAGGTCAAAGATTGGGCAATCCGCAGCCAAGCCCCTAAAGCCGTTATGGTAAGGCCATGGGGAAGGTTCAGAGACTATAAGGAAGCGGGTCTGATGGAACTTACCATTCCAAATGATGGCTCAAGATATAGTCCAGCCCTCTTGGGAAACCTTGAGGTAGAGCGTCCATTTATCAGGTGTCTCATCAGCATCCAAGGCAGTTCGTGGTGTTCCCCGCATCAAAGAGTTGCTGAGCGTGACAAAGAACATCAAGGCACCATCTATGGTGATCTATCTTGATAACCAACACAACAAAGAGAAAATGAAGTGCAAGGAGATCCTCGACACGATTGAAACCACACATTTCAAAGACATCGTGTCTTCGACCAAGATTTACTACGATCCCAACGATTTCGACACGACCATCGAAGAAGACAAACAATTCTTGGCCACCTACAAAGAATTCATCAACGAAGAGATCTTGACAAGCGAGAAGTTGTCTCCTTGGCTGTTGAGGATGGAGTTCGACAAAGAGAAGATGATGGAATGCAACATTTCGATGCTCGATGTGTATCATGTGCTTCAAGACTTCTACGACAACAGCATCAATGCCATGTTCAGCGATGACAATGCCAAAAAGTTGGTATTCCGTATCAAATTGCACGAGGACGAAGAGGAAGAAGACAACGAAGACAAGGATATCATCACGGATCTCAAAGCCCTCGAGAAAAACATCATGGAGAGCTTGATCATCAAAGGTGTTAAAAAGATTAACAAAGTGTCCATGAACAAGAAAGAATGCTTGCAATACCAGGAAGAGACTATGGGATTCGAAAAGTCCCATGAGTGGACTCTTGAGACAAACGGTTCGAATTTGGTGGAAGTGCTTTGCCACAAGAACGTTGACAAGGTACGTACTATTTGCAACAATATCAATGAGATATACGAGGTGCTAGGTATCGAGGCGGCACGTCAAGCACTCTATAATGAGATATGGGATGTCATCAAGGATGCTGACTTGTATGTGAACTACAGGCACCTTGCATTGCTGGTAGACACAATGACATCCAAGGGGTACCTGATGTCAATCGACAGGCATGGCATCAACAGAGTGGATATTGGTCCATTGGCCAAATCATCCTTCGAGGAAACGACGGATATGCTCATCAAGGCAGGTATCTTTTCGGAGGTGGACAAGATCAATGGTGTCTCAGCCAACATCATGTTGGGTCAAATTCCACCATGTGGCACGGGTGATACAGATATCATCGTCGATGAGCTCAAGCTCATGGACTTGCTCTCAAACTTCGAGATGATGGGATCTGAAGAAGACGAGGTAGACAATGCCGATGCTTGCACAGAGGATGCTTTGCAGTTTGACTTTAGTGTTCCAGACAAAGATGCAAGCATCATTCGCAAGAACGTCCACATTCAGTTCTCAAAGCCATGATAGGAATTTTGTATATGAATATGTATAGAAATATAAATGGAAATCAAAGTATGCGTGTTGATTGCTGTGATCACAGGTGCAGTCTTGCTCTTTTATTATTTCCAGAACAAGGATCGACGCATTGAAAGGTTCTTCATTAGAAAAGACAAAAAGATGTTTATATTATTGCAAACAACTTATCTTGTTCTCGTGTTATCATTGATGCTCAATATTCGATACATGGCAAGTTATTATCTTAGTCCCATAATGGAGCGCATGCAGGTTAGTTTGAAAACGGGTTGAGCGTGATAAATATATATTTTAAGAATAACGATGAAAGAGATCAACAATATAGTTCTTCGATATATGAAGCAACATCCTTTTCGGGTCATGTCAAATGCATCATACATGCTATTGTACCCAGTAAGCGATGTCGTCTTACCGCACATCTATGGCAGAGTTATGTCAGCAATTGAAACAAAAAAAAACATTCTTAAACCCTTTACTTTGGCTATCGTCGTTTTGGCATGTCTTCAAATTGGTTATGCAATGTCTGACTGGGATGATGCGATATTGTTTCCGAAGATTCAAGGGTTCATACAGACCAGCATGTTATCCACTCTTTTTAATAACTACGAGACCGACTACAAAGAAATGCTGATCGGAGATCTCATCAGCAAATTTGTGAAGATTCCTCACTATCTTGTAGACAAGTACGAGAGAATCAAAAACTACATCTTGCCCTACATCATATCATATATCTGTGCAATTGGCTACTTCTTCTATTATGACAAGTACCTTGGGATTGGTGTGACAGCCATCTTTGTGGCTTATGCATATTTTGTGCTAAGAGCTCCATATACATGCAACAAAGTCTCTGTCGATAAGGATAACTACCAGAATTATCTTCATGAAGAGATCGATGACGTGCTGCAAAATCTGATATCTGTGTACGAAAGCAATCAAAAAGACGAGGAATTGAATCGCTTAGCCGGATTTCAAAAGATTTACGGAAAGCTATACGAAAAGGTCATGGTATGTGTCCTTTCGACACGCTTGTTCATGCTTCCTTTAATAATAGGCTTCTTGGTCTTTTTCATGATGAGATGCGTTGGACGGATCAAAACCGGTGAGTTGACTTCGGGCACGTTTGTGTCGTTGTTTTTAATCCTCCTTTATTTGTTGTCTTCTATGACTGGCTTAATGGACAACATTCGGGAAATGGTATTTGAGGAGGGTACAATCAATAGTTTTGAAGACGAGTTCAATCACAATATTGTCCGTCGTCCTCCAAAAGTGATGTTGAATGATCCGGAACACTTGCCAGGCATCTATATTCACGATGTCACATATTCATACTCGAATTTCAAACAGCCTATCCTTGACAAGTTCTCTTTGTACATCAAACCAGGGGAAAAGGTAGCTATAATTGGGGACATCGGAAGCGGGAAGAGTACGGTACTCAAACTGATCTTGAAGCTTTACGAACCTCAATCGGGAGAAATCTTCTTGAATGGCGTTCCCTACTCGGTAGTCGACCTCAAGCAGCTACGGAAATACATTGGCTACGTTCCGCAACAACCCATTCTGTTCAATCGAACCGTTTTCGAAAACATAAAGTATGGCAACCCAAACATTACGGACGCCCAAATCGAAGCCACTCTCAAACAGTTCGGTCTACACGATGAGTTTTCGCGACTCCAACACGGACTTAAAACACAAATAGGCAAAAACGGGACAAAACTGTCGGGAGGGCAACGGCAACTAGTCTGGTGCTTGAGGGTACTTCTTAATAATCCACAAATACTGATCTTGGATGAGCCAACCGCATCCTTGGACGAGAAAACGAAAAATTTGATGAAATCCTTGTTTGACGTCTTCATGCAAAATCGCACAGTGTTGATGGTATCTCACGACCCTTCTCTAATTAAGTACGCGGATAGAATTGTGTACTTGCAGAAAGGCAAACTTTTGTTTGATAAGCCATCCTCCAAGGAAAAATGATCAAGCCGTCTGCCAAGGTGCTAAACAAGATGTGGACACACATCGAAACATTGATCGAAAGGCGTATCAAAGACATGATGGCATCTAATGTCTTCGATGTGAATAAGCAAGTAACCCTTTATGAATTCCCAGCTCATACTCAACTGTTTGAGGACATGGAGAATGGTAGTGTCTTGTTTAATTGTGAGTCACACCCACAATACACCGAGTGCACAGAATATATCGTCTATCATGTCACAAATCAGCTTTATAAGGGATATCAATTCAATGTTTTCGAGATGAAAGTCGTGCTCAAGAACCATGCATTAATCTACGAACCGAGTTACATCAATCGCATCTTCCCCACCCACCCGCTCCTCCAAGATGTCGAGACAGAATATCAAGAAACTGTTCGAAAATTCTCATCAATAGATGTAAAAAATCATACCACAAACTCGCACGTAAAAGTGACAATGTCTTTGCAAGGAATGTTGTTCGGCAAGCCGGACCGTGAGTATTATTTATACTTTTATGACAATTTTGAATACACAATCCAAGTGTTCAAAATTGATAAAAACAACAAAAGGTTGGATATGTTGTTTGGATTCTGGATTTATGTCGTCGATGGTATCAAGCAGTATTCCGTTCCGTATGGATTTTGCGAAAAAGGGATGCTCATTCGGTAGCCTGTTATTTTTTTACTCTGTGACCTCAATCTCGTATGTTCCTCTTTTGTTGTATAAGATTCTTGCCAGTTCCGTCGGCACGTCCCGGTTTCTAAAAGCAATAATTTTCTTGTCTTTGGTGAAAAGTTCGAACCTGTCTAATTTGTTGACACGGTCGTAGGATTGAAGCACAATTATGGTGAATGCAGCTTTGTTGTACATGTATTCGAAGCCATCCGCATCTTTTTTTGTGCTCACCCTACCAACGAGCGCAACATTGACACCTACGACCGCTGCCATCACACGAATATCAAACAACGAGGGGAAGTAGTCAATAGAGTCTACCATATCGAGGCAAACGCTAACAGGAGGTTTTTCCTTTTTGCCGATTTCAAGATAGTGAGTCTTTATGATATGGACAATTCGTGGATTGTCGAAAAATTCTTGAATAGTATCGTCCTTTTTAAAGTTGCTGATGATCCTCGTTTTAATGATAGATTTTAGCATATCGATCGTGACTACCTTCCTGGGATTGACAAACTCATTCAAATCCACAAAGAACCCATATAATTTAGTAGGATTCAAGCTTTCATCTTCGATGATATCAAAATCCTTGCATTTCAGCTTGCGAAGACTCACGGGGATTTTCTTGTATTGGGTTTTTGGCGTGATGTACCTGGACGCAAGTTCGATTTGTTTGAGGGGCTTGTTGAGTACGTACGCATCCGTTAGCTCTTCTAGTTTTTCTGAGAGTGTTTTCAAGGGATTCTTGTGCAGCGAGACGATCTCATCCAACTTATGTGTATTGATTTGATGTTGGTCGAACAAGTACTCGCTCAGGGACGGTTTGAATGACGTCGTGGACACAATAAACATCGCTTTCATAGTGGTACTCGTGAGAAAAGTCTCTATCATCTTGCTCAGGAACAAATCGAATTTCTCTTTTGGTATTCCCGTCAGGCATTGAGCCCATTCATTGTTGTCATCAACTTCGCACGCCATCATGCATTCTTTCGCATTATCTTGGCAAAGTGCATCTACAGCGTCTTTGGCGGCTTTGGAATCGCTAGACTTGAGGACCACTTTCTTGGCAGCCTCTTGCAACAGCTTCATGAGCTTCATCCTTTTGAAATTCTTCGGGAAGGGATTGCTGGAATTGGTGAGAAAATCGACTTCCATTCGTAGGTCATCGTATGAATTGATGGCATTCATGATGCCGTTAAACAAGACGTCGAACAGTTTGATGTTTTGTTTCACAATCTTTAGCATTTTCACTCGCGCATCATCAATTTCGTGTTGAATAAATATTTCGAGATCTCCTTCGAAAGATTTAAAGATTTTCATATCTTTTCGAATGTGCAACGGGACAATCACGTTCTCCTTGAGACGCACGGCGGAAATACCATCATCTTTGACGAATTCCTGGATGTCATAGTAATCATCTTTCGTATGATGTTTCACAAGATTGAATATTTCCTTGACCTTTTTTTGGATTTCTTCCTTCTTGTACGTGCATTTGAAATCAACAATGTCATTATAATATATAAATTTGCCTTGGGCCACATTGTACAAGTCCATCTTGTGTCGGAATGGAACAAACACGTTATTTTTCAACAAAAGTCCTTTCACACGGAAGCTGAAGTCGATCACATACCTTTTCGTGCGATAGCCCATGGATTCTAGGTACAGGGCAATGTTTTCTCCGTAACTTTGGGTAGAGTGCTCGACGTGAGCCATCCCACAATTGTTGACATAATATTCCAGAAGCCGTTGCATTTCGGGACTCGCCAAATCATACATAATATCAGGGCTCACCGTTAGATCACCGTCAAGTAGCTTTACCCTGCAGAGCGATTCATAATAGTTATTCTTTTTTACGAGAATGACGAAAGGGTTTTTGATGTCGATGGACTCTTTGACAGTCCGGTTGTATGGACACAGTATGGTCGATTTGTTTGATTGAGGATCGACTTCAATTACTATCACATGCCTTTTTTTTTCGTTTAGCCATGTATGCTGTACATTGACCAAGTCCAAGAGAGTCTTGTGGTCTTTTGGCATATGATCTGCAAGGAGGAAGAGCACAAAGTGTTTGAAAGAATTGTAAATCATGAATTCACGCAGGACTTCCTTGGATGCATGCAAGCTCTCGTCAAACGTCTTGGATGTGTTCTGCATCAAGTCTTGCCGAACCTTTTGTAGAGTATGCTGGAGGATGTAATCCTCTTGACTCAAGAACCATTTCTTGAACTCAAGATAGCCGTGGCTCACGTGAATATCAAAGGCTGGATTGATGAACATGCGCAGCAGTTTACCATTTTCGAGCATGATAAAATCGTGAACGGTCATGTTCTTTGCGACATATTGCAAGAAATCTTCGCAAGACTTGATTTGCTGAGGAAGGTCGATGAATTGCAGGAGACAAGAAACGAAGGAATGACGGCAATGCGTCAGACCCTTGCGAAGATAACATTCTGCACCGTTCTCCATGAGCCCTGTCCCGTCATGGCGATTTCCGCATCTTTTGTTTCCCAATATTTCCGCCAAGTCCTTTGGAAGGATTCCGAACCGGGATTGATACAAAGGAAAATCAAACTCGCCCTTGATATACTTTTCATTGCCATAAACGTCGTCGTCATCTTTCTTTACGGAATCAGGTACAGCAACACCTTTGTCTGGCTTTTTAGTGTCTTTGAAATTGCTGAAGCATTTGTTTGCTTTTCGCTTAGCTTCTGTCATAGGCTTTTTGAAGCAACATGGAAGGCAATAATGATTTGGATGAATCGAGTCTTTCAGGAATCCTATGTGGTGTGGACTCTTGAGGGCCACTTGATCGCTCTTACCCCAGTACTTGTTGAACAATACGGGCTTTTCGCCTTCGAACGGGCATTGCTCTTGCGCATCTTGGAATTGTTGATAAGACATTGCTACCCTGCTCTTGGGGCACCACACCTTTGGACAAATATATATATTCTTCTCTGCCAACTCTTTCGTTGATCCAGTGTGAAGAAAGTCGTCGTATGCATCTGGATAAGTGCTATCAATCTTGTCTTTTTCGGCTTGAGAAATTGGGATGGGCTGTCGAGTGTCGGTCCATCCACATATAGAAGGAAAATCCGTGCGCTTCTTGCCTTTGGTTTCCTTTTCGATTGTCCAATCGAACAAGTTTTTGTCGGCATCTTTTAACAACCCAAGAACGGGACCAGGTGCCTTTCCCTTTGGCGCTTCCTTTGAAACTCCTGGAAGGTCCTCAGCAACTTTATCTACAAAGGTTTGCTTAACTTCCTCAGCACTGTCGCCTACCGTTTCTTGCATTTCTTGCTCAAGGGCAAGAAAGTCTGGATCAACATCTTCGTCATTGTCATCTTCGGCATTATTGGCATCGGCTTCCATCATATCTCCTGTGTCTAGTTTCTCTATATCTTTGAAATTTACTGCATCAGACTTCGGTTTATCTACATAGACTTGCTCGTCGAAAGCATTAGCATCCAATCCTGTTACTTTTTCGACTTTCTTGTTCGAAAGGTCCAAGAACACTTGAATAAGGTGGGTGAGTCTGAAAAGATCCTTGAAAGTCTTGAGTCCGGATATAATAAATTTGGTGTCGACGGCTTCGCTGACTTTCAGCTTGAGGTTCACAAAGTTGTCAGTCTTTGGTTTGTACTTGAGTTTGTTGTCGTGACCAGTCGTCATTTCTACCTCGTTACTCGTCGACCATTTCGTATATTCTTTTTCGGCATCCTCTTTGCTCATGACATACGTTCCCATTAGCTTTGCGATCACGACATCTTTTGGTGCCCCATAGTGAAGAGTGATGAATGCTTGCAAGTTGTCATACTTGATGTAATTGTCTACCTTTTTGTATTGCAGATGGAGCACGTTCTTGTCCGTGCTAGGTATGATATTAAAGTATGGAAACAGCGTTTGTGATATGATGGTGCTGATGTTTGCAAACTTGATAGTTTGTTTTTCGAAGCCTATGATGCTGTATGTCACGAGGTTGATTATCTTGGAGTTTTGGTCAGACACGTGTTGAACAATGGACTTTGGATAAAGCTGTTTTATGATATCGATGACATCGTTGATATCTTTGTAAAAGTTGCGAATGGAGTGAATAGACGCCTTTGCTTCTATTCCTAGGTTAAACTTGACATCTATAGAAAGTGTATCATACACCGTCAAACTACAATAGCATTTGTCATCGAATACCATTTTCATGGTGACAAAGTTTCTATTGGCATACTTACCGATGCTCGTTTTATAAAACGTCCATTTGTCTAAGTCCTTTGAATCAAAACTAGCAAGCTTATCTTTGTATATCTTATAAAATACATTGCTCCTTGTCTTGTACTTGATAAAGGGAATCTTTGCAGTGGTGTGGATCTTGTCAAAAAGGACGTTTAGGTTGACAGGAGAGTTAAAGTTGTTGTCGTTGCATCTTATATTATAAAAGGTGATGTACGTCTTGACGATGTAGTTTGACGACAAAGTATAGTTGTTAACCTCGTTTTCTATAGAATCGAGTTGCTTGACAAACTTGACGAGGGATTGGAAATCGGTAGATGAAGGCGATGTTTTGAACGGAAAGTAAACGGCATCAAAGTCTTTGGAGGTGACTACTTCGATGACCTCCGACGTCAAATTAAATGAAGAAAGTGTCATGGACGAAAGAGAATCCACTGATAAGTTGGAAACGTCGACTGGTTCTTCTGTTTGTTTCAAAGGATTATAATTGACGTACTCCAAGAATCCCTCCGATGCATACTTAAATAACAAGGGTTCGCACGTAGACGAGGTTTTCAAGGACGCTAGCAGCTTTAGTGCCTGTTGTTTATCCACCATTTTAAATTTTTCGCCTTCTAATGTTTCTCCAAAGTGGTTGTAGACCCATGTATAAAATTCAGAGTATTTTACCAGCGCATCAGCCCTAAAGCAATTGTTTATAAAAGTCAAGTCATCGTTGAATGACTTTTGTCGTTTCACTTCGCTCCAAAGGTAAAGATCCTCTGGATGGGTCAGTTGCAAGTATGGTTCCAAATACACTACCAGTTTTTTTGCAATCACGTTCATATTATCATCGTCATTGATCGTGCTTTTGACAAATATGAGTTGTTGTTGCCCGAGGTCCTTGCCTATCTGTGTTTCAAAGTCCTCCCCAAAATGTTTTTTGAGCTTTTCTGTTTCGGCCTTGGTGAGCTTGCCTTGTTTGGTTATCTTTGTCTCCAATATATCATAAATCGTGGACGGGACATTGCCGATGAATACATAAACGCTGGACCTTCTTTCTTTGTCACCACCTTTGTTCCAGACTCGGATCTTGTAAATAGTCATTATTTAATAAAGACTAATAAAAAAATGTGTGCATTGTGCCTAGATAATGCTCGTTGTCACCTTTATTCCGCAGTATGGTGCAGGGCTTTTTGAATAATCGACCTTTGTGTATATACCGATATCCACGGCTTCTTGCAAGATGAACTTGAAATTGTTCCAGAAACTTTGATCGTGGCCGATGGATTCGGTGGCCAAATGTGCCAATTCGTGTACGGCTACGTACATGATCGTGTTCTTGTCTACGAAAGAATCGTTGCCATCCTTTTGGCGCACGCACAAGATAATTCGCTCTCCTTTGTTTACAGAGTAACTCGTATATCCCGACTGCGGACTTCCCTCGCTGATATTATCAGGGTTGAAGTTTTCGTAAAGCCTTTTGATAATGGATTTGTCCGGGTACTTTGCAACGAGATGTTTGACAAGTTTCTGCAGATCGGCACTCACGGACGCCAACAAATCGGCCGCTTGTTCACGATCGCCAAGTTTTCGCACGAGGTAATCTTTACCATCCACGCTAGATTTTACGTAGCTCACTTCCGCATAGTAATTCTTCAGGTAAATGAAGAGAATCACAATAATTGTGAATAGAACGAAAAAATCAACAAAGGTGATCATTGTTATTGTACGGGCACAAAAAAATTGATGAAAGGCACTTAAATAATAACCCATACATGTAAACAAGGAAACCTACCTAAATAAACATGACAAAAAACGAGATGGCCGAGAGGACTGACCTCGTCTTTCAGCTGCTGAGTTGGAATGCCTTGGATTGCGAGTATGGAGAGGACGACTCCGAGTTTGAAGGAACGGATCCGGGAAAGTACCTCATCAAACTATACGGAATAACCGAGGCCGGAAAGTCGGTGTCCGTCAATGTGTTGGACTACACACCGTACTTCTTTATCAAAATAGTACATCGCGTGGATCGAACGACCGCCAACAAGATTCGGGAGTTTATCGTGGACAAACTTCCTTATCCGCTTAAAAATGGACTATTGGATGTTTCCCTTTTACGAAAGAAGGATTTCTGGGGGTTTACCAATAAAGAATTGTGCTATTTTGCTCGGGTGAAATTCGTGAGTTTGAAAGCATACAAGCAAGCCATGCGCATTTTCCAACGAAAGGTGCAGATCCTTACCATTAGTCGCGAGTTTGTGAAGTACAAGTTGTATGAAAGCAACATCGAGCCTTTTTTGAGGATGATGCACATTCGAGACATTGAACCGTGCGGTTGGGTGAAAATCAGCAAAGAGCATTACACCAAGAATCAAAGCGGTGTGCTTCAGACACATTGTGCTATCAATGTAGAATGTTCGTGGACAGCGTTGACAAAGGTTCATATCGAACGCATCGCTCCTTTCAAAGTGGCTAGTTTTGATATTGAATGTACGAGCAGCCACGGGGATTTTCCCGTGCCACAAAAAAACTACAAAAAGGTGGCGTACGAATCTCTTCAGTACTTTAACGAGCACAAATGTGACGATGGCATAAAAGACACGTTATATGACGAAATGATCAAGTGTTTTGACCACGAGGACACGACTGGTTTGTTCAGCAAGGTCTTCACCAAGCTACCGGTGTCCAAACCCACACTCGAAACCAAACTTAAACGCATCATTGACGATGTGTTTGTCATCCTCTGTGGCAAGCTGCAGTACAAAGAAGAAAGAGAAGTCAAGGAAGATGCCAAGGAAAAAGGAAAGGATGCAATCATGAAGGCTTTGACAGAAAAGCTAGGTGATTTTGATGAGAAGGTGGGTTGGGTCGGCATATTTCCGCCCCTCGAAGGTGATCCTATCATCCAAATTGGGACCACTGTGCATCAATATGGCGACAAGCAATGCACGTATAAGAGCATTATCACTGTGGGGACGTGCGATCCCATCGAGGGCGTTGAGGTCATCGTGTGCGAAAATGAAAAACAGTTGTTGATCAAGTGGAAGGAACTCATCGTTCGATTGGATCCCGACATATTGACGGGCTACAACATTTTTGGTTTCGATATGTCCTACATGTACTTGCGTGCCAAGGAGCTTGGGATTGCGAATGACTTCACCAAGGTGGGTCGCGTGATGGACAAGCGTTGCGAGTTTGTCGAAAAAATGCTTTCGTCTTCGGCGCTCGGTGACAACATCCTCAAGTATATCGATATGGATGGGCGAGTATTGATCGACGTGATGAAGGTTGTGCAAAGGGATCACAAGCTCGATTCTTACAAACTGGACAACGTGGCCAATCATTTCATGAAGATGAATAAGCACGACGTCCATCCGTCGGACATCTTTCGATTGCAACAAGGGTCGTCAGCGGACCGCAAGGTAATCGCCGATTACTGCGTCCAAGATTGCGCACTGTGTAACCATCTCATCATGAAGCTGGAAATATTGGCGAACAACATCGGTATGGCCAACGTGTGCAACGTGCCGTTGTCGTACATCTTCATGCGGGGACAAGGCGTCAAGATTTTCAGTCTGGTAGCAAAAGAGTGTCGGGCGGACGACTTTTTGATCCCAACCTTGCAAAATAAGAGTTTCATGAAGCCATGGGAAAAGAGCGAGAGCGACGATGAGGAGGAAGACGAGGACGGATACGAAGGGGCTATTGTCTTGGAGCCGAAAGAAGGCATCTACATCGACGATCCCGTGTCGGTGTTGGATTATGCTTCCTTGTACCCTTCGAGCATGATCAGCGAAAACTTGTCTCACGACTGCATCATCCTCAATCCCAAGTATGATAACCTTCCTGGCTACGAGTATTCAGACGTGACCTACGATGTTTACGAGAAGATCAACGACAAAAAGGTGAGGACGGGCGAAAAGACGGTGCGTTTTGTGCAGTTTCCAAACGGCGAGAAAGGAACCATCCCGAAGATTCTGATGAAGCTCCTCAAACAACGCAAGGAGACTCGGAAGAAGATCGAGTTTCAGACGGTGAAGACCAAGGCGGGCGAGGAGTTCAAGGGAATCGTCAAAGATCTTGACACTAAGATCGTCGTCACTGGTCTGGATGGAAAGGGCATCGAAGTTCCCAAGGAGGATATCGAATGTACCGAAGATACCTACGACGATTTTCAAAAGGCGGTCTTGGATGGTCTGCAGCTGGCGTACAAGGTGACTGCGAACAGCTTGTATGGGCAGTGTGGCGCCAAGACGAGTCAGATCTACATGAAGGAGATAGCGGCGTGCACGACTGCAACGGGGCGGAAGATGATATTAAAGGCGAAGAAGTTCATCGAAGACAACTATGCAGATGCAGAGGTTGTATATGGAGATAGTGTCACAGGGGATACCCCGCTGCTTCTGAAGTTCCCTGACGGAACAGTGGATATCGTTACCATCGAAACGTTGGCAAACAAAGAATGGATCCCGTACGAGGGATTCAAGCTCTATGACAACACCCTCACAGGGAAGGAACAAACGTTCGTTGATGCTCAAGTGTGGACTAACGGGGAATGGACGACAATCAAGAGGGTAATAAGGCACTTTACGAAGAAGAGATTGTATCGGGTTGCAACGTTTAGAGGTTCGGTCGACGTGACAGAAGATCACTCTTTGGTAGACATCGAAGGAAACGAGGTCAAACCAACAGATTGTATTGTTGGTGAGTCACATCTTCTTCACAGCTTTCCGGAAAATTTCCCAGAGACACCCTTGCAATTGCATGGGTACTCATGTCATAATCAATATCCAGGAAGAGGTATTGGGAATGACATGCTCACATGCAATACATGCAATACATGTGGTCAAGTAAAAACAAAAGATGAGTTCTACTACAACAAAAGAGGACGTTGCCGTCTTTGCGTGAAAGTCAAAACAGCCGAGAGGTTGGGAAAAATTGTGGACACGTCACAAGTGAACCAAAAGGTGCTCGACTACGAAATTGGAAGCAAAGAGGTTTCGAAGGAAGAAGCTTGGGTATGGGGGTTCTTCTTTGGTGATGGCAGCTGTGGTTCGTATGAGTGCCCAAGTGGAAATAAATGCAGTTGGGCACTGAATAACAACAACAAAAATTATTTGAATAGAGCACGGGATTACTTACTTCAAAACGAATCACGCGATGTTGTGTTCGATTTCAAGATTCTGGACACACTTGAATCATCAGCAGTCTACAAACTCGTGCCTACCGGCTCTTTGAAGTACATGGTCGAAAAGTATCGTGCTCTATTCTACGACAAGGATAAGTACAAAAAAGTACCCAAGATCATCTTGAATGCATCCAAAGAAGTTCGAGAATGGTTTTTGGAAGGGTATTTGTTTGCAGATGGATCTAAAAAGGCAATGTTTACAGGAGGTTTAGATTTTGCATGCGAAGGCAAAATTGGTGCCCAAGGGCTGTATTATATTGCCAAATCAATTGGTTGGGATCACTTACGCATCCTTATACACGAGTACAAAGACAACATTTATTGGATACGGTACATAAAAACAGATGAATATTATAACGAGAGCAATGATCTTGTATGCAAGGTGTTTGACCTGGAAGATATATATGGACAAAAAACAGATTCATGCTATGTGTATGACTTAGAAACGGAATATGGAAAATTCCATGCAGGAGTCGGGGAAACCATAGTCAAAAATACCGATAGTTTATTTTTAAAGTTTCGCCCGAGAGATGCTCTTGGAAATTTCATAAAAGGCAAGGATGCAATCTTGCCGTCTATAAAAATGGGTCAAGAGGCTTCCAAGAATTTCAGGCCTTTGTTGAAGGCACCCCATGATTTGGAGTACGAAAAGACGTTCTACCCTTTCATCTTGTTTTCGAAAAAGAGGTATTGCGCGAACAAATACGAGTTCGACGACCACCATTACAAGATGACGAGCATGGGCATCGCCTTGAAGAGACGAGACAATGCTCCAATCGTCAAGAAGATATATGGAGGAGTGATCGACATCATATTGAACGAGCAAAACATCCCAAAGTCAATTGCGTTTTTGAAGGAATCCCTCGAGTCCCTCGTAAATGGCCAGTATCCCTTGGAAGAGCTGGTGGTCACCAAGTCTTTGCGAGCCGACTACAAAGACCCGGACAAGATTGCCCACAAAGTGCTGGCAGAGCGAATGGCAGAAAGAGATCCTGGAAACAAACCTCAGGTGAACGACAGGATCCCTTTTGCATTCATCCAAGTTCCCGAAGTTAAAGGGAAAAAGATGTTGCAAGGGAATCGCATCGAGCATCCGGATTACATTCGCGAAAAGAACCTGCAGCCTGATTACGAGTTCTACATCACAAATCAAATCATGAAACCAGTTTTGCAGATGTATGCCCTGACGCTCGAGAATCTCGAGGGCTATCGAAAGGGTCCGCAGTATTTCGAGGAGATGAAACAAAAGTTGATCAAAGAGAAAGAGGGAGACATGAAAAAGGTGAAAGATCGATTGAACGACTTGAGGGAAGAGGAAGCCAAGAAGCTCTTGTTCGACCCTGTCCTCATTCGCCTAGAAAACAAAAGAAAAAAGAACACGATGATAACGGACTATTTTAGGATGAGTTGATTGTAAAGTAACATTTTATACTAATAAAATGATCGTTGAATTGATCGGGGGGTAGAGTATCGTTTTATAAAGTGTCCAAGGAGAGATTTTTTTTTAACTATTTTCTTTATCAACTCCAAAGATGGACATGATGGCCTTGTGTGTTTATCTAAAAGACAGAAATCAAAGTGTATTACGTAATCTACACATGCATATCAATGGGACTACCATAATCCCTGACATGGAATTGAGCACGGCGTGTCGAGCATTCGATGATATGCGTCGGCAAGCACATAAGGAAACTGTACAAAGAGAGGACAAACAAAGCACACATGACCGACACAAGTAATATGGACCTTTCCTTTGTGGACAAAGGAAAAAAGGGACTGGCAAACGTAGGTGCCACGTGTTATCTCAACACGGCCCTGCAATGTTTGAGTCATTGCACTGAATTTCTTCATTATGTATTGAGTCTGAAATACGAAAAGCAAGCACAAAACGAAGGGAGAATAGTGTCATCCCCGTGTCTCATGTCAGAATTGAGGGACTTACTTGTCGAGACGTGGGTCAAAAGTCATAACATTGCACCCAACAGATTCGTAGCATTCTTATCAAAGTGCATGCCGGAGATGGAGATCCGTACCCAAAATGATATTCGAGAATTCATAGATATCTTCTTGGACAAGCTCAATCGCGACGTTTGTTTTAACGTGAAGGACAAAGCCACGAACATGATAAAGAAAAACGGGTACAAAGCCACGCGGTATGACATGCAACGGTACAAGATGGATTTGTCGTGGTATCAGCAACAAGGGTCTGAATACAGCGGTATGACGGAAATGTTCCATGGTCAGATGATAACCCAAATCATTTGTGGTGGATGCAAGCACATCACCCACAACTATGAGACGTTTGCTTCATTATCAGTTCCCGTTGAGAAATCACATGAAACATTAATGGATTGTTTGACGGCGCATTTGCAAGAAGAAACGTTGAATGCAAATGATGGCACACCATGGCGTTGCGATGAATGCAAGCAGAATACTCTGAGCACGAAAACACACAAGCTTTGGCGGGTGCCGAAGATTCTAATGATATCTCTCAAGCGTTTCACGGCAGATCTGAGAAAAATCACAAAAACAATATCGATCCCTGAGTCATTGTCACTGAGCAATTTCACGCTATCGAATGGACCAAACGTGTATACTTTACAATGCATCGCCTGTCATGTAGGTTCGTTTCAATTTGGACACTACTATGCATATTGCAAGCACCCGAATAATAAATGGTATAAACTGGACGACTTGGATGTGCAGGAGGTCAGCTGCCCTGATACATCATATGGCTACATGTTTTTCTATGTGCTAGTGAGCTCGAAGAAGGACTGAGGGAACGTGGAAGATCCACGAACGAACCCACCTCTCTTTATCTCTGAGTCGAGTTCATCGAGAGCTACTTCCTTGCCCGAATTCGGTCGCTTCTCTTTCTGTTCCGGTTCCTCCCAGATTTTCTTCGAGGAATTTGCCATACCACTAGGTGCATTGGTGGGCTTCGCTTCTTGTTGTTCCCATGTTTTTTTCGTGGAATTTGCCATACCACTAGTTGCATTCGCAGCTTTAGTTTCTTGTTGTATCCATTGCTTTTTCAATGCATTGGCAATGCTACTAGACGCATTGGCATTGGTCTGCTTAGCTTCATGTTGGGTCAATTGACTCTTCGATGAATTCGCTGCAGGTTGTGTGGCCACCACCTGGAAAGGCGTGGTCAGGGATTCGAATGAACTGGCTGCAGTGGTCGATGGGCTGGCATTATTCATAAAAATGTTCTTTGGGGCTTTTCCTTCGAAAGACTTTAGCTCTTTCTCCGAAAATATGTTTGCATTCGTGATGACAAACTGCAAGAGTTCCTTCATGGCGCCTTCTTTTGCTAGCGTCACAGCCTGGTCAAGATTGGTTTTCTTGTCTTTGATTTGAGTTTCCACCATCGACATCATGTTATTGATCACCGCAAAATCTTCGTCCCTGATGGTGAGTTCCGCCTGATTCATTATGCGCACCAGCAACTCGACGAGTTCCTTGAGAGAATCTTGTCGTACCTTGTCACGGGTCATGGTGTATGCGATGATCGATGATACGAAATGATCCATCGTCTCGAATGTATGCTGGATAAAGATGAGGACGAACAAATTGAGTTGAATGTATTTGTATTCGAAGAACTTGTACTTTGATTTCATCGTGGTTATGTTTGTGAAAATATCTTGAACACTTCCTTTCACTCCTGGATTGTTCTCGAGTAATTCAGACTTCATAACGTCATCAAAAAAACCCTGAAGGTTTTTGTCGTAAACACTCTTTAGATAGGCTGGCAGCTTTCGATCTTTCAGACGTGTTCTGAGCTCTGTGGATTTGGAGGCTTCGTCCATCCCAGGCTTGTCTTGTTCGATGCTTTTCAACAGTTCGCCATGGAAATTCTGCACGAAGGCTTCGATGGGTTTCAAGTCATAATTGTATGAGGAAGAGTTCAGCGCACTCTTGTAATTCTTGATGATTTCCAACAGATCTTGTGCGTTGTCGTTGTTGAAGGCAGACACATACTTGCTCAGCGTTTCCACTTCTTTTTTCACATCTTTGTCGAGAATGATCTCCCACGCAAGCCTGTCTTCTACTGTGGCATTTGTTTTCTCTGTACTTTGTGAACCACCCATTTTATTATACTTCAGATAATTTTTCTTCTCCATTGTAATGAAGGCAATCATATGCAATTCATGCTCAAACACAGTATACAACATTTGATACCGCCCATTAGACCAAAGGTACTCGTGTATCCTCCGATGCAAGTTGTCCGCAATGTCACATGTTCGTTGCCTCACAAACATGAGATGATAAAGCAACCCTCGTGGACGTATGATGAGGGGCTTGTGTATGGCTTTCTCTTAGCAGCTGCTACTTTCGACCAATCAAATACGGATAATGTAACATTTCGGATCAAAGCACTTGATGCACATCTCATCAAAAAGCTAAACATGTCCCTCGCATCCGTGATTGGAGTGCAGAACATAGAAGTGGTGAATTATTCACCCTACCTAGAGTATATAATAGGGAGGGAATGCATTCCTCAGGAAGTTGCAGATGTTCTCTCGAATGATACAGTGTCTCCTTTTTTGATAAGCAAGGATAGAAATCAAATGGCCGGTATAGCAAAGGGTGTGCATATGGGGTTTGTCATGAGGCACTTGCCAGATAATAAAGAAAGGGGTGAAAACTTCACGTATTTCTGTAGTCTATTATCGGCGTTTCTTTGACAATTCTTCATATAAAGACTTTATAATATAGTAGCGTACCGTGCAATGAATCAATCCTTGGAATTTCTTTCAGAAATATTTGCAGATCTGTTTGATACGTATCCATCGTATAGTTTTATGAGCAAGTTTATTGTAAATGGAACCGTGAACGTATCCGACATACTATCTCATAGTTTCATTAAACTGAATGTTGTTTATGCACGTATGTGGAATTTCGTGTATGGCACCTTTCCAACAAAAAAGGATTTTATAGATTTTTGCTCCGAACATGGATATACAACCCAAGATTCGGTACAGTTCGACAAGCTATTGTTGGATAGGATCGTCAACTCTTTCTTTCATCTCAAAATTGGTCTTCTAACCGTCGTGTCTTTGGACGAGCTGCTGCGCTTATACAACAACTTGCTAGAACAAACCAAGGACAAAATGTACATCGAGGATACCATCATTCACAAGCTTGCCTACAGGTTTGGTTTTCATGAAGACGTCACCGCTATAAAATCGAACAACTTGATTGTTACCGCAATACAAGCGGCCAAAAACTGCAGACATACATATGTACGAACGGTTGGACATTATACTAATCCCATATCGGACAACGTGAATGAAATGTTCGAATTTTCCAGTCAAGATCTCAGGTACATGAACACATGCGAGAGAACACAATACGTCATGTACAAGGATAACCACTTTGTGATGCAGCTCATCGATAAGTGTGCAATACATGTGGATTGCGATGATATGCCAGAAGATGCTCTGAGTGTATTGATAGATTCGTGTGCATCAACGTTGGATCGTCACGTGCTGTTGATGAACGGAAAATGCAATGCACACGATCCGTTGTATACAGTCACAGTTCACCCCGACCTGTACAGATTGCTTCCAAAAGTTGCCAAATATTTCATCCAAGTGTCACATAACAGGATCCCTAAGCGTCCTTCCTTGGCACGACATGTAAATAACTCGATGTACGTCTTGCGATTTCCGTTTCATCAAAATATGGCTAGCCCGTCTTTCTTAAAAACGTTCGATAAATGTGTCGTGAACACAACGGAACACTTTGATGCCGAAACGGTCGTGTGCCAAAAATACGTAGTATTGGATCCTTGCACTGTGTCTAGTCAACATAACGATGTGTATATCTGGGATCGATACCGAAAATTGGAGCAGATGGACGACTTGCCAAATGTCCGAATTCATGCGACAAAAGCTGCAAATGTAGACTATACTATAGTTGTAGACCAAGATGAAAGATGCGATGTGTTTGACTACATACGAAAAGGGATGATTCCAATCATAGGTGTATCGCATCATCCCAACTCATTCCTCAAGCATATGGTGAATGTGGTGAGTACATCTCCCACTGACGACCTCGTGTCCATCGTTACTGTCCTCTGCACCAATCCTGAAATGATCGACACGCTGAAAAGAGGAGGAGATGTAGTAAGGCACCTCATGCGCCCAGACTTTGTGTCGTTGCAATGGAAGCATCTTTTGCAACATACGTGTCCAATTAGGACGCAAGATCACAAGAGCAACGTCATCTTGTTCATGGATTTTCTAGTCTATTATGTGATGAGTCGCGTGGAGGATATCATGACTTTATCCAAAAATCCAAGGGCATCAAACTGTGTAGTAATTATAGACAACAGACCTAATGTACTATCGCTCTTTGCAGTGCTTATCACATTATGTAATCTAAATGAGTCATGGTCGTGCAAGGTTTTGACGACCAAGGCTGGTCAAAAATACTATTCCGAAAATTTGGGTCATGTTGCTGATGTGACATCACACGATGTGCTTGATGTGAAGAGATTTCATATCGACATTTACAACAAGTTTATGACAAGCGAAGAGTTGTGGGATTCTCTATCGAACTACGACAAGTGTTTGATCATTCAAGACGATGGCATGGTGTTTCGAAAAGGTATCGAAGATTTCCTTTGTTATGATTATGTAGGAGCTCCTTGGATAGATGGACCCGGCAACGAGTTCATCAAACAAAAAGTAAATGCCGATCTCGTTGGGAATGGTGGGCTTTCGCTACGTTCCGTGGCATTAATGCAACAGATCGTTCAAACGCATAAGGCTGAAAAGAAAATGTTGTTTTTTAACAACATCAACAACGTACCAGAAGACGTATATTTTTGCCGGTATGCCAAAGCGTTTGGGGCGAACATGCCCACCTCTGATAAGGCCGCCCTTTTCAGCTCGGAGGAGATCATCAATCACAAAAGCTTGGGATTGCACAAGGTATGGGTGTATCATCCACCTGATACCATCCACAAACTACTCAAGCACATTCTCGAAGATAATCATCCCAATCGAAAACGTTGAAACAATCTCTTTATTTTCTCCACTTGTTGTGTGTGTTCCACAACGGGTTTTGGATAAGGCACGTGTTCGTAGTTGACATAGCTGCTATGCCATGTGTGAATGTCGGTATTGGCAACCTTACGCAGTTCAGGAAGCCATTGTTTGATGTATTTGCAATCCTTGTCAAACTTGTATCCTTGCAAAAAAGGGTTGAAGCTCCTGAACATGAACATGGGATCAGCCCCAATGCCATAGGCCCATTGCACGCCTCCGGAATTGGAGCAGGGATCGTAATCTAGTAGATTTGATGCGAACCATTTTTCTACGATCCAAGGGGAGATATGGAGATCCTTTGCACCAAAAGCTGCGATAATCATTCGCGATCGATTGTGACACCATCCTGTCGTCAGGAGTTGACGGATGCCGGCATCCACAAACGGAAAGCCAGTCTTTCCCGTGCCGAAGGCTTCCCAACGTTTTTCGTCATAGGTCATGTCCCACACATGTTGTACATCCAATTGCTTTTTGAAAGGGCGATTTTCGCTTTCTGCAACCTGTCCTTTGAGCACCCATGGATAGCTATGAGAGAGGTGGGCGTAGAATTCCCGCCACAATAATTGCCTCACCAATTCGTGGTGTAGTCCATATCGTTTTTTAAAGGCGAAAAATACTTCTCGCATGGACACACAGCCGAATTTGATGTAAGCACTGAGTTTGGTGGTTTTGTCGAGGGCAGGAAAGTCACGCAACTTCCCGTAATTGGCAAGGGCTCCGCTGGTAACCTTTTTTTGGACAATTTCTAATGCATTCGTCCTTCCACCAAAGACGGCTAATTTGTGATTCGGTTCGTTGAAGTAGAACTTGTCGATATTTTTGATCAGACAGGGTAGGTGTTTGTTGCGATATGTCTTGTATTTGGGTGTGTCCTTACAATGAGGAATATCTTGGAACTTGTTGACACATTTATCATAAAATGGTTTGAACATTTCATACACTTTCCCTTGCTCACTCACAATCGATTCCAATGGAAACAGCGTGTAATCTTCTTGCACAATACAGTTGATCCCCTTATTCAAGCACCATTCTACCAATGTGGCATCTCTCTTGCGTGCGAATGGAGTGTAATCCAAGTTGAATGCGATACATTGCACGTTTAGCAACGTAACAAGCTTGTTGAGTACTTCCAAGTCTTCACCGTGGAAGCAATGGAGGTCGTCTTTTAATTCCTTGTTGAGATCGTGCAAACATTGGACCATAAACTCTACGCAATTTTTATTAAAGTACTTATTGAGACCGGGGTCTATCTGTCGTGGCGAAAAAATGAATATATGCATGATGTCATTGCCTGCATTCTGTGCGACAAGTTCTCCTAAAGCGGCGTTGTCATAAGTTCTAAAATCCCGACGATGCAAGAATATGCTGATTGGTTTTTTCATTATATATTTCGTACATATTTTGCATCGGATTTAATCTGTGGGATGGTTTAGAAAGGACGATTCATGTACGGTGATTTTGTTTCAGGGGCAGTTGGAGGTGCTTGGGACTGTGTTGCAACCCATGCTCCACTGGGGGTAGGGTACCGGCCTTGCAGGGCTCCGCCAACTAGTGTAGCAGCTTTAGCAGATGGCGAAATCAAAACCAACAAGATCAGTGTGACAGGACCAATGCAGTATAGGATGGTGCGGACCCAACTCCATACGCCACAAGTGCCTTGTGTTAGACAATTGGTGTCATAGACGAGGAGTGCAGTGAGGACCACGAAGACGATGACAGGAACGGGCAGGTTGCTGGCAACATGTGTCTTGACTGCGTAAATAATGGCAATGACAAGGACCGCAATATGGATAACTGCAAGAATAATAGCTTGTGGACTCAGACCCAGCATTATTATATATATAATTCTTTAAGAAAAAAATAACGGAACAAGATTGTTATAGAACCAAGAAAAATGGAAAGATGTAAACAGCAATGCAAACATTGAACATGACACTTTCATAAGCGCGAATTGCCCGCAAACCTTCGTACTTGTACTTGAAGTACTTCTTGTCCATCATGACTTTTGCGACCATAAAGCCAATGAACAAGACGACAATCATACTGATTGCATAATCGATCAAGTACTTGTTGAATAGATATTTGTCGACCACGAAGTTGTTATCGTCCGTCTTGAAGAGGAACTTTAGAAGGAACAGTACAACCACGAGGAAGGTATTGAACGCTACATCAAATCCTAGGAATATAGTGAGGAACTTGGACAATGGAGGCGGGTTCTTCTTTTGATCGTACACGACCTCTTCGTAAATAGGCGAGAATACTCTTGTGGCTAGGAACAAAGCGATGTACGTAAACAAAATACGTATGGCTTTGATCACGTACAAGACGAAGAATTGGGAATCGATCAGTATGTCCATGAGATTATAATTTAGTTTATATAAAGATAATAATTTGTTTTTCTTCTCAACGATGTCACGCTGGACGTCTTCGTATCGCTTCTCGATCTCGACTCTTTGATCGTCTTCTAGTAGCAGCACCCCGTCCTTGCCATTGACAGTAACAGTCTTGGCACGCCCGTCAGCTTCTTGGCCTTCCGCTTCCGCTTCCGCTTCCCCACCCACCATGGATTTGACTTTGCTTGCTTGTTTGCCCTCCGTCGTGTACAACGGGACGTCCAATGCACCTTGATACAAAAAGTCAAAGTACGCGTTGTTCTCTTTTTCGATTTTATCCAATAGGTCATAGAATGTTTTGTGGACCGTCTTGTAAACCGTGGCTAGCTCTTGCACTTGTGACAGCTTTCTTGCATCGGCTTGATACTTGGTCTTGATGTATTCATCATTCAATAGTATTTTCCCATTTTCCAAATAGTGATCGATAATGTTCATCTTCTTGCGACCTGTTTTCAAGAAGAACTTTCTTGTGTATTCATAGTTCAGCGTAGCTCTGTCTTGCAAGCTCAATAAGATCTTTTTATATCCCATGTAAATCTGCCGTTGAAGCCTTGTTTCTTCTCCGGGAAGAAGGGAGCCATTGCGTCCCTGGAGCTTAATCGCACGGTCATGCAAGTCTCTTCTCAGATTACCAAAGAAGGTGCCGTATTCGTCTTTCCATTTGCTGTTCTTGTCGTGCATCAGTTTAGCAAAATTCTCCAGCTCCTTTAGATACTCTATTGCTTTGCTTGTCGGTGTGGATTTCTCACGCTTTGTTTCACCCTTGATTTGCACGCTTCGAAGTTCCGCAGTCATGTCTGCGGCCCTATCCTGCACATTAAGCTTTGGTGTGATATCGATACTCGATGCAAGGTCTTTGATGGTGGGTCTCTTGATTTGGTATTGTACGTCTTGGGGTGCAGACGGGGACGCACTGGTCATACTCATCATGCATGATGGACCCGTGCAGGATGTTGCTTTGGGTACTGATGCAAATTGTGGAAGCATATTGAGGATCTTGCCTTTCATTGAGGTTGCAGAGGGTGATGGTATTGCTGCACCATTGGGCAAAAGTTTAGCATCAACATTTTGTTCCACACTTTCGGCAATGGGGCCTGGGCTTGTTTTTGGCTTGGTCGGGACGTAAGGTTCGCTGATAAGGGATCCCTTTTCGATGCTTACTGTGACACTATTCAGTTCCTTCAGCGGAACGATACTCTTGCCCGTATTACGCACAATATCTTTGGAGGATTCCACCAACACGTTTAGCACACTTGGATCTTCTAGGACCGTGATGACATTGTTGCCGTACATCCTTTTGAAATTTTCGTCTGCCCCTGCGATAGATGCAATACTTTGAGTGATGACTTTTCTGGGGTCTTTAGGATATTGTAAGGCCATTCCACCATTTTGTTGCAATCGATTCACAGCAATGAGCAATACTTCGTCGTTGTTGAAAAGAGCTTTTACGTTTGGGTCAAAGCTAGACAAGTCAATGGCCTGAGCAAAGTTCTTGCTGAAATTGAATGTATTTTGTGTGATAGCACGGTCAAATTCTGTAACGTTGGGGGGAGACCCCCCTGCTTTGGATGGATCCTTGTGTAGATTTGGATCTTTTTCTTCTTTAGCAGCCTCGGTTTGTAAACGCTTGTTGAGCTCGGCCAATTTGGTAGGGTTGTTGACACCTAGCGCCTCTAAATCTTTCAGACATTGCATATCAGTTGGCGAACACCCCGAGGGATTGGCCGCCGGATCAACAATACCATTTGATGGCACCAAACTCTGCGGGTCGGTAGGCGACAGAGGTTGACCATGTGGCAATGGTTCTTTTGATGCACTTTGTGGAGTTTGTTGGGCAATTGGCGGGTAGGGACCTGATGGTGTTGATATAGCGGATATGCTAATGCTCAGGCTAGGTTGTGCTTGCCTTCCAAACGATCCAGCAATATCCTTCATGAACTTGGCGGTTGCTTTGTAGAGCGGGTTTTCGCTCTCATCCTTGAAGAAAGGTTCGTAGGTCAAAACGTTAGACGTTTTCATTGCTTGTTGTAGCGCGCGAACGAGTTCTTTGGATGTTTCCTCATCGACAATCTCCAACTTGCTCAAAATATCAAATGTGTCATAGCCTTCGAACATGAAGTACATATTTTTAAGAGACCGTTCGTCTTCAGATGTGACGAACAATTTGTCGAGCTGAGTGTTTACATCTGCAAGATATTCGCAGAGAGTTTTACCTTTTGAGAGCTGTTCCATTTTGAACTTGGTATCGATGTTAAGGATTTCGTTGTACGTTTCATGCATGGTCCTTATGACATCACTAAGCTTGCTGCCTTTCTCCGTCGCTATTTCACAGTCCGTGGGTTTTTGTGAAAGCATGATAATGTAGAAAGCCGTATTCTCTTTGCCCATAGATGGAATGTGTTTGTATTTCGAGAGTATGGGAGCTTCCGCCAACATTTTCTCGTAATTCTTGAGGTTCTCTACAAATGACGATGCATACTTCCGAATGTTGCTGGTAGACGTGCTTGGCCATTTCCCTTGCGTAGCTGCCATGGCTTTGATGATTTTAATATCTTCCATACTTGAATCAATACCATGATAGGACGTGTCACCCTCTTTGATGATGGTCTTGAAATCATCGATGATGAGTTCAAAGACACGAGTTGCCAGATCTTCTGTGCTCTCTTTTCCAACGAGAATAACAATTTTATTTCGCAACTCGCCAAACTTTTTTAGAAAGGATGCATCGGAGGATGCCTTCTTGGAATTTGTACTCGAGTTTGTTTGCACGGATGACACGGGTGCACCTTCCAACTCAGCTTGAAGGGATATATCTAGCTCTTGTGAAGTCATAAAGTAGCGCGGAACGATATAGTTTGCAAAGTTGGCTTGAACTTTCTTCAGATCAGAAGAATGCGTGCTTCCTTTTTCGGAAAGAAAATCGAGCACAGTCTTTGGTACACTCGACACACGCTCGAGGATCGATTTTGTACTGAAACGCATCATGAACAATCTCATATTGGACGTCATCAAGGGCATGACATTCACAATGTCTAAGCCATTTGGAGCTTTTGAGAACTCGTGTGGCTTGGTGATCTTGTCAAGCTTGCCGCCGAAAAGGAATCCATAAATTGTTTGTGGTTGCAAGATTGATTTATCAATATTTTTACCACCCAGGTTCCATTTCTTCAAGTATACATATGAAAGAAACATAGAGGAATATGCACACTTGTCTATCAGTTTTTCGTGTTCATTGGGTTCATTCTGCTCCAAGATTTTCGATACATATTCTTTGTAAATATCGGTCACAATTTGCGCTTCCTTTTGCTGATCTTTATTGTCATTGTCAATGCCAACTTCAAAATCGGCTAGGCTTGCAAACAGGACATATTCTAAAAGTTCCAACATGTCTTTGACATAGGTCTTAAAGTCCTTGCTATTTTGTGCATTTGCCGCATATTGTTGATGTGCAGTGAACAATCCTTTTATTATGCTTATCGATTGTATTGCTAACAATCTTCTGCTATCAATATCTTCTTTGACATGTGGTTCCGGTTTGATGTATTCAAGAATCTTATTAATTACAACATTGTTTGGTGACGAAGTTGTTGTTCCTTTAAGAATAAGCAGTGTCAAAAAGACATACAATCTGATGAACATCGAAAACAAAAACCGTCTTCGGTTTTCCGCTGTTTCAGTTGGGTACTGCTCCTTCATATCTGTGCTCACTGTACTGAGCATATCATACAGCTTTGCTTTCACATCATTGTTTTGCAATACTTCAACCACCGTACTGGTGAGCTCACCAAATCCAAACTGTTCTAATTCTTTATCGATTTGAAATTTTTCTCCTTCGTAAACATAGCTCCTACTTGACAGCATTTTCCCGAGCTTCTTGACCATCAAATCCTTTAGTCCTCCACCATTTGCTTCATCAGCTTCCGGTAATTTACTAAGAGAACGGACACTAGGGTCTACAGACACAACACTCCCCGTTAGCTCTATCGGTTTGTTGAAAAGTGTGTCAAATTGAGATAGGCCATTCAACAAATGATTGTAGTATTTTGTATGTAACTTTGCCAGCATAGTTGGGAAAATAGCATCATTTTTAACCAACGCATGTAGCGAAATCAAGTCGATTCGGTTTTGAATGTGCACCGGAGCATCTTCTTCTTGGAGATGTGCAAGAGTATCAATGTATATAATCTTTTGAATGATACGCTGAATGTTTTTTAGTGCCTTCAGTTCTCCGTTTTCGAGCTTATCCCAAAATATGCCATTCTTATCTGTAAAAATGTAGTAAGAAAGCTGTTCGTGTCCCATTTTTTGCAAAAGCTCTCGGCTTGCGTTGAGGTGCTTCACGATCTTCATGTCTTTCTCCCAAACGGTTTTTGAGTCGGCTGTATCACTTGGCGTGTTGTCCGTCTGTACATGGAGTAGTCGAAAATAGTCAAGAAGCCTATCATCTTCGATATCGATCTTGTTCCACCTCATCGAATCAATTCTCCCCCGAACAAATTCGTCCTTGGCCTTGGAGTACGCAAAGTAGTAGTTGTCCAGCATCCTTTTGTAAAACACTGTAGAAGGCTGCAGCATGTACCTTTTGCATTCCGCACTAAAATTTGTGGCACTGTGTAGGACAAAGTTTGCGGTATTAAATACTTTGTTCAATTCGTAATTACTTTTCTGGAGGGCGTGTACGGTAGCAAGAACAGGTGTCAAGCCGACGACATCTATGTCCATACTTTTTGCTTTTTCTTGGATCTTTGTCATAAGTTCGCTTCCCTTTGAAGTGATGAGTGTCTTGATTTGCTCAACATCATCGTAATTAAGTTTTTTAAAGGTTTCGGCTGCGGTCGTCCCTTTTATGATGTCGAATACTTTGCTACGCGTAGTGGCTTTCGACAAAGCATTCTTAACATACAACACATCTCTTCCGAGGGCAAGGTACCGTAGTATTTCGTCTAGATTAGTGTTCATGAGTGGTGGGACAAACTGCAATTTATTACTCAAAGCGAGGAAGTCGACGAGCCTACCTTGGTATTCTCGAACGTTCTCTTCAATTTCGGTGTTACTTGTCGTTTGTTCTAGTCCAACTAAGGCAAGTTCCGACAAACGCTTGAGAGTCATAATGTACTCGTAAATATACTCGCTGATAAAGGCAACATTTTTGATCCTTGCTTCGTTGATCATGGATACATGCTTGTTAACAAGATCTGATGCTGTCTCAACAAATGGTTTGTCGGTGGACATATTCAAATACACACAATCTTGTTTTCCTTGAAGTGATCCGGTAATAAGGATTGTTTGGACGGTGATTGATGAGGAGAAATCGATGATGGCATTGATGGATATTCTGTCTTCCAACAAAGTAATCAAGCTATCGACGTTGATGGTGATGCTTTCATACCCAGACACCTTTTGATTCTTGTCAAGGGAAAATATATAATAATGTTGTACTCGCCTGTTAATCGACTTCATAAAGTCTACAAGCTTTTGTGAATTACCCCCCAAGTTTAGGACGACGACCGACAACACTAGAGGCAGCATTGAATACTCTTCCACAAGAACGCCTTGCTTTTCGGATATGTTTTCAACGTCGTTCTTTTTTGACGATGCCACTGTGTGTGAAATTGTTTCTGTCGTAATGCTCGTCGTCGATGATTTTGACACTGTTGCTGCCGAAACCGCAGTCGGAGCAAGAGTTGCAGCTTCAGCTGGTTTTGGATCTTTTGCTCCTTCGTCGCTAGGTTCATTAACTGCGGATGGGGCTTTGGGTGTTCCTTGCTCTGGTGTTGGTGAAGGTTCCGGTGGCATGCTTGCGTTAACGGGTGCTGCAGCAGGTGCCGCATGACTTTCAACAGATGCTGCTTGTGCTTTTGTAGGTGCAGGCTGTGATACGGCTTGTGTTCCTGATTTAGGTGAATCCACAGGGGAACCTATGGAAGAACTAAAAGGTGAATCAAGTGGACCTTCATGTGAAGCTCGTGGGGTTGTGGGATCGACAACTTGGCTCTCTGGCCTGTCGCTTCCTGGTTTGTCACCTTGAACTCCACCAGAGAGTATTGAGCTTATGACGGGGAAAAACATTATTACTATTATTACACAAAATAAAAGCAAAAAATATATGCTCAATAATTAATAATCATGAGTCTAACAGCATTATTGGGAACATACAGACCGGAACATATTGGTGCATTCATGGTAGCTTCGTTGTTCTTCTTCTTGTATGGTGTGCAAACACTGATGGACATCAACGACTACTTCAAAGAATCTGGCATCACAGATATAAGCACCGTGAATAGGGCAACTATCGTGTACTCATACATGGCTGGATATTATGTGTACATCTTGCGGCTTCTTTTGGCGCTGATCACAATCTTCATCCTCATTCTGATCATCCGAATCGTTATAGCCACAATCATTAGCATCTTTAATCGCAATGGGGGACAAGAAGGAGGCGGCTCAAAGGGCCAAGAAGGGGGCGCTCAAGCCATCATGGCAGGGGCTGCGGCTGACTCATCAAACATCGTGGCAAAGGCCATAGATGTGAACATGCGTTGGATTCTCGGGTTCATCGTATGCCCCATCTTTCTGGTCATGTTTTTGATTGTCATCCCCCTTTTCTTGTTTACCTTTCTGATGGTATATGTATTCTTCTTTGATAAGGCTATTGTTATTAGCGAACAACAAAAATCAACACAAATAATGATCACTCACCGCAATTTCTTGATGTTCGTAATGACAAGCTTACTGTTCATGTGCTTCGTATATTGTATATATTATTTCTTCAAGATGGTTGCAAAGATGAAACGAGAAGAAGCCGCATCTACTTAGGACATATACTTCGCAATGGCACGGAGTGGGGCTTGGTAAAACTTAAACACGAAGAACAGGATGATCGAAAGCATCCAAAAAGGCTTCCATGCTTGAATCATATGCGTCCGTAGGATGTTGATGGTGAGGATGACGTACACGAAAGTGAACATGATGTTGTAAATGAAGAGCACACGGTTGTCGGACAGTTTGTCAAAGTTAAGTAATAACAGCACGAACAACATCATCAATAAGGTGAATGTCGCATACTGATAGATGTACTTGACGGGTTGTGGCTCATCTTCAACGTCTTTTTGTGGATTGTACAATACTTGATAGTACATGTTTTGGAAGTAGCCCTTGGCGAGATACGTGTATAAAAGATAGAATACGTACATACCGAGCACTGCGCAAAGCGCTAATGCGTAGTACCCAATCAGCCCATGTTGCATTCCTTGGTCATCCCTGTACTCCCAAAACGTTTCACGTATGAACCTTTTTGTGTTGGGAACAACCTGATAACTCTTCTTGATTCCAAAAATATGATACCATATATAGCGTACTATTACCAAGAAAACGAACAACGAGATGACGATAACGATGTGGTACAATATGATAAGAACAATAAAGAGGATCGTATAGGTCAAGAGATGTCGCCATTTTGTTTTGTAGTCATCTTCTGCATCGAGATCGGGCGTCGTGGTTTTGAAGGCGGCATTTAGGTATTCACTTCTTTTGATGGTTATGATAGCAAGCAAAAGGCTGATGAAAAACACTATGAACAACGTGTTTATTTTCTTGAAGTAGATAGATTTGGCAATCATTGGATGTGGGGGAGATCCTTCATTAGCATCCATACCTTCCCCTTCATTCTCGCCTGGTCTTTCAGCAGATCCTGAATCATCCTGTCTTTCTTTTCCGCCTAGTTGAATCCAGTTGGATTGGTCTTCATTCTGATCGTTAACAAATCCACCAAAGAGGGAGCGGAACAAGAAGGATTGATCGTGAAGGTCTTGTGTCTCGTCAATATGGTCCATTATTTATATATATCTATAATAAAGATGGCGTCCAAAGAACAAAAGACGAACATGATAAACCTAGAAAGCCAAATACAGCAAATGCAGTCCAGTATCCTGACATTGCAAGAAGTCATAAATACTCAGAGCAAGCATATGGAAGAATTGTTGAAACAACAACAAAGCATCGTTGGTGGAGAGTCAGATGCATTGCCTGAACAAAAAGAACAAAAAGATGTGACTCTGACTGAGCTAGCTGGACTTCAAAGGAGATGTCCTTTGAACAGCCCATCCAATAGGAGAAGACGTAGTGTGGTGTGAAGTACCATTTACCGAACGAACACCTTGAAGTTCCAAAGAACGAATAGTACTGAGAGGGGGTAGAGCAACCTCAAGAACAATTGCCTTTCGAAAGTCAAATCATGTTCAGATAAGTATGTCTTCATGTAATGTTTAATCAGGCAATGGATGCTCAAACCGAGTACGATAATTAGAGAGAATTGAAACAACCTACCGAGATCTTTTTTTTTGCTAAAAAGCTTATCAAAGTAGGACGGTTGTTGACTGGTCACTACTTGTTCTACCTTTGGCTTGTTTTGCATTGAGTTGATTGCCTGTAGAATGCGTTGCTCTTGCTCGTATTGCTTGTTGAAGCTACCCGCATCGTACATCATACCGCGAACATCGTCAGGATTTTGTTGTTGTACAAGGGGTGCTTGTTGTTGTGGAATTGGTTCCTTTGCTTTTTGTGGCTCTTTGGCTGGGCCTGCCGGAGCTTGTTGCACTTGTCTCGGCTGTTGCTGCGAACTCGTCGGCTCTCCTGCATCTTCACTGTAAGATCCATAACTATTCAGGGGCTGGTACGCTTGGAAAAGATCTGTGCCTTCTAGCATTTTTATAAAGAAAGAAAAAAACTGCGATCATGGTCGATAATTCGACGCAAACGATTCGAGCATACATAAAATATTTTCTTCATTAAAACATATAGATAAAATGAAAACCATCCTTGTTGTTTTTGCTATTTTGTTACTTTTGCTCACCCTCCTTGGGGCTTTTGGTGGGTCCATTCAATATGCTGAGCCTTTTTTTGAGGACGTTAGTGAACCTCAAGAGCCTCCCATGAATTACGAATTCCCTGAACAACAGTCAGGAATGAAGTCGGAGTTTTATAATCCTCCCGAACCTATTCAAGTAGAATCACCTGCACCCACTTACCAGGAATTCCCAGATGTTCCGGAGTTCCCAGTAGTATCCGATGAAAATGTATACATGTCCTCTCCATCATCACAGGAAACCCACGAGCCGTTCACCATCGAACCCTTTGAAGAAGATGAAAAGTCAAGCTTTCCCGCTGCATTCTAAAAAATTGAAATAATATTCATTGAATCGAGGTCATAATGGAGTACTCTGTCCCGTACCAGTTTGTTGAGATCTTGATGAACATGTTGAAACAACAAAACGAACAACTCTTGAGAATCATATGTAAAGAAGAAGGGTTCGACTACCACACATTAAAACACTTGATCCCGTCATCGTACGAGATCAAGCGTATGTTACACGATTCTTCTGTAATAAAGAAGTGACATCTTCTTCGGATTCATCATCATCCGATTCTTTTTCTTCTTCGTCCTCGTCTTCATCTTCTTCGGAAGAAGAATAATCATATTTGTCGAGGTCCTTTTTATAATCCTTGTATTCATCTTCGTTCTCATGGTCTTCTTCATCGTCACTATCTTCACGATATTGAATAGATTTGTTATTCGACATGTATTCCATCAAACTTGGATTGTAGTTTGGATTGAGTATAGACCTTGTGAATGCTTCCTTTTGCGTCGGTACATAGAATTTTATATTAATCATCAGCTGATGGTTCACTCCTTTAAAGTCATAGAGCTTCCCAGAAGATGTTTCGAAGCGTATGCTTATTCGCGACAGCTTACCGATAGGATGGAAAGGCTTTCGTATCACGGTTGTGTAGTCGAAACGCAGGTTTGTAATTCCTCCGAATGCGGCCGCCATTTTAAACATGCCGATACCAGGCGTCATACGGATGTATGAGTAGCTTCCGTATAGGTGATCTTCGATTTCTTTGATGCGAAGGATGGCAAACCTCTCTCCAAGAAGGCTGATGAGACCCGGTGAAATGATAGTATATTTAAGAGATACAGGATTGAGAACGGCCCCAAACACAAGAAAGTTATTTCCAATGGTCCACCCCTTATAACCGCTCGATGAACTAGCCGAGGGATAAGTGTCGAATCCAAGGGATTTGATGAGTTCTCCTTTGGCACTGTTCAACAAAAAGAACTCAGTGGCTTCGAACTGAAGTTTTCCTTGTTTCTTGGGCACTGCCGTTGTGGGCAAAACATCTATTTGCGGGTTCAATAGATCGTTCAAATCATTGACGATGGTCAACACATCATAGTTCCCTAGTTCGAGAGACTTTATGTGATTAGACACAGTGACAATGTATGCATTTGCTGCTTGAATTGCCGTAAAAGTACTAAGATCTATTGTAACTTTTTTAAAGTATACGATGTCGGTTGTGTCATCGGAATTGAACTTCAATGAGTATTCTCCCGTCGCTATTTTATCGATGATGTCCTGATTTGTACTTATATTTTTGATGCAGTAGTCGACGTTATTGAATTGAAAAAAGTAGAATTCTTGTGGAGATTGTGCCACTTTCTTTATGATTTCAGGAGTACTCTCAACATATCGAAGATACATTGCATATTGTTTGTTCGGGATGCCCACCGCATTCACGTAGCCACTGAGGGTGGATGCCTCTCCGATGGCAATAAAAGTTTGATAATCAGAATCGTACATTTCCGCAAAGCTTTCGCAAAAGACAATCTCCGAAAAATATGCTTGGGGATCGATAGGTGTTAATGCCGTTGGGTTTTTCTTCACTACAGTATAATAAATTGTGTTGTTGTATACATCGACATTGTACATTGTCACTGGCACGCTTGCATCGAGCACATCAAAACCATACACTAGCTTAAAAGGCTGGTCAAAATCAATTGTATATTCATTCGAGTTTGGATAAAATAGTTTGTTGCGCAACGAGCTGTCAATATAGACTATTTGTGAGTCTTTTTCCGCATTTTTAATGAGAAAGTCAACGTCGTCAATCATTTCCTTTTAATTCAAGGCACATTAAACCTTATATAAGAACTTAAGATGCACTTTTATAGAAAGGGTAAATTTGTACACAATGGATGTTTTCTTATCTGCAATGAATTATGCTTCCTTTGGCCTTGATGAATACAACATTGACGTTGACGAAATTTCCGAGGTTGATCCAAAGGCAGATCAACCAATGTGTGATATCACTCTTCGACCGCACCAACTTTCTCTCTTGCACAAGTGCATCCAACTCGAAAACGAGGCACAAAGCTTGCAACAATATCCGTCATTGCAACATTTGCCTATTAATCCACTCGATCATTTCGAGACTAGTATCGGTATCATGGCGGACAGGGTGGGGTCTGGCAAATCTTATGTCATGCTATCTATCATTTTATGCAACAACATTACGGGAAAACGTGTATCAACTGTCAAGTCTGCTGCAATGAACCAAGTAAAGTTTCATTTTAGCAATAATGTCCAGGCGATAAAGACGAGCATGATTGTGGTTCCACACAATCTGTCATATCAATGGGCCACATACATCACCAAATTCGGAAGTACCTTAAAGTGCAAGGTCATCAACAAACTAAAACATCTGGAAGACTTTGTTAAAGAGGAAAACGCTTTGGATTATGATCTTATTCTCACATCGGCAACTTACTACAACAAATGTTGTGCATTCTATGCGCAAACTAGACAACGTTTGCAGCGTGTTTTCTTCGACGAGGTAGACAACATGAACCTCCCGGGATGTTGTCGTCCAAATGCCAATTTTGTATGGTTTGTGACAGCTTCGTATGGCAATCTTCTCTATCCGAGGGGATTTTCTCAAAGAACACCGGAACATAGGTATGTGTGCTATGCACACGGATTGCGAAACACAGGGTACTTGCGAAACATTTTTTGGGACCTTTGTGGCACCATTCCTATGCCTCTTGTGAAAGTTCTCGTCGTGAAGAACTCAGAAGCGTATACGGAGATGTCTATGCAGCTCCCTTCGATACATCATTACATCATCAAATGTAAAACCCCTTCGACAATCAATATATTGCACGGTCTGGTTGACCGAAACATAATAGAGAGTCTAAATGCTGGTGATATACAAACTGCATTGACGTACATCAGTCCTTCTCACAAAGGATCAGAAGGCAATGTTATCACCATGGTGATCGATAGGTTGAGTAAGCAAGAAAAGAACTTGACCCTGCGCCTCAACATGACATCGGAGCTTGCATACGATGACGAAAGGGAACGCGAAAATGAAAGGGTCTTGCTTGGTAAACGTATCGAGGAGGTCAAAAGAAAAATGGAACAAATCACGGAACGCATATCGACAAACGACATGTGTGCTATCTGCTTGGGTGATCTCATAAATAAGACGATCACGAGTTGCTGCCAGAACGTCTTCTGCTTCAAGTGCATTCATCTGTGGCTAGGTCACAAAGCTCAATGTCCCATGTGCAAGAGTGCCTTGATGAGCAATATGTTATATGTTGTTGACGAAGAAGCGGGAGGATCAAATGCCATTTCGTTACCAGAAGAAGAGCCTCCTCGGGAAAACGAACTTAATGAGCAATTTGATAAACTGAAAAACCTGGAAATTCTTCTGACTCAAAAGGGAGGAAAAAAGATCCTCATATTCTCTAATTATGAGGGCCCTTTATATCGAGTGATCCCGATCCTCGAAAAACTCAACATACGGTTCGACTTTATCAAGGGCAATGGCGATCAGATTCGCGCAATAGTGAACCGGTACAAGTCGAATGCTATCGATGTCTTATTGGTCAACGTTCGAAACTATGGCACCGGTATGAATCTCGAGAACACCACTGACATTGTCATGTTTCACAAATTTGACACACAGATCGAATCGCAAGTCATAGGGAGGGCTCATCGCATAGGCAGACAAGAGCCTTTGAACGTTCATTACCTCCTCTATGATAATGAAATAACAAGTACTTAAGACAATAGTGTGTTCTAACAAGCAATGAATATCTTCATCGACACTGAATGCAGTGGGCTTCCCATTTTCGACGAGGGAAACCGTTGGAAATTCCCAAGTTTTACTCAATTATCGAATTATGATACAGCACGGGTAGTATCAATTTGCTGGTTGGTTTGTCAACACGATAAAATAGTCGAACAGGCATACTTCATCATAAAGCCAGATCACTTTGTGATAAGCGAGGAGAGTTATAAGATACATGGAATCTCTCAAGACGAAGCTGAAACACATGGCATACCAATCGTAACTGTTTTAAATCAACTGCGATGCGCCGTAGAAAAATGCAAGGGAATCGTGGCTCATAACATAGCTTTTGATTTTAACGTAATCTGCAGTGAATGCTTTCGTTATGGGCTCCACGATGTCTTAAAGGCAATGCAATCTGCCAACCAAATTTGCACCATGGTAAAAGGGAGAGAATACATGAACACGAGAAAGTACCCCAAGCTATGCGAACTATATGATCATCTTTATCACGAAAACATGGTTAATGCACATAACGCTTTAGCGGACACCTTGTATTGTCACAAGTGCTATATCAAGATGTTCCCGGCGGACAAGAGTGTTTTCTTCTTTCGGAACAAAGAGGTTCGACTGACGCAGCAACAACAAGACATCGTTTACGAAAAGATGGAAACACCAATGTTAATAGTGGCCGGTGCGGGCAGCGGGAAGACGACGACTCTACTTTCAAGGATAAAGTACCTCATTGATCAGGGTGTGAGTGAGTCGAGCATCATACTCACAACATTTACTTGGGATGCTGCGAACGATATGAAGGCAAAGTTGTCGGATATCATGGGATACAAAACGAACATCAAGGTGGGAACGATCGATGGCATATCAAAAGTTTTCTTGGTGAATCATGAGAAAAAGAGAGACAGATCCCTCAAGCACGTTGGAGAATATGGGCACGAGTTTCTTTCTTTGTTGCGTTCGAAGCCGGAGTTGATGCAATCATACCAATACTTGTTCGTGGATGAGTTCCAAGATATCAACCAGGTGCAATTTGATATCATTTCCGAGTTTGTTAGAAATAACGTCGTCCTGTGTGCAGTGGGTGATGATGCCCAAAACATATACAGCTTTAGGGGCTCGAATGTTCAGTACATGCTAGATTTCAACAAACATTTCCCAATTGCAAAAGCATTCATGTTGACGACCAACTTTCGGTCAACTTCTAGCCTCGTTGACTTTGCAAATGCTTGTATGAAGCCTCAACAATCACAGATTCCAAAAGACATGGTGTGCAAGGATCCCAAAGACATAGGGTCAAAGCCAACCATACAATATTTCCAATCCCCGACGCTGCAAGCTGCACACATCACTAAACAAATTCAAACGCTTCTAGCTCAAGGAGTGAGCGAAGACGAGATAGCTGTCTTGAGTCCGATTAATCAGACATTGTTTGCCATTGAGGAGCTCCTCACCAAGGAAAACATAAAGAATAACCTCTTGGAAGGGAAGACGGATGTTCGAAATAACATTAAGAAGTATCACATCACCCTTTGTACGATTCACAAGGCTAAGGGACTCGAATGGGACCATGTATTCTTCATCAATGTCAGTGATTCTATCATTCCGCGAATGAAGAACGACAAAAATATTCAAGAAGATAGACGTCTGTTTTACGTTGGCATTACGAGACCACGCAAGGGATTGTACATGAGCTATAGTGGCAATCCCCCATATGTATCACGCTTCGTATCGGCGATACCAAGAAATTTTTATACTTTTGAAAACTTCAAGCCTGAATTTGTCAGTGGGACTTCATTGTTTGACCAATGCACCATCGAAAAGACAGTGGACAAACTCATCGAACTTTTGGACGGAGAGGATTTTGTAGCGCTAAAAGCAAATGATGTGATTCCCAAAATAGATGCGAGGGCAGTTTATTTATACGACGCTGCTGATTATGGTGTTTTAATCACAAAAGAGTCAATACAACCAGATTTTTCAAACTTTCTTCGTACCATACTTGGGTACGTTGCGTGCAGGGTGAATAAAGACACGTCCTTTTGCCAGAGTGCCCGTCGCATTCTTGCCCGTGTTTGTATATCACCAAAGGAACACGAACAGTACAGGCAATTTGTAGCATCACCGGATGCAAGACTGCTTGATATGGATCAATGGCAGCCTCAGAAGAATCAAGTCTTACAAGAGGTAATCGCGATGATAAGGAGGAACGCAAGAAAGAATGCCATGTTACCGTCAAAAGTTCCTGTCTTTGCAAGAGATCCCTTTCCAGAGCCATTTATTGCCAACGTAAACAAAAGCCTCAAGGCAATAGCGACGTCATGGCCCGATTACGAAACTGTTTTGGACGAATTGTGGACCATATCAAAATGCGATCGTGTCTTGCACGATCAACGGAAACGTTTGTTGTTCACGACGGTCGATGGAAGGTCTATCTTCAAGGATAACGAGCCCTTGATTCGGAACGCAGTGAATGGTTTTGCACAACTCTGGCAAGCAACAGCAACGAATGGTCGTGCTGCAAAATTAGCAGTTAATAAAGAAGTTATTGGAATGGAGGATATTGTTGGAAATGTCGATATTGCTGGCGAACACGTCTTTCTTCTGTTGAGAATGTCCAACAAGGAAGACATAGACATTTCGTGGGTTCTCCAAGGTTTATTGCTGCTCGCTATATCTCAGGGCACCCCAAACAAACTCGTGATTTTCAATGCGCTAAGAGGGAAGTATTACGAAATAGACGTTTCCAATTGGACTGGCGCAACGAAGCTTATAGCCCACGTGTCTCAAAAACGGACCCGTGTGTTGTCAAGGAACGCAGGGATATCTTCATCACCGGCCTAGCATTAGCTTGTGGAGTCTTTCGAACTGCAAGGCAGCTTGCTGATCACTTTGAAGCAATGCTTCTTGACGCCTAGCCTCCTTTGCAGCTTCCATGTTCTTTTTGTTCTCATAATATCGGATGTCTTCATCCGACAATGTGTATGATATTTTACTTCTCGCATTTTCTATGTCGTCGATGTTACGATATTGCGGAGTCGCTCCCACTGTCTTAGGATCCACTATGCGAGACGTGGTATGCGCAATCTTGAGATCCATATAGTTCAAGTCGCGACTCGACACGTTTTCTCCGCTAAAGTCATCCATCTTTTCGACTCCGAGCTCTGTAAAACCCACAGACTTCTTGGCAGGTAATGGTTCAGGTTCCTTGTACTTGACTAGCATCTTGCTCGGCGGCTGCTTGCTTGTGACTCGATCAAATTGCTTGTTGAAGGCATCATTGCTCAATTTCTTCCCTTGAAGATAAGCCGAGGTATCCACAACATCCGTATTGTTTTGTAAGAACTCTTGATAACCAGTGTCAACCACAGTAGGCCGTTTGTTCTCTTGAAAAACGTGATTGAATTTGTCCAAGTCGAACCGTCCTTGAGACGCATCCATGTTTATGTTCCTTTTTGATTCGAAAGGTTCAGACTTGGCATGAGACGAGAACTCTGCTTTTAATTCATGATATTGCTTATCGCTTTGTTTGTTCAAGTACTCTTTGTGCAATGCTCTGTAACATGCCGTGACAAGTTTGAAGAGGTATTCGGTTCCACCTTTATCTGGATGCACTTTGAGAGCCATCTTCTTGTAGGCTTCCTTCAATTGTTCGAGAGTGTAGTTCCTGGGTACGTTCAATACTTTGTAAGGATCAACGCTCGACTTCTTCTCCATTTTAGAAAGACTTAGAAATTTCATGACAAAATCTAACTTGGGGTCTTTTGATACATTAGATCACTTTTATCATTTATAGAATACATGGTATCTTTGTCTATAGTCAGTTGATTTTGCTTCCCTGGAATATATCGCCAGTTTGGCTTGTTGAAATCGGCACAATATGAATCGCGGTTCCAGTTTACTCCACACATCTTGTTGCCCCGCACATCAATATTCTGTAAACTTCCGTAGATGTTGTTCCATTGGCTGGTATATATGTTGTCTTTGCACCAGATTCTGTCATCGTAAGATACACCACATGCTTTGGTTCCATCAATAGACATTTGTTTCAGCCAGCCATCTATCTTTTGCCAGTTATCCTTTTTAAAGTTAGCACACCAAATTGTTTGGTCCAAGTAATTTGGTCCAGATTGAACGCCACACATAGTATCTCCACTCACGTCGATATGGTATAGCTTGCCGTTGATATGTTGCCATGATGGATTCAAAACATCATCCGTGCAATATATATCTTTATTTACTTGTGTTCCACATGCACGTTTGCCATCAATGTTCACTTGCCTCAACGTGCCAGGCACTTGCTTCCATTCTTTTTTGCTGGGTGGTAAACACCAAATTTCACCGCTGGATGTAGTGCCACATAGCATTCCTTCTGATGCAGATAGTGTGGCCAATGTCTTTGGTGGTTTCAATCGTTTCCAATCAACGTATGTTTTCCGATCACATTTTTCTTCACTCGTTTCTACTTTACCATTCAACTCTCGAAGTTCATTTTCCTTGCCTTGAACTATGTTGTTATTGGATGCAATCAAAGCAACTTGTCGAGGCAGTTCACTCACTTGTGCCCAATGAACCATGTTAGAAGTCGCGACGCAATAGTCTTTCCATTCGTTGTACTTTGCAATTGTCTTATCTAATGTTTTAACCTGACCGGGTATGACGACATTTTGCAAATTCACAATTTCGTTGTTCAATGAAAGAACTTGATTGCGTAACTTTTGGAGGACTATCATATTCAACGCATTGATATTCGACGCGACATCAAGCATACCTGTCTTAAATGTGCCTACCTCACCATAATCAATCGCACACCCTGATGGATACACGCCTTCGGCCAATGTTGGATCTTTCACGAACAAACCAGGTGTACTGGGACGAAAATTGCTATTTGTGACGACATTCGACACAGGCTTCTGCAACTTGCAAGTAGACTCCTCGAAATTGAGCATCTTTTGAATTTCCCTTGGATAGACACACTTACTTACCTGTTGATAGTCTTCCTCTGCATTCACCTTTCCTTGACCTTGGCTAGCAAAGGCGAGCGCTTTCATCTTATTCTTTGGATCTTCCATGAGGACAACCTTCCACTTGACGACTTTTGGATCCAAAGCAGGAACCATGACAAGTTGGTCTTTATCCGCATCGTATCCTACAATCGAACCACCGTTGTAGTTGTTACATATATAAAATACTTCGATTGAATCCGTCGGATAAAGGTACCATGAAAAGTCGAGTATCTTTTCTTGAAAAGGATGCGTGTACAGCAGTGAGTTTGTGTGACGAATGGCAAAGTTTGTATTTCCATTTTGCAACATAGCAAAGTTTCCTTCAGATGCTTTGTACACGGTGTCAGACAAATGCTTTTGGAGCAATATGTCTTCTCCTTTGGTCAAGCGGATGGTGAGATTGTCGTTTTTCCATGATCTACCATCCGGATGTTGCAAGTAAAACCTCTGGATCGAGGGGGATTTTACTTCTATAGGAGAACCAAATGTCGTTTGATACAGTTTAAGACATGACATGATACGTTGCCTCTTGTCATATACTTAGAAAAATAAGGCATTATAATTGTTTCTTCACCAGGTTGGTACTCTCGGATATTGCACTTTATTAATGTTCCCAAGAGTGATTATTTCCTCCTTCCAAAAGCCCTGCCATTTTTGGGTCGAGGAATCATTGCAATAATTAATTACGGTACTTTTACCATCCAAACCAACATCCAAACACATTTCAGGGGCATGTTGTGGGTGCAAACGACCTTTGTCGTCTTGCAACCACTTTTGATTCCATCCTTCGTGGCACCCCCATTGATGCACAGCATGTTGAGGACTGTGACTCCACTCGGACACATCCATACACTTTGGATCATAAGGATTATCTATGTTATTGCTCACAAGCCGGTTCCGGTCATCGTAAACCCATTGCTGGTTCACACCTCCGTGACATTGATACATTTGTAATTGTTTTCCATAATCATGTGATGCCCCAGGCACTTCAAGACAGCTCGGTTTTCCAAGGTTTTTAAATACTGACGGTGAAGACATAGGTTTGCGACACACATTATTGATGAGGCTATATTTCTTTTTTAAGTCGGTCCATTCAGCCCATTTGTCTTCATACTTGTTCCAAAGATCCGTGTACTTGCTCTGAAGAATTGTTTTTTCAACTGTAAGGTTTTTGACCTGTTGAATAGTATCATTATGACAAGCCGAACTTATGCCATTTATGCGCTGTATCAATCCGGCATTGACCCCCTCTTGTTTATTTGCGGTGGCTTTCAAGTGTTCTATAACACTTTGCAACTGCTTGATGGTGTCAAGTTTTCCTGCTAATAACTCTTGCTTTCGAAGATTCATGGCTTTGGTAGCAACATCCACGGAGGTTTGAAAACCTACTCTGTCTTGTGTCGATATCGAACACCCATTACTCGGATACATATCTTTATTCGTCGTGCCTAAGCTCGAGCATGCAGACCCGTATCCCAGATAAGAGCGAGTTTCTTTAGGAAAGACGCAAGCATCCACTGGGACATATCCGCTTTCTCCTATGTCATTGTATCCCTGAATCATAAGTGACAATGCTTGCAGCTTATTTTTGCTTTGATCGGCAGCAGACATGGTCCAAGTGAGCTTTCTATGATCACTTTGAACAACACCTAATAGTGCATCCTTCTTCTCATCATACCCGACATAAAGTCCGTTTTGATTAACAAGATAAAAGCCAGTTCCACTTTGAGAAGGAAGTAACGACCAAAGGAAACTTGGATCTGCAAAAGATGATGCCTCTAACACCAGGGTGGAATCTATATTAGTCGTTCGGGCAGAGTATGTCTCTCCGTCGATGGTGGTTTGCAACCTAACGACTGCATAATCTCCCATGGCATTTAACCTTGTAGTCGGGGATACTACCTTGAGCTTCGCAATGTCCTTACCTGTATTCAACTTTAGGGCTTTTCTTGCATCATATCTCCACATCCGTCCATTGCTATCTGACAAAACAATCAAGTTTTTCAAGGAACTATTGATGGTAAGATTATTGCCATACTCTTTGTACCGAGTGATGCATGACATTTTATTGTAAAGGAGAAAAAATCAACATGATGCCAATAATTGTAGCTTGCTATTTCCATCGTCGATGAGAGCTTGCAATTGATTCGTCTTTGCTTGCAGATCGGCATTCTGTTGTGTGTATTTTCCAATACTTTCTTGCATATTCATTGCCTGTTGTTGTGCCTTTCCACACTCACCGTTTGGATCTAGCAACTTGTTAAGGTCGTCTTGATATTGTTTAGTTTGTTGTTTTAATCCCTCTAACTGGGTGTTCAGGTCATCCCGTTGCTTCGTCAGCTTGTCAACCAGGGTTTCTAGAAACTTTTTTTCATTGATGAACTCTTCATCATACAGCTGGTACAAAGCATCCAACACACCTTTGAATCCATCAAAATCCACTGCCGAGAGGTCCACGTAAACTCCTTCTGGAGTGTCCCCTTGATCCGTATAATTCAATACTGTTTGTTGGCCTGAAGCTAACGTTAGTTTGAGTGGAGTCGCGTCATTAACTTGCTTATTAAAGATTGGAAAATGCTCTTTTGGAATCACGCATGCATTCTTATATGGAAACACCTTGCTATCTGTTACGTATTGATGTCCTTGCAATGCTCGCATGCTAAATACGACTTTTTTTTGCGAATCGCTCATATCATCAACATTCCATCCCTTGACATTTTTGATGTAGCTATAGCACGAAAGGTCGTCTGGTGTTTGTGGATACATTTGCGCTTCTGGTGGGCTAGCGAAAGTTTCAATCTTGTACGAGCCCATGATTGCAACCACTACGATGATAGCCAGTAGCAAGATCACAAGTACAATTTTCGTCATACTTTAATTTATAGACACAAAATTGTAAGTTCAAATATATAAGAAAATATTGTTATGGGTTTATAAAATGCAGGATCTTTACAGCATCTTGAACGTATCGAAGGATGCTTCACAAGAGGATATCAAGAAAGCTTTTAGGCGCTTGGCCATCGAGCATCACCCAGACAAAAATAATGGTAATAAAGAGAGCGAAGAAATGTTTAAAAAGATAAGTGAGGCATACAACGTCTTGTCAAACCCTGACAAGAAAAAAATGTATGATCAATTTGGGACCGTAGATGATGGCGGCCCTGCTGTACACATGGATCTTAATGACTTGCTTAAAACAATGTTTGGAGGTGGCATGCCGCCACCGCAGCAAAATTGTGGCTTTTCTTTCGTTTTCATGGACGGTGCAGATGCGCAACCGAAGGGAAACATGTTCCCTGGCATTCCTGGATTTCCCGACTTTGGTGACAATTTTCCATTCGGGCCCCAAAGAAAAAGAAAACCAGATGCTGAGGTCATCGATATTGACATCGACTTGAGCGACTTATATTACGGTAATTCTAAAAAGGTAGAGTTTGAGCTTCTCGACCTTTGCAGCAAGTGCGGAGGCTCTGGAGCACAAGATCCTTCCAGTGTAATCACGTGCCTAAGCTGCAATGGCCAAGGCTCCATCACGCAAGCCATTGGACCATTCATGCATCGTCAAATGTGTGGAAGTTGCCAAGGACGTGGATCTTCTATTAAGAATGGAAAGCTCTGCAAGCATTGTAACGGGGAGAAAGTTGCATATGCAAAATGTGTATTCGAGTTGAAGATACCGAAGGGTATTCCCAACAACCATGAAATTCGCAAAGACAAACTCGGTTCGTATAATCTTTCGACCAAATCAAAAAAAGATCTCGTTTTCAAGTTTAGGTACAAGATAGATGCGCCATACTCGATAGATGATGATATGAATGTCCATTTGCAGTTGGATATCACTCTTGAAGAGCTACTGGCAGGATTCAAGAAACAGGTAATGATGTACGACGAGACCGTTCTCATCAAGAGCGATATGTATTTCAATCCATCAAATGCGATCGTCATACAAGACAAGGGCATTTACAATATGCGAACGAAGAAGCAAAGCGACTTCATGCTCCACTTTAATGTGCTTTTTGGGGATGGTGACAGGCTAACAAAATACCATGATGTGCTCAAGAAGATTGTCAAGAAACATTCGCAGTCCACATCAGACAAAGAAAAAGAAGGCGAACTTACGGCGTTTTCCGTTCAATCCCTAGCATAAAAATGAATCGTCCCGTCGACGAGTCTTTCGCCGACAATCCTCGGCGCATCTATATTGTTCGTGTACACGGTATTCTTGTCATCGACTAAAAATGTATCTCCCTCGTATTCGTATTCCTCGGCCTCAATATATTCTTCCTTTTGTTTCTTCTTCCGTCCTCTCTTTTTTGGCACTGGAACTTGAGCGGGCTCGATGACTGGCATATACCTCGCCTTCAACTCCTGAATATCTAATTTATAATTCTTGGATATATCTACAAGCATACACTCTATCTCCTTCTCAAGAGCCACACCAACTCGTTGTACTGCCGTTTCTATTGCCATTATATATGTACCAAGACGACAAGCTCTTCGTCTCCTTCAAGTTCTATCTTCAATTTTTTCTTAAGTACTTTTAAATAGGAAGCGCCAAGATGCAAAATAGAGTCTATGAAAAGCTGAAGCGCTACGCTGAGGATGTGCAATTGCTAGGTCTACCCAACGACGATGCTATCAAGAATGTCGTTAACTCCTTGTCTGAAAAAGAAATAAAACTATCAACAGTCTACAAAAGTCTCATTCCTACATATAATGATGCGGGGATCGAATCTACGATAACTGCCATCAAAAAGGTTGGCAATATTGAGTTGACAGATCCGATCAACAAAGATATTATAAATTCACGCACGCTCATGTTTAATGATGCCGTCATAGAATACCTTGCCAGATATCTCGTAAAAAGACGTGCAGTACACCTTTATGTTTTTGCACTGTTTCAAATGAAGAACTTTGAATTCCAGCAAATGTTGCGATCTCTTCAACAGAAGAGCCTAAGTTTGCAAAAAGCGCAAGTTTCATCACAGGCAGCCAAAGGTGAAAACATGATAAGGCAAATGCAAGCGACCATCATGGAGGAATTGGCTATTAAGTTACCGCATGATGAAAAGTTTCAAAAATTCCTGAATGATATGTTCGAAGCGTATGCAAAGCAAAACAAAGAAGTCAATGCCGTGTACAAGGATTTGGCAGCTATTATTGCTGACATGCAGGGCAAAGTCAAAGGTTATGAGGAGTTGGTGCAAGATGTAATTCCTATGATTGCCCGTTGGAATGATAAAATTATCTGATACTAATATAAAATGTCATTTCTGAAACCTTCCGGTAAGAAGCCAAATGTCATCTTGATAGGCACCATCGTCTTGGTGGTTGTTATTCTTTTCGTGATCCTTGGTTTGAAGCTTGCAAAGATATTCTTGTGGATTGCTGTTGCCATTGCCCTCATTGCAGGCGGCATGTTTTTCATTTCGACGTTTAAAAAAGACCACGTAACGACGGAAGAAGAGTTTCACAAGATATAAGAAAATGTGTCATTATAATATAAAAAGACAATGTTAACAATTGCCGAAGTTCCAAGCCACTTCGAGCAGGCATTCAAGTACGGTACACGAAGAAAGAGCCTGATTATGTGTGCAAATTGTGGGGGTCTTGGTCATATTTACAAGACATGCAACCATCCTACCATTAGTTATGGATTCATATGCTTCCGAATTGCGGAGGACGAAGAGACTCACGAGAGATATCCTACATACTTGATGGTACAAAGAAAGGACTCGTTGAGTTATGTCGAGTTTATGCGTGGAAAATACGATTTGGAAAACAGAACCTATGTGATGAGGTTATTTTCGAACATGACGAAAGAGGAGCGGGACAAAATCCATCACAATGCCGATTTTGATTGTCTGTGGAAGGATATGTGGTGCAAGGGGCAAGAAGAAGGCACAAATGGCTGTAAAAGTTTCAACAGGGAATATGGTGATGCTCTCGAAAAATTCAATCTTATCAAGAAAGGATACTTTGTCAAGAATCCACAAACGGATAGCACGACATTCGTGAATATTGACTACTACATCAAAAACACAACAATTGAATACGATGAAACAGAATGGGGATTTCCGAAGGGTCGACGAAATGTCAACGAAAATGACATAAATTGTGCGGTGAGAGAGTTCAAGGAAGAGACAGGGATAAACCCGAGACACTTGGATATATGCGCAGACCTGAAACCACTTGAAGAAATTTTTTCCGGATCGAACAAGAAACGATACAAGCACGTATACTACGTTGCAAGAATCGTGTCAAATGACAAAGACGTTCCTTTCGAACACCCACCGTCATGCAGGGAAATCAAGGACGTCAAATGGTTTACGTATGAGGAGGCCCAGTCAAAAATTCGTGGAATCAATGTTGAACGAAAGGAGTTGTTAAAGAGGTTGCACCAAATCATATCCAAGTCGTTGAACATTCCAATGTAGCACTCTAAAAGATATATTTGTCATATATATAAGTATGTCCAAGATGCTAAAGGAAAAAGAGGATCTTCAAAGTCAAATCAGTCTTCTACAAACGAAAGTGTCCGCTTCGATCAATCCTTTTCAAGTGTCATATTGCTTGACCAAAGACTTGACATTGAACGGATCCGGGTTGGTCCCAATTGCCAATGGAGAATGGATGCTTCTTAAATCGCCCTTCAAATTGCCCAATACAACATCTGAGAACGGCATATTCAACAAATCATCATGCACAATTACGTTCCCTGAATCAGGTGTATATAGCATTGTGTGGAATGTTGCAACGAATGATGGAATTGTTATTGGTCAAAGTATCGTGCCAAAAAGGCATATGGGCAGCAAGACAAGTACAATAGATGGACAGTCGTTCGAACCTCCATCGCAAAAGTATGCCCTTGCTGGGGGTATCTCGGCGAGCATTGCCAATGTATCGTACACTGGGCTGTTCAAGGCCAATGATTCTGTGCAGCTTTATTGTTATGCAAAGGGACCCGTGACACTGTCGTCAACAAACCAAAACAACATAACCGTGACATTCATTCAGCGGGCAGTTGCATAAGTTTTTTTTAACCGAGATTTTTTCACACGAAATCTGCTACAAGAAATCATTGCATTTTTTTCAAAAAGTATTATAAGAATGAACATGGACGCAATGTACTCCAAGCTCTTTAATACTTACAAGACGGAAAGTCCACAAACATTTGCTGTAGAACAAAAGAGTATGCAAGAAAAGTTGCGTGACATGAAGGATGTTCCATCCATCTATGAATCGTTCATACCATATCCAAGCATGAAGCAAGAAGATTTCAATGAGATCATCTTTGCGAAAGCCGAGTTCAACAGGTACAAGCCGACCCTCGATACTACTGACTTTGAGGACGTGAGCCAAAAGAAATGTGGATTGCAGAATTTTAGCTTGACTCCCAATCAATCGTTTTTGAGAGGTTTTTTGTCACCCCTTACCCCTTATAACGGTTTGCTCTTGTTTCACGGAGTTGGAGTTGGTAAAACATGCACCGCCATCAGCATTGCTGAGCAGTATCATGACATTTATCAAAAAAAAGTGTTGGTTATTCTATCTTCAACACTCATCGACAACTTTAAAAAACAGATTTTTGATATCACAAAATACGACATGGAAAAACACTCGTCGAATCAGTGCACAGGACTTACTTATCCTAATCTTGTCCTTGATAAAGGTATCATAGATAAGGATACACTCGAACGAAAGATAAACCGGATCATTTCTGAAAAGTATCAATTCATGGGTTACCAGCAACTAGCAAACTTGATGAAAACGATGCGGCAAAGGATCGAAGAGACAGAGATCGACAAGGAAAAAATTGAGGAGAAGTTCATCGATCGTCTCTCTGATATTTTCTCAAATCGACTCATCATCATCGACGAAGCGCACAACTTGCGGAACCCAAAAGAAACTGGCAAGAAACAGATTTCAGCGGCTTTCATGACGTTGTTGAAGCATGTCAAGGACGTGAAACTTCTCCTTCTCACTGCAACGCCGATGTTTAACAGTGCACGAGAAATTGCATGGACCTTGAATTTACTGCTAATGAATGACAAACGGCATGGAATAACGAGCAAGCATCTTTTCGATGAGAATGGAGACTTGACAGAGCAAGGCAAGGATACGCTAGCGACTGCAGCACGTGGATATGTTTCGTACATGAGAGGCGAGAATCCTTTCAGTTTTCCATTTCGTCTCTATCCAAGTATAAACGATGATGCAAACTTGATCACAGAGTTCCCCGAAAAAGATATATACAATAAAAAGATTTCGATCAAAAGCAAGATTAAGTTTCTCGAACTCGTTGGCGCAGACATGAGCTCCATACAAAAGAAAGTGTACGACAGTTTCAAGAAGCATATTGATGTTCAAGTGGAAAATGACGATGAAGAAGACGAGGAAGACGAGGAAGACGAAACACCGAATAACGAGCTCCAGGTCAGTTTGCAAGTTTCAAACATCGTGTACCCACACAAGGAACAAAGTATCAATGGCAGTATGAAGCACACATATGGTGATGGAGGGTTGAACTCTTGCTTTTCCGTTAGCGAAAAAGGTAAGTATGCCTACAAACATGATGTCGAAGCCAAGTATGGACAGTTTCTGAATTATGACAGCATCGAAAAGTATGCACCCAAAATCAAGCAGATTATAGATTACATCATAAAAAGCAAAGGCATAGTCTTTGTATATTCTCGGTATTATTCTTCCGGAATTATACCTATGGCACTGGCTTTGGAACACATCGGATTCGAAAAGTACTCTAGCGGGAAACATGCAAATATCTCATCGGGAATCGATGTGGAAAACAAGTTCAACGGCAAACGTCCAAAATACGTGATTTTGTCGAGAAGGAAGAATTTGTCTCCAAACAATGACCATGAAATTGCTATGGCAAAGTCTCAAGCAAACAAGCATGGCGAGATTATCAAAGTGATCATCGTGTCAAAGGTGGGTACTGAAGGCATTGACTTTAAGCGTATAAGAGAGATTCATTTGCTCGATCCATGGTTCAATCTAAATAGGACCGAACAAATCATAGGAAGAGGTGTAAGGTATTGCTCGCATATTGATCTACCCAAACAGGAGAGGAACGTGACTATATACTTTCATGCATGCACTTATGATGATGACGAAGAATCTATCGACTTGCGAACATATAGGATTGCCGAAAATAAGCAAAAACTCATCACCGACATCGAACAAATCCTCAAAGAAGTGTCTATTGATTGCAATCTCAACAAGGATGTTCTTATGTTTCATGAAAAGAAGCTCAACACGACATTTGACATAGAGACATCACAAGGAACGCTCGTTAAAAACTACAAGGTAGGGGACAAAGATTTTTCGAGTGCTTGCGGGTTCATGAAATGCAAAAAGACCTTTCGTTGCAATCCTTCCGTGACGGATGACGACATCACACTAGATCGATCCACTAACGACGTCAGATTTATTGCGTCAGACATTGTATTGTACCAACGATATATAGCACACCTCTACGAAAATGTTGGAACGACATTCACGTTTAAAAAGATTTTGAAAGAGCTCCGTAAGTCTTATCACGTCATCGATGAGGAGATTCTCATGTATGCTTTAGAAGATATGTTGCGTCACCAAGTCGCCGTTCGCGATAAACAAGATCGCTTGGGATACTTGATTTACAGGGGCGATACATATATGTTTCAACATTCCAAGATAAAGGACGAACGGATGACGTTGGAGGAGCGAAGCGATAAGGGCTTGTACAGGAGCGTTATACCAATCATAGACATCAAAGACACCTCTGTACTAAAACAACAACCAAATGTTCCTTTAGTCAAGAAAATTGAAGACCACAAGCAGCCTACCAATGACGAGCAACTCGTGAAAACTTCCATCATGGAATACATCAAAAACGAGTTGCGATCGAAAACCACCTTTGCCTTCAAGCTCTTGAGTCTATTTTTCGTAAACAAGAATAATGTATCTGAAGTCCTATATTTAGCAAAAAATGCAAAGCAAAACGATGAAAAATTGCTCGCTAGTATCATCGTGAATGATAATAAAGAAGATGATGCATCCACAAATGCTTCCCCGGACGTTCGCAAGTTGTATAGGAAACTAGTGCAGTTGTGTATGGATATCAAGAATGGCATCCTCGATAGCATTGTCGACCGTCTTTCTCAGGAGCAATTCGAACAACTCATGCATCATTTCATACAGTCAAAAGAACACTCCGAACTTTCCAGCAATGTGTGGGACAGTTTGTTGCGAGCCAACATAATCATTGTGAAGAATGAAAAGATTATGTACTACTACAATTACTTTAATAAAGACGTGTATTGTTTCAAGCCATCATCTCTTTCATTTAAAAAATGCACATCGACGGACATTGCCATGATCGGTGATGATTTCGAAGCGATTGCAGCCAGTTTACAACACGGCCTCCGTGATACCACCAAGTCATACGTATCACCAGACAAAGAAGGTGTTGCCTATAAAATTAGGGAAAAGGAAAAGTCGACGGGTTTTGTGTGCCATAAGACATCCTCTCTCAAGATAGATGAGCTAAAGAACATGGTAGCTAGAAAACTAGACGTCGATCCTCCCACTGGTCTCAAGGTACTTAAAATTGAATTGTGTCTACTATTAGAGATCTTGTCTAGAGTCCTTGAACCAAACACATTCCAAAGACCATATTTTGTAAAAATTGAAGGGAAAAAGAAATGATATAAGACAATTATTTGTGCTAATTAAATAAATGGATGTTTTCACCCGAGTCATTTGCAGAGAGAGCATCAAAATCGAACCTGCGTATTTGAACAAAGATGTCAGGAAAACCATCTTGGCTCGGTTGTTGAGAAAGGTAGAGGGAATATGTTCGCAACATGGGTTCATCAAGCATCACACCATCGAACTACAAAAGGTGTGCCCAGGCGAGGTAGAGTTAGCAAGCTTAGCAGGCAATGTAGTGTATGATGTTTATTTCTATGCTGATGTGTGCAATCCTTTGGTTGGTAGTGTGGTCAAGGCCACCATCACAAACATCAATCGTTTTGGCATTTTGGCAGAAGCTGGTCACTCCGACAATATCTCCGTGTTGGAGATCATCATAGCAAAAAACAGCGTGAACGTACAGTCCGAGATCAATCTTGAAAGATGCAAAATAGGCGACGAAGTGAAAGTAGAGATTCTGGGGAAAAAGTTCGAGTTGGGAGAACGGAAAATCTCAGCAATCGGCAGAGTCATCAAAGACGCCAGTGCAAAGATGAATAAAAAGGAAAAAGTCCCAGAAATCGACCTACAAAACGATCCAGAGGATGTGGATGACGAAGAGGTAGAAACTGAAGATGAAAATAGTGAGGAAGAAGCCGGTGTCGATGATGAAGAAGAGGAAGAAGAGGAGGAGGATGACACAAAACATGGTGGAAGTGACTTCTTTTCTGAAAATGAAGGATCATTGTTTAGCGATGATGGGGATGTCTATGATGATGAAAATGGTGTGGATGAGAGTGCATCATCATCGGATGGTGATGTCGATGGGGTTGCATAAGAAAATCGACATCAATTAGCACATCCACTCACCAATACCGTTCCAACAACATTCCAGCTCTCGTAGATCACAAGCAATCCAACATTGTCCTTTTTCTTTTCTTGCTTCAACATGTCGAATAAGCTCGTTCATGACGGTATGAAGCATATTCGTCCCTCCTTGAAGGTATAGCTCCTCGCCTATGGCACGGACGGCTACTTTTGGCATTCCATCTTTGTTTAGAAACACGAATCGTGAGCCTGTTCTCCGGCTCTTGACGCTATCAATCATGTTCAGTAGGGTTTGCACGTGGTCCATCGGTATGCGTTTGTTGATTTGTTTATTTGGTGATATTTTGGGTTGTAAGGTAATCAAGGTTTCAATTTTTTCTGTAGGGAGAATGAACTTAAGGACATGAATCGTCTATAAGACAAATAATTTGATGGAACAAGTCCTTACTTACACAAACAAACAAAAGAAGCAACTATTTGCTAGGATCAACACGCTCAGCAAGACGGAACATGAAGAGATATACAAAATCTTGACCGAGCACAATGACGGGGATGGAATAAGTTTTTCTAAGAATAAAAACGGAGTTTTCTTCAACTTATCAGACGTAAGCGACGAATTATATAACAAGATCGACAGTTTTGTGCAGTATTGCATTAATAACAACAAAAGCTTGGATGATTATGATAAAAAAATTAACGAATGCAAGATCAACAACAACTATGCCAATATCATTCACATCAACTTTGACACAATGCCATTAGAAGAACAAGATGATAGCAAAAACGTTACGGAAGATTGGAACAATGTAATTGTTGATGCCAAGTCCATTCAAAGGGTTGCAGCGTACGTTGAAAGGATGATGGCGGACCGGGATAAGCTCGGTAAGAAGAAGGTAAACGCGAAATTTAACAACGCCAGGAAGAAATACGCTAAGAGGCAAGTCAATGAAAAAAAAATTGACTCTGAGCTACAGTTTGAATTGTCAGTTGATCCTTATTTAATTACCATTTAAGAGTGTAATTCGATCTTATATCATGGATTTTCTGAAACAACACCTCGGAAAGAACAAGGTTTTCATCCCCATATGTTCCAATGAGTACGAGGAATCGCTCACTGTCGTCGAAGAAGACGATTTGTTTCAACAATTGCCTGATCTTTATTCGCGTTCCAAATCACATGTTGTTCCACGGCCTGGAAAAGTAAATCCTCCTCCTGCTAAGATCCCTTGCTCATTCCCCCAGCAGCCTCCCCTTCTCCCACAGGCTAGAAAGTTGCGTGACTTTTCAAAGACAGAGACGTTGGTCATGTGTGTTCTCGAGGTAATCGATCAAACAGTGACCCTGTTGCCGATCGAGTCGCTGGTAGAGAGAATTGTACAATTCCGTCAAAAAATCGTTTCAAACATAGATTCGTTGTCGAACCGCAAGCACAAGGTAAGCATAGATCAATTCAATGCATATTGGGATAGCTGCGACATTCAAATGTGCGAAGTGTTTGCCAATCTCCTCCATAAGACTATTGCCATTAAGTGTACAGACGAGAAGTGGCGTGTTTATGGAGACTTCGAAACTTGCATCATCATTAATGACAATGGGGATGCGTTTGCGTTTGATTCACTCAAGAGCTCAGACACTGTTAAGAAGTCGATCCAAGATCAACGTCTTGACAAGCATGGTAGACTGCAGACCGTTCAAAAATTGAACACGATGTTATTGACAGATTTAAAAGAGATTGCAACAGAGCTTGATATCCCCTTACAAAAGGTGGACAACGGCAAGAAGAAAAACTACCTCAAGGGCGAATTACGAGACCTCATTCACATCAAATTGACTTCAATATAAGCAATAATTATATAACGATATATAAACAAATCAAAATGGAAATTAGCAATGCCACATATGCGAGGCTCGTGGAAATGGTGTCAAAGTTTATAAAGCAAAAAAATACCGAGCTCGAGGCAAAGTTCAAGAAGAACTTGACCCTTGATAATTTTAGGGCCGTTGTTCAGTATTTTAAGTCTGTGGGCTTCAAAGAAGAGGTGCATGAAGAAACGCTTGATATTTTTACGTTGGATGATAGGCATGCACGTGTCTCATTGACAGGACGACAAGCCATTGCCCACTATTGCAAGTTTAATCAAATCACCGAGCAGAGTAAAGAAAGGGTCGTCATCATCACAAAGAGAAGCGAAGCAAAACCGGTATACGTGGACGGCATTGGTTGTAAGATTGACTTGCGTAGCGAGACTGAATTGAAAAAAGACGATGTGGTTAGCGGTTTGTCTTCTACTCAGAAGGCATTTCGTCTCAAAAAGAGGTTCAGTTACACTGATCCAAGCAATGTTGTTCGCATCGATCTTACCATTGTAAAATCTTCCCCTTCTAACGAGCATGAATTTGTAGGGTATAGTACATTCGCAGAGTGTGCTGGCAAGATATCCAATGACACATTCGAAATTGAAATCGAAATCATAAAAAGGGAAAAGAAAGTTGACGATATCATTACAAAACTTATCCAACATATTGCCGAGGTCCATTTGGTCATGGAAAACGAAGACTTTGTGGTGTCGCAAGAGGACAAGCAAAAAGCATTGAAAGGGTACTTGCGTTTGTGTTTTGGGAAGGACTATTTTGATCCTAAGAAACCAAAGCTATATTTTGCAGGTCCTCAACCAATAACATTGGAACAACGAAATGTAATAGAAGACGACCTTGGGGTAACTACCATCCGCAAAAACTACACGGTCACCGAAAAGGCCGACGGCGAAAGGATGCTTCTTTACGTCGACGATTCTGGGAAATGCTTCTTTGTCGATAACAGACTTCATTTTAGGTATACAGGAGTACACCTAAGTACGATAACCAACACTGTCCTCGATGGCGAGTACATCATAAAAAGTTCGACCAATAAACCCATCAAGAAATATGGTATTTTTGACATATACAGGGACAATGACAAAGATACTGCTATTCTCCCTTTAGTTGCTCGCAAGAAGGAGTCTGCGGAGAAGACAAGACTCTCACTGATGGACATTTTCGCCCAAAAGGCTCTGATGAAGTTCAAAAGTGTGGGAATAGACCTATTCGTGAAGGACTTTAGATTTCAAGAAGCATCCATATTTGACGATTGCAAGGCCATTCTCGACAAGGGCTATGAATACAACATCGATGGCCTCATCTTTACGCCCAAACATTTGCCAGTAGGAGCTTCTTTCGAGGAGGATCGCCCCAATCTGACTGGAACATGGAACAAGGTTTTCAAGTGGAAACCCTCAAAAGACAATTCTATCGACTTTTTGGTGAGGTCTAAATCCTCAAACTTTACTGTGTATAATGGGGCTTCTTACAAGGTGTTGGATATGTACGTCGGTTTCAATCCCTTTGCATGGAAGGCAGTTTCACCCCGTGACTTCCTGGAAGGAAAGGTGAACAGGGTGAACTCATATGTAGCAGAAAAGTTCATCCCTGGAGACATCAACGATGACACATTTGCACAATGCTATATCGAGGTTGCTAACGAAACAGACAAGCTATTGTGCAACGATCAAGAAATTACCGACAACTGCATTGTCGAATTTAAGTATGACGACAATGAACCTATATACCCGCTCAAATGGAAGCCCATAAGAATCCGACTCGACAAGACGGAGTTGCTGCGTTCGCCTGCAGGGCTGCCGGGAACTGCCAACGATTATGGAACGGCCATGAATATTTGGAGGAGCATTCGGTTCCCTGTGGCTGAAGACGTGATTCGGGGCAAGGAAGCAATACTTGCCAAAGACATCGTGGAAGACGACCTGTATTATTATAGAAACTCTTCGAGGGAGAACTTTGCATCGAGACCTATGTTGGATTTCCACAATTATTGGATTAAGAACCACACCATTCTAGCCCCATTCAAGGGAAAGCATTCCTCGCTCTTCGATGTGTCTTGCGGAAAAGGTGGCGATCTACCAAAGTGGATCGACAACGATTTTACAAAGGTACTTGGAGTTGACATTTCAAAGGATAATATCGAAAACCCTGTCGATGGAATATATGCCAGAATGCTCGATAACAAGGGAAAAAAGTACGACCCTGCAAAGCATTCTTATGTGTTTGTGTGTCTAGACTCTTCGAAAAGATTCGAAAAGGACTACTTCGACACACTATCTTCAAGTGATAGTGATGTATGTCAAAACATTTGGGGGATGAAAAAGGTGGATTCTATGGCCAAATACTATAACATTGCGAACCAACAGTTCGCAATAGTGAGTTGTCAATTCTCAATTCATTACTTCTATGAGTCAGAGGCAAAGTTGGACAATCTGATCTGGAACATCGATCGACATATGAAAAAGGGTGGATATTTTGTAGGCACTTGCTTGGACGGTAGCAAAGTCAAGCAACAATTGAAATCTCTGAAAAAAGGCCAGAGCATCAGCGGATCTAAGCTATCTAAAACGCTTTGGAACATTACAAAACTATACGCGGGCAACAAGGACATTAAGTTCGGGGACCAAATAGAGGTCTTCATGGAAAGCATCGGAAGGAAAAGCAAGGAGTACCTAGTCAACTTTGATGTTCTGGTCGAGAAGCTAGCTGCCAAAAACATCGTGCTGGTCACAAACGAAGGGTTCGATGTGTGTTATGCCAAGTTCACATCTGGTGATCTTTCCAACGAAGTGCCGTACTTTGTCAATAGCATTATGAACATGTCTGACGAGGATAAGCAATACTCGTTCATGAATATGTGGTTCATGTTCCAAAAAGGCGAAGACACAACTACAACTCAAGCAACCACACTTCCAAAAAAGAAAATTCTTATCAAAAAAGATAAGATTTAAAGAGGTGCCAAGTGTATCATGCAATGGGTAAGAAGTGCGTCGTAGTTCTTAAAAAAGGTGAAACATGTGAGGCACATACCTCCGGCAATGAAGGTGAAATGTTGGCGATGAACCAACAGATCATGGATGTGGTCACCGAACACAAAAACAAGATTACACAGTACTATCAGAACAAGACTTGGGACAAGTTCAAAAAACTCAGCAACGAGTATGAAATGATATATACGACACCGAATAGCAGCAATATTAGCGGTTATAACCCTGTGAGTAGATCGTTTTTCAAGCTGTGGGAAATGCTGTCCGATTTTCACTCTGAAATTTTTTCATGCAAAACTGCTCCCTTGAAATGCGCATTCTTGGCTGAGGGGCCAGGAGGATTTGTAGAGGCTTTCATGAAATATAGAATAGATGTTTGCGGCCGTTTCGACGACGAATGTTACGGCATGACGCTCAAGGCCGGGAACGACAAGAATGTTCCTGAGTGGAAAGCGAATAAGGACTTCATGAAAAAACTTAAGATTTTATATGGCGCAGACAATACCGGCAATCTCTACAACATAGATAACATTTTGCATCTGCGCACTTCTCTTGGAGCAAATTCTATGGACATCATCACTGCGGATGGTGGGTTCGATTTCAGTGCCGACTTCAACAATCAGGAAGAACAATCCTTCAGACTCATTTTGTGTGAATTGGTGGCAGCAATTCTACTACAAAAACAAAACGGTACGCTCATCCTCAAGATTTTTGACATGTTTAACACAAACACTCTCAAAATGATACAGTTCCTCAGTAATTACTATAAAAATGTGTATATAGTTAAGCCGTTTACGAGCAGGCCAGCGAATTCCGAAAGATACTTGGTTTGTGTTGGTTTCGAATGGTTGAACGACACAAGTACTCTTGAGCGTATCATCGACGCTATGAGATGTTACGATGACAAAAGAGTGACCCAAGCACTGTCGTATGTTCCCTTCGACAAGACAGTGTTGAAAAGCACGATTGCTTTCAATTCGTATTATGCAGTTCGTCAAGTCTATTATATAGAAAGGACAATCGATTACATCCATCAATTTCACAATCGAAACTACGATGAAAATGTCGTCAAGCCTATTCTTGACGAACACACAAAAACATCAACGAACTGGTGTACCAAATACCACATACCTATTTGGTGTCCTTCTTGACCAGTGGTTCGACATACTGGGAATACAGCAACTGACCGACCTGCGCCGATGCATCGTGTTGCGAAAGACCACTTTGGTTCATGTGTTTGAGCATTTCAAGCATGAAGTTTAGGTTGTCAAGGCTAATTGCGTCATTGCACGCCATTGTATATAAATTCGGATATTTTTTGCGAAAGGTGGTATATTGCAAACTGAAATGCGCCTCCTTGTTGTCGACAGGAGAAGTACGAATATGATTGACTATTTTCTTAATTTGAATTCGTTCCTCGTCGTTCATTATTTACACGTATACTATCTCGTATATTTTCATACACGTGATCAACCGCAAAATTATGTCTTTAGTATTATTATATCACTATGTCAAAGAATAATTGGAGTCCGATCCCTGAACCTACTCTAAATGGTGGATTGTATACGGGACAACCATTTTCGAACAATGCCCCTTGGGCAAATGTTCCCGTAAGACCAACGTCCGCCTATATGACCCATATGAATTTGCGCAGCGCAAATCCTCCCCTAGGTGCTTTGTTCCAATTGCAAGCCGGACATCGCCCTGGAAATAACTCAGACGATGCCATGCCGGGCGTCAAGCAGTTCATTGGTAACGAAAACTTTGGACCGTTCGATTTCATGTGTGTCCTGTGCACCAAGCAACCGCAAGCGCCTCACCAAAGGCCACCAGGCTGTGAAGAAAAAGTGATATCTATACCTTGATATTTTTCTTGACGAGTTTCTTCTTTGGCGGCTCATCGCTCGTTTTTTTTTTATAGTCGATAGCACTCTTGATATCTGCTAATTCGACATCCTCGTTCTTGAGGAATGCATATGCCATCTTCTTGGTCATTGCAACGTTTTTCCCATCATGACGTACATACAAGCCGTACTGCCCATACATCAAGCTCACAGGCTTACCTTCCACGTTACCGACATCCCTCGGTAGTTTTGTGAGGAACGAAATATCGTCTTCGTTGATGTCCGTGTATTGTTTCTTCACCAAGGCAAGGTATGGCTTCAAGTTTATGTACTTGTTACTATCGTACTGAATCACGGGACCATACTTCGCGATTCGCAATGTATACGTCTTTCCCGATACGGTCACGTCCTTGCCTTCCGTCTTCAATACTGTTTTTTTCACCTTGGTTGCATCTTGAACAGCCAAGTCTTTCTTCAAACGATCCCAAAAGACATTCAGTACATCCGAACGTGTTTTGTCTCCTTCCGCAATGTGATCCAAGTCCGATTCCATGTATGCAGTGAAGTTTGGGTTCACGATATACTCAAAGTTCTTGTCCAAGTATTCATCAATCTGAAGACCAATTTCGGTGGGTTTCACTTTAGATAGTTCACCACCCACCTCGACGGTGCCGGTTACATCTTTTACCTTCTTCGTCGACGGCGCGTAGACGTAGTCGATGGTACTTTTTGTTTCACCCTTGATATTGGCCTTGATTACATAAGTTTTTTCAAATAGTTTTTCAAGTATAGAGGCATAGCTACTCGGTCGCCCAATGCCCGTTTGTTCCATGAGTTTTACTAAACCTGATTCGTTGTACCGTGCTGGAGGTGCCATCCATGTGTTTTTAGCCACTATTCTTGCACATGCTAGACGGTAGTCACCACGAGACAAAGCACCCAAATACTTTTCGATATCGAGTTTTGTATCGTACTTCACATCATATACCACTAGATAGCCATCGAACTTTAGCTTCTTGAATGTGGTCGAAAAATAGGCATCCTTAGGCATACCTTCATCCCGCAAAGATACTTGAAGTTCATCAAATATGGCCGGTTTCATCAAAAAGGCCACGCTCCTTTGCCAAATCATTTTGTAAAGATCCTTGTGGTTTTTCTCGTACTTGCTATCTATTTCCATGACGTCAACATGAGTGCAACGAATACATTCGTGGGCTTCTTGGGCCCCTTTTACGCTCTTTTTCCTCAACACACCACCTTCGTAGTAATGCTCTCCGTACGTCTTTTCGATATAGCCCTTGGCTTCGCTCTTGAAATCGTCTGACATATTGAAGCTATCCGTCCTCATGTAGGTGATCAACCCCGCTTCGTAAAGCTCTTGGGCAACTTGCATAGTTCTCTTTATCGACATGCGCAACTTGGAGCTCGCTTCTTGTTGCAAGGAGCTTGTGATGAAAGGCGCGTCCGGATGTTGACGCACTTCCTTTGCCTTGAAATTCGAAATCGACCAAGCGTCCTTGAGCAGCTTGAAAAAGCTGGCTACATCCGACTCCTTCGTCATTTTGCAAATGACATCGCCCTTGTACATGTTGACCTCCTCCAATTGTGTTTTTTCTTTCCCAATCGAAAGGTTGAAGTCACCAAGGAAATGCCAATAAGAAGATGTTTTAAACTCCTCGATGTCCTTCTCGCGCTTGATGATGAGGTGCATCAAGGCACTCTGAACTCTACCTGCACTCAATGCTGTACTTCCAGAGGTATACTTCTTCCATAAAAGTGGAGATAGCTTGAAACCTACCAATCGATCCAAAGTGCGCCGTGTCTGCTGGCTTTGCACCTGGTTTTTGTCGATCCTTTTAGGATGCAAGACGGCCTCTTCGAGAGCTCGTGGGGTAATCTCTGTAAAAGTGATACGGTAATAGTTTTCGCCCAACTTGAGCACCTGCCTCAGGGACTCACTTATGGCAGCACCCTCGGCATCTGCATCTGTTGCGAGATACACATGAGAAGCTCCTTTGCTTTTTTTGATAAGATCGTCAATAATATTCTTTTTATCGGCCAACATCTCGAACTTTGGCTCGAAGTCGTGCTCTATGTCTATGCCCAATTGCTTCTTTGGCAAATCCCTCACATGCCCAAAGCATGCGACCACGATGAACTTCCCAAGATGCTTGAGGGCTGCGCTCGAATTAAGATACTTTGTAATGGTGGCAACCTTACCCTTGCTTTCGACGATAACTAGATTGTTACCCGGCATCTTATCGACCTTCTTTGTTTATACGAACAATATAACTATATCAATTTTTCGTTGCATTGGAATGGGCATGGGCATGGGCATTCCTAATGCATACTGTGAAAAAAATTACGTTGACTACACATGTCTGTAGAGCCATCACCTAGGTGATTTTGAGTCTGCGTAGACTGACTTTCTCCGTCGTGGCACGTTCGTCATAGATCTTTTGCAAAATTTCCTTTTGCTTATCCTCGTCCCCTTGAAAGTAATCGGTGATTTTCTGCTTAACCACCTTCTGACTTACGGGAGCCCTCGTGGTCAAGGTCTTACAACGAATGCGTCCCTCCTTGGTGTTCAGATCCTCGATGTTGTACTTGCACATAAATTTAGTAATAGTTTCTGACAATTTGTCTTGTAATTTGCGCTTCTCTTTGATGACATCCCTTGCCTTTTTAACAAAGTTATCGTACTCCAGCCACTTTTTCACGTAGTTCTTAAACTCTTCCAAACTGATGTTTTCAGGAACGTCATTGTAAACGACGAGAGGGTTGGGATTTTCGGATACTACACTGACGGCATCTGTACCATCCACTGCTTGTTGTTGCCTAAGGTAGTTTTCCATGAGTTGTCGTTTCAGCGATTCTGCCATGAACTGTTATAATTGCAATTTTGACATTTCTCCTTATATGCTTTTTGTCGATAGATTAACCACGCATGGCCCTTTCTAACAGAATGTCCAATTGTTTATTAAGTTCATAAAGGGATAGTTGTGAACCTTGCTGACCTTGCGACGTGTGTTTCTCATCGTGACCCTCATGATCTTCGTTTTCTTTCTTTGTCTTAGGAGTCTTCGCTTTCGATTTGCTGACTTTTTTTGGCGTTGCTTGTGGAATCTTTTTGATCACGTATTCGGAAAGAGAATCTGCATCCCTATTCCCTTCGTAGATTTTTTTCGAAGAGCTCTTGGTTCCAGTCGATTTGATGAACACGATAATCATAGGAAAATACACGACGCCATCCTTGCCCACCACCTTTTTATAAAGCTTTTGGTTCTCCCTTAGCTTGTCCAATGCACTACTTTCGATTTCGACTACATTGACCTTGTTTTGGGACCGTGTCTTGAACTCCTCCCAGTCGGCACGGAACATTTGGCAATGACCACACCAGGTAGCATGGTTCAAGAGAACCGTATTTTCTTGCATCACAAGCTTTTCCAGTTTTTTCATGTTCGCATTGGTGACATCTTCCGTCTTGCTCAAGTTCAATAGCATTTGTTTACATATAGTTTATATATTTTTTTAGATTTGTACAAAGTTTGAAGCTTGGCCACCATCAGTGATTCCAACCAACGTGAAGCAATCTTGCACCATATTCAACTTGACGTTCTTATCACGTTCATCTTTATAACTAAGATCTGGGCCTTTGTTTATTTCGATCACCATTGTGTTCAAGTTTTCGTCAGGAGCCACATCCACACCATATATACTAAACTTTGTCCCAGGCAGTTTATTATTCAAGTCCAAAAGCACACCTGTATATGCTTTCTTGATATCCGCAAACATTGTGAGCAAATTTCTTTGCAATAAGGATCCGTTTTCTGGCCCAAGATATCCTAGGAAATCTTGCACGGTCAATGGATTCTCCTCGTATACTTTCCTATCGATGTAGCCCGTCGTAATGTTAACATTGCGGTCAATGCGTCCCTTCTCAAACATCTCTGGGGTATAGTACATGAATCCATCGTGATAAATGTACATTCGAAGACCAGTCTTGTCCGCCACGACTAAAAGGTAAATGCGCATATTGATCTTACGGCCTCCTACGATGAATGGGTTCTGGAGTAACTCCTGACAAACCACATACTCGTCTTTAGCTCCCATGTTTACAATGTAGTCCATGTCCGTTGTTATGAGAGTGCCCTCCTGACGTTGCACATTTTTTTTTAATATATACATGTTACCATCTTGATGGAAGTTTGCAAATTGCTTCATCGACGATTTGTCGTTTAGGACAAATGATCGGGGAATGTAATTGCTAGAGCCTGCACGGTTCATATACAATGCCAGATTGGCTTTGTTCGCCATTTCGTCGGAGCCACGAATAGCATAGATATAGTATTTGCGAACGTTTTTCGGAAACGGTATGCTCATTATGTTTTGATCGATCAAAGATAAGTCTGAGAAAAGCACAAGGTCGGCTTGGTCGAACTTATCAGCTTGATACATGTTATTGTTCGGCTGTTTCAAAAGATCGCTAAAGGGACTCCCAATGTTATCAGATTTCTCAGAACTCGATCGATGGGCATTGGAGAATATTTGATTGACTTGGAAAGCTCCAATCGCAGTCTTCCCTTCTGAACTCGTTGGATAAATAATCATATCACGATCCCTGCGATTGTGGTGTAGAAAAAGTGTAAAGAAAAGCAGCACAAACAAGATAAACAATAGAATGTACAAATGCTTCCTTCCCATATTTCTTACATTAGCTTGAGAGTTTTCTTTCGTTATAGAGACACTCCGTTATAGGCAAATGGATCAATGTTTTTAAAATATTTCACCGGCAACTGGATATCTGTAACCCCTCCATCTGCCTTGATGAGCGCATTTCGTGTCGAATAGACATTTATTTTGTCTTCCACAGCCATCATAGACAACATCGAGTCGATTTGCATATCGACGAGTCTTTTTTGACTGTTAAACTCTTTCAAAAATTTCTCCGCACCACTCTTGCTGATGACATATCCACACAACCCCCACCATGACTTTACTTTGTAGTAGAGATGGTTCTGATGAGTAACAACTTGGCGAATAGTGCCAAACAGTAAAAAATCCCAGTCCGCAGGGGCATTGTCAATGTAATATTTCACTTTATCCACGACATTTCTAGGAATCTTGGCATCATCCTCGAAAATGATATAAAAGTCTTTGTCATCTGTCAATAACCTATTATAGAGAGTGGCATGACTCAAGAAACATCCGACAGCTCCTCGGGTCAATTCGTAATGATGTAGTCTGTGTCCATGGGACTCAGCATATTGGAGCTGTTTATACGCTCTTTCCGTCACCAACGACTTGATGTCTAAAGATTTCCCATATATTGCATTGAATCGTTCCAATGCAAGCACATTGATATCAGATAGTCGGAAATATTGCATGAATGATACAAGACGATCCACGTTCTTCTCCAAGTTTATAACGAAGCATTTACACCCCTGTGAAAATTGATACAGTTTGTCCGTTTTCTCTCTAACGATTCCTGTGTAAATAATACTGGCAAGGACACAAATGATAAAGAACAAAACAAAACAAATGAACAACAATCTAGGATCCAACATTTTATATTATATTATAAATTATGTCCCTCTTGCCTAAGATTTATTGCATCATGACAACTGGGAAAGATCTCGACCGTTACAAGTTTGTTGACATTGCTCTGCGGAATTTTGAGGAGCAGACCTATGAGAACAAATATCTTATCGTGATTAATCACGGAACCAAGTCCCTAAAGTCCATTGAGAAAGAAAACGTGACGGAGTTGCATTTCAACAAGGACAAGATGACATTGGGAGATATGCGCAACTACGCCCTGGAGATGGTTCCATTGCATGCGTATTGGACAATCTGGGACGATGATGACTGGCGTCACAAGCGTTATCTGGAGCTGCTGTATAAGAACCTCGCAGATCATAAAGCTGATGTTGTGTTTTTCAAAAACAGAATCGATTATAACATTCGAAATGGGTTTGCTTACAGAAGTCGATTTGAAAAAGGCATGCCTTTTGTCCTCGCTAAAAAGTGTGACGTCATAAGGTACTTGCCTAAAAACTCCCTCGAGGATATCCGTCTTCTTAACGACTTTGAATTGTATGGTAAAAAAGCTCATCTGATCACCAATGATCCACGGTGGTACATTCGGACGATACACGACACAAACACTTCTCTGTTTGTGGACAACCAAAGGAAAGAAATTGTGCACTATAGTCCTGAAAGCACATATCATGAATTCGAAATTACCCCAAAAGAGAAAGAATATGCGCAGAAAATAATCGAAACATATTTTAGAAATGTGTGATCTTGGAAAATCGGATGCTTTGCTATGTACAAGTACTGGATATCTATTGTACAACGATTCCAAAAACAACGATACCTTGTTTCTTCACCAAATGAAGAATACACAACCGATCTGCCTTCGGGACATAGAGAGAGAATCGAGGATGTTCCTATCGGATCCTGTTAAAAAGGCGATATGTTCAGAGCCGATCAAAAATAGGGGGGCAAGCTGTCATGAACCTTCGCGAACATGCCCGAACCTGTATTCGAGCTATTCCATGAACGAATTCTTGTTGGTGCCATGTGCCAAAAATACATACAAGAATTATCTTGTATTTGATGATAAAAAAATGTGCTCCAAAAGCCATCAAGTCCTCAACAATTGGACCAAAAGAAAGGATGCACCCGACTTCAATATATTACATACTTTTTGAGCTTGAGAACCTTTTTCTTTACGTCTCCCTCTTTTTCGTCTTCGATAGTCCCATGTTGAAGACGGTCGTCTGCCCACATGCGATGATGTCGCTTGCACATCTTGCTATCGTCAAAGAGTTTGCGCCGCGAACATTGACACAACTCTAGTCGTTCTTTGTGAAAAACATTGGCGATGCAACGTTCCGAAGGTTCGAGCTGTTTTTGTTTTTTGATGATCTTGATGTAAGGGTTCGCTGTTAGTTCTAATTCGATATTCAATTCATTTTTAAGTCGTGCTTTGGCCTCATCCAAATCAATTTCGAAAACTTGACAAAATTTCTCGAGCATGAGACTCGTCACCTTTCGAATTTCGTCCTGAAACAACTTGAGGATGAAATCGGGAATCAATGGGGTCGTCATGGTCGAGGATGCTAGGCCTTCAAAAGCTGGTCGATCTTTGATTTTAGTTGCAAGAGCTCGTCTTTGTTCAAATCTTTACCAAGGGTGGACGTGGCGTCTGCCTCTTTACGCCTTTGCGCCAATTTATCTTTGAGGCGGTTCCTAACGAGATCCTTGCGATCTGACGGACTTAGACCGGCTGGTTTCTTCGCTTGTGCGGGTTCCTCTTGTGGGACTGGAGCTGGTGCAGGGACCGGAGTGGGTGTGGGCGGAGCTTGCTCTTCTAATTCATGTGATAAGGAACCAATATCCAAGTTCTGATTCAAATTTTCAGCCAAATTCCCTGTCAACTTGGCGATGTCCTCTAGAGAAATTGCATTGGGATCTACAATTACCTTGCGCTTTGTACCAGCAATGTCGCATATGTACCCATACAACTTCTCTCCCAGATCAAACCACTTGTAATTGGCCAAGATCCTCTTGCGCGCTTCTTCTCCATGCCTCTTCCGCATACCTTCATCTGCATAGTAACTCTCAAAAGCATCTACAAAATCGACAGCATCGCAAATCTCCGCACAACCAGGACATCCGTCGATTGTCATATCCGTGTATAGCTTTACCTTGGGGTCCACGAGGATGGCACAGTCCTTGTCAAAAAAGTCGTGAAATCCACCGACTTTCGGAACGATTTGAGGAATGCCCATGGCCGCTGCCTCGAAATTGCAAAGACCCCAGCCTTCACCCATGGCAGTGTTGAGCCCAACATCAGATGCATTGTAAAGGGTGTTCATGTCGTCATCCGTCAGGGCTTGGGGATTATCGATGAAAATAAGGTGCTTCATGCCCTCTTCCAATGTAATGCCTCGCAGTCTTAGTTCTCGTTCGTAAATCTCAACGAGGTTCCAAGCACCCATAGGAGCCGTGGCAATGAGCAACTTTACTTTCTCGCCCAAGTGCCTCGACACAAACTCTGCAAATGCCATCATCATTATATCCAAACGCTTGCGTGGTTGGTTCCTGTTAGCGTTCATGATGATAAAATCGTCAGAACGAAGGTTGAAAAATAGACGGGCTAATGACCGGGGTACCGGGTAATGCATCTTGGGATTGAATCCATGCTCGAGGACACCTGTGGGTTTGGTGAGCCCTTGCTCTTTGATGCATGCTTCCCAGTACTTGCTGAAACAAATGACGTAATCGGCATCATCGTTTAGTTTCTTGATGTATTCCTTCTTCTGACACAAGTAAACCTGATCAACATACACCGCAATCTTAAATTGTCGATTTTCTACTTTCTTCAGCTTTTCAATAATGTTGCTAACGACCACCATGTCATTGTAGATCACGCACAGGTCTGGTTTGTTCACTGTAACAAAGTCTGTGACTTCCTCAAAGCCAAATCCCATCTGCTTGTTCTTTTCGTTGGCAAAGGCATCGTATACTTGCACGTTCTCTGGCAACTGGCGTTCTCGGTCGTGAGTTGGGTTCTTTTGGAAATTTTGGAAACCATAATATGTGACTTGGAGGTCTGGCTTGGTCGAAAGGTGCTTCGCCAGATGGAAAAGAACCTTGCTGTATCCATTAGAGGAATTAGGATGCGTGCCAAACAACAACACACGAGTCATTTTGTTTGATATATCTTGATGGAAAAAAAACACAATCTCTAACGCAAGCACTTTTTTGATTTTTTTTTAAAGTGTTTGGAACAATTATATGAGATTATGTCAGGAAAAACGAAAGCCCTCTTGATCGGCCTCAACTATACAAATAGTCCACGCGAGACTGAACTCACGGGTTGTGTACGTGACGTCCATAATATGGTAGATTATATTAAAAAACAAGGACTCAAGAACGTCGAAGTATTGACAGATGACGATGTTCGGGTATTGCCCCGGTTGACGTGGGCCGGGATTATGGTAGAACTCCACAAGCTTTCCGTACAGAGTTGGTCGGACGATCTCGATCTCGTTTTCTTTCACTATTCAGGACATGGGCGTCAAGTAAAAGACACCAGCGGCGAAGAGAAGGATGGTCTCGATGAAGGGATCGTGCCGATTGACTATGGTGTCCACGGAACGATTACAGACGACGTGCTCAACGCTCTCTTCACATCTTTCAACCCAAGGACAAAAGTTGTATGCGTCTTCGATTGTTGCCATAGCAGCACTATTCTAGATCTTCCATACAATTGGTCAAATGGCCGCCTGAATGACGATAGTGATGACAAGGTCAAATCAGACGACAAAGTAGACGATAACACACCATTCATCCTTTGTTTCTCATCTTGCCAAGATTACCAGATCGCCGGTGAATTCCACAAAGAGGTAGACACAGGTGCCTTTACAACTTGCTTTTTGGATCAGTTGGCAGCGCATCCTCGTTCCAGCGTCCATGAAATCCAAAGGCTCGTTCGGGAAGAACTAAAAAGCAATGGCTACAAACAGGTACCTGCCATGTCTTCTTCTCGGCCATTGCCTTTGGATCTATGCTTTTCAGAACAACTAAGGGGCTGGTAGATTATGTTTACAAAATTATCAACAAAACATTTGGTACAAAAAGTCCATCAGAAAATGGGTGTCCCCCCACCCCCTCATAGAATACCGAAAAGGGTACCACAACAGTTAGTATACTATAAATATGTAACAGGTCATAGATGAAAGACCATGAGTATGTATTAAAACAGTGAATCGAGTATTTTATAAGGATGCAAGGAATAAAGGGTGCATACTTTCCACTGAACCAATGATTTGATATAGGATCTTTGTATCATCTTACGTTCTTTCTTATATAAAATACTAGACATTGTATCCTTTCCTTTTAAAATACGTAGCATATACAAAGAGACCGTGTTTGCAGTACACTTTAAAATCAGAACATGTGGTATTCTTTCCCAATGTGTGTAATATACCTGAGGGGGTGGGGACACACCCTTTTCCTGATGGACTTTTACAACTATTATTTATTGTTCATTTTTAACATCTTTAAAATTGTAGTTACCAATTTCACTCTTTACCATAGAGACGGCTTTCTTGTACGCATTTGTCGTGGGAATGTTGAGATCGTTAAAATACTCCATCTTTGGATCCAACTCTGCTTCGTCATCGTCGTTTGTTCTATTATAAACCTCACCGGTGACATAATGTTCTTGTAAGATGTTGCGTCCTTTTTTAACCATCTTTGGAATCGTTTCGTGTGCATGACGCTGATGCCATTCGCCTCCTTCTCTCACCATTAATTGATTGAGCTTGAAATTTTTCATTGCTACCGTTTTATTTTCTGGATGTTCAGGGTCAAAGTATATTTTTTTTACTACGTTTCTTAATCCAACTGGTACATCGCACATACATTCATCCAAAAAGAGCGGATTGTTTTTAACGTAATCGATATTTTCCTTGCCAAAGTCGTACACAATAGTTATGTTGTTCGTCACCGCGGTGTTTGTGATGTTATTCGTTATGTTATTGTTCGTGATGCCACCATTTTCTATTGAGCTACGAAGCCTTGCAAGCTGTTCCTTCAGTCGTGCATTTTCTTCTTTCAACCTGGTGTTTTCCTCGTGTTCAGCATCCCGTTCGTTTTCAGGGTCAGTAGCTTGGTGTTTGCTAGATGTTCGCAAGTGATAATTCTTGCCTTGTCGTGTTTTGAACTTCATTCCACACGGTTCGCAACTAAATTGATATTCCGATGTATCTTTTTCATAATCTTTCTTCAAGTCAGCGCAACTTTTTCCACAGTTGTTTATATCTTCACATGGTGTCTTTCTTGATAAATGGTTCCTTATGTTCGCAGTTCTGTCAGTCTTATAGCCACAACGTTCGCATATGCACTCCATCATAAACAATACAAAAGATATATTTTTAAATGGTTTTCTTACTGTGGAAAGAGAACTTGATCTAGTTTGGAAAGAAAACTAGAACGGTTTTGAAAATTGCTCGTAAAATTTGAAATATCATCATCAACTCTTTCACTTCGACAATTACTTTAGAGCAATACTCGAATATAACAAACATGAATCCCACCAATAGCCTTTGCCCCATATGTTGCAATGGATTCACCAAGGTCGCTAGGAAGCCCGTCACATGCAACATTTGTGCCTTTGCGACATGCGCGACCTGCGTGCAGACGTTCCTCTTGAGCAACAACAAGGATTCCCATTGCATGAAGTGTAACGTCGCATGGAATCGCGAGTTCATCGATGAGAACCTTTCCAAGACCTTTCGAACGAATGACCTCAAGAAGCACCGCGAATATGTGTTGTTGGACAGGGAAAAGAGCCTATTGCCTGCCACGATGCCCTCGGTAGAGGTCGAACTCAATCGCCGAAAGATTAGTGAGGAACTCGATGTTATATCTAAGAAGAAGCAAGAACTCCACACACAGATGCAAGGACTCGAAAGGGAAGCAGCGGAGAAAAGGCGCGAGCTGTACATGCTGCACGACACAAGCTTTGTGATCAAGGTCGAACAAAAGGTGTTTCAACGCTCATGTCCAAACACGGAATGCCGTGGGTACCTGAGCAATTGGACGTGCGGACTATGCAAAGTAGTGGTGTGTTCCAAGTGTCATGCTGTGAAGTCGGGCGAAGCCGAGCACATGTGCAAAGAAGATGAAGTTGCCACTGCAGCTCTCTTGGAAAAAGATACGAAATATTGTCCTAACGCAAGTTGTCGAGCACCCATTTTCAAGATAGACGGATGCTCTCAGATCTTTTGTACCATGTGCAACACGGCTTTTGATTGGAAAACTGGTCAAATAGAAACAAATCAGGCGAGGATCCATAATCCCCATTTTTACGAGTGGCTCAGGCTTCAAAACAACGGCATCATTCCTAGGAACATTGGAGACGTGCCATGTGGAGGACTCCCAACCATTTGGAGCATCAACAACACCATTCGACGCAAGCGTTTTGACATCAATATCGATACCATATACAGAGGAATTAACCATATAGCACATTATGAGATCCCTACCCACCCGATCAACCTGATGGGTGGGGATGTGTTCTTGAGATTGCGTGTACGGTACCTTTTGAAAGAAATATCCGAAGACCAGTGGAAGAGAGAGCTGCAAAAGATCGAAAAGAAGAATGAAAAAAATATTGCATTTCGCCATATCTTCGATATGATCGTGGCAATTGCAATCGACATGTTTAATAGGATAGTCTCGGCCAGTACAGAGGACGAAGCCAAGGTGATCTTGACAGAATTGGATGAGCTACGCAAGTACTTCAATGCATCTGTTGCAAAGTTGTCAAAGAGATTCACCACGTCGATGCCGAAAGGTTTGAATGAGCATTGGATCTACACCTACGTGCATTAGGCAATATTCTCATTTTTCTTCTTGCACGGTAAAGTATCTTACGAACTTGTGAGGAGGCTTGCAAGTATACAATTTCGTGGTATTGGGATCATAAAGAAACTCGCCGTCCTCCAAGCACACGAACTTGGTGATTATTTTCTTTGCGGGCATTTTCTAGTTCTTTTTATTGACAGTGTTGCAATCCAATAGACACATCGATCCATCAAATTTTTCGGCACTCTCTAATTCATGGCGGTTAAATTTTTTGATAATTGGTATAAGATATATAAAGGGGATTGCTCTATAATAGCAAATGAGCAAGCCTATAATATCAACACCCTCGCCATCTTTTCTTAAAGAAAGACTAGGTGCTCCTGTATATAGGGCTTACAGATTCGCCAATATATTCACATCGTATGTCGAGCTAGAGTACTTGAGGAGGGTGAAAAAAGTGGACAACAAATACATAGGAAGATGGACCAAAGAGAAGCTGATATCCATGGGCCCAACATTTATCAAGATTGGGCAATTTATGTCAACGCGCTCTGATATATTTGGAGAGGAGATCACACACGAATTGAAGGATCTTCATGACAATGTTGCTCCCTTACACTTCAAGGATCTCAAACCAGCTCTCACATCGATTAAGAAGAACTTTAAACGGATTCAAGAGCAACCCATTGCATCAGCCTCAATAGGTCAAGTGCATGTTGGTGAACTAGCCACAGGCGAAGCTGTCGTACTAAAGATCAGGCGACCGGGTATCGAAGAGCAAATAATAGACGATTTCGAAATGTTATTGTTTGGGATACATGTGCTCGACAAACTGTCAGATGATCGAAAGATCAAGGAGTTCTCTATCTTGTTCAATGAATACTTCAAGATTCTGAAGGAAGAGATAGATTTTGAAAGAGAGGCTGCCAGCATGCGCCTTTTCAAGAAGAACTTTGCCGGTCGGAAATGGGTTAAAATCCCGAAAGTCTATGATGATTTGTGCAGCGAAAATGTCATCGCTATGGAATATGTGCCATCTACCAAGATTACTGATGTGGCATCGTTGGATCGACAAGATTATGACAAGGAGAAGATTGCACAAAAGTTTGTGGAACTTTTCATCGACCAAATCATAAAACATGGCGTCGTTCACATAGATCCGCATCCTGGTAACGTGGGAATCACATCCACAGGGAAGATAGTATTCTACGACTTTGGCATGATTCTGCATTTGGACAAGAATCTCAAGGACAGGTTCAAGTCGTTTCTGATTGCTGTATATGACAAGGATATCAATGCGATTGCGTCGATTGCAATCGAAATGGGACTCATCGTAGTGGAACCCGAGGATGTTTCATACTTCAAGACATTTTTAATTGCCTTTCAAAACTACATAGACACAGCAAACCTCGAGGACTTTAAAATCTCGTACTTGAGCAAGTTGAATAAAACATCAACACCTTTTGTCATCTCCTCGAAGTTCATCCTTTTGCTCCGCGGCATCTCCATCCTTGAAGGCGTGTGTAAAACCTTGGATCCCAAATTTAACTTTCGGAAGACCCTCGACCCTTATATTGACGAATTCATCATCGACGTCAACTATTTGGAAGCTCGTGCCTTGAATGATATAAAGATCTTCACGAATGTCCCAGCGAAAGTTCAAGAGACGCACATACAACTCGAGGTGCTCGAAAAGCAAATGCAAAGGATCGAAAACGACGCGAAAAATACACAAACCGAAACGTTCGTGTGCATCTTGTCCTTGCTATTGATGTTGGTTATGCAGCACGAATTCGGCCAAGGGCTCACAACTGCGGCTTTGTTGGGATTATCATATTCCATAATAGTAAATGGCAAAGTACACAAATGATGATGTTCAAATTAAGGCATTGAATGAGGGGGAAAGGACAGATTATAGCTTTGAAGTCAGCAGATACAATGTCGATACGTATACCGAGCCCAATTCGAGCATGAACAGTCTGAGCATGCTTTTCGATACGAAAAAAATAGAAAGGGTCTTCAAGGACCCTATGAACATCTTGTCCGCTTTCTTATCCCTTTTATTAGGTATCATGTTTTGTGTGTTGATCCTATTGTGCATATTGCTCGTCATACTCATGGCTATCGGTGGTTCCGAAAACGAGCCTAGAGTAAGGACTATTAAGAGAATCCTTTTCTTTTCCCTTGTATTATTTTGTATATCTCTATTCTTCTACGTCATGTACTTCAAGATATTGGCCTTGACAATTAGCACCACTCCATTGGCCAAAGAGTAAAAAATCAATAATTTTTCTACATCTACTATAATAAGATGGCGTCCACTTATGGAAATCTGTACAACGACGGTGGTTTCTTGGAAAGTTGCCAGAGCAATTCCTACGTCTTTTCAGATACGGCCGTGAAAGACATCATCTTGTATACGGATACTCCTTCTCAAAATATATGTTTTGGCACGCAAAGTGATGTCACTTCGGCTCTCAAAGTGTCGAGCAACATCGTGCACTTCAACTACAACACATTCACGAGCAATGTCTTAGGTGTGGGGACGAGCAATTTCTTGCAGTATGACACGATTCATCGAATAACGGTCATGGGACCTAGCAACGATATACTCGGCCCTAACATGGCGTTCTTCATTGACACAGACCCTCGTTATCCGCTCACGCAACACCTCAACAACGCTCACGACGATATTGCCATTGCATTCGACGCCTATTGGACAGGAAGCAACTGGCAAAGTTCCTCTTCGAACGGTAACTTTAGGATCGCAAAACGAGATGGCAAGTTCTGTATCATGAGCTCTTGCAACAACGCAGAAGGCCAGGTAATGGATGGGTTGTGGCGGACAGCATTCATGGTGGACAGCAACAGCTTCTTGTCGATTGGAAGCTCAAACGCGACACATCGTATCACTGTGGCAGCGGAAGATAGCTCGATGCTGGGTCCTCATCTTGCATTCTACACAGATGCCGATTCTAGTCCACTCCTTCAATTCAAGAATTGGACTCACAACGATATCGCGCAAGCTTTTGATGCCTATTGGGATTCGAGTAATTGGGTGAGTTCAGACTCTAATGCCAACTTTTGCTTGTCCAAAAAAGATGGAAAGCTCATGATATTCAGTGCATGCAATACCCAACCGGGGACACAACTGGATCCTCTTTGGCGTGCTGCTTTCACCATCAATAGCAATAGCTTCATTGGCATAGGACAATCAAACCCAACACATAGGTTAACAATCGCGGCGGAGGAGTCCAATGATCTAGGCCCTCACATTGCTATATACACAGATGCAGACAGCAACTATCCTTTATATCAAGCCTTGCATTGGAGTCATGACGACATGGCACAATCCTATGATGCCTTCTATACATTGAGCAATTGGGTAAGTTGTGGATCGAATGCAAATGTGAAAGTTGCTAAGAAGAACGGCCGGTATGTCATCGAAACTGCTTGCAATCTTGCACCTGGGAGTATCATAGATCAAAATTGGCGAACTGCACTATCGATCAACAGCAACAGTTTTGTCTCGATTGGCAGCATCCATCCATCACATAGGATCACTCTCAGGGCTGAAGAGTCGAATTGGCTAGGACCGCACATTGCAATTTACACGGACGCCGACAGCAATAACCCTCTTTTTCAAGGTTTGCATTGGGCCCACGATGACATTTCTCACAGCTTCGATGCCTTCTTTATGTCAAATGAATGGGTCAGCTCGACATCTAATGCTAACTTTCGAATTTCGAAGCAGGACGGCAAGTTCCTCATCGTAAGCTCCTGCAACAATGCCCCCGGGTCAAACATTCCAGTTTCTGCTTGGCGGGCTGCTCTAATGGTCAATAGCAATAGCTATATTGGCATAGGAAATTCCAATCCTACCCACAGAGTCACGCTCATGGCTGAAACATCAAACGTGACAGGCCCTCATGTGGCAGTTTATGTGGATGATGATAGCAATTTCCCTTTGTTTCAAGCCTTGAATTGGAACCACGATGACATCCATCAATCATTCGACGCCTTTTATACTTCGAATGGATGGATCAGTTCCGCATCCAATGCCAACTTCACGATCGCAAAAAAGGATGGACGTTTGGTTATCCAGAGCGCATGCAACATAGATCAGGGGTCTAACATCGACTCGAATTGGAGAGTAGCTCTTGCCATCAACAGCAATAGCTTTTTGGGTATTGGTAGCAGTAACCCAACTTACCGTGTGACCCTTTGTGCGGAAGATGCAAGTGTATTGGGTCCGCATATGACTGTGTACACCGATGCTGACAGCAATTATCCTCTCTATCAAGCATTGAATTGGAGGCACGATGATATCACACAAGGGTTCGATGTATTTTACATGTCGAATGAATGGATTAGTTCTGCATCCAATGCCAACTTCAAGATTGTCAAGAATGATGGCAGACTATGTATCGAAAGTGCATGCAACATCGCAAGAGGATCCAATGTCGACTCTAATTGGAGAGTTGCTCTATCTGTCAATAGCAACAGCTTTCTTGGTGTAGGCAACTCGAATCCAACCCATCGTGTATCCATCATGGCAGAGGATGCGAGCTCTTTTGGACCCCACATGGCCGTTTATACGGATGTAGATAGCAACTACCCTCTCTATCAAGCACTGAATTGGTCACATGATGATATCACGCAAAGCTTTGATGCATTCTACCAATCCAACACATGGCTGAGTTCGCACTCCAATGCCAACTTTCAACTCATGAAAAAGGATGGCAGACTCCTCTTTATTACTGCTTGCAACATTGCAGCAGGATCTCCAGTTGACAGCAACTGGCACGTGGCATGGACCGTCAACAGCAATAGCTTCATAGGTATTGGCACATCCAACCCCACACAAATGATGACCATGCTCGGTAAAACTAGTGACGAAACTGGTCCTCATTTTGCCGTGTACACGGACCAGGACCAGTTCCCTCTTTATCATTCCCTGAATTGGCAACATAACGACATTGCACAAGGGTTCGACTCATACTTCATGTCTAACAATTGGAGAAGTTCGGACTCCAATGCAAACTTTCGAATCTTGAAAAACAACGGGAAGTTGATGGTAACAAGTGCATGCAACATAACTCCCGGGGCCGTAGTAGACAATGATTGGAGGGTTGCCTTTACCGTCGACAGCAACAGCTTCGTGGCGATTGGTGATTCGAATTCGCAACGACGACTCACCGTAGTTGGCGAGGATGCTTCTCCTTTGGGTCCTCATGTGGCATTTTACACAGATTCCGATCGTAGCAACCCATTGATGGAAATAAGAAACTGGTCAAATGACGACATTTGTATTAGTTTTGATTCGTATTGGGATTCGAATGAGTGGAAGAGTTCGAGTGCCAACGGGAACATGCAAATTTATAAGAAGAACGGCCAATTAGTGTTTTATGTTGCATGTAATAATTCTCCCTCGTCAAACATAGATGAGTCATCATGGTATCCTGCCTTCACCATCTCGAGCAATTCACAAATTGGCATTGGCACTTCACCAACTTACAGATTGACCGTAGCAGGTCCGTGCAACAGTGTTCTTGGCCCTCACACTGCCTTCTTCACAGACGATGACTCTAACTTTCCGCTTTTTCATCAGCGAAACATGAGTCATGATGACATCGCTCTATCATTTGATGCCTTTTGGGATGGTAGCAATTGGATTAGTTCCACCTCGAATGCTAACTTTCAAATAGCCAAGCAAGGCCAAAAGCTCAAGGTTCAGGCTTGTCCGTTCCAATTTGCCGGTTCGAACATGGACACTCTTTGGATGAATGCGATCACCGTCAATAGCAATGGGTATGTAGGCATTCAAACAGAAGATCCACAATATGCCCTCGATGTGCAAGGGGAAACCCTGTTTGGCTCCAATGTAAACTTTCAGGGAGACCTAATTCCAACAAGCAACATGACCTATGACTTGGGCAAGTCGAATATGAGATGGCGTGACCTTTATCTCAGCGGACACTCCATCAACATGGAAAACCTTGTTCTCCAAAAGGAGACGTTCTCCGGTGGTCTTAAGGTTTACAATAATGACGATGCAACGGTGACAAGGTTGTGGGTGCGGGAACTCCTAGTAGGCGATCCCACAAACCTGCTAAATAGCAATGTTTTCTTGGTGGTCGCATCAAATACTGGTTTGCAATTGCAGAATGTCACTTCGAATCTGCCTCCCCAAGACTTTTCACAACTCAACAACATGTACGTGACAAGCACAAAGGTTGGTGTAGGCCTGAGCAATCCCGAAAAGTCGGTTCATGTCATCGGGGACATGGAAATAAATCCCTACATCACTAGGGATATCTCATATGGCTTCAACATCATCCGTGCAGATATCGACGATTTTCGCGGGTTCCCACATAACACTAAATTAACGTCATGGACGAGCTTTGCATCCGTTGGATACCCGACATACATGGACAAAGGTGGTTATTATAACGGTGATTTCGTGCATTGTTCTAGAGGATCGAACTTTTTTACTCTTTCCAATCCTACGACGTTCAGTTTCAGCACAAATGCAGGCTTGACCATTCTCGCCATGGCAAGGTTTAACAGGGATGCTGGGAGCAACGAAAGCATTTTTGAGTTCGATAACAATGGCGTATCTATGATGCTTGGAAGGTATGGTACGACGAATCAACTACAATTTGTTACAAATGACATCACGCCTACTCCATTGATCTCACCCAGCAATACTTTGAATCAGAATGAATGGGCATTATACACCATTCGGTATGATTGGCTATCAGGGCGCCTCGAAATGATGAAGAACATCGATACATCCCTATTGGATTTGATCCTTTATCATAATCCAATTGCTTTTATGGATAATGTAGCTGACATCTCTGACAAGAGCTTCGATGCCTTAACTGGCACCACTGTAGGAAATGCCAACGTGGACATTTCGCATCTCTACATTTTTGACAAGTATATGCCATCTGTTGAACTAGTGGACATTCAGCGTTCCATCCTTTACAATGCCAACGCCTCGCTTAAAATTGCGACGTCCATCCAACCCTACCCTCCTTTTGAATTTTACACAGATACGACTGGGTGGGTCACGGATGGTACTCGCAATGGAGGTGTTGTGTATAAGAAATCATACAATCACACTCTGTATGGCAATGGTGATTACCGTGTGTGGGCAAGTACAGAAAACCCGACACAAAACGCATCATCACTACTTGACTTTGATTCTTACACACAATGGCAAACAACCAGCAATACGTACACAAGTACGACGGATGCATCACCACCCCCATCCTTGTATTTGGAATTGCCAACCAAGATAACCGTATCGATGTATACTCTCACAGCACCTTCGGATTTTTCTGAACAGAGTCCGTCGAAGTGGCAATTGCAAGGGTCCGAAAATGGAATTGATTGGTTTCTATTGGATGTCCGGAGCAATCAAACAGCATGGACTAGCGAAGAAATGAGAGAATTCACCGTAAATTGTGTCACCCCTTGTAAGTTTGTCAACATGCAAATCCTAAGGAACTCTTCCTTTTCTCCAGACTTTATTAGTTTAAACAGCATTCAAGTTTACGGAAATGAGGTATCCTTGCAGCTAGACGGAAGGGGTCTTGGCCTTGGTACGTCATACGTTAAAGATAAAGGTGTGACCGTTGATGGAAGCGTTCATGTATCTCAATGCAACATTGTTGGCAAAAATGTGACTGGGGAACCGCGATCCACAATAGCCACAATCCCACCTCTTGCCCTTTGGAATACGAGCAACATTATTACTACGAGTTCTATAGGAAATGGTACGTACATTGTAACGGCTAGCTCGTCGAATGCTACATTTTATCCATTTCAAGCTTTTGATAAGAATACGAGCTCCAATTGGGAGAGTGCTTCAAACATGTACGATTCATCTGGTTCCTATATCGGGGCGGTAACGACGTCGATCGAGGGCACGAGCCGTCCAGGTGAATGGCTACAAATCCAGGCGCCATACGCCTTCAGTCTAGATTCTTATAGAATCACGCCAAATTCAAATGACTCTCAGCTAACCGCACCTTCTACCTGGTTTCTTGCAGGTTCATCCAACGGTACTTTGTGGCAACTTCTCGACATGCAATCCATTTCGTGGGCATCTTTGTCAGGCCCCAAGGCATTCGCTCTCAGCTCGGCTTCAAACATGGGGTGGTATAATTATTATAGGCTAGTAGCAAACAAAATCGGATCAGGTGGCAACACCAATACGACCCTCACAATTGCAGAGATGGAATTGTTTGGTCGGTCCTTCTCAGAGCCAGTTGCAAATGTTGGTGTGAGTGTCACTTATGGGGATGCCATAGTATCAGATCATCTTCAAGTATCGACACAAGCCATCCAAGATGCAACAAACAAGGTATTTGCTTTGCGTGCTGAAGACTTGCTTCCCAACTTCACGGCGGGCACCAAGATTAGTGAATGGAAACCTTTTTCACAAGCTAGCGTAGACCTTCAACCGACATTTTACGTAAAAGGTGGACACAAAGGAATCCCTTATGCTCGGTTTGAAAACCAGCAAACTCTTTCATGTGGTCCTTGTAGTATTACATGTGCTGGAAATGATGGGTTTAGCGTTGTTGCCCTCGTTCGCTTCTTCGGATTCTCATCATCAAACGAAACTGTATTCAGTGTCGATAATCTCCTCCGCCTTGCCAGAAACTCCAATACCAGTCAGCTTGCGTTTACTGTCTACAATTCGAACTCTTCATCCTCGAATGTTTTGGTAACAGGATCAAGCACTCTTGTGCAAAATCAATGGTCGGTTTTGGCTGGTCGTTACACTAACAATAGCAAAACTCTAGACATCTTCAAAGATAATAGCAATATTGCTTCGCTCGCCGGATCTGTTTCATTGACCGACATGACATTTTCCAATGCAATTATTGCGGGAGAATCTACAAAATTGGACGTTGGTGCCTTGTACATGTGGGACAAGCCTTTGTCGAGTTTCGAGATAGGGCAAGTTTGTGATGTGTTGATCCAAGGAAATCCTAGCGTGTATGTTGAAGGTAGTGGAAGAATCTCCGGAGCACTAGAAGGTGGTATGGTCATCAAGAGTGCAAATAGGTATACCAATACAGTCCTCGTATATCCTCCAGACAGCCTGACATCTGACGTGATTGATTTAAGGAATCAATTGTATGGTGCTGGTGTTTACTCAACATGTGCGAGTGCCACTTATAATTCGAATTATACCAGTTATGGCCCATTTTCTCAAAGTGCCTTGGGTTGGTATGGCGAATCCAATGCATACGACACAACCACTGGTGCATACACTCTGCTTGCAGCTACATTCATTGGAAGTTCTTCGTACCATGGAGATTGGCTCCAAATCGAGATACCGGAACCTGTCATTGTGCAGTCTTACCACATCACGCCGCAAACGAACTATGCCACAAGTGCACCAGTTTCCTGGTATTTCATGGGCTCCGTTGACGGTATCTTATGGAATATCATCGACACGCAAACGAATTACGCCTTTGCCTCTTCTTCATCAGTGGCCTTTTCGACATCAGGTAACACTAATCCGTACACTTTTTACAGACTCGCCATCACAGAATGCGTGAGTGGTGGCTCGGGCACTGTCGGTGTCCTTAGATGGTCTCTTTCGGCAAAATCGAAGACGACAATATCAGCTATCGATGATAAAGTCATCATCTTTGACAGGATGGGTATCCAAACATCAAATCCAACGTGTGCACTCGATATTGCTGGGGACATCAACGTGCGTTCAAACCTTGTTGTGGGAAACTTGAATGTTTCCGGTAGCACTGTCATGGGCGATTTTACGGTCGTTGGATCGACTACACTGTGTAACACGACAAATATTCTTGCGCCTTTGAATCTATACAACAATGCTATTTTCAATTCAAATGTTACTGTTGGATCGAACCTCCTGGTCCAAGGAGGAGCATCTCTCAGCAATACTATTAATGTATACGGTCAACTGAATGCCTTTAGCAATGCAACGTTCAACTCCAATGTCGCTATAGCTTCGAACCTGCTTGTGCAGCAGGGTGCTACTCTGAGCAACACGGTAAATATATATGGCCAACTGAATGCCTTTAGCAATGCAACGTTCAACTCTAATGTCGCTATAGCTTCGAACCTGCTTGTGCAAGGAGGAACAACCCTCAGCAACACGGTAAATATATATGGCCAACTGAATGCCTTTAGCAATGCAACGTTCAACTCCAATGTCACCATTGGTTCTAACCTGCTGGTGCAACAGAGAGCTACTCTGAGCAACACTGTAAATATATATGGCCAACTGAATGCCTTTAGCAATGCAACGTTCAACTCCAATGTCACAATTGGTTCGAATCTTCTAGTACAAGAAGGGGCCACCCTCAGCAACACGGTAAATATATATGGTCAACTGAATGCCTTTAGCAATGCAACGTTCAACTCCAATGTCACCATTGGTTCGAATCTTCTAGTACAAGAAGGGGCCACCCTCAGCAACACAATAAATGTGTATGGTCAGCTGAATGCCTTTAGCAATGCAACATTCAACTCCAATGTTGCTATAGCTTCGAACTTGCTTGTGCAGCAGGGTGCTACTCTGAGTAACACCATAAATGTATATGGTCAACTGAATGCCTTTAGCAATGCAACATTCAACTCCAATGTCGCTATAGCTTCGGACCTCTTGGTCCAAGGAGGAGCATCTCTCAGCAATACTATAAATGTATACGGCCAACTGAATGCCTTTAGCAATGCCACTTTCAATTCGAATGTTACAGTTGGTGGTGTGTTGACTGTCACCGATACGGAGATCATCAACAGCAATCTCACAGTGCTGAACAACTTTTCCACATGCAACCTTGCAACCTTTTCAAATAATGTGTTCACCTATGGCAAGTTAACGACTTCGAATTATGCAGTCTTTTATTCCAATGTAGGAATAGGTACAGCCACCCCGGCATACACGCTAGATGTGAACGGGGATGTCAACTTTACTGGTATACTCAGAAAGAACGGCGTGGCGTATATCGGGAGCCAGTGGTCAAATAATTCGAGTAATGTCTTCGTGCTCGGGTCGAATATAGGAATTAAGACATCGAATCCATCTTATCCACTAGATGTGAATGGTGACATCAACTTTGACGGCATCTTGCGGCAAAACGGTGTCCCTTACATCGGGAGTCAATGGTCCAACAATTCGAGCAACGTATTTCTGCTCACTTCAAATGTAGGAATAGGTACGTCAAACCCGGCATACAAACTCGATGTTGTCGGTGATATCAACTTTACTGGCACTTTCAGACAGAATGGCACACCATACGTTGGTAGTCAATGGTCGAACGTAGCAAGCAACGTTTTCCTCATGGGTAGCAACGTTGCCATAGGGAAATCTAACGCAAATTATGCAGTGGATGTGGACGGTGATCTGGGTCTCTCTGGAAATTTGTATTTGACCAACAAGTCATTGACCTTGGCTGGGCTTTATCTTACCCAAGACGTTATGGGAACCCAGCAAAGCGTGACCAACACGGTGATCAGTATTCCAGGTTTCACCAACACGGCATTGAGCAATATAGACATATTTAGTGCTTCAAACTCAACTTCGAACTATGTTCGAATTATGACATTGAGCAACGAAATAGCTCGGTTCACCTATAGCAATGTCGGCATCGGTAATTCGAACCCCTTATATCGGTTGGATGTTATCGGTGACATCAATTTTACGGGGACGTTGAGGAGCAACGGTGTACCTTTTGCAGGCGCGGGAGGTGGTGGACAATGGAACTCCAACAACAGCAACGTGTTTGTAGGTGCCACATCCAACGTAGGCATTCAAACGACTACCCCAGCATATCCCCTCGATGTGGCTGGCAGCATTAGAGCATCGAATCTCATCCTCACGAGCTTGAATCAAACTATCAAGCTCTTGTCACCCGCCGTGACTGCTGGCGAGAACTACTTTATCTCTATGGGCTGCAACAACGCACCAGCCAACTGCGCTAACGTATACTTCAACTATATTGGCAACAATAATTCGTCGAACTCCTTGCAGTTCGGATTTTGGAATAACAGCGATGTGTTCCGCATCTTCCATACCAGTAATGCACGTGTCTTGAACAAATTTGGAGTTGGATTCACTGGATGCAATCAACCGGTATATGCCTTGGATGTTGTAGGAGATGTCAACTTTACGGGAGCGCTCCGATCAAACGGTACTGCTATTTCCCTCGCAAGTGCAACTGCTTGGTCCGTTTCAGCTTGTAACGTGTATGTTGGCGCAAACTCAAACGTAGGTATTGGGGTGACTGCACCAACGTATCCATTGGATGTTTCAGGATCGCTGCATACAAACAATGCCCTGTATTTGGATTCATCCATCTCGTCTGTTCAAATCAATTTCTCCAACCAAATAGGAGGAAATGCCCAAATCGGCTTGGCCCTTGGCAATTCGAACTTTTCATCGGATGCAAATTCAAATGACCTCATTGTTCGAAACATGTATACAAATGGTAGGATCCTTCTCCAAAATAACTGGTTTGCAAGTGCTCTTTGCATCGCATCTAATAACTTTGTCGGAATAGGTACAACGGTCCCAACAACTAAATTCGATGTCAGAGGTACCATAGCGGCATCTAATTTTGTCACACCAAGTACAACGGCTGCGGCACCCGCAACAGGTGTTATGGGTGGAACAGGTGATCGGTTAATCCTTTACCAAGGAAGTGTTTCAGCATATCCGTCTGCCATCGGCATTGGAATGGGAACTTTGTGGAATTCTGTTCCGGCTTCCAATCAATTCCAATGGTACGTAAACGGGGGAGCTGTGATGAGTTTGAGCAACAACTTGCTGGGTGTTGGCACAACAAGTCCAAGTGCTACTTTTCACGTCAAGCATTTAACAGCAACCAAGACATCTGTTGGTGGTAAGATAGCCAAGTTTGAGACATCAGATGCATCTCCACTGGCTTTGTGGATAGAAAACATCGCAGACGCAACAGCCACGAACCAAGGGTTTAGTATTCATGCGGTAGAGCCTGGTGTATCTGATATACGGAATCTATGTTTTCAAGGTGCTGGAGGTAACGTCGGTATCGGAGTAGCATTTCCTACATATACCCTGCATGTCAACGGTACGATATACGCGACAGGGGATATCACTGCTTTCTCTGATATACGCAAAAAAATGAACCTTGCCATTATCGAGAGTGCACTCGATAAAGTTGACAAGATATCAGGATACACGTTCGATATGGAACCAACCGAAGCATGTGAGAAACGACACATCACTTCTCGACATGCAGGTGTCATTGCACAGGAAATTGAAGAAGTCCTTCCTGAAATTATATATGAAGATGAGCAAGGATTCAAAAGTGTTGCATACGGCAATCTTACAGCCCTTCTAATCCAAGCGATCAAAGAGCTTCGTGCCGAGGTGAACGAGCTCAAAGCAAGGCTCAACAACTAGATATATTTCGTGTGTTTATTATAAAATGAACACATGTTCCAATGTTGTGACCATTCCTCAGTACGGTGAATCTTGTTGGTTTAATGCAATCATGATGGCGATCTTTTATAGCGATGGTATGCGAAAATTGCTCATGTCCAAACTGCCAACATGGGACACCTCAAAAAAGTCAAAGCAGATGATGAAAGAGATCCTGTTGAAACGTTACACACATTCCAATCACGAGTTTATGGGCTTCTTCAACACATTTCGACCAGAGACTCTATTGGGGATGCTGCATGAGGAAGATCACAATTATTTCGAACTGGATCCTTCCAAAGGTGTTGGTTATTTTTCGGGCAGATACATGCACAAGCTCATTCGATACCTTGGCATAGAGAGCATGTCTATCCTTGATGCACTTGAAACGCATAATACGCACAATACGCACAAGCCACGTCAATACAATTTCTACTACGGACAATACAACAAGATGTTTGTAGCACCAAAAACCTATGCCAAAACCTTTCTAAAAGCTAGTCCACAGGAGGCATCCGAGTATCTCTCCCGTGTCCCTGATGTTCTTCTCGTTATGACAAAAAAAGGCTCCGATGCGCCCTTTTATCCTGCTCACTACTACAAAGGACAAATTGAATTTAAGCCTAGCATTATATTCAACGGGAAAGAGTATGTTGCAGACAGCATGATCCTTTCGAACTTTAACCAAGGAACTTGCCACATGGGGCATGAAATTTGTGGTCTCACTTGCAAGGGAATTCGATTCATGTACAACGGATGGATGCAACACACTCACGACAAAGGGATGAAAAATCAACTATTTGGTTCGGTACCGTGTGCTCTTATGAAACACGATTGGCTCAATCCAACACAACAACACTTTTGTATCAGTAAAGATTGTGGTCTGACGTACCACTCAAATACAACAGCCTTGCACAAAAACATGTGTTTTTCTTATGGAAAAGGACCAAGAATTTATACATATATTAGAAAAGACTTGCTACAAAAAGATGTCTTAAAAGCACCTACAAAACCTGTCTTGAAAACGTTAGTCATGAAAGCAAAAGAGGCGATCCCAAAAATACCTTTGAAAACAAATATTACCGAAACGAATCCAAAAAAGGTGTGCCCGGAAGGCAAGGTCATCAATCCAAAAACGGGAAGATGCATAAAAGTCCAAGCTGAAAAGACAGAAAAGGCAAAGAAGGTGTGCCCGGAAGGCAAGGTCATCAATCCAAAAACGGGAAGATGCATAAAAGCTCCAATTGACACGAAGCACGCGAAGCTCACAAAGCCGACAAAACCGTGTCCAGATGACAAGATCCTCAATCCAAAGACCAATAGATGTGTCAAGAGGACGAGTCAACTAGGAAAGAGCATTATGTTGGGCACATCATAAGGAGAGCAGCTAAAGTTTAGAATGTCGAAATAGTTGTCTTTGTGATAAATAAATGAGCGCAACAGCCAATATCAAAGTTGCCGCTAGCAATAATTCTTTTTTCAGTGGCTCCACGGCCAATGATGTCATCTTTTATACAGGGATTCCATCCCAGCGGCTCATGTTCGGGACAAGCAACGGATCTACGCCGAGTCTGGTCGTAGCGTCCAATATCGTTTACACAAATACAAATTTTGGCATCATGAAGAGCAACCCGCAATATGCTCTGGATATCGGTGGGGATATCAACTTTACGGGTGTGCTTCGTCAAAGTGGTACTTCGTATGTTGGAAGCCAATGGTCAAACTTTCAATCCAACGTGTTTATCATGACGTCCAACGTTGCCATCGGCAAGAGCAATGCAAGTTATCCTTTGGACGTCGTTGGAGATATGAATTTTACAGGAACATTAAGGCAAAACGGAGCACCCTACGTTGGAAGCCAATGGTCAAACTTTCAATCCAACGTATTTATCATGACGTCAAACATTGCCATCGGCAAAAGTAATGCAGCTTATCCTTTGGATGTCGTCGGAGATATGAATTTTACGGGCATCTTGAGGCAAAATGGGGTACCACATGTCAGTAGCCAATGGTCCAATTTTACAAGTAATGTTTTCATGATGACGTCCAACGTTGCCATCGGCAAAAGTAATGCAGCTTATCCTTTGGATGTTGTCGGAGATATGAATTTTACAGGAACATTAAGGCAAAACGGAGCACCTTACGTTGGAAGCCAATGGTCTAATACGAGTAGCAACGTTTTTATCATGGGAAGCAACATTGCCGTGGGAAAGTCAAATGCTGCATATATGCTAGATGTGAGTGGGGATGTTGGGTTCGGTGGAAACATTAATTTGGTAAATAAATATTTGTCGCTTTCCGGGCTTCGCATCGTGAAAGACACGAGTGGAGGGATCTCAGCAAACGTCACGAGCACAGTCTCTACTATCCCAGGTTTCACAAACACAGCGGCAAGTAATTTGGATGTATTTTGCAGTAGTAATGCAGCCTCAAATTATGTGCGAATCATGGCATCAAGTGTAGAAATAGCTAGGTTTTGTGGTAATTGCAACGTCGGCATCGGTGTACAGTCGCCAACTTATTCACTCGATGTTGCAGGTTCTTTACACACAAACAATACTTTATATCTAGATTCCTCCAATACATCTGTTCAAGTGTTCTTTTCTAACCATGTAGGGGCAAGTGCTCAAATCGGCTTGGCTACGAGTAATACAAACTTTTCGACAGATGCAAAATCAAATGATTTGGTGGTAAGAAACATGTACACAAATGGACGGATTCTTCTCCAAAATAATTTGAATGCTAGTGCCCTATGTATCGCGTCGAATAACTATGTAGGTGTTGGTACAACAATTCCAACAACTAAATTCGATGTCAGAGGTACCATAGCGGCATCCAATTATGTCACACCAAGTACAACGGCTGCGGCACCCGCAACAGGTGTTTTGGGTGGAACAGGTGATCGGTTAATCCTTTACCAAGGAAGTGTTTCAGCATATCCGTCTGCCATCGGCATTGGATTAGGAACTTTGTGGAATTCTGTTCCGGCTTCCAATCAATTCCAATGGTACATCAACGGTGGGGCTGTGATGACTTTGAGCAACAACAGCTTGGGAGTGAATGTCAGTGCACCTTCGTTCCCAATCGAAGTAAAAGCTGTGAACGCTGCCCACACTATTGGTTCCTTTTCATCTTGCAACTCTTATATGTTCTTAGGATATGCAGATATAGCTACGAGATTCAATGCATTGGCAAAAGTGGGCGATATAGTGTTTGTATCATACAGCAATTTCAACCAAAATACAAGTGGTTTTGTCATAGGTCCAAACACTGGCACTTATGGGAGAGGCATTAGAATCGATGGACCTACGGGACAAGTTGGAATAGGTCTTTCGAATCCAGCCGCAATGCTTCATGTGAACGGTGATGCATGGACAAACAAGTGTGTCGCACTCACAGATGGTACGAGCAATGCACCTTGTTTTTCATGGTCGAACGACACAAATACCGGAATATTTCATCCGGCAAATGATGAACTGGCAATTGCGATAAATGGAAAGAACATGTTGCATGTAACGACCGGTGCCATCGGTGTGGGGAAAAGCAATCCGATGGCGAATCTTGATGTGTCTGGGATCATGCAAGCAAGTACAGTACGTGTCGATTCTAGTTCAACTCTCACCACCCAAGGAATATATTTAATGTGGAACAGAATTGGATCCGGAATGACGTGCTTTGCAAATCAGAGAGGTTTGGGTGCCGGTGGATTCGAATTTATCAACTACCAATTAGATGGAGTGACAAGCAATAGTTCTTTCACAATTACCGACAGCCTTGTATCAACATCCATCCCCAGTCATCAGATAGGAAACTCGACAACATCATCCGAACTCTATCTAACAGACGTCGCCACAGCTGGATGGAAGCTTCAAACGTCAAACAGCAGACTCAGTTTTTTGAACGACCAAACTGGATCTTATATCGCCAAGGCCGTGATAACAAATACAGGTCAAGTTGGAATTGGCTTGTCAAATCCCAGCTACCCACTCGATGTGAATGGAACGATGTCTGCATCCAATATATGCTTTAGGGCAGGCTCAGCTGTTCCATCATTAGGCACATTGGGTGGAGAAGGGGATAAACTCATCCTCTATCCAGGTAATCCAGTGGCGTATCCATTGTCGATTGGAGTAAGTGGTTTTACCATGTGGCACTCAGTCCCTGCTTTCAACCAATTTCAATGGTACACGAATGGTGTTGTTGGAATGACCCTCAGCAACAACTTGCTCGGCATCGGGACATCCACTCCAACAACAGTACTCGATGTGAGTGGTGCAATTCACACCAACAATGTCTTGTACTTGGATTCCACCAGTTTACCGAACCAAATCAACTTCTCGAACAACAAAGGAGGAAGCGCACAAATAGGAATGGCTTATAACGATACACAATTTGGCACGTATGCTAAGTCAAATGATCTTATGGTACGAAACATGTATGCGAGCGGTCGTATTTTGCTCCAAGTACAGAGTAATGCTACTGCCATATGTGTGGGGTCGAACAACAATGTAGGTATTTATACAACAACACCTAGTTACAGATTACATGTCGACGGTACGATATACGCGACAGGGGATATCACTGCTTTTTCAGATATACGCAAAAAAATGAACCTTGAAATTATTCAGAATGCCCTTGATAAAATGGACAAAATCTCAGGATATACATTTGATATGGTCGAACCCATAAAAGACGCGGAACAAAGACATGTAACCACGAGACATGCTGGTGTCATTGCACAAGAAGTAGAAGCGATCCTTCCGGAAGTTATCTATGAAGACGAAAAAGGATACAAGGGTGTTGCGTATGGCAATTTGACTGCCCTTCTAATCCAAGCCGTCAAGGAGCTCCGAGCCAAAGTCGATGTCTTGGAAGCCAAGCTGGAATCACTTGAATCCATCACTTGCCAAGGTTCATCTCCCTCGACAACCAATCCAGTTTGAACCAAGCCAAGTCCTGCCAGTTGTTCACGACGAGTCCTCCAGTATCCCCGCTATTCTGATTGTACGCCCAATATAGCCAATTGACATTGGTACCAAACCTGGACCTAAACCAGGCGGCCATTTCGTTGTAGTACGTGAGATCTCTCGCATCTTGAAAGAAAGATCCAAATTCCCCAATGACGATGGGGAATCGATGGCATTTGTTTTTGTAGCAGTATCCTTTCGTACCAAGAGTACCAAAGGATGTTGTCAAGCGATTCTTGAGGAACTGGCCTTGATATTGTGCGTGTCTCGAGACAGTTGGGCCATACAAGTGAGGAGATATAATGACATGAGAAAGATAAGATTTGGTCATTAAAGTCTCAAAGAAAAAATTAGCATCGTCGATATTGAAGGACTTGATGACAGCTTTGTCCGTGATGAACCCGTTACCCCAACAAATTCCACCATATCCTGTTTGCCCACTGCCTTCGACCATGAAGAATGGTTGATGAAGTTTGAAGGTCGCATCCATGGTATCGAGATATAGCTTTGACATGCCTGAGCTCCATCCCAACCCCATCGAGTCTGGCTCGTTCATGATATCCAACACGATTCGTCCTTTAAATTCTGACGTGAAATAAGGAAGTTCAGTTATCCCTTTCCACAAACTTACCCAATGGTTTATAAATAAGCGACGATTGTAGGCAATCTTCTCCAGTCCCATGGGATGATAATCGATGATCACATACATATCATTTTTTATGATTTGGCGAATCACCCAATAAAAGCGTTCGAGGGTCTTATGAGGAGGAATGTAAGCGTTGCATTGATTTTTATAAGGATGTGGGCCTATGAAAGGGACATCGTGACGCTTTGCCCGTGTTTTTGAAAAAATCACAGCAACCGACTCAATTCGACAAGGAACTGTCTGGTTTATTGGCGGTGTTTTCAAGTCTCCAAACGTAAAAGGAAGTCGCACAGAATTGAAGCCAAGCAGCCGCAATTTGAACAAAATGGTAGAAAAATCTGTTGCAAAGGATGTTCCTCCGGCCCAAAGGCCGTCTACCATGGTTTGACCGTTGTTGAATCCGAACCAATTCACGCCGTGGAATGTAAATGGTTTATTGCCAGAGAGAAAACGACCATCATCGATTCGAAGGGGAGGTAATGCCGACGTTTTTGCCTCGTGAGCACAAAGTAGCAAGCCAACTGCAAGGATATGAGAGATCCGCATTTCTAGTGATTAGTATGTGTTGCTTTATTTATAGTTTAATCGGATATTTTAAACCGAACACCACCCGATTATAAACCTCATGTTGCATTAATCATTTTTGATTCAGGGAGGGAATCAGGAATATGGTCATCATCAAGGAGGATCACAACATTCTCGTTGTTCAAGATCATGGCATACACCCTCTTTGATATTTTGCCGATCAGCTTTTCGTTGTTGCGGGGCATTAAAGACAACAACCATGTTTGAATTCGAGACTCGACAGAATCATCTTCGAGTAATTTCTCATGGTCAGCTTGTGTGAGGAACCGTTGTTGGATGATTCGTGCCCCGTGAATGATCATTTCTTCGAGAGTCCATTTGGCGTCGCTGATCTCCCATTTATTGTTTTTGAAGACATAAAGTGTCTTGTCCCTCTTGGTGTGCATTTTCACATTCATGTTTTCGGGATGATCTGGATTGAAACGCACATTTTTAATGAGATCGACGAGGCCGTTGTCCAACCGCTTGGCACACTTCATGATGTACTCATCCGTCAGATAGTCGATGCGTTCGTGAAGAAACTCGTTGACATCGTAGTTATTTTGGGGCATTCCGATGATGATGTTCTGGTTGATGGTATTTTGAATGTTGTTTGTCGTATTGTTCATACTAGCGTTCACATTGGTATTATTGGCTTTCGTAATTTGGGACAAGATCGCTGCAATTTGTTGTATCGTGCATGTCTTGACATGATATCCCAACGCCCGCTTGGTTTTGAAGCAAGCCTTGCAACACGAACATACGAATGCTTTGTCTTTTGAGAACAACTCCGAGTGGAAACTAAGCATGTCTTCTGGGGAAACATTCGAAAGAAGAGGTCGACATGGGGTCCTTCTAGTCAGGTGATCCTTGAAATGACCCACAAACTCAGTCGTATATCCGCACCTTGGACACTTGTAGAACATTTTGAGTTTATATTTGATGATATGTTTAAATGGGTTTTTGAAAAACCATAATGAATGTTTTGCACAAAAAGTCCTTCAGAAAATCTACGATGAACACACACCAATTCGCTAAATCGAATTTTATCAGACCATAATTATTAGAATTCAAGAAAAGAAAAGACTGACTATGGTCTATTTTCAAAATAATTCGCTAAACGACAAGTTCGCACTTTAGCGAATTATTTCAGAAACACACCATAACATGGTCTTGTATATATCCCTTTTTAAGAAATTCATGGTCTTGTAAAATTAAATTTAGCGAATTTTTCTAAAACGAGGCTATGTTGACACCATAATGATACAATAAGACATTTGCCCAGTCTTTGTCAGTGTTTGATAAAACATATGTATGATAAAATGGTAATGGTGAGCTTTTTGTTGTTGAGAATCCAAAATAGTAAAATAAATTGTGCACAAAAAGTCCTTCAGAAAATCTACGATGAACACACGCCAATTCGCTAAATCATAAAATACAAGACTGAATAATCGTAGATTTTTAAAAGAACAAGACTGACTATGGTCTGTTTTTGGAAAAATTCGCTAAACGACAAGTTCGCACTTTAGCGAATTATTTTGTACAAAGACCATCTTCAGTCTTTGCAAAACGAATGAACAAAATTTTATGGTCTTATGAAAATAAATTTAGCGAATTATTTCAAAAATACACCATTGTCAGTCATAGATGATATGCATCACAGTCTTGACATGGTCTTTCTAGTCTATGGTGCATTGTGATAGGTAATTCTAAAAGAGACTGTCAAGACTGACAAGACTGACAAGACTGACCAAAGACTGGACAAGATCTTCATGTTTTGTGCATGCTCTTTGCTACGGCATATTTTGAGAACATTCGCTAAATTATTTTTTGGAAGACCATAATTTTATGAAAGTACGAAAAAGCAAGACCACAAATGGTCTATGTTTCGAATAATTCGCTAAAGTGCGAACTTGTCGTTTAGCGAATTTTTCGAAAAGAAGACCACACCCAGTCTCTTGATTATGGAATTTCATATTTTTATGGTCTTGTAATATTCAATTTAGCGAATTGGTGTGTGTTCATCGTAGATTTTCTGAAGGACTTTTTGTGCAAAATTTTATGTTGTTGTTTTCTTAGATTGATATTTGATCAAATAATAGATTAGTATCGGGGATCCGCTTTCTTTTCTTTTAGTGTGTCCCATCCTAGAATAAAAAGACTTGGCATGAGAACATTTCAAAATCCTAAATAAAAAGTTGCACCAAAAGTCAAATAGAAAATCTACGATGAACACACGCCAATTCGCTAAATGGAAAAATAAAAGACTGGAAATTCATTTATGTATATAAAACATAGACTGAATATGGTCTTATCCTAAAAAAATTCGCTAAACGACAAGTTCGCACTTTAGCGAATTATTACAAAAAGAGACCATACATAGTCTTAGATTTTTTACATTCTCAAAAAACATGGTCTTGCTAAAACTAATTTAGCGAATTTTTCTAGAAATACCTCATAATCAGTCTTATCATCTTGTTTGAAATATTATTACAGTCTTATCATGGTCTTGTCAGTCTTATCTTAGCAGACTGCAAAGACTGAGCCAAGACTGGGATGGAAAAACTATAATATATACATTACCATTCATCGTCTCATTTCTGAAAAATTCGCTAAATTGTTTTTCACAAGACCATAAATTATCAAAGATGAATAACACAAAGACCATGTTATGGTCTTGGTATGAAAAAATTCGCTAAAGTGCGAACTTGTCGTTTAGCGAATTATTTTGAAAATAGACCATAGTCAGTCTTTTCTTTTCTTGAATTCTAATAATTATGGTCTTATAAAATTCGATTTAGCGAATTGGTGTGTGTTCAGCGTAGATTTTCTGGAGGACTTTTTGTACAAACTATTATTTAATTTTTTGATAAAACAAAAGATGCACTCAAAAATATTTCCATGACTAGAATAAATGACATTCTCCATCGATTGGTTTTCGAATAATATTCATCTCTGGGAAAAACACCTGAAGAAGTTCCAAGATAAACCGGTTCACTTTCTAGAAATAGGAACGTTCGAAGGCAAAAGTGCCCTTTGGCTGCTCGAAAACATCCTCACTCACCCCAAATCTCACCTTACATGCATTGACAACTTTTCTATCAAGACAAAAGACGGTCAAGATGCCTACAAGCGTTTGACAAAGAACCTTCTGCCATTCAAAAGCAAAGTCACAATTTTGAAAGGTGACAGTCAAGAAGAGCTACGCAAGTTGCCTCAAAACAAATTTGACTTTGTGTATATTGATGGCGATCGTCATTCACAAAATGTTCTCGAAGATGCTGTCCTTGCTTTTCCATGTGTCAAACCAAATGGTGTTATGATTTTCGACGATTACACGCACAATAAAGAGCATGACATCAACTGTCCTCGTCTAGGTGTCGATGCATTTCTCAACATCTATGCCAACGATATCAAAGTTCTATTTTCCAAATGGCAAGTTGTCCTTATGAAATGCAAGCAACCTGTCAAACGTCGTCCTTGTTATTCCGAGTTTTATGATGAGCCATCACACACACCGTGGTGGTGGAACAAGAAAAATGACAAAAAGTAAACTACTTTTATTAGCTTATCACTTCACGAGGGCTTTCAACTTGGTCAATTCTGTTTCATTGAGGCAAGTTGTATTGATGCATGCTTGCCCTTTCACGTAAAGGTCGCCGATGTTTGCAACGCCACCCTTTGGTACAACTGTCTTGATATAAGTATCTGCACCCACACGATTTTGCCCTATGACTGTCTTGTCGCTGTTCCATCCGGCAAACAAAACCGTTCCACTTTTAGGATCCCATGAGCTATCTCCCGAATCAACATGGCGTTTGAAATAAGCGTTCGTCGAATTGATGCGGACCTCTCCAGCACTAGATTTTCCTATGTTTACATGTTGGGTGTTGGCATCATCTCCGATGTAAATGTTTTTATTCATGCCATTTGCACGGATGACGACATCCCCGTTGGTGTTCGGAAACCAAGAGTTTGCACCCACACGAACAGCAGTTCCGTTGGAGGCACCAACATACACATTCTTTGTAGCAATGTCGCCGATACTGATATCCTTGTTATCATCTCCTGGACGAATATACACATTGCCATCGCTCCAAGGGAGATGCGACCAGTATTTGGTACCACCGAATGAAGCGCCAGGTTGGCCGGCTACGGCGTTCGCAGACAGCGGCGGTTGGGGTAATGTTGAAGGCCAGCTTCCAATTTGCAAGCTTTTTTGAATATATGCGCGTCCTTCAGGGAGTTTTTGGACCGTTCCAACGGACAATCCACCGCCTTGGACAGAGACACCTTGGTACATGGCAGTGCCTGGGCTGTTGTTGTTTTGGGCATTCAATTCATTGATCTTGAACAAGTTGTTGTCATTGGCTGCGCGTCCAACAGACGGAGCGATGACTGGTCCTTGGTTTATGATTGGACCAGCCTGTGTCACGCTAAACCGATTGACTCCATTTGTGTAGATATTCACATCTCCTCCTTGACTCGAGATACCTCGTTGCGTGGTACTCATGCCGAGGCTTATGGTATCTTTGTCTGTGTTCGCCACATTAATCGCGCCCGAAGTCGTGAGAGTTCCTCTCACGCTAACTTTTGTATCTCCTTTTCCAATCATAACGTTTGCAGCACCTTTATCTCCAATCACGATGTTTTTTCCTTCCGCCCCTGGCCTAATGTATGTATGTCCATCGGGACCAGGAAAATATGAGGGAAGATCAGAGCCGAGGGTTGCTCCAACCTCGCCTGGTTTAGCATAAATGTAAGCGGCAGCAGATGCATCCCAACCAGTCAGGTTATCAAACTTATTCACACGAACACGATTTCCGAATGATGCGGGTCCTGTTACATTGAGTTTTCCTACTATGGTCTCACCATCCACGGTCATATTTCCTGCTGTGTCGAAGCTCCCAAGCAAGGATGTATCGCCGGCGATTGTATTTTTCCCCTTTGCGTCATTGAAAACAGTCTTGTTGTGGCCGGGATTAAATGCGGATTGTCCTCCGCCGAGTTCCAACTTGTCTGATATACTAGCACTTCCGTATACATTCGCCATTCCGATAACATCGAGGTTGGATCCTGAATACAGACCTTCAGCACCAAAAGGAGATCCTGTGTATAGTCCTGACGTGGTTCCCTCGAAAGGAACAATGTAGTTACTTTGTGCCCCAATCACCAAACCACGTGTCTGGACATATTGCGGAACGTTCACAGCACCAGTCTTTGAATCTATGAACATTCTAGAAACACCGCCCGTCGTCATGAAATTGATGCCTGCACCAGTGTCGGCTGGGGTTTTGACGACGAGATGGTTTTTGGTAGGGTCTGTATCACCCCGTTGAATAATGTAATCAGGACTTGCAGATGCACCTTTGACCGAAGAGTTATATTGCGTCCTATCTTGTACTTGAAGGGAACCTACATTGGCATTGGTTGCCGAAAGCCTTTGGGTATCGAGTACTTGAGATGCCTCTTTTTTCGTGAGGTACGTGGCACGAACGTCATCCACGTTCTTTTGCAAGCCGGCAAGCTCTTGTTGCTGTTTCTTATCGAACTCATAACCATATTGTTGGGATGTATTGACTTGGTCGACCACATCTCTCAATCTACTTTGATTGGTTTCGGTGTATGATCTTTGTTTATAGATGATGACAATGGTTGTGATTACCACTGTAACAAAAGCAACTGCAGAAACAATGGTGCTTACAATCATGTTTTAAATAAAAGAATAAATTTATTTGCTTTCTATAATGTTTTGTACGGTCCATTGGGAATGAGAGCTCGTGCATCTCCATATGCCGTATCTCTGAAGAATAGGTTAGGTGATCCCCAAGGATTTCCATCGTATATTTGCCATCTCCCTAGCCGTATTTGATTCTTGTTCATGATCACATCTTTCAAGTTTTGAAGGTCTTGCCTGGAGATGCATGTTTCTCCGTTTCCATCTTTGATACAAAATTGGCCTGTGTAAAACTGTGTCTTAGTTGGTGCACTCACATACAAGTAATCATCTGTGTTTATGTGCAATTGAGAATCATCGTAAATTTTGGAGGCCCCTCCCCCCCACGTTAGCCCTGATCCATTTGTGTCCAACTTAATGCTTCCATGAACATCCATATCCTTCATCACGGTTGTGGCGCCATCAACTTTTAAATAATTTGTTGTTATCCCATTACCATTAATGTTCGTGCTAAGACTGCCATTTCTTCCGACACCGACAGAGCCTTCTGCATACATGTCCCAAGCATGAACACCCCCCCCCCAACCGGCGGGATAAGGAGTATTAAAAACGTTCGGATGGGCAGCTAGCCGTTGCACTTTCAATTCTCCATTGAGTTTACTATCGACCTCACTCTTGTTGTAGTAATTCGTCAAAGATACTGAAGACGATTGCCCTTGTGGCCCAGGTGGCCCTTGTGGCCCTTGAGGTCCTTGTGGCCCTTGAGGTCCTTGTGATCCTGGTTGTTGACTGCGAGTTTGCAACGTGTTCACAGCACTCGAAAGGGACGTAAGTTGCGCTTTGATTGGCACTGTTTGGTTCTTGAAGGTAGTTAGATCTGCCTTTGTCACACATTCTCCCCCGCTTCCATCATCGAGACATAGCTGTCCGTTCACATTAACATTCGAAGAGCTCCATCTCAGGACTTTCTTTAGTCCACTGATTTTTGTGCCAAGAAAGCCACCTTGCCAACCGTGTACAGCAGGACCATCAACTTCACTGCTATATACAAGAGCGTGATTGTTGTCAGGAACATTTCCATCTCTTAGGTACAAACTTTTGTCGTTAAGGTACATGTCATTAGGAAAAACTTTATTGTAAGATCCTTGTTGTGGTGTGGATGATATCTTGCTCTGCAAAGTACTAACTTGTGAATTGAGTTGATTGATATTGTTATTAAGGCTATTTGTGAGGCCAGATATTTGTTGCGTGTGTGTATTGACGGTGTTCAAGCCATTCTTTACGTTATTAAGTGTATCTTTGTTCACACACACGTCTTGAAGGCACAAGTCCCCAGCGAGTTTGGTAGACTTATCACTATTTTTGACAGTAAGAATATCATCGAATGTTCCATCTGATTTGGCAATTGATAAAGATGCCGTGGCTGGTTGAAGGTTACACGCAGTATATATGCGAATCGTTCCATTAGGAAATTGTCCAATTCCATATCTCAAGCCGTTGTTATTTTGATATTTGGTTTCAATTAGCGGTCCAGGATCTGCAGAGTTGACAAGAAATGTTTTGTGATTTGGCGGCAAGATTGTCACGCCACTCGCATTCGGCTTCGGAAGGGCATTCAGCTGATCTTGCAGACTCTTTGTCGTGTAATCAACTTTAGTAAATTTGTTATCTACATCAGGTACTTTGTAAAATTCGCCTAATTGTGTCACTTTTGCATAGCTCGTCAAGGTCTTTCCAAGATCATCAGTTTTTACAAAATTGAATGGTGATGATGTCATGCTTTTGGTGACCAAATCTGGGACGCTTGCTTTAAGAGAATTGATGCTATCGGAAAGCACTGCATTCGACTTGGAGAATGGGTCGAGGTCACTTTTTTTGGCAATTTGATTGGCAGTGTATTCTCCCATCAACTTTACATAATCTTTATCACTTTTCGATACATATCCCGAACTTACCGAACTAGTCGTAGCATACCCTTGATCAGTGACCCATTTCCGTTGTGCATTGCCTTCTGCCAGAACCCAATTGCTAGGGGCATACCCTTTTGATAATACAACGTTACTGGGTGCATATCCTTGTGATAAGACCCAATTGCTCGGTGCGTATCCTTGGGAATTTACCCATGTGAATGTTGGAAACGAATCGTTTACCCATTTGTTTTGGGCATAATTGCTGAGAGATCCTGCCAATGTATTGACATTCTTTACGGTAGCAAATGTAGACAATGCATCGTTTGTCCTCAAATAGTCATCGAATTTTGATCTGATGCCTTGCAAGTTTGCCTCACTGTAAGTACTGTTCATAGCATCGAATTGCGTTCTCAAACTGCTAAACTGGTTCATCGCATCAGTTTGTGTGTTTTTGTAATCAACCACGTCGTTTTTCAAGCTTTGGACGGCATTATTTGTATCGACAAGCTTCTTTGTGACAGTGTCATTCGATCTTCCTATTGCATCGCCCAATGTAGTAAAATAACTATCAAGTTTACTTTGTGTTGCCACTGTTGCAAACCTCTTATCTATATCCGTATTCAATGATGCAATGTTGTTGTCGGTAGTTGTCTTGAGATCGTGGATATTTTTTACCATAGTAGACTGCAACAATGCCTGATTATCAACAACCCCGTTTACCTTTTGGTACATCGTGTCCAAGGATTCTTGTTGTGTTTGCGTTGTTTGCAAAAGTTGTCCATCGATGACTTGAAGCTCTTGAACTTTGCTATTAAACTTCGTGGACAAATCTTGTAGGTTTTTGTCCGCATTCATGAGGGAGTTTGTTGCATTTTGTCTGAACACATCGAGTGTAGCAAGGTTCTTGCTAGTGTCTGCTTGGAATTGAGAACTCCTATTGTCTAGGTTGTCAAGACGTTTGGAAGCATCTTGTTTAAATGACGTCAGTTCATTGCCAATGCTCTCAGTGTCGACCTTGATATCATGAGTGTCTGCTTGAAGTTTAAGGACCATTTGGTATTGATCTTGCCCCGATTGCAATGAGAAAACTCTGCCATCGTCGCCTTCAAACTTTTCTTTGGTTGTGTGCGTAGGCTTCATCGAGTACAATAGAATGATAAGAGCTATCAAAGCGACGAATGTGATGATGACCTGTGGAATGTTCATACTTGATTATTGTATGAAAAGAAAAAAACCAGTGGTGCTCTCATGTCACTATGCCTTATCTTTTGAAGCATTCTTGATATTGATGAGGTCATTCTTAGTCAAGCAGACATCATCAATGCAAAGGGACTTGTTGTTTGGAATGTTCTTGCGCATGTCTTTTATATTGGCAACTGTTATTGGGATAAAGTCCGTGTAGTTCAAGCTCTTCATTCCATTCGGTCCGTCGCTCACCAAACTGGGGTATACTTGCTCAACATCTTGTGCAATAAATCCATATCTAGTAGTTCCATCTTTATCGTTTTTGTATGTATATGATTTTGGTTTCAACTTCATGAGGTTGTTTGTTGTATTGGCATCCATGTCTTCAATATTGCTTTTCATCTTTCTGTCGGACCCATTAGCTTGCCCACTATAAGTCCACAATTTTCCAGCGGCAAACCCTGTATTGCCATAACCATTCATGGATGCATCTCCAGGTTTATTTAGGCGTAACCACTCATCACCGGTATCGCCAAGCCTCCACTTGTTTACTATTGTAATTGAATTGTCAAATATAGTATCACCACGAATGTAATTTTTCCCGTCATCTTTAAAATCAAAATGCGTCCAACGACCATCGGCACGCTTAAAATTGGCACCTCTCCAATCTCTAGGCATATCACCTACACCAATGGCCTTGTTAACTGTCAAACTATCCCATATTCTTACTTGACGTGAAGCTGAATCTTTTCCAGCTCCTACGATGTTCAAAGTGCCATTTTCCCCACCATCATATAGTCCATAAGAGATTCTACCGGCCGCTCCTTCTTTTGTGTATCCATCACCGAATTGCAAGGCACTACTCTTAGGAATATATATTGCACTGGGGGCATCTAGATATAGGTGGTCATCTGTTCGTATGTGCAATTGGGAATCGTCATATATTTTGGAATATCCACCTGCCCATGTTATGCCAAGGCCATTATTTGGAAAATCTATGCTATTTTTCATTTGTCCACTTATACCAGCTGCAGCAGGCCCTGGAGGTCCTGGAGGTCCCGGAGTTCCTTGGGATGGAGTCGATTTCATTTTTTGAAGGTCTTTTTTATTTATACATTCTCCCCCACTACCATCGTCGAGGCACAATACTCCATCTCTCCCTAGTAAAGAACCAATCTTTCCATTAGTACCAACACCTACTGATCCCTCAGCATACAAATCCCAGGTATGAACACCGCCACCCCAACCGCCGGGGTAAGGAGTATTGAAAACATTGGGATGGGCTGCTATCTTTTGCACTTTCAATTCTCCGTTGAGTTTACCATCCACCTCACTCTTGTTGTAATAGTTTGCCAAGGACGATGAAGATGACTGGCCTGGTGGCCCTTGCGGTCCCTGCGGCCCCGGTTGCCCGGGAGGTCCTTGTGGCCCAGCAGGTCCTTGTTGTGGACTGCGACTTTGCAGCGTGTTTACAGCACTCGAAAGAGACGTTAGTTGCGCTTTAATTGGTGTAATTTGCTTGACATTGGTTAGATCTGTCTTTGCAACACATTCTCCTCCACTTCCGTCTTGGACACATAGTTGTCCACTCACGTTAACGTTTGATGAGCTCCACCGCAAGACTTGTTTGAGTCCACCCACCTTCGTACCTAGGAATCCCCCATTAAATCCATGTAATGCTGGACCATCGACAGCACTACTAAACACAAGACCATGATTGTTGTCGGGTGTGTTGGCTTCTCTTAGATACAAACCTTTGTCGTTTAGGTACATGTCATTAGGAAAAACTTTGCTGTATGACCCTTGTTGTGGTATCGATGTTATCTTGCTTTGTAAAGTACCAATTTGTGAGTTGAGTTGGTTGATATTGTTGTTGAGGCTGTTAGTGAGACCAGATATTTGTTGTGTGTGTGTACCCACTTGCGAGTTGAGTTGATTGATATTGTTGTTGAGGCTGCTCGTAAGGCCAGATATTTGTTGCGTGTGTGTACCCACTGTATCTTGCCAACTCTTGATAGTTCCTAAACTTTGAATATCTGCTTTTTTAACACATGCCGCCCCAGCAATATTTTGATCTTTAACGCAAAGTGTGCCGTCAACTTCAGTATCACCACGAATGTAATTTTTCCCGTCATCTTTAAAATCAAAATGCGTCCACCGACCATCAGCTCGTTTAAAATTGGCCCCCCTCCAATCTCTAGGCATATCACCGACACCAATAGCTTGAGTAGCTCTAAGGCTGTCCCAAACCTGTACTTGGCGTGATTGTCCTTTTTTTCCTGCTCCTATGATATTCAAAGTACCATTTTCCAAACCATCATGCCGACCATAGGCAATTTGACCCGCACTGACTTCTCTATCATATCCTTCACCAAATTGCAATGCCGCATTCTTTGGTACCAATATTGTATTCGGCGCGTCCAAGTATAAATTGTCATCCGTTTTAACATGTAAATTCGCGTCATCATATATTTGTGATGCGTTATCTCCCCATACGATTCCCGACCCGTTAGTTAAAAGTTTAACTTGTGTTTTATTATTTGCGTCAGGGACGAAGGCTGGTTTATTTTGAAGAGAGGTGATTTGACCTTGCAAGTTATTTTTGAGTGAGAGTGCATCACTCGTTTTGTAATAATCCGTCAGCTGTGAAGTTTTAGCATAACTGGTCAATGTTTTTGTCAAGTCATCTGATTTTACAAAATTGAATGGAGCCGATGCCATGTTGCTGGTAACCAATTCTTTAACGTTCGATTTTGTAGCATATTCCGATGCAATATCAATCTTCCTTGCATATCCTTGCGATAACACCCAGTTACTGGGTGCATAACCTGTTTCTAGAACCCAATTGCTAGAAGGATATCCTTGAGATAGAACCCAATTGCTCGATGCATATCCTTGGGACGATACCCAGTTACTGGGTGCATATCCTCTGGCTTGAACCCAATTACTTGTTGTGAAATTGGCGAGAGAGCCTTCAAGGCTTTTGACATTTGATACAGAAGCATATGTACTTGCAGCATCATTTGTCCTCAAGTATTCATCGAATTTAGTCCTGATGCCTTGCAAGTTCGCCTCGCTAAACGTAGCATTCATAGCGTTGAATTGAGTCTTGAGACTGTTGAACTCGTTCATCGTCGAAGTTGCTGAGTTTTTGTAATCAGCTACTTTGTTTTCGAGACCTTGGAAGGAAGTGTTCGTGTCCGTCACCTTTTTGAGAAACATATCATTGGATTTTCCGATTGCATCACTCAATGTAGAATAGTATGTATTCAACGTTTGTTGTGTGGCCAAATTTGCTAAACGGTCATTGACATCCTTCGTGAGGCCCGAAAGCGCATTGTTCGTTGCATTTGTAATGTCTGTTTTATCCTTTTGCATGGTAGATTGCAACAAAGACTGTTGATCGACGACATTGTTAACTCGCGTTTTCAACGTATTCAATGTCTCTTGTTGCGTTTGCGTTGTCTTTACGAGTTGCCCATTAATTACTTGGATGTCTTGAACTTTCGTATTGAACTTGCTTGATAAGTCCTGCATGTTCTTATCCGTGTTCAAGAGGGCGGTTGAAGCATCTTGTCGAAACACATTCAAAGCAGCAACATTGCTACTGGTGTCGGCTTGGAATTGTGTGGTTCGTGTATCCAAGTTTGCCAAGCGTTGGGATGTATCGGTCTTAAATGAAGTATACTCATTGCTTAGGTTTTCGGTATCGACTTTGATGCCATGAGTGTCTGCTGCTAGCTTCAACACCATCTGGTATTGATCTTGCCCGGACTGAAGAGAGAACACGCTGCCGTCATCAGCTTGGAATGCTTCTAATGTTTCTTTTGACTCTTTTTTGGATTTTAAAGTATACAAAAGAACAACCAATGCTATCAAGACGACAAATGTAACAACGACGAGTTGAACGTTCATATTTTATTAAAATATAAACAGAAAAAAAGTAAACTACTCTGATTTCAGCTTTACGAGCTCCGCCTCCATAGATTTGACCTTTGCAATGAGAATGGGGATGAGATCATTGTAGCGAAGGCTCTTCAATCCATTTGGTCCAGTCTCTACAATATTAGGGTATATCTTCTCGACTTCTTGTGCAATGAGTCCAAACTGAGTCCTACGTTTCGGGTCATCTTTATAGATATATTTCTTTGGATTCAAGCTCGCAAATTTGGCCACTTCATCTTGAGGGAGATTGCATACATCCGTCTTAGTCCGAATGTCAGATGCAGTGAGTGTACCCCTTGCAGAATACAACTCTCCAGCAGCTAGACCCCCATAAAAGCCTCTGCCATCGGTGCCTGTGAGACGAAGCCACGAATCACTTGCCCCTTTGTTTGCGGGACCCGTGTTTACGGTATCACCAACCCCTGAAAGAAGCCACTTGTTGCCGAGTTGAATCTTGTTCATCTTTGCACTTCCATCACTTTGCAAGTCTATAGCCCCTGATTCACCCACTAATAGCTTGTCTCTAGCAACGATCAGCGATCCTTTGATACTTCCGTCGCTTTTAAGGTAAGAAGCATTATTCGGCGTAGTAATCATTTCCCTTCCTTGCACGTTGCGGGCATCGAGCCATTGATTATGCCATGCATTTCCATTCGTGTTAAAAGTGTGTTGGACCGCCCCGCTGCCACTGCAATTCCCTGTCCCGCAAGAGTTTCCCCATACTTCAAATGTCTTGTTGGCATCGTCGTTTAATGTAAGACGGAGACTGCTTGCACCGTTTTGCCCGATTACCTTTTCCATGTAAAATGGATCCGTGCTATTATTGGCATTGGGTGTGGTGCTGAATGAATTATCCTTGAAGAAAATCTTATTTTGTACATTCAAATCTCCTGCGTTGACGCGACCACCAGAGACCACACCACCAGTTGAGATGCCACCGGCAGCATTGAGCATTCCTCTCACATCTTGATTACCGTTGACTTCGAGATGGTCCCAAACACCGACTCTCCTCGCACCACCATCAGCGGACTTGTTTCCCACAATCATCAATTTCTTGAAGTCAGTCACATCATTTGCTATTTCTGCTTGGTCTTTAGCTTTATCTGCCCAACCTGTGTATTTGTTCGAAATCCTCAGCTTATCATTGTTGAGGGTAACGCTGCCATCGCTCATCCACAAATACTTGTTCAATGTTCCTTTTTGATCGAGCTGGTCGATTTCAAGCGAGTCGTTTGTACCAACTTGGTTAGATACGATCCTCCACCTTCCCTTATCTTTATTTATTTTCTGATCACCGTTCAAAGTGTATCCATTAAAGTTTATAGCAGACATGCCCTCGTTGTTTCCATCTGTTGTTCTGCCAGCTTCGAATACAATATTGTTTTTCGTAGTCCCATTCGCCATGCTAAACTTCTTTGCGGATAGTTGATCCACATTTGCTTGTTTCGTATCGATTTGGTTGCCGATGTCAGTTTTGTTTACGGCATTCTTTTCCATAAACTTGAAGTTGTTTTGGAGCTTTGTGAGTGATTGGTACATGTTGGTGACGTTCTTGTCGATATTTTGAATGTTCTTGTCTTGGTTTTTGTCGAACTTGTATCCATAGTACTGAGAATCGTTGATTTGTGACACGATGTCTTGAATGCGATCGTGTGTATCTGCTTTAACTTTTTCAGACTGGTAGTATAGAGCAACAGCGGTAGTTACAAGAAGGACAAAAGAGATGACACTCACGATTACTGGAATCATATTATATTACTTTAATATGAATAAAAAAAAGCGTTTGGTCATTGAAATTATTGGATAGCGTAGATGAGCCTAGAATCCCATACACAACCATTCAAATGGTTTCTTGCAATCTGCAAATCATCAGCACAGAAGAATTCTACTTTCACGTGGCCATAACCATGGTCGACGCACACCTCTTTGACAGGTACGATCGTCTCAACCATTTTTTTCAAATCCTCTTCAAGCCATTCGACAGGAATATTAAAAATACGTAGCACATACTTTGAGATTTCTGTGGATTCCATTTTATATTATAAATGAGGAGAATGCTTTGCTTTATGTATTTGTTGCCATGCTTTCGAATAGGTGTATGGTGTACGTCTGATGCATAATGGGACGAAACATGGCTTGTGCAAACTTTTTTGCGTTGTACATCATGACCACGGCGTAATCCTTATTATTGTTGAAAAAGTCAAACTTGGATTTTATGTTATCTTTGTTTACGTCGACATAATGGACATCGCTCTGCATCAGAGGATAGTACCATAGCATCTCCTTGCTAGGATATTTCATGACGATGTTGTTGGTCTTATAGTACCATACATCAAATTTGCACGTGTTGCCATCCACTGCAAGATGATACCTATAATTCAGTTGGTCTGGTATGCTAATGTGGGATTTCGTGATATTCGAAAAATCAGGGATTACTGCTTGCACATGAGCCGGGTTCATCTGCGCCACTTTGGTAATGTAACAATCGAGCCAGTTCCTCTTGTCTTTTGCCCATGTGCACAGGTCGATGCGTTCGTTTTTAAGAGGATCCCTAGATCCAGTGGTCGTACCGCAAAATATAACCTTTTCGGCTTTGGCGTCCCAAGGTGTAGCATCGTTGATGCCGTCCAACATGTTTCCCCAATTGCAGATCATGTAAGGATCGGGCAACAAAATAGGATCCTTGTCACCTTTGTATTTGGTAAATACCAATACGTCTTTGTAATCCTTTCCATCGTTCAAGTACGTATAAGAATCGTGTAGTTGCACATTGTAGTACCCTGCCACATTTAAACTCGGGTCAATGTTGGGCAGAACAGCATACGAAAGGTATTGTTCCAATAGTTTCATACGAGGTGCGTTGTCATGGTTTTCGTAGTTGAAAGACGAAATCGCATATCGACCCATGTCATTCTTTTTAATATTGAAATAGGGTAGGGTGCGGTCGATGTCTTCGAGACGCTTTGGATGACACGAGCGACTGTTAACCTGTGCGAGGTATTGTACGTCTTCTTGGTAATTCATTTGCCTTCAATATGAAGGTACATCCTTAAATAGATTGTTTTTGAGTGGAATAAATGATGCTTCGATAGATGAGTGCATGAGTCTCATAGAGTAGCATAGAAACGAGTCTTTCAAAAATATATGATGAAAGATCGTCTTTTTGCAATAAGCGTGGTGAAGCTCTTGTGAGATTGTGTACAACATGGCACCGAGAAGGTAAAGAGCGGAGACGTATAACCAATTCTTTGATGTCATACCCAAGCATATGATTACCCCATTCGTTTAAGTGTATGAATTTTCAACTCTTTCAAAATGTATTTAAGGCCTTTATCACATAGCATAACAAATGGCAACGCTTGATATCAAACCATCTAGATTCTTCAAAGCTGGCACCGACATCGAAGCTCGATTTGTGGGAGATGAGGATGGCAACCTCAAATGGTATGTTGGTACCGTTCAAGATATCACATATTTTGGTGAAACATCCGAAGGTGGGTCGTACGTAGTCTGTACTGTTTTGTACGGAGACGGAGAGTATGTGGAGGATGCTGTATTTTACGATAATGATTTCGAGAAGGACAACAGCTTGGACAATTGGCGTTTTGTGGGGCCTATTTCTCAGTTACTATTGTACCTCCGGGAGCAGAATAGTAGTGTTGAGGCTCTCAAGACCGAACTCAAGGACACAAAGGACAAGTTGCGAAACGAGTTGTGTGATTCTTTGAATAAGAAAGAGTTCAAGGAGTTTGTGAAAAGTCTACTAGCGGAGGACGATCACGCGGAAGTTGCAAAAGCAACTGAGGACGAGGAACCTAATCCTCGTTGCACCTTTTGTGAGGTGGTGTGGAAGATGTTTGTCACCATGGCATGTGTAGGTCTTTTCGCATATGCATTTGTCAAAACTCCTGAAAGCTCACAAGTGTAAAGTTGTTTTTTGCAAAATTACTTTTTAAAATATTATTTGTAAAAATATTATTTATTAATATAAATCATGTCATCAATCGAGAACTATCGTGACGACATCGTCAATTTAATTCACGAAGTCGACCTTGTGATGCCCGAAGAGTCGATGGGTGCAAAGGTAGCGTGGTGTGCTCAACATGGTTGCAAGTATGTTGGGATGGCTCCTGAATCTATCGAGTCTTATGTTAGCTTGGTATGGATGGAACTGTTTGATAAAAAAGAAGCTGTAATGGCGGTCACGGCAGTAGAGGAGCCTATAGCATTGCCAATGCCAACAATCCCGGAAGAAAAAGAGGAACCCATTGACGCGGAAATTGCGGAGGACGATTTCATACAAATTCCCCTAGATACAGAAGTCCCCGATGCGGACCCTAAACAAGAATTCACAGTTGAAAATGTCGAAACACCAGTCCTAGCACCTCTTGAATCAGTGCAAGAACTACCTGAAAGTGCCGCGGGCGTCTCCGATGTTCTTGAAGTCCCTGAAGTCCCTAAGGTCCCGGAAGCAGCAAACTTTGTAGAGCCCAAAAAGCCCCGCAAGTCTCTCAAGAAAAAGTAATATATATCAATCATTTCTTTCACTTTATTGGGCAAAATCCTTTTGCACATTCGGCGGAGGTATCATCTTCGTTAGCAATATCACCCTGCGTAATGGGTGTGACTTTTTGTATCATTTCGTGATACTGTTCTTCGCTGATCTCTTCGAAAGGAGCTTGAGCGAATCCATGACCGACGTGAAGCAAGAACGAGATGGTCTTTACGTTGTTTGTAAAGTTGTTTCTCAACCACTCCCTAATCTCGTCGAGTTCCTCTTTGTGGTAGTATACGGTGACGGATACGCTGTTGTCGGACCAATTCGTTTGGAGTTCCTTGACGATTTCGAGCTGGCCGATGGCCGAAAGGTTCTTTGCAAATACGGCATTGTCTGGATATCTGCATGGGAACGAAACGACCATGGTCTTGGAATCTGTCGTGCCATCGAAATTTAACTGTGGTTCGCAATGATAGCCATGCTTCTTGCAAAGTTCGACGAGAGGATTCGCGGACGAAATACGGATGCGGCGGTTGAAGAATTTGAAGATAGCGGGGTGGCACCCGGAGGTCACGCCAGCCAAGAGGCTGAGAGTACCAGAAGGTTTGGTCGTCGTCATCTTGATGCATGGAGGTGCTCCAATCTTGGCCGAATAACCTACATCATACTCTCTCAGATACTCGTAGAGTGGAGAGAGCCATCCTTTTTGTTCTTGGGTGCATTGGAGATATCCTGTAACACCCACCCCAATCCTCGAGTTCTCACGGACGATGTCTTGAGTCTCTTCGTGGTGACAGTGCAAGCGAAGGGAGTGCTTGCATATCCTGTAGAGGATGGTAGCCACTGATTTGAGTTCTTCGAAAGATGTGATGTTGGGCAAGATGATTTCAGACAAACAACATGTTTCGAAATTGGACAGCGAAATTTCGGCACAGTTATGCGACACCAAACCATTTGCACAAAACATGTGAACATCGGGTATTGTGCAATCATACACGGGAACTTCTTTGCCACAATCTTCTATCGAAGACACGGTAGCGGAGAACTTGTCGTTGTTTTGACTCCCCGGGTGTTGAGAAGCTTTCTCAGGCAGCAGCAAGTCCCTGAACTTGATTATGTTTTCAGTATCTAAAATGATACATTCTGTTTGACGAATGGTGCTGCAAATCCCAACAGCAAGCAATAGCCTTTGAACAGCCCGTACCACATCCTTGTTAGAGTGTGCAATTCTAACACCATCTTTGTTAATTTCTCCAATGGTATCAAATATACCTCGCAAAAGACCTGTACTATATTCGTAAGAGCCTTTATCAAACATGTGCAAATCTTGGTCGTTGTTGCTAATGGCTCGTCCTAATTCGTAACCTTCCTCGTACGAACCAACACCCTTGCTCCACTGTCCTCCAGTGTTGTCACTGAGCATGATTGCATCTTGCTCGGGCTTCATCTCTTGTACTTCCTTCCACCCTAATGTCGTTAGGAATTTGTGATTTCTCGTGGCTTTGATTTCGCAGCCATTGTCAAGGGTAACCTTGAACACTTTCTTCACCCCACTTTGCCAAAAGCCTTTTTCAGTCGACTTGTGTTCCTTGCCGTTGATATATGCCTCGAATGGCACCCCAACAAGTTCATTGATTGTCTTAATGCCTTCTGATGTGAAGACCTTCGTATCGCCAGTGAGACATGGATTGTAGCCTTCGACTGTAGGATCTGCATACTTGCTACCATCTGCAAGCCGCCCAACTTTGCGAGACAACTCTAGATTAATGAGTCCATAGCATTCTCCATTTCCTTTGTATCCATCCCAAAACTCCTCTGGCAGCTCATCGATGTGTGAGCATACGACAGAGTTGTTGCTCATCGCTCGCCAATTTGGAATTGGGCCCAAATCCCACCGTTTTGCCATCAGGTACTCTTTGTCATCTGGGTCACCGAGGATGATAATGGCAGACCTCCTCACATTTCCACTGACCACGATAGATCCAATGATGTCGATGATGTCCATGCAATCTGTCGGGCTGAGCTTCCTTCCCCTCTTGTTTCGCAAGAGGTTGCAAATGTTGTGGATGCCGATGCACAGTTCCTCAGGCCCGCTGGCAATTCCACCGAACCCTTTGATAGGAGTCCCTGCACTGCGAATCAAAACGGTGCTGTAGGTGAAACTCTTGCCTTTGTAAAAGTATGCCTCCAAGACCCTCTCCAAAAAGCTGACCCATCCTTCGCGGGAATCTGGAATGATGTAGTCCGCATCCTTTGTATCTTTGCGAGTCACGACGATGTCTGAATCGATGACGGCAGGGAGTTTTTCCACATTGTGTTTTTGAATGTTGGCTCCCACGCCTGCTCCCAACATGAGCATGTCAAAAGCCCACGTGAATGGACGGATGGGGTGATCGATTTTGACAAAGGCACAGTTTTGCAAGGATGCAAGGCCGTAGGTATCGACGGTTTTACTTCCCAACTGCCAAAGGAATCTGCCTGCCACGCTCGCCTTCAAACCCATGAAGAACTTATAAGCGTCGTGGAGCTCTGTGTTGGTGAATCCAATCTTGAGTTGATTCTGGCATGCCCTCAACACCCTCATGATGGTGTCTTCGAACTCCTCGGTATCACCAGGATTATCACTCTTCATGCGGGCATATGTGCGTTTATACGTAACGTACCCAAGAGGACCCCAAGGAGTTTCGATGGGTTCCTTGTTCTTGAGTTCGAAGAATCCTTGCTGTCGCATCAAGTTCCTCTGGCTGCGGTACAAGATGTAATGTTTGGCCACATCATAATAACCACATTCCATCAACGATGCTTCCACTACATCTTGGATGGTTTCGAGCGGGACCGAGGGTTTTCCAAGCGCCTCGAGTTTAGCAATGGCAATGGATACACATTTTTCGACGTCCACCTCATTCTGGTTGCATTTGCCTGTCGCCGCCTCGACGACCTTATAAATGCGCCTGACGTCAAAGTCCTGCTCGGTGAGGTCTCGCTTGATAACTTTCATTGTATTTTCTATTGTTTGGCAATTTCTTAAGTGATTTTAATTTGATTGTAATATCAATTTTTTTCAGATAAAAAATTGACAATAATTATTGTATGGAAACGCTAAGTTCGAGCTTTAATAATGTTGTGTCCCAAGTACGAAAGGCTTGAAAAGAAAACCTTGACAGACATAAAACCATTCGTTCTAGGAGTTATCATAGGAAGCGTACTAGCCGGGATCATTTGTGCGTGTGTGCTTTATTTTGCACTTCAAGCAGTGCCCAGCAACCAACTGAACTTTGCAGATTTGGTAACAAATTGGGAGGCATCCGCACAATGGAACATCATCACCTATGTTTATGGCAAGAACCAAACATCTCTTCTTCCAGGCGATGTCGTCAAGGTGCAATATCCTTCTGGATCGTGGGCCCCGTCGGCAGGTGATCTTGATGGGTACGGTGGATTCGACTTTTATGCACAACCAAAGCCATTTCCGACTCGTCGAGTTGTTTTATCCTATCAAGTTATGTTTGACGAATCATTTGTATGGGTTAGAGGTGGAAAACTTCCCGGCATATGGATAGGTGATATAAGTGCTTCCGGAGGAAATCGCAATGACCACGGCTATTCAATACGTATGGCATGGAGACCATTGGGGGATGCCGAAGTATACCTATATGTTCCAAGCAACCAAGCTGCGCCATATTATGAACAACCTGGGTACGTCACGAATTTTCCCTATGGGGATTCGCTTTGGAGGGGAAGTTTTCACTTTAAAAAATGCGTATGGAATGACGTGAAAATATACATAAAAATGAATGACAGGGATCGCCAAAATGGCATGTTGAGGGTTAAAGTAAATAATGTGACGATGACATTTCCTATGATGACATGGACACGTAATCCAAGTCACATGATAAATGGGATTATGATGGATACATTTTTTGGGGGAAGCGACAAAAGTTGGGCAACCCCAAACTTGACCTTTACGTATTTTCGGAATATGCGAGTTTCCCTATATTAGTTTTATGGCTTTTATTTTTCCTATTTTTCTCATATAAGGGAAGTATTCATTTATTCATGCAACATCTTAATGACATGAGTGTGAGAGAAGATGTGTTGATTGACGTGTTTGAAATGCTTGTCAAAAGACTCGACTCTATGAATGAGGTGATAACAAAACTAAACAGCTTTATGTTGACTGAAACACGGAGGAAAGTAAATAATGACACGATCCCTCCTGGATCCATCTTCAATTATCCTTTCGAAATACAAAACTTCAGATTCGACAAGCGGATGTATGGGTACGTTAGTCTAAAGCTGAACATGGACAGCGATACGATAACCTTGCTTGATCTATGGTGGAATTTGTGGGATGCGGATTATAGTCAGAAACCGAGAACGGTAGTGCAGTTTAATGCCCTTGATAAACTTCGCTCTTTTGTCATTGGGCATTTGAGTCCTGATACTTATAAGAAGATCGAAGCAGGAATGGAGCGCTACAAGGAGTGTGAAGACGATGCTTGCTTGACATGTACATATTATGGTATAGAATCTGTATATGACCAGTTATCGACTCACATGCTTAATGAGTTTATTACGAAAAATGAAGGGGTGAAGGAGTTTGTCGCCTTTGATCACTCTGACATTTGTTTGAACATCCATTTTGTAAACGAGGGAAAGAGCTTGTACATTGATGAAATGCTACAAACAATTTTGGTCAGGCTTTCCCCATATGGCTACAAGCCGAACGATTTTGTCTATGTCAAGGTTGTTGGGTTAGACTTTGACATGAGTCAGTTTATCTCGCATACGAGATTCGATGTAACAATCGAAGATTGTAACGAAGAATATAGGCAACGACGAATCAAAAAAGCTAACGTTTACATTCAATCCTTGTGCAATTGTGCCAAGAGAAGACTTCGGCGAACGCTAATGGACCTTGTATCGCCCGAAAACGATACATTGCATTTATTGCATAGTTTTGATGATGTCTTTTCATCTCTTGGGGCATTGGAGTGACTTTACTCCGTCCAAGTTTGTTTTTTCCCACCATCGTACGAATGTGCAAAACCCTCACGTACCAAGGTTTCGTTGATGCATGTGCCTGTATCTGGGTCGGTCAACACCACGAGTTCGCGACCATACTTGTCTGCTCCAAAACACTCGACGTTGACAAGTTTTGTATTATTGTCGATAAGGGTATTGAAATGCTTTCGTTCATAGTCATAATCCACGTCCACTTGGCAACTGGTGCTTAGTTGGGCTAGACGGTTTCTAGCACGTTGCGCAATGGTTGGTGTAAGGTTTTTCTCAGGTGTGTCGATGCCATTGAGTCTAACCAGGAGATGTATGACACGATCGTGGTACTCCAAAAGGATGTGTGCAGTATCCCCATCGACGATGCGTACAACCTTGGCACGACTCTTCAAGCCTGAGAACGAAAAGCGTGATACATCCTTGTAGGTAAGATATTGCAATGTAGACATGTATTACATACAATATCGAAAGTCCTTATGTGACATTCGATATTATACAAAAAGATGTGTTATAATAAAATGAAATACATTGATTTACACCGTATCATTGACCGCAAGAAAGTGTCGACAAAATTGATACAGTCTATCATAGAAAATTGTCGGTTTATTAACTTTGACTACTCCTCGATTGTTTGTGAGGCAAAGCAAGAGACCGATATCATGTTTGACGAAATCACCAATTACGGCGATGTGTACAATTCTGTGTCCTTTGACAAGAAGACATCTATGTACATCTACAAGGACAAATTTACGAATCGAAAGTACATGATGTGTTTCGAACCATCTCAAGAGATGGCGCGTTTCAAATCCACCAAGCAAAAGATGGCAGACATCGTCACAACACATGTGATCCAGGGCCTTACGAATCGAACGTACCAGGAATTTTTTAAGACATTTTACGTATCCACCAACACGGTGATTGAATCATACGCAAAAATGAGAGGTTTACGTGTACCAGAAGATCTGTGCTTCTTTTACAAGGGAGGCAATCTCTACAAAATTTTGCTGAGCGAGTTGCTTCCCCTTTTCAGTACGAGTGACTTTAGCAACCTGTTAAAGAGAAGTGACGCAGACTTCGGTTTGTTTGTCAATCCCGACGCACCACATTATGAACAAGTATTTGCTGAAGTCTCTGTACTCATCACGTATATGCTGTATTGTTTCAAGAGGCACATGTGCAATAGCAACTTAGGAACAGTCTTTAAATCTGCAATCAACGAATCTCTCTTGATGCGTCTCCTTAAAGACGAGCTCACATCGTCCAATGTCACCTCTCAAACCACTACTTTATTGTTGGATAAGCCGCATCGTGACTTTGTCCTTATTCCCATCAACATCCATGGGGAATATTTCGTCATGTACAAGGAGAATTCCATGATCCTTGAGGGTGTTCCGAAGGTTCAACAATGTCCCTTTTATCTGAGTAGGAATACAGCCATTAGGTTTAAGAGAAAGGATGACACCTATAACTCTTTTGACTTAATGAGAATGAAGTTTAATGTGAAAGTCAAAGTTGACCAATCCGTTTTAAATATTCCATCGGAGGTCATCGACGTTGGCATAGCAAAGAAAGAAGACAGTGGTCTCAAGACGTTACGAAAGGGGGCAAACAAATGTTTGAAGCAGTATCACTTTAGAGAAGGAGAAAATGATAAAGGGTTTTTCTTTTGGGGCCCTACGTTATCTTATATGATAAAAGACATAGACGTCATTTTATTTTACCAAAATGATTACCCTTGGCATGATAAAAAGACGACGAAAAGAGTGCAGAGGTACTTCTTATGTCTCGTCTTGCAGACTATTGTATCCACTGCCATAGAAGATCCAATCATGAAAATAAATATTATAAAACAAGAGTTCAAGAAACTGATCAAGTTTTTGCGATGCTTCAATGAGAATACTCCATGCGAAGCGTACGGTGAAGAGAATGTGTCTGGCCTCTTTTATGCAAAGTACAAGAAGCTGAGCAAAAAGTTGAACTCGATATCGGATCTCCACAAGAGGGCAAAAGAGTTAAAGGAATTCAGAGACTTCAACAGGGACATTATTAAAGTTCTCGAATCTATCGTCAAGAATCTCATCCATCTTATTTCCAACACATCTGACTTGAAGCTGAAACATTTACAGAAAAAGATAGCCATCTTAAATACCACGTGGCATCTTGGTGGCGAAAAAGTTGTGGGAGTCTAGTTTAAAACTTAAGAAAAATTGATTGCACGATTATGTGTTGGTCGAATTCATCCTATAAGCCAACACCAATTGATCATCTCATCGATAATCTTCTCCAACGTCGTTCCCATCGTTCACCACACCCAGTCTCCATTTTCCCCCAATGACTTCCCCTTTTGCTAATCCTGTGTTTTATCCTCAGCTGGCCGAGTCCCTGCAACCAACTTTCATGTTGAGCGAAGAGGCTTTGCAACGGAAGAGGTTTGTCGAAAATGGGTTGCATTTGCATCGGAAGAGTTCCAGCACTCAAAGTATGCATCACCTTGGTTTTGAAGGGATCTTTCTCCTGATATCGAAACCATTCACCCAGACCCGAAAACCAGCACATGTTCATCATCCCGTTGCCGGCGTTCTCATGTCTCCTCGCCGAGTCTTGCGCGTTAGGTTTGCTTCCAATCCGGCTTTCCTGCCACCCGCGCCGGCTGCTGTTGTCACCGATGAATGACGTCTGATGTCTAAGCTGATCGCAAAGGAAAAAGATCGACGTGTATTATAGAGGGACTTTTCTCATGTCAAGTCAAACATGGACCCCAGAGCACGAAGTCATACTCACTGGGTGGCGTGTACGAATGTTTATCAATATGTGGTTGCAACTCCATAGTGCATATTATTATAAGTTTGTCAACGACTTGTTGACTTATCCGGTTATCCTATTGTCTTCCTTTTGCAGCATCACATTGTTTGCTTCGGATGACATTCAGATCAAGTTTGTAATTGCATTGCTGTCGAGCATAAATGTCATTCTTACGGGGATTCTCATTGAGCTCAATCCAGGTCAAAGAATGGAACAATACATGGGCATTACCAAACGCTACAGTACATTGATACGCAGCATTGATTTTTGTTTGTCAATGCCCTCACATATGAGGGAAGATCCCAAAGATATAATCGACAAATTCGGAAGCGAGTTTGACAACCTCGCCGAAGGGGACTTGATCGTCCCCAAGTATGTTTTGTTTCGATTCCGCATAAAATATGGAGATGTTGACAAGTTACGGTATGGAGAGGAAATCATAGATTTGCTCACAGAGGACATGGCGGTGGTCACGTACATAGAAAAAAGGATAAAATCGAAAATAAAAAATGCATTGCATGCAGTGTCTGCGGTCTCCATGGCTGGTGTGCCAGGTATGCCAGGTATGCCAAGTATGTCATGTATGCCAGGTCGTGGCCAAACATAAGTAGGCAACTTTCTATTTTGCTTCTTTCCACGCGGCATTTGCCGCCTTCATTCGCAAGTTCCATGGGATGTCATTATGTTCCGCCAAGAATGCCTTGATGAACATGTGATAAGCAGATAGTTTTTTGGGTACGGGAACTTCGGGTGCTTTGGGAGGAAGGGCAGGTTGCGCCGTTGCATTTTCTATCGTGGAGGATTTCAACATTATTATTTTCTTTTTTGGTGGGTCTTCCTTGTCTTGTGTGGGTGCGGCCGGGGACTGTACGGGAACGTCTTCATCGTCATGTTTAATTTGTTTTTTCTTGGACCCCTTTTTCTTTTGAGCACCCTCGTGACATACGACGATGGTACTCAAGAACTCTTCAGATGACAACGGGGTTGCCGTTGGTGCTAACGGGGAAGATTGCAGGTCATCTGCCGTTTCCTCGTCATCCCCAAAATAATGAACTTGAAATACTTTCTTGCCATTGTGTAAGACCAACATATAATCCTTTCCGTCAAATCCTGGCACAACAGTGTAGAGATCTTCGTTCTCTGCAACCAAAGCGAGGCCATCTGCAGTGATGATGTGATACGCCATATCGATGTGTGCTGTGTGCTGGTCGTGTGCTGTGTGCTGGTCGTATCTTTGCTTGAGAACATATGTTTGCCTTTAATACTTTTCACATCCATATATTCAATTTTTTGAGTCGGTCTCTGAGTCCCTGTGAATAATTGCTTGAATCCCCGTGGTAATTCCAATGATATCCGCTCCAACAATGGTCTTGGCTACCTGGCAATCTTTGATGATCAAAGTGGTAGGTACGGACGTCACATTGAACTTCTCAGCTACTTGCGAGAGTTCTTCGATATCAACCCGAACAAAGACAACACGTTCGCCAAAATTGTCCGAAAGCAAGTCGAACTTCGGCTTGAGGGCCCTGCACGGTCCACAAAAAGATGCACCAAAATACACGACGAGCACGTTACGTTTCTCTTGATGCTCAGTGACGATTTGATTCCAAACTTCTATCGAGTGAATGAGTATAGTCTTGCTGTCGACAGGCATTGCTTTGACATCTTTGCACATATTTTATATAATTTCGATACGCGTTTTGCCAGGTGTAGAGTGTTTTGGTATGGTGATTTGTAAAAGGCCCTTGTCGAGCTTCGCTTCTATTGTACTTGCATTGACATTTTGGGGAAGCACAAAATTCCTAGAAATTCTAATAGATCGCGTCCCTTTATGAGACTCTTCTGACTTTTCTTGGTCATGTTTGAGACGAATGCTCAAAACATTGTTTTCATTCACTTCTACATCAAGATTTTCTTTTGTATACCCATGCACGTCTGCTTTGATGACGTATTCTTTTTCTTGTTCGACAATATCTAAGGGAATGTCCCGTCTTGCTCTTGTTCTGAACCTCGGATAGTAATATTGATCATCCATTTGATGGATCCAATGATCCAAGGATCTTGCTAGTCTGTCGGCGTGATCCAATAAATCGAGACCAAAATGTGTTCTCTTGTCGAAAATAGGGTAAGGAGTCAAGATTCCGTCTACGAAATCCTCGTACAAAGAAAGCGACATTTGTGTTCTGGATGCAGAGAAAAAAGATAGCTTTATATAGTTTTCATCTGACAAGAAATTCGGCAAATGTCCTTAAATATTTATCGCATTTTAGTATAAAGTAAATGTCGAGTAGGTGCTCCATACCACGCGAGCATTTCACACAAGCGAATGTGAAGACCTCCCTCGAACAGCCACAACCCTCTCCATGCCCGAAAACATTTCCGACACCAAGTTGCATGTACACTACACAAGGAGACCTCGTTTGCAACCAACAAGAAATCTCGCGAGATCTACCTGTCTATCATCCCTTGTTCAAGGAATTCAAGTGAACATTGCCAATAGTTCTTCAGGGATTTGGTCATTTTCTAGTGCTGCTTTCATGAAAGCAAGGTAAACATCGATGTCTTCGGTCTCTCCCACGAGATTTTGAAATTCATCGATATCGAATTCCCGAACCAATTCGAGCTCGGATGATTCCGATTCCGGACTCGGCCTGTAAATTTGCAGGATACATGTCCAAGGAATCTGATCATCTCCGTCATCATCTGATACATCTTGCCTCATGTCTTCATCTTCTATGAGCCATTGTGTTTCTTTCACACAGCATTTAAAATACTCTTTCATAGCATCTGTCAAACTGGTGTACAATTTAAAGTCTGTTATGGAAGAAGCGTCCAGATAAACCGTAGCATAAACGTTACCAATGCTTTCCATACGAGAATATGAAATAAACATACAGATTTCTTTGTCTATTTATCCGCATACCTATCACTCATCACTCATTTGCGAGAGTAGCCCAATCGAAGCTCTTGTCGACCATGATATACTCAATCGTCCATGTCATATTGTACACGTTGTAAGGTTTAGGCAACACATACACGTTGTCGGGCTTGCAAGAAAGCTGGAGTTGCAATGGCACATTGAGAAGAAGCTTGGAGCAAGACACGACCATATTGTCTTTTTTATAGCACATGATAGGGGAAGGATGCACCCAGACCACCTCATCTGCCAATTTGTACTTGCTGAGTTCGGCATCGTTTTTCACAAATTGCTTGCACACGATTTTTTTAAGCTTTGATACATGTTGCACAACATTGCCTGGTGAAGTGCCCCCCTCCACATCGCTGATAAAAAGGTTGCCATTGCCGGCTCTTCTAAGCAATACGGGCGGTGTGATGATGTGCATGGTAGGGAGAGTATCCACAGCCATCAGAGAAAAATCTTCGCTCGAATCGACCTTTTTTGTGATGTAAATATCCATGTTTTATAATATATCTGCTTTATTTACAATGAATCAGACGCTTCTGCAAGTGATGGGACACACCTGAGCCAAGACTTGGGTAATAGTCCAGCGCCACATTACAGTCCATATCATAGGGAATGCTGGCGACGATGATGCTTCCTTGTTGATTTTGGGTCCATAAAAGATCTGGTACCTCGGTCAAAAAGTGATAAACGTGATACTCATCAAGCACATTCAACTTGTACGTTTCTTTCATGTGCAAGCTGAATCGTATGTAGCTATCAGACACAAAACAACCATATGGTGGGTAGTAGTCATTGTATTGATGCAACACCACCCCTGATGTGTGCCCAGGGTCCTGATGCACGGTTCCCATCACACGGATAATTCCATTTTTGCTCTTGGCAATCTTGGAAATGTCTTGGAGAAAGCTCCAAGTATGATAAGCGTACATCGTGTTGTTGAAGTGTTGAGAATTATTATATATCATGTTGAGCCAACAATAAAATGAATTGGGATCCGTGCAATTTTCTAATGCTGCTGCCAACATGGCTTGGTCCATTTTGGATGGCTTGCCTTCGCCGTGGGGACCCTCGACAAACTCTATCATTTTCTATAAAGTTTCATTAGATTTGTTTGTATGATCATCAAATCTTTCGTATACATCAACAACAGAAGAAAGGACATCTTCGTTTTTGACTTTGGACGAGTAGTAACAGCTCTACTTGTTTTTTTAGAGTTTGCAGTTCTTGGATAACGAGGACAAGATTGTTCTTGAGGACATCTTGATTGTTGTTCAATCTTGCAAGCCTCGTTTCAACTTCAGTTTCGAAGCAAGTTTTCCTATTACATAAATTTTCAATAAAGATCAATCTGTTTTTGAGAGTGTCCATGTTTTGTTGACTTGCATCAGTCTTGTCAATTTCGTGCTTGATAGCTTTAATCTGATTCTCGATGTGTTCTTCTATTTCGTCTAAGTTGTTTTCCAAGCTTGTTTCCAACTCTGCAGTTTCTAGCGGATGGCAAATGCTTTGATTGTTGTTTTTCATCAGATACTGGTTTGTCACTACATTTACTGCATATATAATATTCAAGACATCCAGTGGCATGACACCCACACCATCTCTTTTCGAAGTTGTTTCAACATTCTTGCCATAGGTCCGAATAATTACCAAGTGATTTGACATACAATGCATTTCCCACTCAACATAAGTTGTCGAGCATCGTGGTCACTAGGTACTTACATTCTTTCCATGTTGTGTAGTCACTCATCGATATTCTGATCACCTTGTTATAGTCCGTCGTTGGCACTGCCATTGCTTTGAGAACTTGGCTTGGTTTATGCTCATTGCAAGCGGATCCCACACCAACCACAATGCAACGCTCGCTCAATGCTCGACATAGCATCAAGTTACACATGTCACGTTGTGTCGTTATTTTAATCAATAAGGTGTTCGGGAGAGTCTTGTTTGGGTGAGCCCCGATCACCTGAATGTTTAGACCCTTTTCCTTTCCGTGCTTGTCCAATTCATCCAGTATCCATTCCTTTTTAGCGACTAACCGTTTATTTTTCGCACTTCTTTGTTTTCTCGCATTTGCCAAGGCAAGAGACATGGCAGCGATTCCTGCTAGGTTTTCTGTTCCGGGGCGGTACCCCATTTCTTGGTGTCCGCCAAAGAAAAGAGGGTCGACGCTCTTTCGAACTTTATCTGATATGTATAAACATCCTTGACCCTTTAGTCCATGAAATTTGTGGGCAGAGAAGGAAAACATGTCACATAGACCCTTACTCAGAAACTTAATGTCGAGCTTGCCAACAGATTGTGTAATATCTGTGTGAAATATTATATGATGCTTGTCTGCAAGTTTCCCTATTGATTCGATGTCTTGAATTGCCCCAGTCTCGTTGTTGGCATGCATGATACTCATAAAAACTGGGTTTGTGCTTTTTGTGATGACTTGTTCGACATCTTTCTTTCTTATACAACCATACTCGGGATCGTCAGGGTCACCGAGGTAAGGTTTGACAAATCGAACGTGAACCTTGCCCTTAAATCTGGAGCCTGCAAAGAATTTGAACACGCTCAATACGCTCGAGTGTTCAAAAGCGGATGTGATGATGGTGAAGGGCAAGCTTTTCTTTTCCGCGAGAAAATGGTTGACGATTCCTTGGATGGCGACATTGTTTGCTTCGGTAGCCCCCGATGTAAAAATGACACCATGTGCATCTACCTTTAAAAGACGAGCGATGTTATGTCTGTAGTCTTCAATTTCCAATGCGGCTTCGCGCCCCATGAAGTTGAGCTTGTTCGAAGGGTTTGCTGAAGACAAAGAGTCGTTGATGAGATTTATGACTCCCTTGTTGTGGATGAGAGTGGTCGCGTTGTTGTCAAAATAATACACATTCCTACACCTTTGCATTGGGTGGGTCATTTTTCTTTTACGTGAGAGAACAAAATATCCATACAAATAAATATGTTCAAATTCAGAGTGTTGAACAACGACAATAGAACCAACACCATATATATTCAAGGTGCTCGCGCTGAGGATACAAGCAATGATATTTCTTCCATCGTATTTCAGAACTTTGACAGCGATACAAACTCAAACTATGACATGGCTTCTATCGCTATCCGTGACCAGTATGGCACGGCATGTAACAATGGCATTGGTAACTTGATCTTTCGGACAAACGCGACGGGGTGCAACCTAGACGAGCACATGCGCATTACGTACGATGGATCGGTGTTGATCGGAACGACACAATCCATAGAAAAACTAACGGTGTTCGGCGGTCTCTACGTATCTTCCAATCTCATTTCCTCGAACGCTTCAATTTGCAATCTGACAGTTTCAAAGTTGATCACCCAGGATTCGAACATCGTGTTCGATACACCGACTGTATTTAATAGCAATGTTACATTCATGAGCAATGTTTCGATCAGCAACGACCTGTATGTGGTCAGTTCCACCACTACTTCAAACATCTTGGTGACAAATCTTGCAACACTTTCCAATACCACGGATGTGTATGGACCATTCACTGCACATGACGGCACGAGCCTTTATGGCCAAACTACCATGTATGATGATGTTCACGTGCAAAGCAATCTCATCGTCAAGAGTAATGCAACCTTTTGCAATGCCGTGAGCGTCCTTGGAAAACAAACGTGCTATGATAACCTGACGGTTCAAAGTAACCTCATTGTAATGTCAAATTCCACTTTGTGCAACGATGCAAACGTTTATGGCAGGCTCACTGTGTATAATGACGTGACTTGCAAATCAAATTCCTTGGTGGATTCCAATCTTACCGTGAAAAGCCATGCCACTTTATGTAACACATTGGATGTGTATGGGCAATTAACGACGTATGCCAATGCAACGTTTCAATCAAATCTGGTTGTCAAGTCAAATTTGGCAGTGTTCAATGCCACGACACTATGCAATAATCTAAATGTATATGGCAGTACTACATTTTATTCGAATGTTTCAATCGATTCGAACCTCACTTCATGGTCATCGGCAAGTTTTTGTAATGATGTCACAGTCAAAGGAAACCTCACCACTCTATCGAATGTTACGGTGGGCAACGACCTCATTGCATTGTACAACACGACAGCATGCAATAACGTGACAACTTACGGTAAAATATATGGATACGACGATGCGGCATTTTATTCTAATGTGTCCGTGGATTCAAACCTATCAGTCAATGGAATAGCAACATTGTGCAACAATGCCACGGTCTTTGGCACTTTTACCGTGAATAACAATGCCACTATTAGGTCCAACTTGACAGTCAACTCTAATTTAACAGTGAAGGCCATAACAACACTGTGCAATGCTACGAATGTGTACGGCACATTGACAGTTAACAACGATTGCATTGTCCAATCAAACCTAATTGCGAACTCCAACTTTATGGCAAAAGGCAAGGTGACTCTTTGCAATGCTTTGGACGTGTATGGATCAACTGCTCTTTACGATGCAATCGCCATGTACTCGAATGCCACCGTATATGCGGATGCTGTCATTACGGGAAAGACCACATTGTGCAATGACACAGACATTTATGGTATTTTGCACATATACAATGACTTGGACTTGAGTTCCAATTTGAATGTGCATTCAAATGTCACCATAGGATCCAATCTGATGGTGAATAAGATTACGACTTTGTGTAACAGCGTAAATATATATGGACCCGTGCAAATATACAATAATGAGACAGTTCAATCGAACTTGACTGTAAATTCAAACTTGACGGTCTTGCAAAATACGACATTGTGCAACACGACAAAAGTATATGCCCCTCTTACCTTATACGATGCAGCAACCTTTCAATCCAACGTTACGATAAACTCTAATTTTGCGGTTAAATATACTGCGACGCTTTGCAACTCGACGGATGTCATGGGCCCATTGACCGTATACAATCAACTTTCTGCCAAATCAAACGCCGATGTACTGGGTACATTTATGGTGAACCAACTAAGCACGTTTTGCAATCTTGTCGATGTTATGGGTACTACTAACTTTTACGACAAAGCTACTTTTAATTCCAATGTACAAGCAAAATCCAACCTTTCGGTTCTTGAAAACACCACATTGTGCAATGCTCTTGATGTTTATGGCCCATTGACACTTTACAACAATGCGACATTACAGTCAAACTTGATCGTAAACTCAAATTTAACAACTTTGTACCGGACAACCTTGTGTAATGCTCTAGATGTGTTTGGCACTCCGACCTTTTATGCTAGTGCCACGTTCCAATCCAATCTCACGGTGAATTCAAATTTGACCGTCATTCGCAAAGCATCCTTGAGCAATGTGATCATCAGTGGTCCTTTGGGTGTGCAAGGCATAACGACCTTGAGTAATGACCTTTTTGTACAATCAAACCTGTTTGCATATTCGAATTTCACATGTCTATCCAACGTTACGTGTTGCAATAGCACGAATGTGTATGGTGTTCTCACTTGCTTTGATAGCTTTGTAGCGAAATCCAATTTGGATGTTGAATCAAATCTTATGGTTTATGGTAACATTACGGCTTGTAATACTCTAGATGTATACGGATCTGTTATAGCCTCAAATACATTACTGGTCTATTCGAACCTCGTGGTAAACAAGGATTGTCTTGTCAATGGTACAACTACTTTATGCAATACGATCTATGGATATGGTATTTTGTCACAACATAAAGATGCCGTATTTTTGTCAAATGTGACACTATGCAACACTACAAAAGGGTACGGGACATTTCAATGGTACAATGGAGCGACTTTATACAGCAATTTGACAGTGAATTCGAATTTGATCGTGGCTCAAAACGCAACGTTTTCCAACACAGGGTCTTTTTATGGTCAGGTCACTGTGTACAACAATGTCATTGTCCAGAGCAACTTAGACATCAATTCGAACCTCAATGCAAATGGGCAGATCAATTTGAGTAATGTTACAAAAGTGTATGGATCTCTCACATGTTTTAGCAACGTGACCATGTGCAACAAGCTTGACGTCCTTTCAAATGTATCAACCTCAGCTCAGTTCTTGGCGGCTCCTTCCAATTCTTCAAACGTTCCTGGATTTTCTTGGCTTGGCAATTCGAATACCGGTGTATACCTTCCTGCAGCAAACACCATTGGTGTCGTCACCAATGGATCGGAAAGAGCACGATTTATGCCAAGTGGGTTCCTTGCAATGAATACGAGCAATGCCCGTGAAATGTTGGAAGTTTACAAAGGAAACATGCTAGCAAAGAACTTCAGTAGATTGGTCAAGTCTGTAGATTCCTTGGGTAATCTTGACATTACCATCAATTGGGAGAGCTCTATTATAAGTGATCAATATTTCATGATGATTGAGACTCATCAACAAGCTGCGAACGGAACTCAAGTGGGCGAACGTTCCCAACGGCATTTGATCAGACTTTATGATATTGGTAATTCAAATAGTCCCATCATTCGCGTTTCGCAAGCTGCAACGACCATGGGAAATATCACGCCATCATCTTCATTGTCAATCTCCTCTGTGTATTCCGGTGGAACTTCTCTCAAGATACGTTCATCATGTTCCTGGTCTACGTCAGGAAGCCTTGCACATTCTTTTACTGTTGATGTTTTGCAAATACCAGTGGTTTCAGCAATAGGATTTGTGTGGCTGACTTAGGTTTCACAACACTTTGAAGATAAACTCCCCAACAAGAAGGGCAACTAAAATACCAATGATGATAATCCCCCATAACGTGTATTGTGAATATTCATGTTTAGGTTGCTGCGCTGTTTCAAAAAGCATGGTGAATACAATTTGGCCTGATTTGTTTTCCTTGCGATTTACTACTATAAATCCATGCGATTTATAGAAATCGACAGTGTTTTCGAAAGATGTCAAGTACAGTGACGCCTTCTTCGTGTTCTTCAGTCTCAACTTTGCATCTTCGACGAGCAAAGACCCGACTCCTTGTTTCCTATGGGAAGGACGAATGTATACATCACATAGATATAGTTTTTGGTTTTGGTACAGGAAACTGTATGACCCAACAAACTCATTATTCATGAGGTAGATGTATGTCGTCAAACCTGGCAATTTCATGTATAAGTTTTTGACTTGTTCGAGACCATTGTAACCATTTTCGTTATACAAAGCGATCCATTCTTGATAAAACAAGGGTATGACTATATCGGCATACTGTGGACTATCCTTCAAGACCAATAATTGCAACATACTTTGTATTTATTCCTATAATTTTTTAGTAGCTAAAGTACTGCTCAAAAAATGGGTCACGTCCATTCATGAATGTGTCGACACCTCCTCCATCAGCTCCGTCACCACCGACATCTACTGTTGCGCTTGAAACTGCAGCATCTGACGCTTTCCTACCTTCATTTTGTATATTGGAAACGACTGGCACTTTCTCAGGCGTAACGACCCGAGGGAAAGGTGCATATCCAAAGAATTCTTGCTCAGTTCCTACCTTTTTTTCTGGAGTGACAGGAGTAGGTGTGGTCGGATATACTTTCAAAATCCACCTACGAACTACATATTCGATGAGCATAAATGTGATCACGATGACCACCACCCATTGAAACAATTCTTTGAGAAAGTTGTCGAAGTTGAGTTTGTTGATGGGTGCAAATGCTCCGGACAGAACACCTGATAAAGGCTTGATCCTCGAAACGAATAGGCCATATATGCTAGGAAGAATGATATCTGACACAAGGGACCTAATCATTGTCCCAGTCGAAAAAGCCATAGTGACTGATGCCATGGTGGTAAGAATATTATTTGTGACGAGGAAGGTCTTCAAATCGGATCCTACATTTGTGTATGTAGTCAATGAGGATGCAATCATTCTTTTTATCTTGTGAAACATTTTTTTCCATAGTGCATGATACCGTTAGCAATCGTTTTTACCGCCTCTTTTTTTCATCTGCATAATATAAATATAATGGCAAGTGGTACAACTTTCTTGGGAAGCAACAATAAGCTTTTGCTTTTTTTGGATGATGTGACAGGAACAGTGGGAATAGGTACGTCCAACAACCTTGCCAGCGCAGCTCTGTATGTTGATGGTGATGTGTCCATGACGTCTAATGTCATCATTGGGGGAACTATAACAGCATTGGGAGGAGTCACTCTTTGCAACTCCGTCTACTTGGCTAATTCAAATGATCCTGCAGCATCGCCATCTTACACGTGGCAACAAGAGAGTAATATGGGCATGTACCATGCCTCAAACTCCATGATCGGGTTTGCCACAGCAGGACTTGAGCGCGTTGTCATCGATGATGTTGGGCGTCTTGGCATTGGGAAACATCCAGCTTGGCCGCTAGATGTAAACGGTTCAGCCAATGTTGCGGGAAGTCTTTACATTGGATCTAATGTAACTTTTAGTAATGTCACGAGCAACTTGGGTAACTCCTATTTTGCATCCAATGTTCTCGTGAAATCCAACTTGACCGTCATACAAAACATTGTGGCGTCCAACACCCTTAGCAATCTAGGAAATGTATTTTTTGCTTCGAACGTTGTCATTGGATCGAACTTGACAGTGAACAAAAACATCATAGGATCCAACACCCTAAGCAACATCGGAGATGTTTATCTTGGGTCTATTCTAACGGTCCAATCCAACATCGAAACCCGTCAAGACATCCTAGCTCAAAACATTACAAGCAGTAACTCTTTCAGCAATTTGGGAAATGCATACTTTGCTAGCAATGTAATGATAGGTTCCAACTTGAATGTGGAAGCATATCTCGTCATCGGTCAGTCCATAACGAATAGCAACACGCTTAGCAATCTTGGTGCAGGTTTCTTTGCATCTAATCTAATTGTGAACCAGGGTTTAGTGTCGAGCAATTCTTTCAGCAATTTTGGGAATGCGTACTTTTCTTCAAATGTGCTGATCGCCTCCAATCTTTTGGTGAATATGAATATCATCAACAATAATAGCCTCAGCAATCTTGGGCCGGCCTATTTTGCATCAAATGTTTTTGTGACATCTAATCTCTGTGTGAACATGAATATTGTTAATAGCAATAGTTTGAGTAACCTAGGAACAGCTTTCTTTGCTTCGAATATATCAATTGCATCGAACCTGTATGTGTACAAAAACATCGTGAATAGTAATACATTGAGTAATTTAGGGAATGCATCATTTGCTTCCAATGTCTTAATCAACAACACATTGAGCAATCTTGGAGATGTGTACATGGCCGCTAACTTGTTGGTAGCAGAGACTATGACAGTGAAAAGTTTGATTAACAGCAACTCTTTCAGCAATATGGGAAGTGCATTCTTTGCTTCTAATGTTACTATAGCTTCGAACTTGTCTGTGGACAAGAACGTGACAGTCTCGTTAACTCTAAGTAACATGGGGAATGTGTCATTTGCATCCAACTTGGTAGTTGGATCCAACTTGGTCGTCGTACAAGATCAAGTCAACAGCAATACTCTAAGTAATTATGGAGATGCTTACTTTGCATCAAACATTTTAATAAAAGGATCATTTTGCAATATTGGCAATGCCTACGTCAGGTCCAACCTATTTGTTGACCAAGACATGAATGTTTCTAAAACTCTCAGCAATCTTGGCGATATGTATGTAGGCTCTAATCTTACAATACAAGGCACTCTCTACGTTGATACCATAAATTATTCAATAAGCAATGTGGAAGTGATATCATCAACGACTTTTGAGAGTAATTTATACATCAATAGCAATCTTGGCATTGGTACAAGCAATCCAATATGTCAGCTAGACGTTCGATTGTACACAGACGACAATGGTTTGCTGCTAGCAAATTTTGGCAACTCCAACAATGAAGATGTTTACTTTAGGGTGTATGACGAGAATGATGCATCAAACCTTGGCGCCTATATTTATGCTCCAAATGCCACGTTCAGCAATACCCTCTCAAACTTGGGAAATGCTTTTTTCCAATGTAATTTGGTCATCAACTCGAACTTGTTTGTGTCACAAAAAACCACCCTTTCAAATGAAACTTATATCTACAGGACTCTACACTGTTATGATGCCATTGGCTTGAGCAATTATGGTGAAATCTTCATCACTTCAAGCAATAACAATCTAGGTGTAGGAACATCTAATCCAAGCTTTACTCTCGACGTGCAAGGTTCTCTTAGTGCCCTCGGATATTGTAACTTGTTGATCGACAGTGTTTCAAGCGGAAGTACATCGAATGCACCAACATCTAGTGCCTTATCAAATGTGTATGGCAAAGCTACTTTCGCTTCGAATTTAGCCTTTACATCAAGCAACGATATCTACCCGTCCGCTGCTTTTGCATCCAACATAAGCTATTGGGGGTCAAACACAGGAATTCCTTGGGCGTCCAATGCTGCACATTATGCATCAAACCTGGCGGTAACTTCAAGCAATGCCTTGTATCCACAAGCCGTGTTCGCTTCAAATCAGGCCATCACAGATAGCAATGCTTTGTATCCCCAAGCGCTGTTTGCTTCAAATGCAGGCGCCTTCGGTTCGAATGCTGGAGTCTTTGGGTCTAACCTTGCAGTGACTTCGAGCAATGCCTTGTATCCCCAAGCACTGTTTGCTTCGAATGCAGGTGCCTTCGGTTCGAACACTTCATATTGGTCTTCCAATACGGCCTTCTTTGCTTCAAATCAGGCCATCACAGATAGCAATGCCTTGTATCCCCAAGCATTGTTTGCTTCAAATGCAGGTGCTTTCGGTTCGAATACTTCATATTGGTCTTCCAATACGGCCTTCTTTGCTTCTAATCAGGCCATCACAGAT